ACAATGGGGATATATTGGTTTAACAGGAAACTCTTGGGAAGGAGAAATAGGGCCTTATAATTTTCCAGTTGCATTCAATAATCAATGTTTTTTAGTATTACCATCTTTATGCAATAATGATAATACTAATCCAATTAGTTATGATAGTACTGTACAACAACGAAAATGGAATACAAAACAATTTTGGCTATATCAACAAAGTATGGGCGGTAACCCATGGTTTGGATATGCTCATTATATATCTATTGGAAATTAGATACCTATTAATAAATATCTCCAACTTGATGGATTAGGTGTATTATATTGAAAAGAATCCCAAACACCACTTATTGTATTTTTTTCTGCATTAAATCTTACACTCATTAAGCAAGCAGCACTTCCACTCATATTCCCAACACATAATAACATATTATTTATTTTAATTGGTAATGTAGCACTAACTCCACCATAAGAAGCCCCATTTTTATTTGCTGTTCCACTTCCCCATTGTAGAATTAGACCATTACTAAATTTTACATATCCATTTTGAGCTAAATTTGATGCTACTATCGCACCACCAATAGAACCTTTTAAAGAATTTATTAAACTTTGCACAAATGCTGTTGTAGCAACTCTAGTGGAATTATCTGAAGTGCCTGGAGTAGCACTATACATTGCTCCACTTGCTGTTACAGCACCAGTAGTTTTAATATTTCCAGTTCTATGATTTATTGCCACTCTAATAGGATTTCCAGTACTACACAAATCTCTAAATCCTGTACTATACCAACTACCAATTAAAAGATTTACTTTATTTTGGCTTATAGCGGTATTTTCATCTACATCTCCTCCACCATATTTTATATGAGCAGGAGTTCCGCCGCTTATTACTAGATTATTGGCATTAGTAGCACTAGATACATTATTTATAGTAGTTGTCGAAGTAGAACCATTTCCTTTAGCTATAGTCAAAGTGGCATTATTAGCGATTACACCTTTTACATACGTTGTATTAATTGTTTGCCCTGCACTATCTTGTGTAGCTTTAGTGGAACTAGCTACATTATCAGAAGTTCGTGCTAATGTAACCCAACCTGTCCATGCATCAGCATTTACTCTTTGACGCATCCATATTCTTCCGTCTGTTGGGAAAGCCATTTGAACTAAATAAGTACCACCTACACCACTTCCACCATTGTATTGATTATTAAGAACTAATAATGTTCCCCAGCTTGTACCAGTCCAAGCATTACTTAATGTTCCACTAAAACGATAAATACCTTCAACTGTACAAGCATTCATATCATTTTGAGTTGATTGATTTCTACTTAAATAGTGAGTAGTTATAGTATTTCCACTGCCATCTTGAGTAGCTTTTGTGGCTTTGCCATTAAAATTAGGGGCAGTAACAGTGCCTGGAAAGGACGTATTTCCGCTTCCATCTAAAATAGTAGCAGTACGAGTAGCTGCAGTAAATCCAGAACCATATTGTCTTATATAAATAGGCTCGTTTCCATTATCCGCTGTAGCTATTTCTGCATATCCTGCATCATTACTCCCACCAATCCTAATCCTAAAATTGTCGGAACTAGCCATAGTACCTGCTACTAAATCTATAGCACTACCATTTGTAGCTGTATTATTTACTTTATCAGCTGTAGTAGCTCTTGCAACTTTACCTGTAACCCCAATAGTAACTTTATCATTATTAGTATCACCGACAAGACTGATATTTGTGCCTGCTGCTAATTCTAAAGTATCTTGTTTTGCATCAGATTGTATTGTAGCTGAGCCTACTTTTACATTTGCAAAAGCGTTTTGATTTACTTCAGCACCACTAGCAATACCATCTAATTTCTTTTTATCTGCATTACTCATATACCCATTACTACTTTGAGTTGCAGAAGTATGTGTATGATTACTTGTAGCAAAATAACTACTTGCTTTACCATTTAAAAGTGCAGCATTTAAGTTCACATTTTCTATTCCATTGTTTATAGGAATTTGGCCCTTAGAATTTCCAGCAGTTAATTCCTGTAATTTGTTTGCATTTATTGCATTATCTGAACTAATTGCATGAGATATATTATTTATTGTTATATCTTGAGAGTCATCGTTTCCTTTTGTTACTGTTAAAGTGTCATTATTTATAGAAATATTTTTAATATATGTAGCATCAATTTGTTGACTTTTATTATCTTTAATAGCATTATCGGCTGTTCCAGTTAAGTTACCAGTAAAATTTGTAGCAAATATTTCATTAGTATAAATTTTATTCCATTTTTTGTTTTCTGTACCTAACTGTCCTTCGTTATTATTTCTAGGAACTATATTTCGTATAGTCATAAATATTTCTCCTTTCTTATTAAACATTTGTAAATCTTATAATTCTATTAAAATTTTTATTGACTAAGTGCTACTAGGTAGCATATAATATATATAAGGTGCTACTAGGTAGCACTTAACATAAAAAGAGGGGAACTAAAAAAAATGAATATTGAAGAATTAAAAAACTTTAGAACTAAAAAGGGCTGGACTAGAAAACAACTTGCAGATAAATTAGCTGTATCTGTAAAAACTATACAAGCATGGGAACAAGGTTTTAAAAATCCTAGACCATCTATGTTGGCATTATTAGATAATTTATTTGCAGAAAAAGAAACTTATTCTATCTTAAATAATTTTTGGGGTATAGCTTTAAATTTAAAACCAAATACAAAACTTGTTAGACTATACACATCTAAAGAAGAATTGGATAATCTTTTGCATATAGTAAAAATAGCGAATGGCGATAATTTAAATGGATACACTATTTTTACAGTTAAAACAAACGATTTAGAAGCGACTGATTTGCTTTTAAATGATGAAATACTTAAATATAGTGTTATTAAAGACATTGAAATAATAGAAACCTATAAAAAAGCCTTAACTGAAAAACAAATAAAAGAATGCAAATTAAGAGTTAGATTAAACGAAAGGAAAATAATAAATGATTAACACAAAATTTACTATACTAACTAAAGAAAACAACTATATAGAAGATATTAATAGTATTGAAGAATGCTTTAAATATAATGTTTTAGAATTGTATGAAGTAACATTCGGTAAAAAACAATTGCTGATAGTATTTAATAATGATATTAAAAAATATGTTTTTAATTTTGCAAATGGTTATTTTTCTATAGAAGCATTACAGCAACTACAGGAATATAACAATAATAATGATGTATTATATAAATACCATTCTGAATTAATAGCACGTGAAATATCTATTTTAAGTGGCGAAAAGTGTTCTATTTTTATAGGTCAATTAAACAAAAATAAGAGAAATAGATTTGTGCATTCTAATGCTAGAAAAAAAGACGAAACCACTTTAAAAGATATTTTAAAAGATTATGAATATCACTTTTTAAAAGAAGTATCTTTAGAAATTTTTTCTCTAGATGGTACTTATTTAAAAGCTATAACGTTACGTAAAGAAAAAGATAGATATGCAAGTCCTGATTTTAAATGGCTAGATTATGTACAACAAATAGAATATTAATAATAATAACTTCTTTTATTTTTTTAAATAAAAGAAGTTATTATTATGTTCTGTTTACTAATGCTTGCATTAATCCTTAGGCATAATATCCCCATTAGCATCTAATTCAAATAAACTTATACAACTGTTAACATATGATTCAGTTGCAACATTCTCTAAATTACTTTCTAATCCTATTTTTAATTTAGAATCTTCTTCATTGTAAATAATTTGATATTTATCGCTAGATCCTCGATCTATTTCAATACCAGCTTTATTTTTACTTATTTTATTAGAAGATTCTCCTGCGTTAATAGTAACAATATTGTCTTTAATAGATAATTCATCTACGTTTAATTTTGCATTGTTGCCATTAATATTTAAATTAGTATACATATTAGTAAAACCGTTTATATTACTCATGCAATATATCACCTCTATTGTTTTATATATTCTATTAAAAATATTACTCTTAAAATTATTTATATTTAGCAGGATTATAATATATAAAATAGAAAAATAATAATTATAACATTTATATAGAGGTGATTAATATGTTAGGTAAAATAAAGATGCATCCATTAAAAGAGCAAATCAAAGAAAATTTACTTAATGATGCAGAAAAATATATATATGATAAATTAATGGATTATTTAAATAGATATAATATAATAAAGCATAATGCATATTGGAAATTTAACTATATGAAAAATTTTTCTTGCTTTATAGACGTTAAACTTAATCGTAAAATATTGTTATTAAATATAGTAGATAATATAGAATTAAATAATATAAGGCAATGTAGCAAAAATTCATGGAAAAATAGTACAAAATCTCCAATAAAACAAATATTAGAACTAGGTAAAGATATTTATTTAAATAGTAGTCCGGAACTGATTAAACATTATTTAGATAATAATCAAAATAATTCCGATTTTATAACTCATGTAGTGTATTTCCATAATATAAACAAAGAATATTTAATAGAAATAGAAAAAGAATTAAATAATGTTTTTGATAATATTAGTAAAAGACCAAAATGGTTAACAAGTGAAGTAAAATTTATCTGTAGAGAAGATATAGAAAATAATAATAAATTATTAATAGAATTATGCAATATACGAAGTGAGATTAATAAAGATAAAATATATGAAGACGTAGTCAATTATCTTAATAATGATAAAAAAATCGAAATAGAAAATAAAGATCTTCCTATTGAATTAAATAAACAACAAAAAGATCTTTGTATAAGTAAAGATGAATATATAATAATAAAAGGTCCTGCAAGATGTGGGAAAACTACTGTATTGATCGAAAGAGCAATTAATGCATTTTATAGAACAAATGAACCAGTAATAATTCTAACTTTTAATATTACATTAGTTAATTATATAAAAGAGCAATTAGCTAAAAATAAAAGATACAAAGAATATTTAGGTGATTTTATAAAAGTAACGTACTACTATAATTTTATATATAATGCTTATAACAACATATCTATTGACTTTGATTTAAAAAATTGTGATAAAAAAATTATTGTAAAAATGAATGATAATAAATGTTATCGAACTATATTAGTTGATGAAACACAAGATTTTACACCTATAATGAAAAATAATATTCTGGCATTCGCTCGTTCTGATGGAGAAGTAGTATTTTTTGAAAATAGTCAACAAAACATATATAAAATAGATAAAATAGATGAATTAACATATATTAAAGAAAAAAGACTTTTATATATGCCTGAAGACAATACAAAGATGTTAAATGAAAAAAGTTACTTAAAAAATGATTATATAAAAGAATTAGCAAATGATTTTCAAAAAATATTTTTAAGTGCTAAATACAATATCGAAAATATACCATTAAACAAATATAATAGTGAACTCACGAGAATGATGAAAAATTTAGGTAATGAAATAGAATATCATTATGATATGGATAATTATGATATAAAAAATATAGCATATACTATTATAGAAATATTTAAAAAAGTTGATATGAAAAATTGCTGTATAATAAGCGATAGATGCCTAAATTTAATAATATTAGATTATTATTTAAAAAATATAAAACAAATAGAAACATCAACACGAACGTTTGAAACGTTAGAAGAGTATGAAGAATATATAGAACCTTTATTATGCGAAAATATTAGAGTTGTTAGTAGAGCAAAACAATTACTGAGACGACCATATAAACAATCTTTTAAAACACATACAGATAATTTAAAAATGAGTACAATTCATAGTTTTAAAGGCTGGGAAATGAAAAATATTATAATAATATTATCATCTTTTAAAAAAACAATGAATGGAAATGAAATAGAAGATATAAATGAATTATTATATACTGCTATAACTAGATGCACTAAAAACTTATATATCATAAATTGTGAAAATAAATTTTATCATGATTTTTTTATTAATAAAATAAAACATTGTAAATGTATTAAAGATATTGGAGCATCTTTACCTAATATAGAAGATTTCGTCAAAATAGCTGATATTGATAGAGATTTAACTGATACGTTTCCACATATAAACAGATAAGTATGGTTGCATATTATTGTGAGCTTGTCCGCCACCAGAATTATTGATAGTAATAGCATGACTATGCTCTCCAGCAGCAGATAAATTTTGTGTTTTATAGTCTGACCATACATCACCATCACCAAATCTAGGAACGCCACCATTCCCATCTTTACCATGAGATGCTCGCATAGTTAAAGCATGAGTATGAGTACTACCAGAAGTGGTTGCGTTTCCTGTATGATTATGAGGAGCTGATTCGCTAACTGTTAATGTGTGTTTATCTTCTCCTCCAGTACTGCCAGCGGAATAATTAACTCCCCAAGTCGAAGTTCCTTGAGCTAGTAATACACGTCCAGCAGGCAATGCTTCCCAATTTCCTATTTTAAATAATGTAGCAGGATTTGTAGATACAGTAGACATATATATAGCACCTATTGGATAAATTTGATCAAAACTAATGATATCTAAATTAGTAGCTGAACCGTCTCCTTTATATATGGTTAAAGTATTATCTAAAACAGATATATTTTTTATATATGTAGTATCTATTTTTTGTCCTCTACTATCTTGAGTTGCTTTTATAGCATTTGGAACATTATCTATGTTTATAATAGAACTTACATCATTGCCTTTAACGATTGTTAATTTATTATTATTTCCTTGAATATTTTTAATATACGTTTCATGTATATTTTGTCCTAGATAATCTTGTTTAGATTTTATAGCATTATTAGCATTGTCTACTGTTCCAGTAAAAGCAATAGTTATACTATCGTCTAAATTATTAGCACTTAAGTTTATATTTTGTCCAGACTTAAGAGTTAATGTATCTGTTTTTTGATCTGCGCTAATAATTGTAGCTCCTACAGAAATATTAGAAAAAGTATTTTGATTTTCTTCGCTATTTAAATTAACATTATCTAATTTAATTTTATCTTCTTTAGACATTAATCCATCATTTATTTGAGTGGCTAATGGATATGAACCATTTTGTAAAGTTATAGAACTAGATACGCCATTACCTTTTGTAAAAGTTAATGTAGATCCATCTACAGATATTTTCTTTATATAAGTTTCGTCTATTTTATTATTCAATTCGTCTTTTATAGCTTTTTGAGCAGTTCCATTCTTATCTAATTTAGCATCTAATTTAGAATCTTTTATATAAGATAAAAAATTCCATGTATTTATACCATCTCCTATTTTTACAAAGCCAGTATCTTCTTCAAGTGCTATTTGACCTTTTTCTAAAATAGGATTGTTCGTTTTCCAGTTTTGAGCAGAATCAAGAAATGCTGTAGTTTTAAAACTATTAATTCCTGCGCTTCTATGTACTTTCCAATTAACAGTTCCATCTATTATGATTTCATTATCTTCAACATCATCTGTTAAATAGGATAAATCTGTTTTTGCTGTTATACCTTGTTTTATACAAATTAAATATGTTCCTATAAAATCTTCGTTTAGTATGACTTTATCATCTAAATTATAAGAAGTATTTGCTTTTCTGAAACTTAAAGTTTCTTTAATAATATTAACTACATTTGTTTTTAAGTCAACAACTTGACTTGATACAGTTAAAGGATAAAAATCATTATAATTATTGTCCTCGTATATTTTTATTTTTCCTTTTGTAGCCATAATAAAAATCCTTTCTTTTATTTTTATATTTTAGTTATATAAACATTAGGATTATTAACGTTAACATTGTCAAATATGATTACATTGTTAGTAGTTAATTTTGTAAAGTTTTTAAATGTAAATTTTAAACTTTCTTGAGGGCATTTTGATTGTTTAAAAATATCTTTTATTTTCTTTATATCTAATTCTGATAATTTATGTAAAGAATAAATAGTCACATATATCTCTCCTTTAATATAAAATTTTAGGGAGTTTAGCGTAATCTAAACTCCCTTTTATTAAGTACGTTATTATGTATTTATTATTCTACAGGTGCATCCCAAGAAGCTAAGAGTTTATCTCCATATTTAATAACTAAGCAACCATCTTCAACAGTTACTTTCCACTGTCCATTTACCAATTGTTCAGATCCTGCTGTTGTAGCATTAGATACAGCTTTTGTAACAAATTCTTCTGTTGCTAAAGCTTTAGTTTCGCTTTCTACACCAGCTTTTAATTTATCATCACTTTCATCGAAAACGATTTGATATTTAGCTTCACTACCACGATTAATTTCAATACCAGCAATACCTTTAGTAACGCCTTCGCCTCCATCACCAGAATTTAGAGTGATCATATTATCTTTAATTACTAAATCTTGAGAATTAACTGTAGTAGTAGTACCAGTAACATTTAAATTACCATTAACAGTTAAACCAGAAACTGTAACATTATCTTCAAGTGCAATAGCGATATCGCCATTATTAGCAACAGTAGTATTAATATTAGAACCACCAACAAATTTCAATCCACCATTAGCACCAGTTACTGTATAACCGTCTCCAGAATCTCCAGTAACATTAATTTGTTTACCTTCTAAAGTAGAAGAAAGTGCAGAAATTTTACCATCTAGAGTAGTATCTGCTTTTTTATAAGCTGATTCTACACCTGTAATTTTTTCTTTTAGTTCTGTTTTAGCTGCTTCTATTTGTTCTGTAGCGTTAGAGCCAGCAGAAGCAATAGAACCTTCTAATTCAGTCTTTAAGTTATGTATTTGATTTCCTGTTACAGCATCTTTACTTTCTGCACCTATAGTGCCTTCCTGCTGTATTGTTAATTTTCCTGTAACATTTAAAGTACCATTAATGTTAGTATTACCAAAGTTAGAAGTACCTAAAAATGTTTTAGGACCTGCTGCAAATGTTGCAACTTTTGACTTTTCTGCCATTTAAATCATGCCTTTCTTTTTTATTTTTTTGGTTAACCTAATATGTATATTACTTAATGTAAATGTCATTATTCAGTCGGTTTTTTCCATGGATCACCAATTATTTTATCTCCGTATTTTAATGCTAGATTTCCATCTTCATTTACGATAAATTTCCATTTACCATCTAAATTATTTTCAATAAAATGAGATTCTAGAGCTTTAGAGATATCTGCTCCATTTTTTATCTGAGAAAAATTCGGTTTGAACAAATCATTTCACTCCTTTTTGTATTTTAGACGTTAAAACTTCATTACCATTATAAGCAATACTGAAATTATTTTTATTATTACTGATTTTTAGTTTATTAAGTTTTTTAGAAACGGTATTAGAAGCATAGTTAACAATAGTATTATCTGAATTATCAATATCATTATCTATAATAATATTATCTGATTCTTTAAGAATCATATATTCTACTACTACTTTACTGTTTATAATGGAAAAGCTATTTTTAGCATCCTTATTCCAAATTATATTATTAGTTGATTTATCGTATGTAAAATCCGGAACAAAATACGTTAATCCATTAATAGACATAGACATTATATTATCCAATGGTGTTTTAGTTAAGTGAAATTGATTTTGTTCTTCTTCATTAACTTCAAAGACGTCTTGATATAATTGAACATCTAATATCGCAAATCTATAATAATTAGTTTTGTTCCAATAATAGAGCATCTTTTCATCAATAGCACAATATAATTTGTCTACAGTACCAACAGCAGGAAAATCACTTTTATTACCTACAAAAATATCAGATATTTTCTTTATGAAAGAATCATATCCTCTTCCTACATAAAATTCTCCAGTATCTGTAGTAAATACTAATGTACCTACATTTTCACTATCAGTGAGTTTCTTTTTTGTAGAATACTTTAATGTACCTAGATTTAGTCTAGGCTTTGTGTGGTCTATCGTTTTATTAGGAGCAGATTCACTATTTTTTTGATCCACAATAAAACGAGTTACAGTTTGTTTGTCCATAATAATATAAAACTCCTTTTATTATTGTTAGTTTACATATACATATTACTCTTACAATATAGTTTTATAGAGGAATTATTTCAAAAAATAGAGTTTTTAAATCGTTTACTTTCAATCTAGTATTGTTAGGAGCCTTAAAAATAAAATCTAGAGAAATATAATTATTTGGATTATTTTCTACAGTACCATCATTCAAAGCTCCACTTAATTCTATTTGATCAAATGTTAGTACTCCTATTTTATCAGTTTTATTAATAGTTAATATTTCTGTCTTATTTAACACAACAGTACAGTAATCTAATAAAATGAAGTCTTCTTCTTTATCAAAATAAATATTTATATTAAAATTATTTAAAGATTGTACGTCTTCTGTACCCCAACGATTATTCCATATTTGCATATTAACGTTTATACTATTCTCTTTAGTATAAGATCCAGCATAAATTTCATTTGTTTTGTTAAATTCTGTATCATTGTCTAATTTAGCATACCATGTAATTATAGGATCATTCATTAATGTTCACCCACTTTTAATATTTGTATGTATATATTAGCATCACTTGCCATCAAGTCACCGCTAATATCAACACGTATATCGTTATCTATTTGTGTTAAAAAATATTCAGTATCTTTTATTAAATTACGATTCATTCGTTCACTTATATAAGTAACAATTATAAAATCTGTTATTTTTGTGTTAGATAAAATTATTGTATCAGTAGAAGGAAAAAGAGCATATTGTTGTCCAGAAATCATTTTATTTTTAACAGTTTCTGGTAAATTAGATTCAGTTAAAATTGAATCAGTTTTTAAATAATCATCTAAATTTCCAACTGAATTGATATGATCCTGTATATTATCTTCAATAGACTCTAATTGATTATATACGTTATCATTCAATTCACTTAAATCTTCTTTCAATTGAGTACAATCAGATATAGCTTGATCAGCTTTATTTTCTATTTCATGCATCATCATATCTAGATGATCATAGCTCCAAACGTGTTTACTAATTTTATATGTAATTATGTCTCCACTATTTAATGTTATGTTTGGCTTGATTTTAAAATATGTAGTCATTTTTTTTCTATCAGATTCTGTTGCTTCTATTGTTTCTGATATCATTTCTATAAAATCAATATCTTTATTTAATCTTAATCCGTTTACAAAAACTTCTAATTGATCTTCTCCTATCACATAAGCCATATCAGTTTGAAAAATATGATTTATATTTTCTGGACTATAATATATGTAATTTTCATCTATAAAAATAGCTGCTCGTTGAAATGTTTCTTTTACTGGTTTATTGCGAACACAATGATGAACTATACATTCTACATAAGTAGGACGATCTAATGGATCTTTTAATCTAAATCCTCTACCATTACTTAAATAATCTTTATCGCTTTTTATGATAATTTCATCAAATTGATCACTCATTAAAGGAACGTTATCAATAATGATTTCTAATGCGCTAGTATCTGGCACATAAAATAAATTTGTTTCATCATCATTAAACATAAATGTTTGTGCATCTTCTGGAAAATCTTCTATGGTCCATATTTTTTTATCTCTTAAAGCTAATGTAGAAAAATCATTTATAGCTACCCAACCAAAATCTCCATCAGTTTCTTTCCATATATATATTGTATTAGTTTCACTATCATACCATAAATCATTTTTTTCTGGATTCTCAGGTTCTTCAAAATAAATAAATTTAGGTTTTTTATACAATTCACCATTTAAGTATAAATTATTATCTTTATCTACATATACTTTTCTATAACTTCTATGATTAATGAAAAAATCTACTGTAATTTTAGTATCTATATTCCAATATATTATTCCTACACAAAAATAATTAATATAATCTCCTAAATCAACATGAGACGGAGATGTTGACGGTATACTTTTTTCGTATTCATATTCTCCATTTTTATACAACATTAAAGAATCTATTCTGTTCTGAGTTCTTTTATAAGTTACTTTAATTGTTTTATTTTCCCATGAATTGGCATTTATATATATTTTATTTCCTATAAGTTGCATAATTGGAACTCTCATTCCAGTTGTTTTTTCATTAGCAGATATATCAGTTTCTTGTGGTTGATTACCTGTATTTGGCGGAATATATTCTATATATCCATACGTTTCTTCTGAATATGGTCTATATTTTAATGTAATTATGCCACTTGCTGGACAAATTATTTCTTCTGTTTCTACAGTATATTCCGGAGGTCCTACAGTAAAAGTTTGTTCAGGAATAATAACTTCTTCACCATCTTGATTTATTAATATTCCTTCAGAAACTGTTATACTAAAATCTTTTAAATTAGCAGATAAATCAAATCCTTCTACTAATCCATATCCACCAATTCTTAAACGTTCTTTTGTTATCCAATCATGAATTAAATCAAAATTATAATTTATATCTTTAGCCTTAATTCCTGGAGCAAAATTTAAATCTATTAATTTATTTATCATTTTATTCCTCCTTATTCATAAAAAAATATTGGATAATCACCAGAAGATATATGTTTATATACTTCTTTTTGTATTATATCGTTATACTGTTCGCATTCTTTAGGTAAACTTATAATAATAGTAGAACCTATTCTATATGGTCTACCATATATATTACCAATATCTATTAAATCAAAATTATTTGGTTGATTTTTTGGCAATCCTCCACCATTAATTCGTATGTCATGATTTCGTGTTTCTTTTGTAGTTGTTAAAGTAATATAACATAATATATTCCCGTCTTTTTCTAAATCATAATCACTACAAGAAACAAAAGTAAACATAGACTCTATTTGGGGAGATGTTGGTTTAGTACAGATATAATATTCTATATCTACATCAGATAACCTAAAAGTTTGAGTATTATTATTAAATATTTTATTCGATGAGCTATAATATGGATTTATAGTTATATAAGCAATATCATCAATAATATTAGAAGATATACTAAATTTAGTTTCAATGTGATTAATATCTTCTTCAAAATAGTTTATTACTGTTTGTTTTGTAGTTAAAAAAGATGTTTCTCCTTCTTTTTTTGGAGTATCAATATTATTTATTTTATAAAAATACATATCTCCATTGCTGTTTAATCCTTTAAATTTAACGTTATCGTTAGAAATAAGTATATTTATTATTCTATATTGATTACCTATATCATAATCATCATTTAATAAAAGTTTATTAATATTTATATTTTTATGATTTATATTTAATTTATTATAAGAATATGACATATAATCTATAGGCTCAGTTGTTATCCAAGAATATGCTGTTTTACTTAGATAATAAGATCTTAAAAATACATACATAATAACTTCATAAATTAATTTAGCATTACTTTCTAAATCATTTAAAACGTAATTAGGAGTTAAGATTAAGTGTCCAGCATCTTTTTTTTCAATAATTAAAATACTATTAGCGAAATTTATATAATTATAGATATCACTACTATAATTTTTATGTCGTTTGTTAGCATCAAATATAAAATAATGTTCATTTTCTTTTTTGTTTTGAGGATATTGTTTTATATTAAATATACTAGTATCTTCATATATTGTTATATTTTCAATATTTTCTTGTGGAATTAAACTATCTTCAAAACTATCAATACTTAACCATAAATTAACATGATTGTTTAATAAATTATCTATATTAATATCTATAAGTTCATTATCGCTATTTGTAATATTGACTCCATCACTAGAATGAGCAAATATTATATCATTTTCCATTAAGGAAGAAGTAATTAATGATTCTGGCTTTAAGGATTTATTGTTAATAGATATATTAGAAGGAGCTATATCTCGTCTATATGCATCAGCAAATATACTTATTAAACTACTTGAGCGTTCAAGACTTTCACCGTCTTCAATAACAGATATTTTTAAGTTATAGTTATTATTATTTGAAAATGTAATATTCTTCTTTATAAGAACATTACATGAAAAAGATTCTGGCGTATATTCTATAATATTTTTAGGTTCATATATGTATTCATTACCATTTCTTTTTAATTCTATATTATCTAATATTTCATATTTGCTATTAAAAAATAAATCATCAGGATTTACTTTTGAATAAGGTCTAATAGGAGTTTTTTCATCTTTTAAATATTCTTTATTGATTTTACAATTTATTTTTAAATTTTTATAAGTTAAATCTATGTACGATAATGGAATATCATTAATATTTAAATTATCTGTTTCTATTATGTTATAATTAGGAATTTGTATTTTCAATAGTTACTCCTCTTTTCTTAAAACAACATATTTATTTTTATCAGGAATGATATTTGTAGTCTTATAAGAATATGTAGATCCATCATCATGCATATTGTAATTAACGTATACCATATCTTCATTAGTAGCTATATCTACTTCGTATTGATCTAAATTCTCAATATAATTTATAGCATAACTATCATTTTTAATATAATCGATAATTATTTGTTTATATTTTTTTAATTCAGTTTGTTCAATTCTTATTTCGTTATTAGCATAATCTATGTTATATTCATTACCCAATAATATATTGTATTGCTCAGCGTAATAGTCTATAGAATTAATAATTCCTTTTGGAACTCTATATAAATTACTTTCTTTAATAATACTATTAGGTAATATTCCATAAATTATTACATTATTAGATGCTTCTAGTAGTTTTTTAGATAACACTAAATTATTGTTATCAGTATTAAATACTTCTCTTTCGTAATTAGTAAACCAATATTCAAAATTACTTATATCGCTATATTCTATTATTATATTTGGATATTTTATCTTTAATTCATCTAAAATATTTATATAAGTATTTTCATTAAAATATTCTATTATATATTCTTTGGTTTTTAGTTTTATAAAAGAAGAAGCACATTCTTCAATAGTATTTTTAGTCATATCTACAGTAGCGTAATCAGGAATAGCATAAACTTTAAGGTTAGAACTGTTTACAAATAAACTACTTGCATTTATAGATATAGGATACTGTGAAGAATATAATTTTAATGTTTTATTTTCTATAGAAAATTCTCTATACGAACTAGATAAATCAAAAACCGTTTTTTTATCTTCTTTTGTTACAATAATAGGCCCATTAATTTTAGCGATTATATACTTTTTAAATGTTTTCTGTAATATAACGTTAATTTCTTCTCCATCAAGTTTAGTTAGTATAAGTTCAAAAATAAATGCATTAATATTTCTAAAAACATTAATTTTTTGCTGATCTTCTTCGCATAGTTCAATATTTATTTGTTTGTAAATATTTTTATATTCAGTATCGCAAATAGAAAGAATACTTGTTTCTACATCATATATATAACCGTATTCTTGTTTTAATTGTACATTTATTTCTTCTATTGTTGTTCTATGGTTTATTGTTTCTATTACTGCATAAGGACAAGGTTTTGTAAAATCTATATATTTAGGTATAGTTGTTATTGTTCCCTTCCATCTAACCTGTTTTAATTCTTTTAAATAAACGGTCATGTAACTACCATTAATAGAGACAACTTCTCCTTCTGCTTCTACGTAACCACTATCTGGATCTTCTTTGATAGAAATGTTTTTTATCTTACCATTAATTCCTTTAAATTTTAAATTTACTACCATATCAGTAGTTAAATTAATTGTGTTATCTTTAGACAATAAATTTTTATTCTCATCTTCAAAATTTTTTTCTTCGTACTGAACTTCTGAAGGAATAACATAACAATCTATATTAAACTCATTATTAACTTTATCTGTGTCATAACTAAGATAATAAATACCTTTTTTTAATGGTATATTATATTGTTCTATTTCGGCATCATAGTCACAATTTTCAAACATAAATCCATTATCAAAAAAAGATATTCTACCTCCACAAGTATTTTTTATACTAGCATTCCAATTTTTAGCTATACCTTGTTTAAAAGAAAAAGAATGAATTATATTGTTTTGATTTGAATAAAATCCTATTCTGTATCTACCTATTTTCTTTTTTAATGTTATTTTGCCTAAATTATATGTAGTATCATTATCAAATATCCAATCGAATGATACTTGATTATTTTTATATGTAAATTTAAGTTTAATATTTTTATTGTTAATAGATGGAGATAAAACACAAGATGTATGTTGAAGTTGTTGTTGATTTGAAAAATTTTTTTCTATTACAGTAAAATCATTACTGCCTATTTTAAATAAATAAGCAATGTCTATTTTTTGCAAGGATACATCATTATCTTCTATTATAACTATGCCAAATCCAGGCATTATATAATCTATATCTAAATCTATAATTAAATCATCTTCAAATACATATGAACAAGACAATATATCTTGTTCATAGAATTTGATACCATCGTTGATTTTTTCAATTCTACTGTTAGAGTCAAATATTTGTTTCAAAATTATTTAACCACCTTCATGTATATATTATTAATTTTTACAATAGTATTTGCATTATTTATATCAATTTTAAATTGGAAGAATCTATAATTTTCAAAAATATGCGCATTTGTACAGTTAAATTCATCATCAAAAATACATTCATACCATTGCGTAAATACTTCTGACATATCGTCTTTTTTATATCCTCGTATATAGAATTTAAAATATTCTTTATTCATAATATTACAATCTATTTTAGACAATATAAATTTATCTTCATATGTAGTATCGTATACTTTAGTTATTAAAAAACCTTCATTATTGCGATTAATTTTAGGACTAGTAGTTTCTCCTTCAAAATACGCAGCATAAATAGATAAATCATTTATTATTTTTTGAGGCGGAAGTTCTATTTTTAATTTTATATAGTCAAATATATTAGCTACAGTCATTTCTAATATATTTGTTTTATCTACAGAGAATAATTTATTAAAGTTATTATCTATAGAATTAGAAGTAAGAAGCTCTATATTAAAACCACTCATTTCATTTATTACTACATTATTTATTACTACGTATAAATCTTTAATAGATTTTTTATTATTTAACATAATTGCAGGAGTTATAATACTTCCATATTCAGAATCGTTGTCAGTTGAATAAAAAGCTCCATGATTTAAGATAACTTTTTCTAAAATACATTTATCTAAATCTTGTTTAATGTTATAAATTTGAGTTACTCCCCAATCAACGTTAGAACCAGTTTGAATTTCGTTATCGGAATTTAATTCTAGCCCATTTAAAGTATTTCCATTTATATCGAAATTGAAAATATGCTCATATAATTCATATGCTTTTTCTTGTATACCATCGTTAAATAGTATATTTAAATTTTTATTATGTGATGCTATTATGTCTTTATCTTGAGATAATAATAATATGTCATCTAAATATCCATTACCCATAACTAACAAAAAATATCTAAACGATAAATCTTCATTTTTAAAGTTATAATAATATACATTTGTATCGTTAACGTTGGATAATTTAGCATAAGGTTCTACTAATATACTCTTAGACATAGAATTTTGTCTTAATTTAATTTCTTTACATATAGATAGATTTAATGTTTTTGATGCTAGTAAAGATAATATATTGTTATTAGGATTTAATTCTAATAATGCATACGAATTTGATTTTAATGGATTAAATTTTAAACAAATATCGTTAAATTGTTTATCAAGTGATATATCCATTTCAAAGTTGATCCAACTTTCAAAAGTATCACAAGAACTTATAGAATTTAATTTACTAATTCCTTTAACATCTTTATATTCGGAATCTATATGGCACAATTCAATAGTTCGATTATAATTTGTCATTATAGAATCTAAAACGTGATTAATTGATTTTTGCATAAATTGTAGAAAATCTATTGTTCTTTTGACATAATGTAACTCAATATAACTCATCTTATCTATAGGATCACTATACATGTTTTCAAAAAGATAAAACTCATTTCCAATATTATCGTAAAAATATCCTGTTTTTACAACAATATTATTGTTTTGATTGATTATTTTTGTAGTGATTTTATTTTCTTCTATGATTACTCCAAAATTAGGATTATCGCAATGAGCTATAATTTTATCAGGGATTATGTTGTTTCCAAAATCTACTATATTTATATCATTATTCTTTGAATCATTAATTATTATAGGCTGTGAATTTATAATCTTATATGCATCAACTACATATCCAACAGAAGCATATAATGAATCTAACGATTTATAAGATAATGATACTGGTCTATTGTAATCATAGATAATAATAGCTTTTTGTCCAACATATGTTTTATTTAACCAAACTATAATACCGCTGTCTTTATTTAATATATAATTACTAGATGATAGTGTAATATTATTAATTTTTATAGATATAATGTTGTTTACATTAGAATAATATAGTTTATTAAAACCATCATCTTCTATAATCAATTCTTCTTGAACAGTATTTTCTTCATAATTTACAATCATATCGTCTGGAGGTTCAATAATAAATTTGCCAATATCTTCTTCTTGTCCATTAACAACATATGTTTCATCTAATTCTATGACGCTAGATATAGTAAAAACTTCATTTATTTCATCTACATCTAGATTAAAAATATCCATATTAGTAAAATCAAAATCACAATTTATTTTTAATTGTTTATTTCCTAAACTCCATTTATCATATTCAATATTATCTTGATATTGTTTTATAAAGTTTATATTTATATTGTCATATAGCATACTATCTATTTTATAAAACATCATTTTATTAAAATCTAGTAATGGATAAAATGTATTTACCATATCAATATTGGATATCTCAGAAGAAAAAATAGTTTCAGTATTATATGCAATATATTCCGTATTATCATTTAAAACAATATATGTTTCTTCAAAATTTTTATCTAATTGATTAGTTTTAGATATGATATTATTATTTTTATCCAAAACAAAACATCCAATCATATTATTATTAGATAATTCGTATGAATAAACGTTAGATTGATAAGATAATAAACTTTTATTTATTACACATATTTTTTCTTTTTTATCAATAGATTTAACAATAAAACCACTACTACCAGAACTTATATATACTTTATCATCTTTTGATAAGGATAAAAGTTCATAAATACTTTTTCTATCTTTATCTATTAAGAAAGTTCCGTTTATGGTTATATAGCTAATTTCTTCTGATGGTAAAAATTCAATATAATTAATAGTTCTTCCATTATAATTAGTTTTTAAAATTTTTTTAGAAGAATTAATAATGTCTATAAAATTATCAGTAAATATTTCAACTAAAATATTTTTATTTGTATTATTTTTATATATATTAAAAGTAGAATAATCATTTGATATAAGATTATTATCTTTATATAATTCTACTCTACAATCAGTAGATAATTTTAATACATCATTTTCAGTTATAGATATATTATTTATTTCATAATATGAATATTTTAAAGATGGACCAATATGTATATATTCAATTGTTGGAGCATAGCTAGAATATGATTCTATATCTATATATAAAGTATTTTCTTTTCCATTATATGATGGAAGCATAGTGTTAAATGGAGTGATTAATAATTCTCCATAATCAAGATATTTAGTTATTTTATATCTTGATGCCATAATGTCTTTAATAGAGATAGGATACATACCTATTTTTTGAATTTCTACGTGAACATGACAAAACTTATCAAATTCTTTGTGATAAGTTTTTGGTGTAGTCCATAAGCCAGACATAGTATCTATCTTATCATCTACTGATATAGATACACTACAACTACCTTGCATAATTGGATCTTCTGCTTTTAAAAATGAAAAAGAAAGTGAAGAACAATATAAATCTATTATTATATTACTAGACGAAGCGTCTTCTTTAGAGGTTAATATATTATTATCTAATTCAAATCCGGTATAATTGACAAATTGTGTATCATTAGTAAAATTAACTTCTTTGCAATTCGTTTTTATATTTAATGGTTTACCGTCCATACCAGTAATATCTATAGCCATAGTACCTTTAGTGCCATAAGGGCCTATTGTTAATCCATTCTTTTGTATTATGTTATCATATGTTTTAAGTTTATCTAAAGAATTTATATGAGCTAATATATCAATATTTTGCAATATTCCATTTTTAAATTTAAATACCTTATCTTCTGTTAACAAACTTTTTTTGTTATCTTTATTTATAATATCTACATTATAAATATTCATCGAAGAAAAATTGTCTCTTGGTAAAAATTTTAAATTATAAGTACCATTCTCTAATTTACCTGGATTAATAGTAGTTAATTCATCGTTAGGACTAATAATATCTTCTAAATAACAAATATTTTCTCCACTTTTTTTAATAGAGCTTTTTAAATAAATAGATGTAGGTTCTATTTCAAATGCATTAAAAGCTTTTATTCTATAATCTATTTTTTTAGATTTTAATTCATTTTTATATTTTTTTAATTTTAATGCTATTTCTTTTGAAATATTATGTTTATGAATATATTCATTTATAATAGCTTCAGATATAGTATAACCATTTACTTCAATATTGGTAGTATCATTGTCTGTACTGTTTAACAACTTAGTACTTAAGTCTAATCCTTGTCCAGTGCCAATTTGATAAAAATCTAATGTTGTGTCCCATACATTTGGAATATAATCTAATTCTTTAAATTTATGTTCCCAAACACTAATATCCCATATTTTTACTCTAAAAAAATCTCTATTAAATTCAGTTAATTTCTCATATAAACTTGTATTATTAATCAACTTGGACATATTGTCCAAGTTGGGTGTTTCTATTTTTATATCAGAATTTGATAATGGAACATAATTAATTAATGCATTTGTTATAGTGTTCTTTATTCCATCTATACTACTATTAGGCTTATTAGAAAAAGATAAAAAACAACGTTTCATTAGTTCCTCATTAGTTTCATTATCGTATCTTTCTAATGAAGACATCATTGCAAATTCGTCAAATATATTCCATATATGTGTTTTAATTAATGTAGAAGAATATTCCTGTTCATTATATGTATAATATAAAATATTATCTTCAGGAGCAATTAAAGCTTGATCTATAATTATATATCCATCTTGAAATAAACAATATGTTTCTCTATTATTTAAAAACAATTTAGGATCATTAGTTATTTTAATTTTATCTATTTTTATTAAATTTATATCAATATTGCCTACTTGTGCAATATAAGCATAATCAATAATTGTATTTTCTCTACCTATATAACTAGCCAAAAAACAATCTTTTATATATTTTTTTAATTCAGTAACTACATTGTCTTGTTCTTTAATTATAGATTGTAAATATTTTGCTCCATTAGCAGTTCTAGGATATTTTCTTATATCCATCCATTTTGGAAATGATTGAATTGCATACAAGAAAGCTTGTTCAGAAGTTATCATATAATTACATATCTCCTTCTATCCAAATAATTTTATCAAATAACATTTTAGAATCTATAGTTTGTAAGACTCTAATGTCTCCAACATTTAAATTATCTATTAGTACTGAAATTACATTAAAATAGCTAACATTATTAGTGTTTATTCCTATTTTATTTATTTCTCCAATTTCTAAATATTCATTTGGCGGTATAGAATTTATATAATTTGCTATTGCGTTAGATAAGTTAGTTTTAATAACCTCTATATCTCCATTATTAGTAACCATATATATTTGAAGTTTAACAGCTCTTACAGTTGGTATTATATATTCTATATACAGTGATGGTGATGCAACTTGTTTTATTATATCGTGTACTTCATTTAAGGCGTTATTTATTGTATTAATATCATAATTTTTAGGTATAATATAACATGCGCCAGTTCCAGTTCCTTTAGTATATGGCTGGTAATCAACATTTGAAGCATATTGCAAATTAGTTAATGCATTTTGAATAGCTGTAGTATTACTTGATTCTGCACTTAACATCCAATTTTGTAATCTATATTTATAGTTATTGTCATTTTCTCCGTCTTTACGTGGTAAATTAACCCAAATACCAGTATCGTCTAATTTTTCGCCTTCTAAATTTGACCATATGTGAGGAGTTTTATTATTTTCTATTTCTAAATATAAATCTTCATAAACCTTACTAGTTGCAGTATTATATAAATCTATAACTGATCCAGGAGCAATGGTTTCATTAGTTAATTGATTAAAATTATTACTTAAATCAGATTGTATATCTTTAGCGGATTTTATTTTAATTACCTCCAATCTTAGAATAAAAAATCGTACAATAATTCATCATTTAAAAATATATAAATAGATAAATTTTGACAAAAAAATGGATTATCTATTTTTTTTGGTATTACTTTTACTTCAATATTATAAATACCATCTAACATATTATTTAAATAGTTAGTTATAGTATCAATAATACCTTGTTGTACATCTAAAGATAAAATATCTTTATGTTTATATGTATATAATTTACTTCCTAATAAATTACTATCAGTTAATTCATTTTCTTCTGTTCTTAAGGCAATCATTACACGTTGTCTTAGTTCATCTAAATTATGTATAGCTTTATTTTGTTTATGTTTCTTATCGTTTAGATTTGTTGTTATGAATTTTACAACAAAACAATTATCTTTAATATCTCTTTCAATATGTTGATCTTCTTGTAAAAATTGTATTTGAAAAATAGGATACTTAGTTGTTCTAAAAGATAGTTTAAATATGTTAATAGGAGAATATCTATCAAAAGTTAAATCTCCTTTATTGTTAATAGCGAAATCGATCATGCCATTTACTCCTAAAATTTTATATTAATACTATTAATTATTGTATTAACTAATTTTTGTTCTTGTTGTTTTATGTAATCCTGAGCTGTTTGCTCCCATCTATTAATTAAGCCTTGTACTTGTGCTTCATATTCTTTAACTAATTCTTCCGCTTCTTTTATATGAATTTCTGCTATATCTATTACTTTATTTTGTTCTTTAATTATTGGATCAAGATATTTGTCAAAAGATGATGTAATTTCTTTAGACAATATACCGATATCATCAGAAAAAGTTCCAGATATATCAACCTTAAGATCAAAATTGCCTAAAACTTTATTAATAGAACTATCTATTGAATTCAATCCATCTTTTAAATTGGATTGAACATTAGTTAATATATCTTTTTTTATATCTATTTTTTTTAATGAATTTAAATATTTTTGTGAAGTATCTATATACCCATTAAAATTTGGAAGTTTATTTTTTTCATCTTGTTCTAATTTATACATAGCTGCATTAGTTGCTTTATCTATTGCATTTGTTATAGATTTATTTATTTCTTTTTGAATATTTATTAATTCAGTTTCATTTTTTTCTTTGGCGGTATTAAAAGACCATATGTATTTTTTTATTTCATTGATACAATCTTGTGTATTTAAATTATAATTATATTTAGATAAAATTTTAGTAACTTCAGTATTCATATATTCATCTAATTGTTTATCTAATATATTTTGGGCAATATCATTTATCATAGATTCTATTTCTTTTTTGCTTATATTCTGTTGTATATCGGTTGAAATAGATACATTATTTTCTTTTAATTGCTTTTCTAAATCCTCTAATTCTTTAAATAGCTGTCTAACTGTATTTAACTTATTTAAATCTGTACCCACATATATATTTTTATAAAATTGATCGTTATTTTTATCATTTTGAGATACATAAAATATCATTAAATCTTTAAATGACAAATCACTTTTATTATATTTTTTAGCTATTTCCTTAATTCCATCTATATATATTTTTTGTATTTGTTCATATTGTGTTTTATATGCATTTTCTAAAGTTTTTATATATTGATCGTTATCTGCCATAAGCTATTTTTCTTCTTTCTTTTTACTAGTGCTATTGTCAGTAGTATTTTTATTATTATTTGTATCTTTATTTGTGTTATCAGTATTAGATGCAGGATCAGATCTGTCTACTCCTTCTTTTCCAATTAGACTTTTAGCATCTGTAATTGCTCCATTAACTTGATAACCTTGATTAGTTTTTCCTAAAATATTTTCAGTATTTTTTAAAGGATCATTTATATTTAATCCACTATTAATAGAAGGAGTATTTAATTTATTAGAAAACATAGGTACTCTAATTGGTCGTCTAATAAGAACATACCTTTTAAGATTTGGTTCCCATGCTTTAACCAATACACTACCATAAACACATAAATTTCCAATAATGACATCTTGTCCAGGTAGAATATCTCTTGTTTTAAAGTCTGTTAACTCATAGAGATCTGGATTTAATTTATGATTGTTAATTATTAATTCATTTACTGAAAAATTTTTCCTTACAGATATAGTATTACTTTCTAATGTTTGTTCTATTGACTGTCCATTAGGATTCAATTTATATTGAGAACTAGTACTAGCTGTAAGATTTATTTGTCCATTATCTCTTACAATAGCAGATGATCCAATTGATTCATTAATTAAACCTTTTTCTGTCATTCGATTTAGATTTTTTGCCTTATTTTCTAAATCTGATAATTTTGTAGAAAATTCTTTAGGAGGATCTGCTTCTAAATTAACTTTAATATTGTTTTCTGTTTGTTCTGCCATATTATATCCTTTCTTTACGATTAGTAGATAGTTCCACCGGGATTAGCTCCGGTGGAATCTGAATAAATATCTTGCGATATTTGTTGCTTAGCGCTTTCTTTACTAGAATCATTTGCAGTATATTTAGAGATTATTGTGCAAATATCTCCTTCTAATTGTAAAACTACATAATCTCCAACAATTGGAAAATAATCTAATCCGCTATCTAAAAAACGTACAGTTACATTTTCTTTTTTTTGTATGATACCATTTTTATTTTTATATATTACTGTACAAATTTTATTACGAGTATCTGCTGTTTTTACTAATCCTATAGTTGTTAAGGAATCTGTTGTTCTTACTGTAGGTTGTATTAATCTATCTAATAAATTTTGTTTTAGAGTCATATTATGTATTCTCCTCTGTATTTTGACTAGATGCACTAGGCATGTATACTGTAAAAGCGTATTCGTTACCTTTATCTAATTTTTTAAAATCAAAAATAGTATTATTTAGAGTAGAATTGTTTTTAGCTTCATTTTCTATATCAGTTTTAAAATTAGTAACTACATCTTCAAAAAATTCTACTATGTTACCATATGGTTCTAATATAAAAGAGAAACCAGTAGAAGCTAAAGTATCAGAATCATTTGCTCGTAAAGCTGATTTTAACAATATAAAACTATTTTTAGTATAATTATAGTTTTCATATTGGTCAGAAGAATTAACTGGCGGCATTTGATTCTTTTCTCTACGAAGTATTTCAATTAGCACTGATAAAGCATTTGGATTTAAAAATGGTATATCATATATAGTTTTATTATCTTTAGTTTTATATTTTATTGCTTTTATATATTTTGTAATTCCATTAATATTAATAGCATTTACAGTTACATTTAAATTTTGATTTAAAGCAGGTGTTTCATGAAGTATGATCAAAAATTTTTCTGATATGTATGGCTGCAATTGTTCTGAATCACTCAATAAAATATTGTTACTTAATTTAGTATCATTATAAAAATCATCCGATAATAAAGCGTATTTTTTATATGCTACTACCATATCTTTATTAGATGTTGCTAATTTTATAATTTGTAATTCTCTATAATCTTTAGGAATAGTAGATTGAGAAAATGCTATATTTTTCATACTATTTTCAAATTGTTTAGTATCTCTAACAGGTTTATTATCTGAATTAATTATATTTAGATTATGCATATTTTTATTAGCAACATCTTTTATATTATCGTCTATAAAATAATCTTTTAAGCAACTAATAAGCCAACAATCATCTTGATTGTCGCCTAATAAATTACTCATAAAACTAGTTAAAGCACCTTGTTGATTATATGTTGGAGATCCGTATACAAATCCTTGACTTCCAGAAACTCCAGCTGTAAAAGGAATTAAATTTTTCTTTAGAGGAAAAATTTGCATAGCTTGTAAGTTTCTTAAAGTACGATAAAGAGTATTTGATATATAATTTCCAATCATATAAAAGCATATAGCTTGTGCGCCTATAGCTAAAGTTGGCAACAATAATGCTGAACTTCCTATTGCAGAAATAATACCAGTAGTAGTAGATCCTAATTTAATAAAATTTTTTACTTTGTTAGCTAAAGAAAGAATTTTTTTAGCCTTTTTTCCGTTAGCAGTAGTATCTTTTATATCTTCTATTTTTCCTTTAGATTTCTCAATAATATCTGCTACTGGTTTTGGAATTATTTTAGACAAATCTTTACTTGAAATAGCCTTACCTATTTTTTTATTAAAAAAGCTATATGATGCTAACGATAAAGCAGTAGATGTTATCGCACCAACTGTAGAAAACATTTGTTGATTTGTAACTTCAAAAGGATCATCAACTACTCCTATAAGATCTGGACTGATAGTAGTAATAAATCCTTCTGTTACAGAAAAATGATGTACAACTTCTTTTACTAAGCATTGTCCTTGCATATTAACATAATTATCTGATAAGTAAATTCGATCATGTGGTTTTACTGTTGGATCGCCTAAAACAATTAAGTCTCCGGAATACATATCTTTCATGCTTTCCTTTAAAGCACTTACTGTCATTCTCCAAGCAATTTTTTCATGTGGAGATGAAGAAAAGTTATCTAATAGACTATTAGTTAATGTATTAGTTATTGTTCCAACAAATGGTATTCCTTTTCCGTACAATTGAGTATCTACAATCATAGTTTTTTGAAATTCTGGAAAAATATCTGCATCTGCAAATATTGGACCTACACGTTGTTGACTTTTTATATTGAAACTTTCAGCGATTTGGTATAGTCCTAATGCAGCTGTTTTTATGTCTCTAGAAGAAGCTTTAATTTTATTATCAATTATATCTGTAGAACTAGTATAAATATGATACTGTTGATAAGGTTTTCTTTTTTCCAAAATAGCTTGTCCATCTTTATAATATGAGTAAGCATAATAATATCTAGGATGTCCAATAAATAATGTAGATCTAAAATCAAATGGAGCTATACCACATATAAAATCTGGACTAACTGAACGACAAATATTCGCAACGTCCCAAACTGTTTTTCCTAATAATTCAAATGTTATTGTTGGTATATCATCATCAGCATATGTCATAGTTATACTATCATCTGCTCCCCAAGCAGGTTTGCTAACAGCTTCATAAATATTTTGAGTAGGTTCTCCACTAGGAATTATATCTTTATAATCTTTATCACCAAAATGTACAATCCCATATGGATTAGCGTCAATTAATCCAGCAAGCCAACCGTCTTCTCCAATACCATCTTTAAATGTATCTGGAATCCAACCTCCATGATTAGTTAAGATTGAATTCATTATATTTTTAGGAGTATCTCCGTTTGTAACGGTACCTGGTAAAAAATCATCATTTGTTCTAACAGTATGAGCTTCTCTATCATCAAGAATAGGATTCATTAATTCTATTCCGTCTCCTTGAGCGACTATATTGACAGCGTCTTGAACATCTACTTCTGCAATTACTCCATTAAAAACAACTGGTAACATATCAGCATTAGAACCATATCCAATTCTTATATGAATTCTAACGCCTGGCTGAAGTCTTGTTGCGCTGTTAACAGAAGATTTTTTACGTTTATCTTCTAGTTTTTTATAAACACTTTCTGTTGTAACTAATGGACTAAAAATAGTATCAAATACGTTATCAAAACTAGCTTCTTGTACATTAATATTATCGCTATTATCCTCTACAAAAGTTTTAAAGAAATTACTCATTGTTATTGTTGCTGTATCAGCAGGAATCTTTCTAGATTTAACAATTTGCATATCCATTATGCACATATTGTTATAAAAATTATCATGTAATTTCCATTGTCCTATAGTCCTTCCTTCGTCTACCAAAAGCATATAAAAAGTAGGAAAGGCTCGTAACATTCTTCCTCTAGCGTCATGGACTATCATATCATGGCAAGCATGGGGGATATAAATAGAAGGATCATCTGCGCATTCTAAGTATATTTTATTAAGCAAATTTCTTTTATAATTTATAGCTGGACTAGATTGTTTTATGCCTATTGCATCAAAGTCAGTAATTCTTCCTAAACCAACTAATGCAAAAGCAGATTTTCTAAGAACTAGTCTAGTTATATCGCTTGTGTCAAAATTAGTTTCAGTAACACAGCTACTTTTTAAATAATTATTTAATGAACTATAATCTCTATATTGTATTTTGTTCAATATAGTAGGAGAGCCATTTGTAGCTGCTAAAAGAGCAGCAATCCAAAACATGCCGGCATCAAATGCATATAAATTTTTCTTTATAAAGTTTATATGTGTTTGTTTTATAGACATTTGATATAAATCATAATTTGTTGACATTTGTGATTGAGCAATTACTTTTTTTAAATCTTTTTGAGCATTTTCTTCTACATTTAAACTATTACGCATAATAGAATAATTATATGATGGTAAAGCTTGTATATCTATTAAACGTTTTAACCAATATAGACATAATCTTAAAAATGCTACAGTTGCATAACATGGATTAGTTATGCATCCTTTTTTATATGTTTCTATAGTTTCTACTGTATTATAAGTATAGTAAGGATCTAATAAATAGTGTGTTGTATTTGTAGAGCCAATATTATCCCAAGGATTTATTACGGATTGTTCGGTTATTTTTGCAAATTCATTTTTATCATATTGCTTAATACCAAACATACTAAATTCTATAGATTCTTTTACTCCTTCATCTACAGTTTTTACAGCATCCTTTCCAGTTATATCTTGAGAATCTCTATTTATCTTGTATCCAACAACATTAAAATGATTAGGTCTCCAATCATTAGAAGCTATTTTCCCAGAATAACATTGTGTACCAGTTTTAGCACAAGCAAATGAATAAATAATATCTTTTACAACCGATTTAAAGTTATCATTTATTTCTATATTTAATGGGCTTAACATATTAGAAATAGGTTCTGAATCACTAAAAAATTTATCTATAGTATTATATATTAAAGTTTTAATCGCTTCATAAAATTCATTTTCATATAAGCTACCTTCTACAGTAACTATATTAGGAGTGTATAATTTGTCGTATACTTCTTCATTTATATATGTATTATTTAAATAATATTCGATTTCATTAGAAGCTTTTCTAGCTTCTTCTAATTTAATATATAATTCTTTTCCTTCTACATATTTTTTAGATACAGAAGTGCTTTTTTTAGTAGTATTTGACTCTTTAGCATCAGTATTATTTACGGAGGCATTATCTGTATCTTTATCAGCATTTTCTTTTGTATTTGCGTTATTATCTGTACTATTTTCTTTATTATTAATTACGTCATCAGGATTTTGATTACGTGATTTAGTTGTCTGAATAAAGGCATCGTATTGTATTTTTTTATTACTCTCAAAGAAAATAGTTTTAATATCGTTACAAATTGTCCACGCTTCATATGTTTCTTCATTTTCAAGATTAGGTTTAAGTTTAGCTTTTTGTGCTAGATTATCTTCTTTTTCTTTTTGTTTTTTATCAGCAATAGACTTATCAATTGCTTTATTTATTTGATTATTTGTTTCTTTTTGTTTTATAATTTCATTATTTTCATTTACTACTTTATATCCCATTTTTTTATCTGGAGAAATAGAAACTACGCCATTTGAAGAATCCGTAAGGGTATATGTAGATTTAGAACAAGCATCTCCACAGTTAATACATGCTTCTCTTATTATGCTAGAAGCTAATTTATTTGGATATATAAAATAAAAATCTGGATCGACATATTCCCTATAATCTTGAAATTTATATCTAATAAATTGATAACCGATATCTTCCATTTCTTTTATAGTTGGCAATTCAAGATCTGGATATAATTCTGCTTTAGAGATTACTTTTTTAATATCAAAATATGATTGTACTTGCTTTTCATGACGTTCTGAACTATATATTTTTCCTGAATTATCTTGTTCTATACGTCTTAATGCTTCTCTAGATCTATACGTTCTATCGACTGCTCTAAGATTAAGTACTAAAGTTCGTACAGGATTATCGTTAGCTGTTGCTACCGCTTGTACGTTTTCAACGATCATTTCAAAAGTACCTAAAAATCTTGTTATTTCTGAATCTATTCTTAAAGGATAACATGGCATTATAGATTTATATTTTCTAGTAAAACTAGAAACTATTTTTGGCAAATTACTTAACGTTCGTACTGTTTTTTCATCAGTAGTTTCTACAACGATAGAAAAAATCATATCTTCTCCGCCCAAATATTGAGGAGCAGTACCATCGATATCTTTTAAATAAATTTGAGATACGTGATTAGCTAAAATAGCACTATAACTTTTTATTCTTACAGTGCCAACATCATATTCATTAAATGGTATATTCTCTGTATTTTTAAAACTTAAATTATAACTTTTTACCATTGTTTCTTGTTCTTTTGCTTTAGTAGAAAATAAAAGAACTGTCATATCTGCATCTTCCCAATCAAGAGAAAAGGTTCCTTTTTTTATACAATATGATGAACTATAAAAACTATTATCATTATCATTTTTTATTAAAATAGCCGTAATAGGAACTACAATAGTATTTTCTTGTAATGTTCTATTTTTTTGCGTATTTAAAAAATTAGAACATGCAAATCCTAAATTATCAAATGCATCTTTATTGTTTACTGGAGTATTTAATACAATATTTAAACTACAATATATCTTAAATTCAGTATCGCTTATTGATACTTTATCATAACTATAATATGTTTTGTTTATTAAGTTATGTCCTATAGTCTCATTTATAGATGTAACTTTTTTATTCAACATATCTAATATATTATTTATTTTTTCTTTTGCTGGACGTATCTCAGGAACTATATTAAGATTTTGTTCACTATATCTATCTCCAGTTGTAGTACTAGTAATTTTTTTAAATTCTATTGTGTTTAATTCATTTAGTGTTTTTATGAAATCTTCACTTTCAGACACACTTTTAATAGCTTCAAAAACAAAAGATAATTGTGTTAAATTATCTTTATCGTCTTGATCAAATTTAACTCCTGTTTGATCTATGCGATTAGCATCTAAATACATATCATATAATTCATCTAAATAAGTTTTGTCAGCAAGAAAAAATTTAATTGTAGGATCCATAAATGACATTGGTGACAATAGGGTTCTATTTTTCATTATTTCTGCATTAAAATTATCAGAATTAAATTCATACTTTTTAGATGCTAAATCATCTCCGGCCAAAATAGGACGTTGATAATAATATCTCATTGTTGGCCAATTAAAACTTAGTGCGAAATAATTTATATATTTATCTGGATCATCAAATTGATTTATTATATCTGGTATATACGTTAAATAATCAAATTCTTTACACGTAAAATTAACTTTGATTGTTTTAGGATATCCTTCTAAATTAGATATAGATAAGCCAGTAACAACCACAGCATCTATGCCTAAAGTTTGATTAATGTATTTATTATTTATTGGTAAAAATGGACAAAATTTAAACTGTGAAATTAAAGCTCTTAATCCATTCATTTTATATGTAATTTCATTACCATTAGGTAATTTAGTTTTATATTCGTAGCCATTGATACCTCTATCTTCATTAAAGTAAATAAAAAAACTTAATACTTTATTACTATGTAATCCTGTTTTAGACATACTACCTTTAGCTCGTAGTAATGGAACAGAAGTATTATCTATAGTAGAAATTACTGTTATGTTACTTGGCGGAACAAATAAAGTAACGTCCCCTATAGTAACAGTCCAATCATTTAAGGAATCAAAATCCATACCAAATATTTGCTTTTGAATATCTCTCCTATCATCTAATAATTTAGCATCTTCATAAAAATCATCTGCATATTTAGAATAATTAGGATCATAAAAATCTGGTTTAAAAATATCTTTATTTACTCCATTATACGTAGTATCATATGAAGCATTATTTTTAGGATTTGATAACATTGCTTTTGCTAAATTAATCCATTTATTATCTATTTTTATATATGCACTAGCATTTAAAAATCTTTTAGGTTCGATAAAACATCTAAAATATCCAGATTTTATATTATTTATATTTTCTTTGTTTTTAAATTCATTTTCTAATGTAGAGTTTCCTAACATATATGAAGAATCTGTTTCTATAGATATTTTACTAGAAGGATAATTATCTATAACAAAATACACTTCATTGTTTGCTTTATTTATTAAATCTTTTAATATGTTTATATTTTCTATAACAGCGTTATAATTATTATCTCCAGAATCTATACATACATGTACTCCATTTGATGTATTTTTAATTTCATGCCATTTATTTCCTATTTTTATGTATTGTACTATATCATCATTATTATGTTCAAAACTAGATATATAATTATTATTATTTAATATATCTGAATATCTATTATTTTCTATAGGAATTGTTTCTAAATTAATGGAAGTATCTACATACCATTTAGATTTATTCATATTTTTTATTCCTATTAATTTAACAAAAAAGGCATAATCTTTTACATCGTTATCGGATATTTCTAAATTTTCTTTTAGACTAGCAAGAACTTTTTCATTATTATCAGATATAATTTTTGTAGAATTTATTAGTAATGTTGTAGGACTTATTAAGCCTAACTCAATATCTTCATCAGTTATATTTATATTAGTTTTAATAAAATTAACATTATTAAAACTGCCTAAGCCATCCTTTAAAAATGGTGGCTTTTCCGTATAGTAAGCAGCTTTTTGAGCATCTTTTTTATTAGTTTTACTAGAATCTTTGTTTTCTATAATAGAGTTTATTTTTTTTAAATATGTATCGTCAATCGCACCTATATAGTAATCGCCCATTTCTGGAGTTAAAAATTTTTTTGGATCTACTATATAACCACTAAAATCAGAATTGTAATTTTCAGACGCCATTTAAAACCTTCCTTTTTTATTTTATTAATATATTTTAACATATTTGTAAATAATATTAAATAGTAATTATTATTAATTAAATAAACTATTTGCTACCATTTTATTGATTTGTGATTGAGATATTTTATCAGCAAATGATGTATTTATTTGTAAATTAATAGAAGTATTATTAGGAATTTGACTATTTATAGCAGTATTAATAGCATCTACAATTTGTTCTTGTTGCCCATTAGAAGAATTACCAGAAATATTAATTATATAGCTTGGAGCTCCGTCCGATTGTTGTTGAGTAGATATATCAGAAAAGGTAATTGGCTGTTGATATTGTTCGTTATATTCTTCTTGAGCTCCATTTGCTTGAGTTTCTGCTGGGGTTGAAGGAGTAGAACCATATCCTGTTAATAATATACCAGCGCCGATACCAGCTATAAAATTACTAGCTTTAAAATGAAAATTTTGACTTAATTTACGTGAAATGTTTTCAATTTGTTTAGAGCTATCTCTTATAATGTTATCTTCAGTGATTGGCATTTCTACATTATTATTAATAGTATCTATTAAATCTGGTGTATTATTATCTAGTTTGGATATATTACTTTCTATAGGACCATTTAATGTTTTAGCTATACTTCTATTAGTAGCAATCTCACTAGCATAATTAATATCTTGGAGTACTTCTTGTGTAGGAACACTACTATCTTTATAAACTGATAATTGTGAAGCACCTTTTCGTGTTGTACCTATAGATTCTGTCTGATCACTAACTTGAGATAAATCAACTCTAGATGCTAACGAAGCATATGTTCTAAATGCATGTTGAATACGTTCTTCAGAATCCATTCCTTCTATCGGAATTAATTTTGATAATTCTTTTTCTCGTCTAGAAGACAATAAAGAATTTAAAGTATCAACCATATGATTTTGAGCTTGTTCTATTTTAGATTGATTATGACTTTTTGCAGCTGAATATATATTTTCTGTTGCATCTCTTAATTCATCTATAAATCTATAATTTATACTTCCACGTTCATTTTTTGGACTTAAAAAGGATTCTGATAATGCTGTACTAATATGCATTACATCTGATAATTCTGCTCCAGTAAATACATTAGATTCTCCAATTCTACGAAGATATTTATGTATTACATAGTTAGAACTACCAGCCGCTTGTTTATTAGCATTAGCTATAATAGTTGCTCGTTTTTTATCGTATTCATTTAATCTAAACTCTAATGCGTCTTTTACTTGTCCAAAATATTCATTATCTTTATCTTTAAAATTATTTACAGCCCAATTTCTAATCATATTTCTTTGTTTTACATGATCAGAAGAATTATATTCTTGTTGTTGTTCGTCATTTAATGAAGAAAGAAAATTTTGCTCTATATTTGCATATTGAGTAGATAATCTTTGATATTCTTTTGGATCTGTATATTGTCTTGATGAAGTTTCAGCCCAATCTCCGCTATCTGTACCACCAATAGTAAAGTTTTTCATATAAGGCATATCAAAATGATTTTGCCCCTTACCTTGTTCACGTAATTCTTTTGTAGTTTTCATAGCATCTGATTTATAGTATTGAGGATGTAATGTTGCTGCATCTACATACATAGATCTTTTAGCTTCTCCAAATAATTCAGCAGTATTTCGATGTAATCTAACACTAAAATTATCCATATTAGATAATGTTTTATATGTAGCATAATCTATATTTTTTGTTATTGTACGTATAGAGCCATCTTTATCAGCATAAGAGATATCCGCTTCTCCTTTTAAAATAGAAAAATCGATATTGTCTGAGTCATTATCGTTTTTCATAATTTCTTGAAGAGTGTTTGAAACAAGTAACGTATCTCCTTGAACATGATCACTAAAAAATAATGCGTTTATATTAGTAGAACCAGCGTATTCTTGCGGTTCACGTTTATTAAGAGACAATGTTCCAGTAGTTTTTAAGTTATTAAATAATTTATTTTTAAAATCATTATGTACTTCTTCTGTTACTCCTAAAGAACTAGTAATATCTTTTAAATATTTTTCGTTAAAAAATCTATCCGCATAAGCTCTACCAGCTAAAGCATATGCAAAATCTATACCTTTTTTACCATTAGAACTGTTTACCTTTAATGCTTGTTCTACTAAATTGATGCCGTCAAAAGATAAATCTTTTAATGCATGCATAGTTTCAATTCCAACAATTTGCATACCTTGAGTATTAAAAATACCAGTATCAGATAAATTTATTTTAGATAAATTAGCTATGATTCCTGTTTGTTTTTTTGTTAATTCTTCAGCTATAGCGGACTTAGTTTCTTTTACGTGTTCTATAAGAGACAAATATCGATTTTCTTGTTCTGCATTATTTATTTTATTATTTAATAAATCATCACGATATGTGGTCATAAAATCTTTTATAGTATTTAATTTTTGTTGAAAAGACTCTCTTATCTTATAGTCTTTATCCATATATTTAGGATTAGCAAATGGAATAGCTATGTAACGTTCAGCTTCATTTTTATAAAGTTGTTTATTTCCTAATTCATCCATATGTAAATCTATAATTAGATTTTTGCCATACATTGAATTTTCTAGATTAGCATCTATATCTGTAGCAGTTGATATATCAGAAATTGATTTAACAATAAAACCATCTTTTTTCATAAAATCTAATGTAAAATTTTTATTGTTATTATTAAATTCCATTGCTTGAGAGAATCTTAATGCAGTATAATTACCTTCAATATATGAAGAACTTACTCCTCTAGCTCCTCTTTTTCTAGCTACATCAATAAAAGCATTTATATATTTTTCATCTATTCCTTGCTCTATTAATTCGTCTCTTGCTTTTTTAGCTGCAATTTTTGCTTGTTTATTTTGATCAGCGTTTTTGTAAAAAGCTACTTTATTTCCTTTATCATCAAATTTTACTAATAGATCGTCTCCATCTTGCATATAGCGTTTATTTTTTAAACTACTAATCAATTCTTTAAATATATAATCATTATTATTTATATTTCCATATAACTTATTATATTTTTTTGTACCTTCGTTTTGACCAAATTCATCTATTAAACGTTTATGCAATATATTTAATGTATTATCATCATATCTTCTTTTAGATAATATTTCTAAATGTCTATCTGTTAAATATGTAGATTTTCCGTAAGCATCGTCTACGGCTTTTACACGTTCTTTGTCATAGTTCGGTAATTGACGTACGGGAATAAAATCTACTTCATTTATATTAGATTTATATTGCTTTTTCTCGTCATCAGATAATTGATTATATTCTTGTTCAGATATCATATTTTTATCGTTATAATAAAATACTCTATCTGTTACAAATTTTCCGTTATTATCAATTAATAATTTATTAATTGCTTTATTTAATTCTTCTACGTTATGATATGAACTATCAGGAACAACTATATTGTTGTTACTGTCTAAATGTATTCCTATAACAGAATTACTTAATTCTTTAACTATTTTTTGTTTATTTTCTATTGAATTATCTTCAGATAATAATTGAGATATAGCATTTCTAGCAAAATCTGTATCTTGATGCTTTAATACTTCAGCATTTGTATGTCCAATAACATTGATCCATTCATTGTTTTTTGTAATACCTGCTTGTTTTAAAACTCTATTTAATTCATTTGAATAGTAATTTTGTTCTTCTAAAATAGCATTATAAAAATCAGTTTTATCATTAAATCCGTTTCGTTTAAGTGAATCAATAATTTCGTTATCGGTTAGTTGTTTTTTGTCTTTATTATATCCACTTAAGATTTTACCAAACATAGAATCAGCTATAGAATCACTAGTAATTATAGAATCTATAATGCTTCTATTAGGTATAAGATGTAAAATATTATCGGCACCATATCTTTTAACTATTTTACCGTTTTTAACCTCTACGCTAGATCCTTTTCCAACTAATTCTTCTATAACATTTTTTATGTTAATATTTAACGAACCAATAGATGGAGCAATTACTTTTGCCATGCCTTTTTCTTTTTCCATTTGGGCTATTTTAATATTGGCGGACATATCTATTGAATCTACGTATAAATATGAATTAAAATTATTATCTTTAAGGATTTGTTGGAATAAATTCCATGCTCTAATAGAAGAAGTGTTTAAGTCTTTTTTATTATTTTGAGACTCTAATAAATAGTTAGTTAATAAATCTTTTTGTTCTTTTGTAATACCTTTATTTAAAAGTGTTTCTATACTTTTCTCGTCTACAAGCATAGAATTTGAAGAGAAAATACCATATTTTAGTATGCCATCTCTTTTTGAAACAACATCATCTTGAGCTTCTTGCCATCCTTTTATATATGCTAATTGTTCTCCTTCTTGAACGAATAGCCCATTAGAATAATTAAAAACAATTTTTCCATCTTTAATAGATAAAGTAGGAGTTATATTATTACGTTCATTTAACCTTTGTAAAAATTCTCCATTTTCCTCTAATAATTTATTAATATTTATTTTTTGAATAGAATCTCTACTAGAAAATGCGTAAGAAGCTAACTGTGGAGTAATAGCAGAAGAACCTTCGTTGGTGGTTATTGTACTAAAGAAATCCATTGTTTGTTCGTCTAAATCACTATGTTCAAGTATTAAACGAAGATCTCCTGTTGTAACATTTAACCTTCTAGCCATTACTGCATCATTAATTTTATAGGTTAAGCCATGTTTATTAGTTTTTTGTAAAGATCTATGCTCTGTTTCAATAGGAGAACCAATTTGAACATCATTTAATTCTCCAGAAGATATTTGTTGTTCAACATAATCAGCATTAAAACTTTTAGCTCTAGCGATCTGATTATTTATTCCACGAGATAAAATACCTTCTCTTTCACCATAATTATAATTTTCATTAAAACTTAATATAGCATTTGCGCTCTTCTTGTTTACTGCAACTAAATTTGATTTTACATACTCGTCTGCTGTATTGGCATGTAAATATGTAGAATTAGTAAGATTATGTGTTTCTATATAATCATCAACTATGCCGTTTTGTATTATATTAGGTAAGTATTCATTTATGGCTATAATATATTTATTATCTAAATTATCGACATCTACTTCTTTATTAAAATATTCTTCTAAAAATTCATGAAAAATATTTTTTAAACTTAAATTATTTATTTTATCTGTTCCAGGGATAGTTTCTAGCTCTTTAAAATCATCTAGAAAGCCTTTTCGATACATATCTGGTAATGTTTGCCATAAACCTTTAACGTCAAACCAAGAAGACATTTTCATGTCTTGCATATCTTCTTTAGAATTTGATGAAGCTTGTCTTAATACTTGATTGAATTTCTTTATAGCTCTTTGGAATTCACTAGCTATTGTTTCTTCAGAATTAGGATCTGTAGCTGCTTCTAGTATTTTACTTTTAGCCCAACCTATAGAATCTTTGGCGTATGCAATTCTAGTATTAGCACTTAATCGTTTAGTAGTTTCATTATAACCTAGTAAATAATATCCATACGGAGATGCGGTTTGAGTGTTTCCAATTTGCATATACATCATTCCGCTATCAGTGATTACATCTTTAAAAATATCATCTATTTTTATCCAATTATCTTTTTCTTTAATGTGAAGAGTTTTATTATTTATATCATATTTAAATTCTCCACCAGCATCGACTACTGCACCTAACAAAAAATTAAATAAATCTTTTGTTTCTTCACGTTTAATATTTCTAATTCTATGTAAAACACTAGCTTGCTCTTTACTAAATTTAGTTCTATTAGCAATCTCTTCAATTTCTTGTTCTGGAGAATCAGCTATTTTTTGAAAAATGATATTATCTACTATATTGTTTACGTGATATTGTAATGGAAAATCTTTATTTGTTTTAAAATTAGGTTTTTCTTTTTCTAACAATAGCGCAGAAGAATATATTTCTTCTTTACTTAATCCAAAATTTTTATATGTAGGATTAATTACATCATAATGTACTGAATCAAAAATTATACCACTTAATGGACTTATTTCTTTTATTTTTTTTAAATTATAAATTGTTTTATCTATAGAAGTTGATAAATTATCTTTTGATGAATCTATACGTAAATAATCATTAAACTTATTGATTCGTATATTTGATTCAGTATTATCAAAATTAGAATCTATTTTTTTATTGTTTTTAAATAAAAAATCTTGAAATCTTTTTAACTCTGCTACTTTGCTTTCTTCTGTAATTTTAGAAATCTTTTTGATTCCTTGTTTACTAAAAAGATTGTTTATTAAATTATATCCAGCATTAGGATTATTTAAATCTACTTTTAAAATATTGTCATCAAAAGTTCGTCCTTTATATCCATTTAAATCTATTTCAAATTGATAATCAGAATAAGGTAAAGCAGTATTAATTTTTCCTATAGCTTCTGGTCCTTTTTCTAGTTCTGCTTTAGACATTAATCCTTTATAAAAATAAGAAAAAGTGCTATCTAGTTCCTGAGTGTTTTTTAAATCTATGTCTTGATTTTCTGTAAAATCTATAGCAGTTTTAATTACGTCCCTATTAGCGTAAAAATAATCTATAGCGTTTATAGACGAATGAATAGTGTTACTATAAACTTTATAAGAATTTTTATCATTTAATGGATGAAAACCTAATATTTTATGAAAAGCACCATATTCTTGTGAAGAAATTACTTCTCCATTATTTCTTTTCAATTCAATATCTTGTGCTTTTTTTATTTCTTTATTTATAAAATCATTTCTTAATTTACGTTTCTCATAATCAGATGTATTTTCATCACTATTTGTTTCTACATATTTATCTATTTCATCAAGCAATTTGATCATTTTTTTGTTCCAACTGTATTGTGTATCACGAATTTTTCTAGCAGCTGATTCGTTCAATACAGCATGTGTACTTTGATCTAAAATTGTTTGAATACCGTCATATGTTTTTGGAATACTATCTTCTATAATAGATCCGTTTTGTACTGTAATACGTTTTAAATCTTTATAATTTTCATCTGGAATATTTTCAGTACTCCATTCATTATTAGTATCTTTTTCTGCTACTAATCGTAATTCACTGATATATTTCTCAATATTGTTTTTAGTGCCTAACAATGTTATAGGTGTATTTGATTTAATATCAGTAGTTTCAGTATCATTTATTACTGGCAAAAAAGAAACTGAATATAATTCATTATCGTATAAACTAGGATTAACTTTACGTATATCATCTTTTATTACATCATCTATATTTATTTTATGTATACTTTTGATAGTATACGCTATATCTTTTTGTAATGCAGATTGTCCAAATAATTCATCTTTAACATCATTATTAGTTATTAAAAATTTATCATTTGTATGATAGTTGTTATTGATAAAATCCTTAGTAAAAGCAATAAGATTATGAGCCGCAGGAAGCATTCCTTTAGGAGCTAAAAACAATTGTTTAGATCCATCTTTTATTTGTATACGTTTTGTGTTTGTGCCTTTAGGAAAAATACTATTTTTATCATTCCCGGAAGTATCATATCTTCCTGATTCAAGAATAAGTTTTGCATTAGCTTCAACGTCTACAGAAGATAAATGTGCTCCATTTTCTTCATAGAAATCAGGAAAAAATGCTCTTACTAAAGCTTCTTGAGTACGAGTAGTTAAATCATTTTCTTTAGCAGCCTTTATATGACTTTCTGATATCGGAATATCATTGCCATATAATCGTTCTGCTACTAAAGTATCTGCTATGTATTTAGGTTTAAAACCATTTTGATATTTTTTTGCAACATAAGCTTTTGCACCATCAGAATGCATTTTAGAATATAATGTTTCTGAAATCATAGGTATATCAAAATTTTGAATATTATGTCCAGCAATAGTTATATCTTTATCAATCACTGTATCTAATGCTTCAAATAATGACTTTTCCCAAGAATACATTTTAATATCATTATATTTTACTAATTTAGATTTTTGTTGTTTTTCTCCAATATACTTTAGAATATCAGCACCTTTTTGTGCTAAATCAATATCTATACCAGGAACTTCTTTGCTTGTAGGAAATTTAGTAAATTTTGCTATTCCTTTGTCTATATTGCTAAAATCTATTTCAGAAGCTCCAATAAGTTTTAAGCGCTCAAAAGCAACTTTTTCATAATTAGTAACTTCTCCAGATGTTTTTCTAAATTTATTTATTATGTCTAAATAATCATCATATTGCTCAGATGTTGCACCTATTATAGCAGAATAAGTTTTCATTACTTTTTTAGTTTTAGCATCAAAAAGACTAAAAGTAAAATCGGTAATTTGACTTAATTTTATCTTATTATTTATATCTGTACCACTAATAGTCTCTAAGTCAAAAACCATTAACTTATTTTTTTTATTTATATTATTAAAAGAATCAATTAATTTTTTTGAAGGAATAGCACTTTTATTTTCTTCAAAAGAATAACTTAAATCGGAATCATAATTTAAATTTTTAATGTTGTTATTTTTAGATTGTCCAGTTTCTATAGCATTAAATATATCATAACCGTGTTTTTTGTAAAAATTACTTATATTGTTATGCTCAATAATATTTTTAGAATTATTATTTATGTTAAAATTTTTTTGTGAAACTATAGTAACTCCATTTGTATTAAATAAATTAATAGCATTATTGATTCTATTAATAGCTATAGATGGTATAGCAGAAATATTTTTTTCTTTATAATCATTAATTGTATTAGAAAATTGTTCTTTCCATTTAGTATAATTTGAATAATATAATAATCTATTTTCTTTTGTTTGTTTTTCTAGAATACTTTTTTCTATTGTTGTATTTAAGAATTGATCATATCTTTTTTTTACTTCTTGTATATGTAAATCTTGTTCAAATATGTTATCCATATATTTCCTCCATAATTATATATTCTATAAAAACATTACTGTTATTTTAGTTTTAATAAGATATATTTAATTAAATAAAGAGAGAATAGTTTTAGCTATTCTCTCTTTATTTAGAATGAATTGTTAATCATATTACTTATTTCATTTAATCCTGTAAAGGTAGCTATGTTAGCTATAATTTGAGTAGCTGTTCCATTAGCAGATGTTGATATGCTAACGTCAACATTTTTTAATCCTTGTCCTTCTAATATTTTTTTTATGTTGTTATTTAAATTAGATATATTACTATCATACATATTAATTGGAGTAGCATTTATAACATTTGGATCTCGTAATTGAGATTCGTAAAAACCAAAATCAGATAAATTCATTGCTTCATTATCTATTGTTTTAACTTTAATATCTTTTAAATCTATATCTGGACGCCATCCTACCCATGCTTCAGAAGGTAAGAAATGATTATTAAAAAAGTTTTTATTTTCATCTTCTATATCTTCATCATCGATATCTTTAATTTTTCCCCATGATATAAGTAATGCTTTTTTTAATTGTGGAGAAACTATCTTTAAAATATCGTTTCGTTTTTCTGGATTACGTTCTTTTACAAATTCTATAAAATATTCTCTATCATTAGTTGGTAATGCTGTTAATATTTGAGACCAACTAGCACCAGGTTTTAATGCTGTAACGGTATTTTCTGCTGCTTTTTTATAGATTAATGCAGTATGAGTCCACTCTCCACCTTTAACTATCGTTTCTTGTGGTTCTAATGCATTAATTTTAGAATTTACTAGTTTTAATAGATTATTTTTTTCAGAAGAATTTTTAGTATCATTTAAAGCTTCTTTTATCTTTTCTAATTTATCTGATAAAGAACGTCTAGTTTCTTCTTGTTTTTCTAAATCCTTTTGGAATTTTTCTATATCAATATCTTCTTCTTCTTTAGCTTTTTCTGCCGCTATATGATATAATCCCATATATTTAAGATAAGTTAATCTATCAAAATATTCTTCTGTGTTCCATTTTTTTATTGTTCTATCTGGAATCCAATTAGTGTCTCCTAATATGGCCCTGTATACTAATCCACTTAAACCACCAATAACAGCCCCAATCTTAGTATCTTTTTCTAAAAATTTTGCTATATTATAACCTAAACCTATGCCAGAAAATATTTCAGAAGTATATCCATTGCTACCATGAGCAAAACGTAAAATATTTAATATATCAGAGCTTAAAGACGCACCTTTCATTATCATTTTTCCATTTTTAGGATACAACAACGAGCTTAGAGCAGCTCCTATAAAAGCGCCTCTATCTCCAAATAAAAACATTGCATCTGATAACTTTTTAGGCATGTTTTTTGTATTTTTTAATCGATTATAAACAAACTTAGGCATTATAGAAGGTTCGTGAATTGCTCTTTCTATTGCTGGAAGCAGGAAAGTATTTATAGGATGTGACCATGATTGATATGGTGTTCCATAAACTTGTTCAGCTGAATAAGACTCTAATGGACTTCTTACTCTTAAAAACTGATCACTAAGCCAAGGAATATCTGCATGTGCTACAATTTCTGATCCATATGCTAATATTTTTTGTAACGGAGAATAGTTTAATAAAGTTGCTGGAGCAGAAGTATCTCCTTTTTTCTTTACAGCATCATTATTTTCTAACATTAAATTAGCTACATTTTGTCCATTAGCATCTATTACAGCAGCATTAATAGTAGAATCTTTATCTTTATTAGTTCCTGCTATAGTGTCTTGGTCAGTAGCTACTGTTATTATATCACCAACATGTATATATTTATTTAATACATCTTGTGCCGTTTCTTGATCGTTTCCTTTAACACGTACTCCTGCTAACTTATATATGGTATCTCCAGATCTAAATTTACCGTATCCCAATACTTCAGATACTACTACATTTTCATAGTTTAAATTTTTACCAACTACTTTATAGTCATAAAAATCATGTTTTTTACCTTGTTGGTTAACTCTATTTAATATTTCATCCATTTCTTCTATTAATGATGGATCTTTAATAGTTTTTGTAGCAATGTTTTTCCAAAGCTTAAATTCAGGAGTAAACGGAGCGATATCTGCAAGTATTTTAAATCTGTCAAATGCACCATAATCACCATATAAATCTGGATGTAGTTCATTTAAACTTTCATATCCTGCTCCTGGTAATCTCATTTCACCTTTAGGAATTAATGTAAACGGATCTCCAAATTTAAATCTTTCTGGAAGCCAATCAGGCATTTCGTTCATTAATGGATTTACTCGTGTACCTCTTTTAAAATCTGGGATTACACGACGTATAATTTCCATTACATCTCCGCCGGCTCCACCTAAGTTCATATCCCAAAACGTTCTAGAAAAGCTATTGATATCTGAAGATGTAGCAATGGTTTTATCGGTATTATCCCCTAATCCAGTCGTTAGATTTGCAATATAACCATACATACCAGCAAGTAATCTAAAAGATGTTGCGCTATCTTTTACAAAATCTGAACCTTTTTTAGCGTTTATAAGCTCAGCGATTTCATACGAATTATTTAATATATCCATATTTTGACTAGGAGTATAAAATTTTAATTTATCTTCCGATATATTTTCATTATCGTCATTATTATCTATATTTTGATTATTAGATAATCCTATACTTCTAGTATTTTCATTTATTTCTTTTATTGTATCTAATGGATTGATTTTTTCAATAGCATTAATTAATGTAGATTTTAAACCACTATTATCTCCATTGATTACTTTATCTAATCGTAATGAATCTTTTAAAGAGAAATCATAATCATCTTTATTGATATCTTGCTTATCAAAATTTAAAACATTTAAATTACCATTACTATCAGTTACTATTGAATTATTTTGATAATAATTATTATTTTGACCTAATAATTCATTATGCGTATATGCACTAAACGAAATTTTATCTGCTTGTGAATCTAAGTCATTAAATGTTATTGGTTTTAAATTTACGGTATTGTAATATCCATTAGATAAATAAACATTATTACTATTAACAATTTGTGGTATGCTATCAGAATTATTATTAACTGTAGTTGTGTTATCTGTTATAGTAACATGATTATTTCCATCATTGTGTATATTGATAGAATAAATAGATGAATTATCATTTATAGAATTATAATTAACAGATTGTACTGGTTCAATTGAACTTCCTTTTAAACTAAAAGTATTTTGTTCGCTTAAATCTTGAGCTTTATTTTTTATATAATCATTGATTTGATGCAACATAGCATATAAATCAATTCCATTGTTTAATCTATATGGATGTAATTCTATTTTTGGTTTAATAAATTCACCTATTGTAGAATTTAAAATTGCTCCCCAAGGAGTTCCTTCTGCAAACATATTTCCAGATACAGCATATGGTCTATCATCTTCATGTTTGTCTTCAAGCCAATATGGATCTAATATAGCAAATATTGGAGATAATGGATTACTAGGTGTTGGTAATAATGAGTGAGACCATTTATCAAAATATCCATCATATAAAGATTTATCTTTATAATCAGAATTTATTCTTCTTGCAAATGATGGTTGCCAATAAGATATTTCACTACCCCTAGCTTCATTTACTCCACCAAAAGTCCACCATGCACCTTTTCTCACTGGTTCATAACCAGACTCATACCATTCTTTACGTTCGTCATAACTCATGAATTCGTTATGATCTCCCCAATATTGCATGATAGGATTAATTTGTTTTTCTTTTTTTAACCAATCAGTTAATCCAATAGTATCAAATAGTTTTCTAGTCGTTAAATCTACATTAGCAACACTATTAGCTAATGCACCAGACATAGAAGTTCCGGTTAGTTCTTGAGAAGTATCATCTGCCCATTCTAAATATGTTCCAGCTATAGCTGCTGGCAATATTCTTTTAAAAGCAAAATTAGCTATTAATTCATGTGTACTTCCAGTACTATCTTTCGAAAAACCTAAACCTATTTTATTTAAATCATCGCTAAGACGAGATACAAAGAAATAAGGAACTAATGATAAAGTTGTTATATTCTCTGGATCATCTCTTCCAGCTATAAATTGAGTAAATGATTTTGCAGTATTACTCTTTAATTTTGTTAAATTATTTAAGTTACTTATAATATCAATAGGAGTAACAGTATTTCCAACATGTATCCATTCTGGTAATTCTTGAGGATTCTCAATGTCCTCCAATCCTTGCCCGGGAATAGATTCTAAATTATTAACTCTTTTTTTTACTATATTATATAAATTTTCTCTAACTATTCTATCTGTTTCATCATCAGAAGAATTTAAAATTGAATTTACACGTGTTATTTCCTTCCATAAAGAATCACTTGTTCTATCATGATTAGATATATTTATACCTGTTTTATTTTCAAAGATAGTATGACTTGCTAATTGCATAGCATACTCTTTTTCTTGATTATCTGAAATACCTTCAATCATATTAAAGATAGATTTATAATCATATTGTTGTTCAGAATTCTTAACAGTGTTTTTTGCTTCTTGTAAAAACGCTTCTTTTGTTATTTCAACTTTTAATTGATTTACAATAGAAGCAGTTTCATTATTAGGTTCTGTGTTAAATATATCAAATATGCTTGTAGATAAATTACTACCTTCTCTATCTGTCTTTAATTTAATAGATTGTTGTGCGCTATATTTATCGTTATATATTCTATTTATAATATCTTCAAGATTTTTATTTAATATATCATTTTTACGTTCTGCATTATATGTTAATAAATTATCTATAATCTCATCATCGTTACTATTTAAAATTATTTGTAAATAATCTTTAGCTTCAGTGCTTTGTACGTTTAATTCGTTAATAGATTTACGATTAATATCATAAATATTTTCCTTAAAAAATGAATTAAGTGAATTATAATTATTTGTATATTGTATAGCATAGTTGTAGCTAAAAGGATCTATGTTTCTTTTGTTGTATTGTTCAGTTAATTCTTCTTTTTGCGAGTTGGTAGGATTAAAAAATTTATTAAATTTATTATATCGCCATTCTGGATTGTCGAATTTAGTAAAAATACTTTTAAAACGTTCAATTATGTTTCCGCTATATTCTTCTCTATCTTGAAATAGGTCTAATTTATTAAAAATAGAATTTGAACTTTCTTTGTATCTAGTTTGTCCCATCATTTGGCGGATTAATTTTTGTTCTGTACCATATATACCAGATATTAAATGTAAATCATCTTTTAATTTAACTTCTTCTAATGAGCCATTGTCTAAAACTTTATAAAGATCTTTACCTAATTGATAATAAGATGAATCTAGATATTTATTATTAGTTAAATTATTTTTATTTGTTAAACTAGCTAATACTGGATCAAAAGTTCCTTCTTCGTAAAACATGAAAAATGGAGCTTTATTTCTTTGTTCAAAACTTCTTAATCTCAATATTTTACCAGGTAACGTATTAGCACCAATATTTAATAAATCATTTTGTATATTACGAATAATTCCAATAGAATATAGTTCATTTTTACTATTGACTCTTAATCCTTTTTTATCTGGCGTAATATTTAAAAAACGTTTTTCTGCTTCTTCACCATGTTGTTCACGAATATTTTTTCTTAATTGTTCTACATTATCTATGATATCATCTAAAAATGTTTGATTATTGTCTTTATGATAAATATTTGTTTTTCGTAATTTAGATTTATTTTTTAATATGTCTTCTATAGTAGCAGCTCTATCATCTAATAATGTTTCAACAAATGTATTTTTCTTATGTCCAAATTCTTTTTCAAGTTTATCTATATCAAAAGCTTTATTATATAGCTCATCGAATTGATTATTAACTTGTTTTATTACTTCACTTTTTTTATTATCGAAATCATTATATTGTTTTTGTAAAAATGAATCTATATCGATAAGAGCTTGTTTATTCTCTTCTTTAAATTTATATTTTTGACGTATCCTAGACATTTTTTCAAAATTTCCTAGAGAATATGACATATCTCTTATATAATTGTAAAATCTATTTCTAGAATTTTCATCTATATTTTCAGAAATACTATTGTCAAACATTTGTTTAGTAGGATTAATATAATATTTTTTTATAAATTGTTTATTTGCTACAGATAATTGTTTGTTTTTTATATTACTCAATGAATTTATATATCCAAAAAAGTTACTATTAGAATTAACATCTAATATTATAGGATTTTGCTCGAATTCATCTTTACGTTTAAGACGAGAAGCTCTTATATCGTTATAAAAATTTTTTACATTTGATAATGTAACGTCTCCAGATAATCTAGCGTCATATGCTCTTTGAATATCTTTTGTTAACATATATCCTTTATTCAATTTATTACTTAAAGATTTAATTCTACCAGTCTTATAAAAAAAAGCTGTCGTAGCAGCTAATGCTACGGCAGCTTTTACGATTCCTCTGGTAGAAAAGCTATCATCGTTTTTGTTTTGTGTTTTTTCTATCTTTTCGTTATCCAAAAGAAACGTCCTTTCTTTTCTTATTAATAAAAACCAGGTCGTAATGCAGGTGGAGTATCTAAGTCTATTTCTTGTTGTTGTAGACCTTTTATTCCACGCAATCCATCATCATTTTCCCAATTTATATCAGGATATTTAGCTTTTAATTCTCTTAATAAATCAGGAGTTAATTTGTTTTTTCGTGAACCGCCCCTAATAGTTGCGTCACTGTCATTTTTTTTACTTGGTGTATTTGTTTGTTTTTTTGTTTTACTTTCTTTCTGTTGTGTTTTATTGTATTGTATTTCTTCATTTTCATAATTATCTTGTCGTACTCCAGCATCCTTAAGAGGAATTCCTCTTAAATTATGTAATGTCCATTCAGCTCTACTTAAATATTTCATTGTTTTTTCAACGTCCCATTGTTCAACAATTTCTATATCTAAATTAAAAGCTTCTGCAATAATTGCAGTAATTTGATTATCTAGGTCATACATTTCACTGCGATAATAATCTAAAACACTAGTTTGTGATTCTATCGTATCTAAATAAGAATTCTTTAAAATATTTTTTAATAATTCTGTAGGTACACCAGCATCACAATTATCCCAATCAAAATATTTAGGATATAATAAACATTTGTCACAAATGATATCTTCTTTTTCAAAATTATTAAAACGTTTATCGTTTATTATGTCTTTATATTCTTTTCTTCCTAAAGCTCTATATATAAAGTCATATTCTCCTAAACGATATATAAAAACGTTTCTCCATTTTGTTTTAAATTCAAAATATAAATCTGTTATATCAACTTTATTCTCATCGTTAACAGTATCAATTTTCATTTAATATCTCTCACTTACATTTCAGTTGTTGCTGTAATCTCGAAACCGGATTTTAACATTATTTCATCAGAAATATATGTAGATAATGCACCATTTTCCTCTATAATTTCGTCCATATTTGATGGATATAAACAACACATTTTTACGATAGCATCTTGACGTAAATAAGGAGACTTATTAGAATCATCATCTTTAAAACTTGAATTAGTCATTATATCTATATACTCTGATCTTTTTAATTTTCTCCATATAATTACTTCTTCACCAACAATAGATTTGTATATTTTTTTATATTGTTTTTTCCAATCATTTATTTGAGATTCTGTTAAAGTATTAGTTGTGTCAATTTTCATTTTTAGGTCCCTCCAAAAGTTTTTCTATTTAGTTTATTACGCATTATTTCTTTTTATTTAACATAATAATAAATTAACCAATAGTAGTTATGTCTCTAGCTATAAAGCTATATTGTTCTTGTATTATAGGAGGAGTGCCGGCACAATATCCAGACAAAACATTATGACATGATTGTATAGCTACGCCTTCTATGATTATATGAACAGGATCGTTTATACCAGTTTTCTCTCCAAAAATAATATCTATATCAAAAGTTTTGTTCCAAAGAGGTCCTTTATCTGGATATTCTCTTTTTCCAAATAATGATGTATTAATAGCGCCAACTACTTCTTTTCCTTTTATAGATGGTGCATGCGTTAAATATGAGTTTAAATCTGTTATTAAAGAACCATCTATTTTATTTAATAGATCAAATAAATAGTTTGGAGATGTAAAATTAATATTAAAAGTACCTTGTATTAACCTATTACCTCTAGCGACTTCGTCATAAATATACGAATTATATCCAAATAGTGGCATAACATTTTGCGTTATAGCCCAATTTATATCAGAAACATCTTCTACAAAATAATTTTGAAAGTATATTTCTGCATCTATAACAGAATAATATCTTTTTAATTCTGCTGAAGTAATTTGTATATCTCCATTTTTAGCCTTTTCTTTTTGAAATGTAGTTATATATGGAGTATGGATAGGTCGCTTATCTAAATCTTTTACTGCTTTAGCCATTTATATAGACTCCATTCTTAAATTATAGTTAAAAATACATTGTTCACCATTTATGTTGTTTATATATGTAATTCCAGAAAGTTTATATGTATCATTATCTATTGCATAAAAAATATATTGACCTTTGGCTTTTATAGAATAATCAATAGATGCATTACAAGATGACATGTATTTCGTTTCAATAGAATTAGAAGATTTTTTTAAAGTAGATATCACTAATGTATATCCAGAATTATTCTTTTTTGAAGGAGGAAATACTAATGTATCTGTAGACCTATAATATATAATTGGTTCATTATAAAAACTATTATCATATATAGAATTATTAATAAAATCTTCTAATATAAGTTCTATCATTTCATTTTTATTAATTTCTGGAGTTCCATGTAATAATATAAATTCTATCAGAGATTTCCATAAGTAATTATGATTTGTGGCATTAGAAAGAATTAGCTCTATAGAAGAATTTATAAAATTTTTATAAATAATATTTTTGTTTTGAACAAAAGAAAGTAATCTTTTAAAGTACATATTAGATTTTATTTTTAAAACTTTATTATAATAATTGTTGTAATCATTACCAAAACTAAATCTTGTTAATTCACTAATGATATTGCCGTTATAATCTTCAATAAAAAACAACATTTCTCCATTTAAGAAATATTTATTACAATTAAAAGTAATAGTTTTATTATTTATATCTACGTAATTATCTAGATAGTCTATAAAAAGAGTATCTTGTTCCTTTATTCCAATATAAAAAGTATGTCCAATTGTTTTTAATAAATCATAATCTTCTATAGATATCATGATATTATTATTACCAATATCATTTATTTCTGGTCTAATAACTAGTGGATATGTTGGATTTTTAGACATTTCTTCTATAAAGTACTGCTTTTCTTGTTCTGTTAATATAATATCTTCAAAATATGTAATGTTGTACTGTTCATTAAGTAAAGAAATATATTCATTATTATTAATTTTATTTTTCCATATTTTAGCTTTAATACTGTCATTAAATTGTACAAAAGTTAATTTATTAATTAAATTATTATTTTCATAAACATAAATATAATAATATCCTGCTTTATTTATTGACAAATCAATATAATAATGTCCTTCTGTGTAAATTGTTTTAATAAAATTACCAAAATAATCTTTTATAACTATTTTAGAAATTAATCCATTAGTATTTAACGCTCCAGAACCATGATAATCAATAGAAAAATTTTCACTTATATTTTTATTCCAAAAGATATTTTTATTATTATCGTATTTTTGTACCGTCATTAATATATTATAGATTGTATCTATTTCATTAGGTTGTATATCTTTTATTTCTATAAAATATTTATATATTAAATAAGAAATTTGTTGTTTAGGATCTATACTTAATTCTTTATACAAAAAAGTTCTTATATCTTCTAATATATCATAACTTTTTATAAAAGAAATATTGTTTAATATTTTATCTACAGTATCATTAATATTTTCAAATAAAAAATAAATTTGATATTCATCTTCATTAAATGAATCAAGATCTTTAGCTGTAGAAAATAAATAATAATTTTCTTGGTCTAAATTGGATATAGTAACCATTGGAGATTCTATAGGAATAAAAGTATATCTATCATTATCCTTTATACGATATCTTAAAATAGAATGACCTTGCATATATGAATTTATGTATAAACTTAAAGAATTTGTATTCTGTTCTAAAAAACATATATTAGCATTAAAATTATTCAATTTGTCGTATCTCCTTCTTTTTTAGTATTATTATTTATAATATTTTTAATTAAGCGATAATCTGAATTAATTTTATCTAATTGAGTTTGTTTTTCTGCCTCGGTAATTTTTTTATCTGAATATAATTTATTAACTTTATCAATATAATTTGCTCTATCTAAAAATAATTTTGTTAATAATTCATTCGCTTTAGCTTCTGGAATTTTTGAAGTAAATTGTATGTATTCAGTTACTGTATTTCTTATATCATAAAAATAAGGTTTTTTATTATTATCATTATCTGCGTCATCAGTAGAAGTATTATTCTCGGTTGTTGAAGAACTTGAAGAATCATTTGTATTTGGTACATCTGGTAAATCACTATTACTGTGATTTGGTTTGCCAGATGTACTAGATGCTATATTCGATAAATAATCTATATCTGTAGCAAAAAATTGAAAAGTATTTTCTGTATATAAATCATTAATAGACATTACCTGTCCTTCATTAATAAAAGTTACTCCATACAATGCTAAACGTGCTTTATTACCATATTCATTGGCAAAACTAATAGTAATATTAATGGGAGGTAATTCGTCTACTAAGAAATGTGCATTTATTTTATATGCATCTAAATATTCTTCCATCATATCTTGTGCCCAATGTTTATTAAAAACTGTAAAAATTAATGTTCCTGCAATAGTTCTTGGTCCGAATACATATCCTTTAGCATTCATATCACCTATACATCTTACAGGAGTTTTTTCCTGATGCACGCTATATGTAACTGTTTGTAATGAACCAACTACTTTACTTATTGTTTTTCCAGTTATTGGTATTTCAAATACGCATACCATATCATGTCCAGAAAAACTTATATATTTATTTGAATAAGCAGAAGCAACACTTCTGTTAATACTAGTTTTTTGTTCTGCCATGTTTTCCTCCTATAAAAATAAAAAGTTGAAGGTTTTAATTCCCTCAACTTTTTATTACTGCTTTATTTATTTTTATTAAACTATTGAACCATTAGAATAGCTAGTTCCAGCACTAGTTACATTACTATTTTTAGTATTAGTGCTTGATGTAGAATTAGATGTTGATGTAGATACAGCATCAGCTCCAATAGATTGTGGAGTACCTGAAACATCTACTGGTGCAAGATATTTAACTCTACGAGCAACAAATGTACAAGCTTTTTCACTTGTTACGTTATCGATACTAAAACCAGAACCTTCATTTAAGATTTCAACACCATATAGGACAAGAGAAGCTTTCTGTCCATATTCATTAGCAAAACTGATAGTAATATCAAATGGAGGAATTTCATCATCATAGACAGGCCTAGAAGCCGGAGCTATGTTATTTGTAATTGTTTCAGAATTAGTAGATGCAGGTGTATTTCCATCTACTGCCATTTTAGTCATTTGTTCATCCCATTCATCTATTGAGATGGCTTGTTGAGAAATGTCTCCACCTATTCTATGAAAGCTTTCTTCTTCTAATACTTCGTCTGCTAATGCATCAATTAAAGCATCTTTATCGAAAATTGTAAATACAAGAGTACCAGCAATTCCACGTTTGCCTCGACTAAAAGAACGTGGTTCTGCTGAACCCATTGTATAAACAGGGGCTTTTTCCTTTATATTTAATATGAGTCGTTAATTCATATTCGATTTAATCAAAATCGCTCAATTTTTCAATTGAGAGTAGACTATTTCTTCACCTTCGCCTATGTAATTTAACATATCGTTAAGGGCAACCCATTTCAAGAGCACTTGCTCTCTAATGCTATTTCAAGCAATAGTCGTTTGACCTTCTTATTTCTAAGCTTGGCGACCAAACATCCATTATTTTAGTTTTTAGTCTCTCGACATGAACCATCTCTACTGTTGTTTCTGAATTTCTTCACATTCATAAAAGTTTCTATCTATCTTTTATTGTAGTCGTAGAGCTTTAGGAATTACTGGTTTTAAGGTTGTGTCCTACTTATATTTCTATAAGTACGGAGAATTAAGAGTTTAAAATATTTTTATATTTATTGTATTTACGGTCTAAATAAATATTTGCATCGTCATATAACCATGATAAAACTTTTAAAGCTTTTTCTCCAGAAACTTTGAATCTAAAACTTTTTCCTGTTCCTTTAATTATTTTAATACGAGAACAATCTATTGGAAAATAATTTTTTACTACTTCACATAAATCATAAGTTCCGCATAAACCTAAGCTGATTCGCTTAGTTTTATTTTCTTGAGAAATATATCCATCTCCATCAACTAATCCTCTAATACAATGTTTTATAAGATTACTTGGTACTTTAGGAAACATTGCTGTGTATGATTTATTTTTTAAAGGTATACCTTTTTTAACTAAATCTTCTATAATTTTTTTGTTTTTTATTTGTAATTTTATAGAATTTGAAGATGTTCGTTTTATAAGATTACCTTCGTATGATAAAATTCTTTTTATTTTATACAAAATATCTTTATCTCTATAATGTACCTCTATTTGTAAAAAATTGTTTGTTCCTAAATGGATATGTCCATCGGCTAATATAAAACCAACAATATAAGCATTTTCTTCGTTCCATTGATTAGAGAAAAAATTATAATCTACAGAAATAACATCTTTAACTTTTCTATTAATAAGTAACGTTTTATGTCCTCTTTGCACTATAGAGCACCATGAACGATTAGGAAATAGCTTTTGTATATAATTTTTAGGAGCATATTCAAAATGCTTACGTAGTAACAAATCTTCTTCTTTTGTCCATAAAATACCTCTAGATTTTTTACTATTTAATCCCATTTTATGAATTTTATCAATGATTTTATTTTTTGGTACATTAAAATAATTTACAAAATCAGATATTGACATAATATCAATATGATTTTTTATAAATAACATTTCTTCTTTAGACCAATATTTTCTTGACATTATAATCACCTAATTAATATTATATATTTAATAAGGCAATTTGTCATCATATTTAGATGAAATAAACTCTTTTAACTTTCTCTTTGTACATGATATGTAATAGCTTGAAGTGCACCTATAACAACGTTACCAAATGTTGCAACTATATCACAACCAGAAAATGTTGTATATGTACGTGCATAATCTGAAGCAACAGATTTTGCCAAATTTACCACTCCTTATGTATTTTTATTTTTTATTTAGATTTAATTTTTATAGTATTATTAACTGTACGAATTTCGTAGATAGGTACTATTGAGTAATTAATATCTATATTACCAAATTGCATTTTTGTTGGATCAACGCTCATTGTAAAGCTATATGATTCAATTAATGTACCTTGCAATTTATCTAACTTAGAAGTAATTGCAGTATGTAAGCTATTGCGATTAGCAGAATGATTTTGTTTACCAATATAAGGTTCAGCTGCTTGTCTAATAGCTTCTTCCACAGCACCCATAATTCTGCTAACAGAAAGTCTTCTGAATACAGAATCTGTTGGAGCCATAGTAATACCATCTGTAACTACAATACCTTTTGTAAAGCTACGTTTAAATGTAACAATACCTTTAACAGTTAATGCTTCTAATTGGCTCTGAGTAAGGACAGGAGAAATTTCAGATATAGCAATTGGTTGATTTGTAGAGCTCTGATCTAATGGTAATGTTGATATCATTCCAGCATAAGAAGCAGCACAATTAGAAGTAAAATTATAATCATTATCTGTTCCAATAACTACATTAGTTTGTCCAAATACAACAGTTAAATTTCTACCTATAGGATATGCTAAATTATTTCTATCTAACATATTTCTTCCTAAGCCATTTTTAGCATATAAATCATAGTCTAGTTCTAATAATTTATTTACTTTATTACTAATATCTTTTAAATTTAAATTAGTAATACGTTCACAGCCGATAATGCCATGAGTATAAGCAGTTTTTAATTCAGTATATGTACAATGTTGATTAAATTGTCTAGCAAAATTATCTGTTGTACGATATGGAATATACATATTATAGTCATAAGATATTTTACGATCTTCTGGCATAGTATATTTCTGTCCTTCATTAGAAACTTCATTTTTTAATATATCTAAAATAAAGTCATTTACAAATTCAGAACCTGCACTAGTGATTTCAGCTTCAAATAATTTATTTAATATTTCGTTTTGATTAATGATTTCTATCAATTCATTTAAAGTTATATCGTTAAATAGTGTTGATTTAATAACAACTTTATTAGTATTGAAATTTAAATTTTCAGCATATACAATTACAGATTCATCTTCACTTAACATAGATTTTAAATCGCCAAGTGGTTCTAAAATAGCACCTTCAGAATTTGCTTCAGATAGAATTTTATATACGAAAACATGATTTCCCATATCTCCTAAAATATATTCTTTTTTATTAGCAATAGAAGATATATTTTCTACTTTAGCAAAAGATACATATTCACCATGTTCTGAATCTGAGCATTTTACGCCAATATATAAATTTCCATCAACAATATAACATTTATCTTCGAAAGATACTCCATTTAAAATTGTATAAGTAGAATCATTGTTCATTCTTATTAAAGTACTTTCATTTGCAGCTGTTTTATCTACTAACATTAATAAAGTACCATTATTTAATGTAGCAGTTTCAATTTCGCTAATATCATCTATAGATCCAATTACTGGATAAACTTCTTCTGAATAAATATCAGAAACATTATCAACTGTTGCACTATCAACTGCTACAAATTGTATTGTATATGTTTTTGCTTCTGTCTTATCATCAGAATCTACTTTAGATGTTATTTTGATATAATCATTTAATACGGTCATATCTTGAGGAATTGCTTTTTTAAAGTCAATAGCTCTAGGTAATTTACTGTCAATTTTTTCATCTGCTGATGCACAAGATAAAACTCTATATTTCATATTTGCATCTTGTAGCATAGAATAAACACCGTCTGTAATAGAAACAATTCTATTAGGATCATCCATAGCAGTTTCTCTTATTCTAGGTGTAAGTTCTTTACCTGTAGAATCTATTCGTTTTTCTGCTTTAGCAGTAATAGCAAAACCAGATCCTAAAGCTTTATATAAATCAAATCCAGATATATCTGCACCTTCATAATCAATATCATTTAGAGCAAAAGCTCTATCTGGAATTTCTGTATTATCTAAGAAATCCCAATCATCAACCATAGTGATATCTACATCATATAAAATATCACGTAAATCAGACATATTTTTTGCATAGATAGGTAATGGCTGATTTACATCTGTATTAATAACTAATGTGCGATAATAAGGATCTTCAAATTTAGTGAAAGGTTTTGTTGTACCAGACTCAGTAGATGATATAGTAAATTTCTTTTCTGTAATGTTCTGACATAAAGAATGATCTCTACCAATAAAATAAACTCCTGGATAGATAACACCTAAAGGAAGTTTGCGTACTCCGCTAGAATTAGTTACGTCATTACCTTCTTCGTCTACAATAGACAATTTAAGAACATTATTATTAGCATGATAATTGAACATTTTAATTACATCTATTAAATTAGAATCTCTATTGTATCCATAGTCTTGATTTAATTTAATTTCTGTAGCTAATACAGCACTAGCGCTAGTTACATAGCCTTGTTTTTTTTCGGCAATAGTTGCTTGAGAAGCTGGTTTATAAAATCTTAAAGATTCCATACCAATTGTATTATCATATTTAAAATAACATTGTTTGCCTATATTCGTAGGGAACATACTAGATACACGGAGTTTATAATTAGAATCTATACAAAGATCAAAGTCTTTGTATAATTCTTTACCGCCTACACGTACAGCATAAATTGTTCGACAACCACGTTCCCATGCATCTTGAATATTTGCTACTAATGTAGCTTCTTGGTCTTTTTCTGCATCATATACTTTTCCGAATATATAAGCAGCATGTTCTGGAGTAAAGATCTGTGTAAGCTGATTTGTAGGTCCTTGAAATGCTGTTCCAATTATACAAACGGAATCGGTGCTTCCAAATTGACTAGAATCAAATCCACCAGTATAATCACTTTCTATTTGTGTAATTACACCTGGAAGTGTTTTTTCATTATCAAAAATTCCCAAAATAGTTCCTCCTTATATTTTTTTGTTAACTAGTGTGAATATTTTGAATTTCAGACTTGAATTGAACAAATAATTTTTCTGTAATTATTTCATATACTAAGCTTCTTACAGATAAAGATTGTCTATAATATGCTAAGTTCTGATCTGTGTATTGATTTTTAAACAATATTTCTGATATGCCATTTTTTTTGAAATAACCAGTATATTTGAAAAGTAAGTCTTCTAAATTATTAATTACTGCATTTGCTGTCTTATAATCACAAGCTAAAATATTAAATTGTATTATTGTACTATATTTTTGTCCAAAAATATAGCCAGCTCTTTTATTATTTATATCATCAGTTATCTCTAGTATGTCTTCTCTATGTCTAGGTTTTAATTCGTTTAAAGGAGTTCTACTTATTAAATCGAAAAATATATATGAATTATCAATAGTTTCTTTTTGATCTATACGAATACGAGCTCCTTCATCAGGAAGAAATATTGCTTTTAGTTTCTTCATGGATTCACTTTTATTTATGAGCATACATAACATATTGATAAAATCAGATAAAGTGGCTGTTTTGTCTGATTTTAATGTAGTACTTTGATGAAACTCTTGTGAGTTATTTGTTACTATATGATTATTTTCTTCTTTACTTTTTAACATTAATTCAAATTCTGTAATTTGATCTTGTTTATTAATATTTTTATCCAACTTCTACTCCTATCTTTATACTACATTTTTCTAAACAATTTTTTGGCCATGCTTCTAAAATGCAAACTACAATAATAGCACATGGATTATTAGGATCTTTATAAGGATCTATAGAAATAATATCGTAATTATAAATAACATAATCTAATAAACTAGATAAATATTTTTCTATCTTTTTATATATCAATAACCTCTGATATTCATTATAAAGACGACCATGAAATTCAGAAAAGTCCATTTCTCTTTTTATCATTTTAATAATTCGTTGAACAGTAACGATTTTTTCTATAGAAACATCTTTAAAATTTAATAAATTTTCAACAGTAGTATCTATATCTGTATGATTTTTAAAATAAGCAAAATTATATGTATCATCATATTGATCTATAAGAAATAAAGCTGGACCAAAATTAGATGTTGGATATAAGCTTATATCTGTAGTACATAATGCAATAGCCAGTATTAAATTAGACATAGTATAATTTTTTAAATTATTGGCAACAAAAATTAAATTTTCTTTACATTTGCTAGACACAATATTATTAGTAATTTCTTTAGATAAAAAATTCATATCTTTTAAATATGCTAATTGATCTTCATATAAATTAGCATGCTTATCAGTAAAAATAAAAATAGAATCATTATTATTTATTTCTTTTAATAGATATTCAGCATAATATGTTTTTTTATTATTATTATTTTTATCATAATAATAATCAGATAATAATGTATTTATAGGAGCTATGTATGTAAAATCATTTTGCTTTAAAGTTTCTATTATTAAAAAATAATCATCATTACTTTTTATATTTAATAAAAATATATCTTCTACTCCATTATCCTGAGCTATCTTAAAAGCATTAGATAGATCGCTATTTCCATAATTATTTAATACATTATTATAATCATTGCAATATGTTATAGTATTATAACAATAATTAGTAGAAGCTTTTCCTATGATAAGAAGATTAGAATGTTTATTAACAGCTATTTCTAAAGAATTAGAATTTAATACAGTTAGTACATTAGACATTTTTATCACTACCTAATATATAATTAAACATTTTTAAAAAAATATCTTTATTAGTTTTTTTAGGAGCTGTAAGATATCTATAATATGTTGGCTCATTATCATTACATCTCTCTTCATAACAGTCTTGTATTACATCAACAGAGTTTTTATCTATTAAAATATCTCTAGGATTAGCTTTTATATTGTTTAATGTATAATATGTACTATATAAAGAAAATTCTGTAGCTACTCCTTGTCCTGTAATGCTTACTCTAAATGGTTGTCTAGCTGCGGTAATTTTTCTTATTTTAATTTTTCTTCCAGTTCCTAAACATTTTTTACATTTAGGATTTGGTTGATTAGTAGTAAAATCAACACATGTACATTTTATATCTTGATCTCTATATATAATCCACATTGGATAAGAAAATTTTTTAATAACTTTTTGTATATTATTATTAAAAGAAGGTTGCATAAATTAATTGCTCCCTTCTGGCGGAGTACGAGTAAAATCGTTTAGAATTGTATCTACTGTTGTATGACTAACGTCACTATTAGTATTAGATTTAATACCTATTCTAGTAACTACAGGAGCTGCTCGTCCTTCGTTATAATATCCTCTTATTGCATCTTGCCATTTGATTAATTCATCTTTTAAATCATCAATTAATTTTTGTAATGCATCTAAATTAGATGATTCTTCATATGTGGCCACATCCAATGTGTATTTAGAACCGTTTTCATAAGATTTATCTACAATACCTCGTAATAAACAATCTAACGTTACTTTAGTTTTTGTAAATTGTTCTTTTGCAAAATCTACATCATCGCTTGATGAAACTACTGAACCACCTATAAAATCTGCATAATTAGAAGCGTCTTTAATATATGTAAGAAGATCTTTATCTGATATATTAAACTTATTAATTAATGCTTTAAGACTTTTTAAAGTACAGTACATAGGAGAAACAGCTGTTAAGATATTAAAAGTTGTTTCAGGAAATATTTTTTTGTTATCTTTAGTTTTTATTCCAGATATTTTTATTCTATAAATAGAATTATCTTTTATCTCTGAAGGAACAATACTTAAAATATTAGAATCTATCATATCAGTATCATAACTAACATTTTCATACATTTTTATATATCACTCCTTATTATTTTGATATTCATATCTGTAGTATCAATATCTTCATCAAATACAAAATCAAAAGATTTAGAAGGTGTAATTCCATTATCTGGAAAAGAGAGAATTTTTATTTCTTCATTATCGATAATAAGCATATCATCGTCAGAACTATCTTCATCATTATCGTCAGAATCATTATTTGATTTATCATCTATTAAAAACGTAACTATATCAGACCAATATCCATATTCATCACCTTTTATAGATCTTATACGTAAATAATATTGGCCATTTTCTTTTATTTTTGTAGAAAATTTTTTCTTAGATGATATAGTTGTTTTTATAGGATTTAAATTAAATAAATTATTTTTATCTATTTCTAAATAAAAATTGTTTTCTAAAGTATCTCCTATTTCTTCCCATTTGCATATGAAATTATTAGATATTTTTTGATAATTTGATGGAGACAATATTTTAATTTTAGAAGTAACATCTGTTTTAAAAGAAAAATTTCTAATTAAAGCAGAATCTAAATTTACTCCTGTAATAGATGAAATACCAGGTTGTATTAATAAAGTATATTCATCATTAGGAACGGCCCAATCATCTAATTTTAATTGTATGAAATCTCCATGAGTTATTAAATTATAATTTACTGCTTTATTAGCGTTTAATTTTTTATCTAAATAAACTAAATAAATATTTTTATGATCAATAGTATCAGGATCTAAGTCTAAATTAAAATATATAAAAACACTTTGTTCTTTAAAACTCGACTCTACGCCGATTATTCCAAATTCATATTCAGCCATTTTATTTCTTTTCTTCTATTTTTTTTATACTATCTTTATTATCATTTTTTTTTGTTCTAGTTGTAGTTTTAGTATTTTTTTTAGATTCAATATTTGTTGTCTCAATAACTTTAGATTCAGTTTTTATTTCAGCTTTTGTTGGTTCGACAGATTTTTCAGCCGTAACTAATTCAGATTTAGGTTCAGATTTTTTTATAATACTACCCTTAGTAAAAGTAGATACTTTTTTTAATTTTTTAGGAATATCTTCTTTTCCTAAAGATCCAGATATTAATTTTAATCTTCCAGATTTTATAGAACGTCTTAATTGAGTACAGTTAGTTCCAGCATAAATAATAGCTTCTGGTTTATTTAAAGTAAGATGTATTCTGCTTAATTCATCATAGTATCCAACTTGACCTTTTGATAATCTAATGACTGCTATTTGTTCCAAAATATACAAATCCCTTCTATTATTATTTTAAAAATATAGAGTGGACTATTAAATCCACTCTATATTTTATTTTTATTATATTATTATTTTTTAATCTAAGTTCTGAATACGTACTTCTGGTGGCAATGGATAAGTTGGAGCAACAGCAATATTTCTAGCTACTGTAATACCTTTACCATTGTCTAAAATACCTACACCATAACGTTCTTTAACTTTTAACATACGCATATCACGTTCTGGATCATTCCAATCATCAGTGCTTAATCCTTCTCTTTCTACTATGACACCAACTTCAGAACGATCAATACAATACATATCAAAGCGTTTTTTAAGTTTATCAAATCTAACGAATGGGCTAAAGTTTATAGCGAGAGGTACAGGAAGTCTATTTTGAACCTGATCTGGACGCATAATTAATTTTTGAGGACCTTCTTCGGAAGATAAACCTGCAAAACCTGGTGTACCTTGAGTTGCGCCCCATGGATGAACTTGATTACCACCAAATGCACCAAATGTTAAACCATTACCAATCATAGAGTTACGAGCAAAAATTACCCAAGTTAATGGATGCATGATTATGTCTGTTGGAACTCTATTATTACCCATTAATGCTAATACTAAATCTAAGAAATCTTCAACAGATAAAGTATCGTTATAAGAGCCATCAGCGTCTCTACCAGTTGTACCTGCTTCTGGGAATTGTTCTCTTTTGTCGTTATCGAATAAAATATGTCCATGATTAGAAAAAGCGTTAAAACAGTTTTCTTCTTTTAATCTAGCCATAGCTCTACCCATTTTACGTACATTAATTCCATATATGTCCCAAGAAGAATCTTGAATTGCTTCTTCAGAAATAGTTACTTTAAGACCATATTTTTTTACTCGAATTTCTAACTGTCCATTTTCTACAGTATTGAAATCTAAGTTTTGTTCATTGTAGTGTCCGCCTTCTGTAACTTCAGATGCGAAAATTTCTCCAACTACTGGAACCACATATACGGCACTATTGTTACCCTCAACATGTATAACATTCATAAATTTAGAAGCTAAATATTCTGGTTCTGCTGCTTCTCTTAACTGTCCTTCTATAACTTTTGGAATTAAACGAACAGTATCTGTACTCATTAATGCTTCTCTAATAGTAGCACTACCTTTAGAATAATCTCCGTATATATTACGAATCATTTTTTCTGTTAAATCAAGTGTTTTTTGATTAACAGAAGGTCGTTTATCTGTTTTACCAGATTCAAAATCTTTTTCTTGTTGTTCTATTGCTTTACGTAAATTCTGTACGTTACTTAGCGCTTCTGCAAAATTCATTTATGTAAACTCCTCATTTCTTTTATGTTTTAAATTTTATTTTGTGAAAAGAACTTTTACACTACCAGCAATACCGTCCCAATCTAAATAAGTAGGTACGCCGCTCATTCCACGTTTTTTATATTTAAATTTGACAGTTACACCGCTATCTTTATCTCTTAACAAATTATCAGCTTCTGTTTTGTTAGCAACTTCGAGCATAATAATACCTTGTTCTTCATTGCAGTAAGTAACTTTAAATATATCATTTTTTACTTTTGCTCCTTTTGTACAATTAGCAAAAGAATCGTCACTGATTGCAATTTGTAAAGAATTTGGTTCTATATTTACATCTAATGTTCTAAAGTACATAGGAGAATAATCTTTACCGCCAGCATAGTGAATATAACCAGCAATTGCAGGTTCTACGTCACGGACTACGGCATTATGACCATCTGTTAATCCAGGAATACCCAAATTATCATATAAGAATTCTTGATTCATACGTGGATCATAATTGTCTCTACGTCCTATAGAAGCAAGCATATGTAAGTCATGATTTAAATAATTTTTATCGTATGGATATCCAGGGTACTTACCTTTGCTATTAAATGGAGAAGAATTTACAGCATCTTCGCCATGACGATTAGTTTTAGCATAAAGAGCAGGATTAAATTCATCAGAATTTAAACGATCTTCTAGTGCCCAAGTAGCCCATTTAGCTGCACCTTCTGGAACAATTTCATGATTAACAGAATAAACTTGTCCAATAACCTGTTGACGTTCCATTTCGTATTCAGCAATATCCATATCAGCAACTTCAGTTTCAATAGAGAGTGGAGAAATTGTAATACGACCATTTTCGTCTGATTTAACTAATGCACCTGGAAATAAAGCACCATATGCACTGCCCCAAGGATTTTCTTCTGCTTTATCTTTATAAACAAACCAAGGGAACTCTACCATAGCATCTGTTAAGATAGGGCCAGGAGCAATACCGTTAAATGCATCATCATCTCTAGTATATTCGTTTCTTTGAAGCATACCTAAAGGAATATTACCGGGACGAACGTCTTTTACTTCGATTTGTGATTTAGTTACTTTACCAGTAGTAGTACTAATAGAATATCCTGAAGCTTCTAATTGAGCATTTGCTCCTTTTGTAGCTCCATCTATTTTAAATGGACGATAACAAGTTTCTTTGTATGTTTTACTAAAACCGCTTACTGGAATCCATTCTTTACCTATATTTAATACAGTTTGATTTTGACTAGCTGGACTTATAATAGCAGTAGCACTGCTGCTATGATTATTATATTTATCCCCAATAGCACGAATACGTACAGGAACGCCACCATTAGCAAGAGTTAATGTATTAAATTGTTTTTGAGATTCAAAATCTACTAAATCCATATTAGGATCAGCTGCAACGATACGTCCTTTAGGAATAACAATCTGGTTAAAACCGTAAGCAAAACCATATTTAAATAAAGTAGGTAGTCTGTAATCAAATAGATATTTGATATTAGGTACATCATGAGCAGAAGTGTTAAGGTTATTATTTGTACGATTTACACGATCTGCATTATCTCTATAGCCAGGCAAACTTGTCTGAAATACTTCGCCTCTAGCACCTGGCTGTAATTTTTCTTGTGTTGTAAAATCATTAGGGTATATTGCCATTATTTACATAATCTCCTTATCTTTTCTTATTAAACATAGCAGTTAAAATTTGTTCTAAGCTTTCATCAAAATTAATTTCTTTTTTGTTTTTAGATTCTTTATGTGATTCTTGAACATTTGTTGAATGTTTAATTGGACTTTTAACAGATCCAGGTTTTGGTAAATTATCATTCATTTCTTTAGCTTTGTTATTTACAATAGATAATTCTTCTTTTAAATCTTTTATAGAATCTTTCAATGAATCATCTGTTCTATTTTCTAATAAATCTAAATTAATTTTTTCTTTACCTGTAGCCTGTCGTAAGTATTGAAAATTTTCTATTATATTAAGTCTCAATTCTTTTTTTGTTTCAATTAATTCTGATTCTGCACCTTCTCTTAATTGAATTTCTTGTGTTTTTTCTTCTTTTAAAGAATCTATATTATTATTTAATTCAACTATTTTTTCTTTTAATGATTTTTTTTCTGATTCTAATTCAGTAATTTTTTCATTTAATTTAGTGATAGATTCTTCGGATTGTTGCAATTTTTCTTTAAGAGCTTTAATATCTTCCAAATTATTTTCTCCTTTTGTATTTACTTTATTATCGTCTAAGGATTCCGATATTGGTTTATTATTGTTATGTGTAGAAGTAGCAGGATATGCTCTAATATTTTTAGAGTATGCATCTGACGGCACAATAACATAACTTAATTCTTTAGCTTCTATGGAATACATATCCCAATAACAAATTTCTTTTTTTCCGTTAATGCTATATTCTTGTCCACGTTCATGTCCACAGCTACTTCCATCTTCCAAGTGTGCTCCGCAAATACTACATCTTACATCATGCGCTATAACACCAATAGAAGTTGTAGCAAGTAAACCATTTTTTATTTCTTTTTTTGCTTGTTCATTTGGTATATTTATAGTAAAAACAAGCGCAGGTGTATTAGATAATGTATTACTTTCTTTATATTTTGCGTTAATAATTCTACCAATAGTTTCACCATTTTCTTCATTATGATGTTTAATTACTGGTTTTCTATAAGGTTTTGTCCAAGAAGGTATACTATTTTTTAAGCATTTAGGCATATATCTAGTAAAATTTCTTGTTGCATAAGGATAAGCATGTATACCTTCTACGTCAACCATTAAAGAATCTGGTTCTATGGTTGCAAAACTATCATTTGTTTCATTAAAAAAACCTTCTGTAAAATTAACGTCAATAGCATTACGTGTAGCATTAAAATTATTATATCCAGCATATTCACGTATAATTATTGCCATTTATTTGCTATCTCTCCTTTCTTGAAAAATTTTACATGAACAATAAGCATTATATGGAGGTATATCATCTAAAGTAAATTTATTAGTATCTATAATAGTTTTATGATTTTTATTATCTCTTTCTGAATTAAACTTTATGTATACTTTAGCTATATGTAATTGATGACATGCTTTTACGTAAGCATACCAATATGATTTAAGTACAATTGATTCTGATAGAAAACGAATTCTGTATTCTATCGCATCAAAAATAGCTATTTTTTCTTCATTCGACTTAGCTTCATTTTTAATTTTTTTATGTATATCTTTAAAAATATTGTTTAATGTTTTATTCATTTTATTAGTTAATTCACTAATAATTATTTTTTTATTTAAAAATATATTTGAATTTGAATCTTTTAAAGCTTTTAACATACCATTACTTGCTTCTGCTTGTATTCGATTAGCTAAGTCCTTTGATATACTATCTCTAGTTAATGCTAAAATAGTTGTGATATCGCTATTGTCTTGCTCACATATTTCATTACGTGCTACATGATATCTTTTATACACTGAAGCAAAATTTTTCTTATATTTTTCTATATTTTTTTTGGTTTTTTTTGATAAAGATTCTTTTATATTAACAGAACTTGTACCATGTTGATTAGTTGGAGATATTGTGTTTTTAGCAGTTCCAGAAACTTTTTGTTCTTTATCCGGTCCACTAGTTCCTGTATTTGATGATACAGATGATGCAGTATTTTGTCCTAATTTAGCTTGAATAAGCTCCAATGCATTTTTCTGTTGAATCATATTGGCATATAATAAGCTTTCATCAACATTATCTGATCTAAGACCAATTTGCTGTCGCATTTCTGCAAATGAAATGCAATTACCTTGAAATTGATTTAATGCATGAGTTTCCATTTTGACTTTTGTTTCTAAATTAATTTCATTAAATTGGAAATGGACAATATCTTGTTTGTTATAAATAGGATTAAATCCACCTTCTAATAAAAGTTCATTAAACATAAAATTTTCTATAAAAATAGAAATAGTTCTTTGAATAAACTTTACAGTATTATGTACTTGTTCTTCCATACTATCTGCATCTTGTTTTGCTCCTCCACGTCCCATCATAGCTTCAGAAACATTTAACGCAGAAAAAACACGTTTTTCAAAATATGATAAATAACTACTTACATCAATTGCTTCTCCTTCTGCACCAATGGATTTAAAATCAGTTCTTTCATTTGTTATGATAATACCATCATTTTGCATTTTTTCGATTTCTGTTTTAGCATCATCAATTTCTTTATCTGTTGCCATCATTCCAGTTTCTGGTATACCAATTTTCATTTGATATATTGGTATAGCAAAACGATATATCAAATCTAATACGTTACCTTCTATTTTTCGTAATAATTTAATATCTTCTAATGCTGCAATTACATCTGGAGTGCCGAAGATGGATCCTCCGCCTTTATTTTTGTAAAAATGTATTACATCAGTACTTTTAAATGTTGTTGTATCACTTCCAGACTCTTGTTGATATTGTTGAACTGTCCCATTAGCATCTACTTTAATTTGTACAGTAGACGGATCTAATCTAAAATAACCACCAATAGGTTTTTTATCTAAAATACCTTGTGCTTGTATTCCACCAAGTTGATTGGTGTCTACACGAGATTTTACTAAAAAGGCATTAGAGTAATAAACTAAATCTGTAGCTATTTGTTGTAATAAAACATCTATTGGTATATTTGTTGTAAAACTCATCATTCTTAAACGTGATTCAATATACTCTGCTGCTGAATCATTTTCAGATACTATATTATATCCAGCTTTAAAGATTAATTGAGAATATTTTCTTAAAGCTATATTTAAATATGAATCAGATTCTATAGCATTTTTTATTTCTGATAAGTCATATTCTGGAGAAGCAAAATCACCAGATGAATCTCCTCCAGAAAATCCAACAGCTTTAACAACAAAATTTTTTAAATTAGCATTTGTTATTTGTTGTCCGCTACTAGTCTTTGTTTTATTAGATGTGGCAGGAGCTTCAACAATATTTTTTTTCTTTCTCCAAAACATTAATTTTGTTAAATCCATTAATTGCCACCTTTGTTTTCACTATTATTTTTATTTTTTATAGATTTTATAAAATAATCGGTAAGATTATTATTATCTTTTGATGTTATATTATTTAAAACATCTTTTATTATATTAGTAGTTTCTTTTTTAGTATCTTCATTTTGTTTAAGAGCTTCTTCAACTTTCTTTTTAGCATCAGCATCGTCTCCAACATATGTATCTCCAACAAACCATTCTGGATGTTCTTTTTGTAGCTTTGCAAAATCATCATATTTTTGCTGTTCATTACTAGAAGTTTCACTAGAAGATTTATTAGAAGATGATTCAGAAGAAGTGTTATTAGAAGTTGTTTCAACTGGTTTACTCATATCATTTTCTATATTATTTGTTTGTTTATTTAATTCTTCTATTTTCTTAGTTTTTGTAGAAACAAAAATATCTATGCCTTCTTTTAACATCTTTCCTTTAGCCTGAGCTTCGTTAGTTACTAATGAAAGAATTTCTCCAGTAACTAAAACAGAACTATCAAGATATTTAAACATATTATATAAAGATTGTTTGTAGCTATTATCATATCTTTTTCTACTTTGTACTAATAAAGTATTAGAGCAATTATTTAAATAGGTTTCACTATCTCCATATTCTTCTGAATAATAACGTTCTCTTTCTTGTTCAGAAGCGTGCCAACTTCTTATATGATTTAATGTATTATCTACATTATGTGTTAATTTAAATAATCTAGTTTTTTGATCTCTTAATATTTGAGATCTAATAACATGATCTTTTAAATGTAGTAGATTTTTATCATTTATATTAACAGCATTTCCGTCAAAATCTTTAATTAAGTTTTTAATATTCATTACTCCACATTCTTGTCCGATTGCTAACATTTTTTGAAAATATTGCTGAAGAACTATTTGCAATTTTTGTAAATAATATTCATTTAAATCCAATGTATCTCTTTTATAGTCTTCCTGAGCAATTTGAATTAAGCTTTTAGGTTCAACAAAATTAATATCTATATTAGTTTTGTTTGGAAAAAAGTCAGGTAAATCTATTAACTCATTATTTGTAACTTCATAATCCTCAGTAAAATCTATATTGTTATCATTGTTAATATTATTATTTTCATTATTATTATTAGAATCATCATTTATATCATTTTGTTCTTCGTTAGTACTATTATCTATTATTTCATCTGGCGGAGTTATGTTTGGAACTTTAATATCGTTATCTGTTTCATTATTTGTATCATCAGGAGTATCAGAATCATTGTCTTCTTCGTTATTATTATCTTTATTAAAATGATATTCTTGCAATTCTATTAATTTATCAATAGAATCTTTTATAAATGCTAAACCATCTGGTAAAAAATCTATTAATGATTTTAATTCATTTAAATCATCAATTATATTAGTTTTATTCTCTACAATTGGTGTATTTTTTATTAAATCAGGTGTTTTATCATAAAAAATATCCGAAGACTCATAATGACGTTCTAATTCTGTTTTTGGTACATATAAAAGATTATTTTTATTTAAATCAGTCATTTTTATCTCCTTATAAAAAAATAACGCTAAAGCGGAGGGGAACTTTAGCGTTTAATCTATATAGAACAGGCGGGAGAGTAACCTGTATCTATTAATTTTGTCTACCAAAGCGATCTGCCCTTAAAACCTATACCGGTTCTATTTCCCCATTTAGCAGTCTTATATCGTTGTGAATTACTGTTTATCTTAGGAGCTTTTGTCCAATAAGGTTTATCTCCTGGTAAATCATCATCATCATTTTTATTATGTGTATTATAATTTTTCCAAGGATTTTTAATAGGTTGTGAAATACTTTTGAAAGCATTTTTTACTCTATTAGCCCCTAAAGACGCTACACTATGTTTAATTTTGGTAGTAAATTTAGGTTTTTTTATTAAAGAAGATAATTGAGGAAACTCTAAAACAAAACCTAAATGTGCTAGTCCAAGAGCATCTACATAATGCTCATTTTTTGAACTATATATAGGTATACCAGATTGAGATACTCTTTCTACTGCATAATCGACTAATTGTTTATGTAAAATTATATCAAATGGAGATAATACAATACGTTCTCTGTCAAAAGATACAGACAATTGATTTACCATAAAAGGCTTCATTGGTTCTTTTGTTTTTTCTTTTGTAACAGGATCTATTATTTCTATTGTATTTTTAAATTGCCATCCTTTAACTTTATTTTTTAATCCAGAGGAAGGATGTTCATCTCCATATATATGTAATCTTTCTAATTGATAATCCGAATTGTTATTAACCATAAGCTTTTTATCTTATGCTCTGGAAGTTTCCTTCATTTTCATCGATTAGTCTATTCTAATCCAGTCTAGCATATATTTTTACCTTATTATTTCAACTGTAAGGTAGCGGACTCTCGTGGAAGTATTATTTCAACTTCTATGCGTTACGGTACTTATAAAAAATATAAGTTACCTCGGTATTAGCATTTTAAAGCTTTTACCGATTTAGCCCACTAATAATCTAATAAATTCAACAGTATTTTTATTAGACGGCAATATAATTTAAATATTTTTGTCGTTTTCGCTCTAAATAAATAGCTTCTTTTATCCACTGAGGTTCTGACATTTAACAATCATTCTTTTCTAGATATTTATTACTAGAAAAAAATATTGTTTTACCATTATATTTAAATTATTTTTTACCATATCCTCTATCAACATAAATCCAACTAGGTTTATAAATATCATTTAATTCTATTATCATTTTTACAGCATTATCTAAAGTGTATTCTCCTCTAGGCACCTCTATACGTTTTATTACCTTAAATTTTCTTATATCTATATCAAAATCTAAAATAATTATAGAACTAGAAGCTTGATATTTATCAAAATCGACTCCCATACATCTAAATGGATTATATGGCGGTAAATTATTTCTATCATATATGTATTCATCTGGATAATTTCCTCCAGATAACTCTATTTTTCTTTTATCATTTTCTGTTAATTTATCATATGTATAATATTTAAAAGTTAAAGCTTTATCTAGTTTGTTTTTATCAAAAACACCTGCTTCTTCAGTTCCAAATATAGCAAGTATTTCGTGATCATATTGAGATTGAGTTAGTTCTGCTCTAAATTGATCCTCCATCTGTTGATTCCAGTTAGGATTATGCATAGATGGATGATAATGATGTGAATATCCAAAAGATTTATCGGTACACATTCTGTAAAAAGTACCACGTTTACCAGTCGGAGTAGAACTTGCAGTTATGCCAATATCAGAACGTTCTCCAGCAATCATAGCAACAGTAGAAAAATCATTTTCTGCCATATAATCTATTTCGTCTAAGAATATCCAATCTGCTCTTTGTCCTCGTATTGATGCTGCTCCTTGTCCAGAAGAAGCTCCAGTAGTAAAGCCCATTATAGTGGAGCCATTTTTAAATTCTATCATATATGGGCTATTCTTCATTCTGACAACATCATTTTTAATTAAGGGACTATCTTGAATGATTTCTCTCATTCTCATAAAAATCAAATTAACTTGATTTTCGTATGGAGTAACATAAAGGATTCTAAAGTTTTTATTAGTACATACTTTATGAAGTCCTTCTACTATCATTGTCTCTGTTTTTCCGGTATTGTGTGTAATAATATCATTTGCAATAAAATTATGCGTATTAGAGACTGTTAAATCATAGGTATCAAAATCTCCAATATACTTTATAGATTTTATTTCTTGCCATTCAATATCACCATCTATTAATAATGATAAATCTTGCATATCTAAATATTTAGCTATTAGTTTAGCTCTCTGTTTTTGTAACTTATACTTTTCTAATCTTAGTCTACTATTTTGTCTAGTAGTATCTTCCCAGAATCTAACTAAATCTGCTTTTGTTACTTGTTTAGACTTCATCGTTGATATTATTTCTTTGTTAATAACCTTTGGCATAAAACTGTCTAAATCTAGTTTTTTGTTCACATCATCAACGACTTTTTGTAATGCTTTTTCTTTTCCATAGATACCAATTTCCTGTGCAAATATATTAATAGATTTTTTATCATATATTCCTAAATTCCAAGCTTTTTGTGTTTTTTTTGAAATATTACTTTTTATTCCAAATCTTAATAGTAGATGGCTAATTTCTCTAATTAGCATTTCAGAATTAGAAGCATATCCTATTTCACATAACCATTTTTGATTGCGATAAGAAGACGATGCCCAACCATCTGTAGCAAAGAGCCTAGATAAAAATAATGCAATCTGTTCTTTTTTTAACTGAAAAATTTTTTTAGGAATTATCTTGTTATCTGCATTACGATTGCAAACATCATATTGTATTAATAGATTTTTTACTTTGTTTGGATAAGTACGGTTATGCCTAAACTTATTTTTTCTAATAATAAAATCATACTGTCTTTTACTAGAAGGGTATTGAAATAATTCACAATCATAATTCTTAACAATTTGTTCCATTTCTAAATGTTGAGCGCTATTGGGGATCTGAGTAAAACGTATATTTTTATTTTTACAATTACCATCTCCTATCATATAGGCTAGTAGTTTAATATCGTTTATATCTATAGACTCATTTCCAAAAAAATCTAACTTACTTGGTGTAGCTAACATTTCTCCTACTTGTAAGTTTTTTAATTCTTTCCATCCTTCTGCTGTAAAAAATGGATGATTGTCTGTGGCGTCAATTTGCTTACCACCTTTTAAAGTAAGACGATAAACTGATTTTTTACCATTAAAAGAAATAGGACAATCGTTTTCTATTTGCATTTTATACTCGTTATTCATAGTTGCAACAGACGTTTTTCCTATGGAATATAATGACTCTACAGAATTCATTTCTCCTGTTATAGGGTTAAAAATTCTAATCCATCCAGGAAGACATCGTCTTCCACATTGATATACTTTACGAACACTTCGATCTCTAAGCATTTCTGCTTGATAATCTCTAGCTTCCCAAGGTCCTATTTTTTTTGTTTTAGGATCAGATATTTTAATAAATGTTCTTGCCCATAAAACTGGATCATTTTTTATTTGTTTTAATTTTTCTATTTCTACTGGTGTAAGTTTTGCTATATAAAATCACCCTCTTATAATTTTAATATTGATCTTCTAATGTAATATATGTATTTGATGGAATTCCTCTTACGCGATTTAAGGTAGTAGATGTAACATAAATTATTTTAGATCCATTAGTAAACAATATCTCAAAAGGATTAAATCGATAAACATGATTAATTAATGAAGTACTATTTTTTAGAAATCTATTGGTTTTTTTCATTATATTTTTTATATCAAGAAAGGTATGCAATTTAAAGACTATAAGAGAATTATTTTTATTAAATGCTTCATATAAAGATTTTATTATTAACGCTTCTGTTTTTCCTTGTCGTCTTTTTTTATCTGAAACATATGTATCATAAGAATATGTCTCTAAAAAAATATATTGGTATTCATTTTTTGGAGTCCATTTTTTATTTTTATCATCTCTTATATTATTTTTAGCCCATATTGTAATTCTATTTTTACTATTTTTTTTAAAATAAGATACTATTTCCATAAAACTCTCCTTTTATTTTTAAAACGGATTACTATATAGTTGAGCATTAGTTTTTTGTCCTTTAGTGTCAGCAGCGTCTAATACTGCATTACCCATTCCTAATACCATACCAGCACCAACAACATGTCCACTATAAGCATGTACATAATCACGAATACCTGGACCATTTTGTGCTTCTTGTTGTAATATACGTGAGACATCATCTATATTTTTTACATTATCGCCAAAAGTACTATAAATATCATTAATCTGTTTAGTCTTATCTACCTCTGATAGATCAGCATTATCTTTTATAGCTTTTATTTTTGCATTAGTTTCATTAAGTCTATTAGCTAAGCGTTTGCCCATATAGCTAGAAGCTCTATTATCACTACCGCTCATTGCAGCAAAATCGTTAGCAGATATAGGACCAGATTGGAGTGGTTGTGTAGTATTTGAAGTTGATTGCTTATGTTTTTTAGTATTATTTACAAGATTTTTCTTTTTATTGTCTGCCGATTCTTCTGATGGTCCTATGACATTTTTTCTAATATGTCCAAAACCACTAGTATCTGGTTTTGAGATAGGGGCTTCTTCTATAGTATGATAAACATTACGGTATTTTGCGAAATCATCCCATGAAGCACTACGTCTTTCTTTAGTGAGAAAGTTACTATAATCACCTTTATCAAATGAGTTTAATATAGTTTTTCGTTCTGAAGGTTTATATTCAGATCTATCTAATACGTATTTTAATGCTTTTCTTTGATGCTGAGGGTTTTTTATGTCTAATTTACTAACGTATTTTTTAAATTTATTAGGATTAAATTTAGGCAATTTATGTCACCTACCTACTATCTCATCATATATTTAGCTTCATTGCCTAGCATAGCTTGTTGAACGTTATATCTACTACGTTGGGCAATAGCCATTCCTGCTTGTCTCATTGTGTATGCCTGTTCGGTATCATTAAATTTTGCATTTTGAAAAGCTTGTTGTTTTTGCATAGCTCCTAATTGTCTTGAATATTGTCCATATGCTTGATATGCATCAACAGCTAATCCAGGGATTTCTTTAGCCATAGAATAAGCTAGATATGGAACAAATCCAACAGTAGAAGCTAGTGCTGCATCAAAAACAGCACTAGCAGTTGCCTTAGCAAAACCAGCACCTTCTTCTCTTTCTGTTTGATATGTGTCTAATGCTGATATACCTGAAAATGCAACATTTAAAGAAGTCATTTTATTAGATAAAATTGTTTTAGCTAAATTACCAACTGGTATAATCGCCATATTAAATCACCTTCTATCTGTTATTATGTAAAGCAAATACTAAATCTCCTGTTGCTCCACCAAAATCTATTTTATTTGATTTTGTATTTTGAAAAACAGGAGTGGCAGTAGTTATGTTAGTATCTGTTGATCCCATATTTTTAAAAGAATTAGAATTATTAAAATTAGCCACCATTCCAAATAATGCAGTTCCTGCTAGAGCAACTTTGCCTCTGCCTGTTAATTTTAATTTACCAGATCTATGTTCTAATTGATTTTTAGTAGCATTATATACTGTTTCTTCTGGAACGTATTTTACTAAACTAGAAGAAAAATTATATATTCCTTTTGCAGCCTTTCCTATAGGATTACGCCAATCATCATATTTTAATGAATTAAGTACATTTTTTCCACCATAATATCCTAAATTAATACTTAATCTTCCTAATCCAGACGCTAATCCTATCGTTCCTTGTCCTAAAATGCCTGCGGTACCTAAGCTTAATTTCCCAATTGTTTTTCCTGTTTGCCAAGCTAGTTTACCTGTATTTTTAGCTAAAAAGCCTATTCCAGATAAAGTAGCATCACCAATTCTACTGCCTAAACTATCGTGTACAGTTCTTATATTTTCCATAATTAATCATCCATTAAAGAAGATCCAACATATCCGGCTCCAGCAATCCCTGCTCCAATTCCACCTACAACAGCAGCGTCAAGAGCAATTTGCTCATATTTTATGCCTTTTTTGTTTGCACCAGCATATCTATATCTTTTTGCAGCCATATTTTTAATATAAGCTCCTTCAGCAGTTGCCGCTTTATGAAGTTCTCCATATACATTTTTGCCCAATGTCATTACATTAGCTAATGAATCTTGAAGTCCTGCATTTCCGATATCTATAGTATTAATAGCTTCAGAAATAGTATTGCTTCCTTTAACTCCCATTTCACTTAATGTTCCTGAAACTATAACATTTTGTTTATTTAAAAAATCCCTTCCAAAAGCTCCTAATGCTGGAATAGGGTTATAAGGTTTTCCCATAATAATCTTCCTTTCTGCATATCATATTAGATAAACGGTATTCCCATTAAATCAAAATTACCATCGCTATCTCTATAAAGACCACCGCCTGAAGCTAATCGTCCAGCAGATGATAAACCACTATATCCTAATAAAGTAGAACCAGCTACATGAGTACCTATCTTACTTTTATTAAAAGATCCGTCTTGATTTAAATAAGACATATTAAATCTATTATTTAAAGATAAATTACTCATATAACCATCTTTATCTATAGAGATTTCTTCATTTTTATCATTATAATATTTGTTATCTTTTTTAGTAATTCTAGCTCGTTTTAAATAAGTTTCATTCATATCAGAAGCTTTAACCTTATTGTGAGCGAATCTTAAGTTTTTAATCCCTTCTTGAACAATTTCTCTTGGCGATGTAGTAATTTGGTTAATAGTTTTATTACTATGTAATATTTGTCCTACTATTTCTCCAGCTAAAGACATACAATCATCTCCTTTTATTTTGTATTATAATTATTGCCTAATTTAGCAGAAGCGTATAAGTTGTCAATATAAGTAATTGCTTTTTCTCTTATTTGTTCCATACAACAGTCTCTTCTAGCTTGAATAAAAGAACCTTTATTTTTTATTTCTTTTAAAGAATAATAACGTTCTATAGAGTCGTTAGACTCATTTGCTATAAAAATACAACCATTTTTAAAATAAGCTGTAATTGTTGTGTCATAAGGAGTTTCTTCTGTTTTGATATCAATTATGAAGTTATTTATTACTTTATCAAAATCATTATCAATTCCTAATAAGTGTTTATCGTGATATTCTTGATTTATAATTTTTTCTTCATTATTATCATATTTTATTTTGTATGTAGAATTATTTAATTTAATAATTTCTTTAATTAGTCTAGTTTCTATATATTCCATATAATTTTATTTTCCTCTTTTACATTGATTTTGTATTATCGCATGTTATAGGCGAATTATTATATATAAATGGATTTTTCCATTCAGTATATTCATTAGGAATTTTTTGAGGAATATTATGTATATATGGACTATAATCATAATGATTTTGTTTTTCTAATAAAATTTCTTTAAAAAAATCTATTATGTCTTTTTTGTCTCCTTTAATATGTATTTTGTCTATTATAGTGTTTTTAAAAGAAATTTTATCTATTAATACTTCCATTCAACAATGCCCTTCTTTTATATTTTATCTATTAAACGATTTATTTCTTTTATTACTTTTCCGTCAGCTGCATCTATAATAGCTAAATATGCCATTATTTTAGATACTTCAGATGCATTTGCGGTAACTAATTTTTCTTTTAATTTTATTTTTGTTTCTTCTCTTTTTTGAGTAAGAGTAGTTGTAATAAAAATTTTAGCTATTTCTTTTAATATATTCATAAATTCCCCTTTTAAAATAATGGTATATTTTTTACAAAAGCACGTTCTTCTAATACTTTTAATTTTGCTCTCATGTAGATTAGTTGTTCATATAAGCTCGTAACTGCATTTAGGTGTAAAAGATAATGTTCCAGCTTTATATGTTTCTAGCATTCTTTCTAGACCTTCAGTTCTATTTCTGTCTTGGTAATATTCTGCTTTAAATCTTTTTTTTATAGTCATTACTTCACATCAAATCAATGGTATCTTTTAATTCTATATTCTTTAATCTTGTATCTCTCAATTTCATAACTATTTATCTCCTTTAAAACCATTTGCAGATTGAAGTAAAAACCCTAAATATTCCCAAATTTTATTCTTAATACGTTTAATGCAACATTGTTTACCAATTTCCATATCGAAATTTTTTGCATCTACACATGTAGAAGCATCAGTAATAATGAATCCATTTTTACATATAGTCTGTGTTACAGTTGTTTTATCGCCCATTTTTATTGTTTTAATTTCTTCAATAAAATTATCTACGTCATTTTGAGTGATTTTATCTTCTTCTTCTAATTGTAAATATTGTTTTTCAAATTCTTTTTTGGGGCACCAAGATATATATTTGTCTTTGTTTTGATAATAAATTTTATATCCATCTGCTCCTATTTCATATTTACCGTATTTTTTCCACGATTTACATGGTTCTGCTTTGATAAGCTTGACGCTGATGTATGTTTTCATCGACTATTCTCCTTTAACAGTATAATTTTCCCATTTTTTATAAACATCTACATAAGTTTCGTTTTCATTGCCGTTATGAGTTATTTCATAGTACATACCATCGCTAACTGTAGTGCTTACAAGAGCTTTCCAATTTTGTAATGTCTTACTAAACCAAACTACATAAACATCATTCATTGTGATTTGTTTATTATCTGTTTTATCGACATGACTATTAAAATACTCCATTACTATTTTTTTTGCTTGTTCTTGCATTGTTATTTCTCCTTCTTTTTTATTTCTTTTTTTAGATATATATATGCCATTTACATTTACTATTTCTATATCATTTATGTCATTATTAATACTTGTTTTTGCTTGTACCACTATATAATCACCTTAATTTTATATATTTTAACTATTAACAGTTAATGTAGATAATATTTCGGACATAGATTGTTGATTTTCTTGATTATTATTTTTATTATCTTTTCGTGTTAGCATCATTAATTGATAAGCTTCATTTCTTTTCTTTGATATTCTTTCATAAGCTTCCCATGCTTTAGACACTGTAGGTTGTTTTATTTCATCGCCTAATTCTGTTATACCAGTTGTTATTTCTATTACTGGAGTACCTTCTTTGGCCATTAATGCCCTACATCTTTCTAACATTATGTCATAGCCTATTATTTCATTTAATAAAGTTCGATCAGTAAAAGAAGTGCTATCTATATCTATGTCTTGAGCATAGCTACAAGCACTTTTTTCTATCATCGCAGTCTCTAAAGGACAATATTCTCCCTCTGGAGCTAAATCATATGCTAATAATTTACAAGTATCAGAATATGGACATTGTCTAGATTTGCAAATCAAAGGGATTTTAGCATACATTCCGGTCTTAGTTGATAACATAGCCATAGCGGCTTTTTTTGCTTCTAATCCTTTATTGCTATAACCCCATATATTATTATCTTTTATTAATTGCTTTTCTAATTCTTTTCTATTGTCCACATCTTTTATTTGTTCTACATCATTTACAGCCATATACACTCCTCTAGTTATCTTTTATAAATATTTCATCAAACTTAAATTCGTATGCAATATAATCTTCTTCAGATACAAATGTTTCTTTATACACATTTATTCCATTTATTTTATATTTATCATTTTCAATTGTCTTTATTTCATCTATATATTTAGGAATTTCTAAAACTCCTGTTCTATAGATTATTACTGGATTAGCATTAATGTCCTTTTTTCTTTCTACAGTAAAACGACCATTTAATTCTATTTCATTATTAATTTTTAAATTAGACATATTATTTACCCTCCTTTAACAATTTATTACGCATTTTTTATCTGTAATAACAAAAAACCTAGTCAAGTATTTTAATTGATACTCAACTAGGTTTTTATTTTTATTTCATATTAAAATGGTAGGAAATCATATATAGTTTTAATTTTTATAAAATTTTTCTGAGGGTACCAGGTCTTATATGAAAATTTTTGATGTGAGAATTCTAGCCCCCGGGGTAGGTTCTCGTGTTGAAAATTTAATGAAAAAAAGAAAGGAGATGGTACCCTTGGAAAAATTCATATGGATATTTAGAAAACCAATTGCCATTGGAATTTTTATTAGCTCATTTGTTATTGGCATATCAATAGCTATAAAAATTTTGATGATAGATCGTATCGAAATAGCAACTAATGCTATCAAGATATGGTTTAAGTAATTGGTATAGGGCGATGCTACGACATCGCCCTTTTTCTAATTATCCACATAAACATTATAACATATTAATAATTATATCATACTAAATGATATAAAAAAAGAGGAGATTTATTATGAAAAGAATTGTTAATTTTATTAAAACTATTACTTTATTAATTATTATGTACGCATATGCGTATTTTTTAGTTATCAAATTGTGCTACAACCCTAAATATAAAAAAGTTAGAATACCTAAAATACTAATCATTAGATATAAAAACAAAGCGTTTGGCGGAGAAACACCTGGTAGAAAAATAATATATCTAAATTTTTACAAAAATACAGATTTAAATATTCTCAAAAATAATATCTATCATGAATTTAGACATATGTGGCAAAGAGCATATCTGCCAGATGATTTTTTATGGTGGACATTATTTCATTACGATATTTATAAAACTAATGCAGATATTTATTATTATTCTACCATAGAAATGGACGCTAGACGTTTCGCTAATTCTTTAGGGAAAAAAGATGATGATATTATCTTTAAATTATTACCTACTTGTGATCTTGATATTGCTTACAACGAAGGTCGGCTTTTATCTCTTCAAGCGTCTGTGTATTCTTATTTGCAAGCTCATGGAGATGATCTAAGTTGACTTCTCTCTCAATTATAGTACCTGAAGGAATATCTTCTACATGTCTTATAGGTATAAGGTAATTTAATATTTTATTTAAAATTTTGTCAAGCATAATAAGACCTCTTTTCTTAATAGCATTTATCTTAAGTATATATCCATTAAGAGAAGAGGTCAATTTATTAAAAGAAAGAGGTTATTTATTATGAAAAATTTAAAAGTTATCGCTATGGTTATCGTTATGGTTATTGTTGTTTTAAGTGGTTGCAAAACTGCCAATATTAATTCTGAAGGATCTAAAGAAGAAATGCTACAAAATCATTATATAAACATTCTTTGTATATTAGAGAGTAGCTATTACAATACAGACAGAATGATTAATAATAAAGAGATTCAGTCTATAACAAAAGTTATTGTTGATTGTAAATCAAAATTGAAAAATAAAAATATTGAAACTCCAACCATAATCATCGTAGAAGGAGAATGTCCAGATTTAACATATAAAAGTATAAAACATTACAAAGAATATTATGTTAATTTTAATACAGGTAGTAATTGTGTTAGCTTTGATAAAGAAACTAATACAATTACTGTATATATGTCAAATGGTGTTGCTGACGGATTTGATGTAGTTGTTGGCATATCTAATTCAATAGATAAATTAATAAAATAATCACAATGTTCGTATCTTTTAATGAAAGGAGGTGATTCCAATGCACAATAAAAGATACGATAGAATGAAAGCCATTCTATTTGTAGTATTAATCCTAATACTGCTATGGAATGGCTTTTCTTCTAGTCATTTTAAATTCAGTGTAGACCTTGTTCACCCATCGTTTACTATTGAATTTGATAATGACAAATGCAACTGTAATTGTTGCTGGAAGAGAGAGGAGCAACCCTCTCCTTCTATCGTATATATTTATATTCTAAGCTAAGTTAGGTTAAAAATCAATCAGAAAGAAAGAGGTTTTTTATTATGTTAAAAGTATTAATTAATATTATCTATTTTATTTTATATAGACTAAAAAAGTCTCCATCTATTGGAGAAGTAATTGCTGATATTGTATATAGTGACAGATATGATGATATAAATAAAATATATCATCATATATCAAAAATATTTTGCATGAAATATAAATTATCTCATGTACCTAAACTTATTATAGAGGATATGGATACATGTATTGATGGTCAATATGATCATAATACATGCAAAATATATTTAAATAAACATAATGCTAGTTTAGATAGTATTATGGGAAAAACAGCTGTTTGCTTAACTATATTGCATGAATATCGTCATCATTGGCAATATCATAATTTAAAAGAAGAATATATGTGGTGGATTAACCATAAAGGAATATATTCTAAATTGTACAACGTTTGCCCTATTGAAATAGATGCTAATAGGTTTAGTAGATCAATAGGAGAAGATGATGATAAAATAATTTTTGAATCATTACCATTGAAATTATTCAAAAATTATTATAATTCAAAAGATTTAGATGAAGAAATTGAAGCAGAATATGCTCTTCGTAAAGCAATATATGCTTTAAATTCTGATTTAAATAAATAACAATATGGTTGAAACACCTTAAGAAAATAAAAAAGAACCTCATCCGCATATGAGGTTCTTTTTGTTATGTCCGAAAGGAGATGATTCCAATGGACATAGTAAGATTGATAGAACTTTTTGTTTTATTTGTCTTTACTATTTTTACAATGGTATGTTTAATCATGCTATTAATAATAGTAAACAATACAACAAAACATAATAAGTTCAACCATCTTGAAGTTAAAGTTGAATTAACTAAATTGTTATTTCACATAACTTTAAAGAAATAGAATTTATTATGTATGGAGGAGTAGTGACTATCTCACTGCTTCTCCATATGTTCTATTAATATTATAAAACGGAGAAAAGCGGTAGTCAAGAAGAGAAGTCAGGTTACAAAAAAAATAAACAAAAAGAGGTTATTTATTATGAAAAACATTAATGAAACAAAAACTATTAACAACACTAGTGAAGGAGATGCTGCTACTATGAAAAATTTATATGTATTTAACAATCAACATTATTTTGAAAAGAACAGTGCTATATTCTTAAAAAGAGAAGGCAAAAGTTATAATATCTTAGAAATTACAGCTGATTTTAAGAACAATAACAAAGAAAACAAAATGTTATTAGGACATTTCTCTTGTCGTATAGTGTCTCAGGCATGGAATAGAATGAGTCATAATTTACGTATTCAAAATGAATATGTAATAACTCAATTTGGAGATGCAACTTGGAATAAAAAGAAAACCGATACTAATATTGGCGGTTGGGATATAGTTAATCGCAAAATGAATCATGTAAAAAGATTCACTTTTGACGAAATACAGTTAAAAATAGTAGGAAAAAATAGTGCTATTCAAATGATGAATGCCCATGCTATTTTGATTTATGGTGCTGGTACTGCAAATATGAGAATAGTTTTGCATACGTCTACAAAAGATGGTAATGAACATTTTATTAGAATTGATGATCGTCCTGCACATGAAACTAAAAATGGTTTTAAAACATATAAAACTTTATCTGTGATGGATGCAAAATATTTTGTTGATGAAAACAACAAATATAAATTAGGTATATTAGTATATCCATTAGGTAAATCTTTAGTAAAAGATGAAAATGGTGAAACTATTGGTTTTCAATCTTCATCTGCTTCTCAGATGAAAGCATATACTCTTACTATTCCAGAAGCAAGTAATGTTAAGAGATTAAAAGAAAGATTTTATGAAGATACTAATGGAACATATAAAAGTATCTTTAATCAAAGAAAAGAATTATCTCTTAAAAAGATAGCTGGCCTCGCAAATAGATTATCATTAGCTAAACCATCTACTGGATTATGGGATAGTAAAAAATTCCATTTAAAAGCAGTTGCTATTTATATGGGGAAATTTGCTGACAAAGAAGGTAACGAATGGATGGACGGTGAGCATTTAGGTGCTGCTGAATCTTTAGCTCAAGCTATTAATGCTGAACAACCAAATAAGTATGCTGTTACTTCTGATAGTTTAATAGGTGTACATGCACAGAATAGACCTTTTGCTGGGTTTAAAACAAAAGCTAGATTTGTTCAGGCAAAAGAAATAAAATATCTAGTAAAAAATATGGAAAAAGAAATAGTAGTTTTATATAAAGATAAAATTACTGAAGACATTCAAGATAATTTTGATTTAGGAGTTAAATACGGAGAAGGTATTTATGCTGACAAAATTGTTATTGTTTGTAACAAAGACTATGATCCATTTGATAATGATAATATTATCGATGCTTTTGTTGATTTAAATGGTCTTAAGATTTCTTGGGACCTAAAAACAGATTCTAATTGGCACATATTAAAATTTAGTCATGCAGATAAATTAGCTGATGATGGAGGAAAAACATCTAATCAATTAATTCAAAGTATGATTACGGCAGATGCTGAAGGAACTATTGCATGGTTAACTGATAAATTAGTTCAACAAGAAGTGACTAGACGTAATTCTATTGATGATTCAAAGGTGAAAAATATATCTGGAGATTCTTTTAATAATTTATCATTAGATGTTGCAACAATAGCAATGCAGATTGCTCCTAATTATGTAAAAACAAAAGATCAGTATTTATTTAGATCTTTTGCAGATAACTTTATTAAAGGTTCTGTTAATAGAGTATCTAATTGTACTGTACCTTTATCTGGTGCTTATTTAATGGTTTCTCCTGATATAGCTACATTTTATAATGATCTTAAAATCTTAGGCATTGTTGAAGAAAATGGTAAAAAATATGTTGAAGTTCTTTGTCCACATGCTGAAAGATTGGGCATTAAATATTTTGTATGTATTAAATATCCTAAAATGCATACACAGGAATTTATGTTATGCAAAGTAGTATCTATTGAAGAATACTGTAATAGAGTTGATAAATTAAATTTACCTTTAATAGAAAAAGAATTTATTAAAACTAATGCACGTCATTCTTCAGAAGGTATATTAGTAATTCCTTCTATTGAATTGTTAAAAAATCAGATGGCGGGATTAGATTTTGATAGTGACTCTGCTCAATGTTTTTATGATAAATTTGTAGTAGATACTATTAGTAAGTTGGATATGTTAGCTGTTAAAATTGAAGCTCCAACAAATACTATGTCTAAACATATGTATTCTTCTACACTCGGTATGGGTATGCTTGCTAAATATGCTATGAATGAAGACATGAAAAATGTAGGACAAGTAACCGTAATGAATGAAGTTTTCATTGAACTAGCTCGTTTATTAAGAAATGGAAGCTATGAAGAAATCGATATGGCATTAGGAACATTTCATAATATATTTAATCCTGAAGATGATGATTGTGATGGTGACAAATGTATTAGAGAATCAACTTCTTCAAAAAAACGTATTCAAAGAGATTTTGATCAATTTGGCAATGCATGTAACACTATTAAATTATCTAAAGAAGGATTAAAATATATTACAGTTTCTATGGAATATGCAAAAGATATTGTTTATATTGCTCGTCATATGAGATTAACGCCAGATAATGCTCTTAAAGTTTTAGATGCATTACAATCTATTGAACGTATGTATCAGGAATTGACCATTGATGCGGTGAAAAATGCTTATGACTTTACAATTCCATATGAAGTATCTAAATATGCGAAATTAAAAAGTCGTGAAAAAATTGATTTTAAAATCTTATGGAATAATAAGGATGAGAAATTTGAATATACTGCTGATTTAAGAGATACAGAAATGTTGTGTAATAATTCTAATACATTAATGATAAAAGATATTACGCAATATGCAAGAATCTCCGGTTTTGATGAAATTAAAAAATCTGCTGAAAAATTATTATCTATAAATCAAAAAGTTGATTCTTTAATAATTAATTTAATATCATCAGCTTTATCAGATCCTGTTAAAAAAGAAGTGTCTGGTGCGATTTATTCTCAAAGAAAAATATTTGGAGATATAAACAATCTCAAGATAAAAGAATTAAATTTAATTAAAGAAGATGATGATTCTTCTTCGAAACAATTTATTAATGATAAATATAATGAATTGTTTAAAGTATTGGCTAATAATATTCGTATTATCTTTAAAGAAACAGGTATTGTTGATAATGACGATAAAATGTCATGTTTATTTGCTGCTGTTGCTAAAGAAAATATAAATACTAATGGCGAAATAAACTTTGATGCTAGTGCTACTAACTATATTGCAAAACTTTTACCAGAAGAATATATTTTATTCATTTTAGATCATTATACAGAAACATGTATGACTAAAGATAAAGTATTGTCTTATGAAAATTGTAAAGATGGAGATAAAATAATATTTACTAATGGAACTGGTGTCAATAAAGAAGGAGGTAAGGTTATTACAGATGCATCTTTAAATGGTGAATTTATTTTTAGAAAAGAATTAATCATTAAAAGATGTTATAAAAATAAAGTTATTCATAGCTTCTCTAATAAAAATCTAAATTATTATGGAGATATTAAAAATAGCTTTAAAACAAAATATTCATATGACAAAGTAATTGGTGAAAAAGTATGGATAGAAAAGCCTATTAAAGACTTTATTCAAATTCCAGAAGTAGATCTTAGTCAAAGATTATTTATTACTAATGATTATAAAAGTGATTCTGAAAATGTTCTTCAATCAGATATTGATGAATTATGTGTTTCTACTGAAGTTATGTTATCAGCTTCTGGTAAAACTGGTAATGGTACAATTAATTCCATTATCGATAAAACAGGCAGAGCTACTAGAATAGGCCGTATTAAAGTTTCTAATAGTAAATTAGAACGTAAACTTTATCATAATTTCAGAGGAACTATTTCTCTTACGGTATCTGGCTCAGTCAAAAACGGAGGCAAAAGAAATGCTCATATTTGTGTAGGTATTTTATCCAACGTTAAAGAAGCAAGCCAAGAAGAAATAAAATTTGTTCAAGAAAACAATGTTCAGATAGATAGTAATGTTACAGAAAGTAAAGTAGAGGTTAAATCTAAACTATTGCAGTCTATGGAAAATAAACTAAATAATCAGAATATTGTTGACGAGAAGAATAAAAATGTAAAAAAAGAAACAATAAGCTATCCATCAACTTTAATGAGAAAAATGATGAATAGCTTATTAGAAAAAGAAAAGCCACAAGCAAAAAAAAGTACTTTATTAAAAGATCTTAAATCTGCTTGTGGTTCTCTTTTTAATGATTAAGTTCTGGTACAACTTAATCAATTGAGCGGCTCTTTATGAGTCGCTCTTTAATTTTAATTTATTTTAGCTAAGTTTAATTTTAATTTATTTTAGCTAAAAAGTCAAGATTAAAGAAAGAGGTAATTTACTATGTTAAATATTAATACAATTTTAAATAATAAAGTTATGGAAGTTTTAGGTGGAAATAAAGAGTTAACTAATAAAGTCATGAATACAGTATTTAATACTATGTATGAACAGGCAAAAATTGCAAAACAAGCAATTCAAGTAAAAGATTATAAATTAACTATATATCCTGTAAATAGTAATAAGGCTACTAATGTAAATAAAAATAAAGTTAAAAATACTACTAAAAATTCTATTCGCAGAATAGCTATTATTGGCCCTAACGACAAAGCATTAAAAGAATGCGTATCATTACAAGAACGTATGTATAATTACGTAAAAAATGTTATTAAACATTATGGCCAAGCACAATTTGTTACTTGTCCTGATATTAATTACATGGATTTAGAATGTATCATTGCAGCTGCTTGTGATAGAGTCAATAAAGAGAATAATAAAATGATTGCTAAAATGATAAATTATATTGGTATAAAAGATGATAAAAGACATCATAGTGCATCAGTTCTTACTTTAAAAGCACATAAACCAATATATAATGCTATTAATTGTGCTGATGAAGTTATATTATTAGCTAATAAAAACAATATGAAAGAAGATCATTTAGCTGTAAAAATGGCTCAGGTCATAGAAGCTAATGTTAAGAAAAAAGGAATAAAAAAACTATTTCAACATATTAACATTGGAAAAGATGAAAAACAGTCTAATGATACAAATGAAGTAAAAAAATGTGAAGATAATATTGTTGTATCTTTTATAACTGAAGAAGAATTAGATAATATCGATACTATTTTTAGAGAAAAATCAATACAAGATGTTGAAAAAGGTCAATATAAAAACATATTAAAAACATATAAAGGAAACTCTAAAAAAGATTTAAAATATCTAATTATCTCCTATTTATTTGTTTGTGGCGGTAAAAAGGGAAAATATAGTGGTGCAACATTAGGTTCTTTTAAAAGATTAATTAATACCGCTAATAAAAAAGGTGTTGAAGAAGCTGTTAATGAATTATGTACATTAGGTGAAATCAATATAGAAGATATCCCTGCGGGACAGAATTAATTGACCTGCGGTACGTTATTCGCACGCTTAGCCTATATAGTTCCATACGTGGACTATAATAGAAGTAATATATATATAAAGGAGATATTGATATAGTTATTATGTTAGATATCTCCTTTTTATTTAATTTATCAATTAATTCTATTTTTCTATTCTTCTATTGTAAATCATTTTTTAGAATTTTTATATCTTTATATTAAGGAGGCATTTATATGATTATTGTAAAAACTATTATTGTTAATCTATTAAAAAAAGAATGGTTATCGTCATTTAATTCTAAATATGATACTTTTAATCAGTATAAGGAGATAATAAATAAATGTCTTCTTGATATTGATGAAGATAACTTTATTGAGGAAATTAGAATATATTCTTCTATTATAAAGATATTAGTATCTAATTATGATAGAACACATTTATTCTTTATTTCCTGCGGTGTTAATAATCAAAATATAGATATTATAGAAATTTATTGATAGTTTTATGTTATAATCTTATTGTAGTCTTATTTTTCTATTAAAGGAGGAATAATGTTATGGATAATTTAGCTTATATTAACGATAGAAATATTAAAATAAAAACTGAATTAATTGACGGCAAAATCTTTATGATGTCTCCACGTCCTAGAGTTGAGCATGCTACTGTTTGTACAAATATTGCTAGTGAATTTAGGTCATATTTAAAAGGTAAAACATGTCGTGCATTTTGTGATGGCGTTGATGTATTTTTAGATGAAAATAATAGATTTATACCTGATACAATGATTGTATGCAATCCAGATATAATAAAACATGATGGTATACATGGAGCACCTGATTTAGTAGTTGAAGTTTTATCTAAAACTACAGCAAAAAATGATAGAAGTAAAAAGAAATATACTTATGCTAAATATGGTGTAAAAGAATACTGGATTGTAGATGTATGGAGTAAGTCAGTTGAGGTTTATTATAATCAAGATAATTGGTTTGTACTAGATAATATATATTATTATTTAACAGATAAAGAAATAGCTGAAAATAATAATATGCCAGATAATGATATAGATAAAATAAAAGAATATACAGATTCTATTAAAGTATCTATTTGCGATAATTTAATAGTAAAATTAAAAGATATGTTTGAATATATTTAGAGAGAACAATCGCTGTTCTCTCTTTTTTTATTTTATATTCATCTTCTATATTTAGTTTAAAATTTTTATTTACTACTATTCTATAGTAATTTTTTCTTTAGAATTTTTATATTAAGAAAGATTGGTGAAAATATGATTTTAAATATAAATTATATAAAGTTATTAGAAGAAACATTGAATGGACGTAAAAATCCATTTAAGAATGATAAAGAATATTATAATAAGGTCCAAGAAGTAATAACGAATACATTTTATAGTTGTAATTTTATGTATAGTGAAGAAGAAAAGAGAAATGCAATTATTAATAATATAAAAGTAGCTATTGAATTAATGATTGATGAAAGAACATATAACAATAAAAAAGATAATAATATAACAATTGACTATACTGAAATACATTTTTAATAATTCTTTTTTTCTTATTTATAGTTGATTTTTAGTTTACTACTATTTTATAGTAATTCTTTCTTTGAAATTTTTTAGTAAAGGAGATGATAATATGTTTAAAGTTAATCCTCTTGAAAAAGAGGCAATCAAAGAACTGTTTAAAGATCCTGTATTTAAACGTAATTACTTGTTCGTTTTAAATACAAATAATGAAGATGTCTTAAATCAAATAAAAAGAGATATCAAGAAAAGAAAACATGAAATAATTAAAAGGAGATATGCGTGATGACTGAACAAGAAAAACAAATATTAAAAGATCTATTTGAAACAGAACCTCAGATTAAAAGAAACTATAATCGTGCTGTCAACAATAGAGATGTAGAAATGCTACGACAAATAGAAAAATCTATTAAGAGAATGTCAAGATATAGAGTAGCTTAAATTTTCTCTTCTTCTATATTTTATTGTAAATTTTTATTTACTACTATTCTATGGTAAATCTTTTTTTTGAAATTTTTTTAATATTGGCAAAAATATAGCCGATATAACAGAAAGGAAGTTCTATATATGGCAACAGTAAATATTTTTAACGTTAACAAAATGATCGTTTTAGGTGTTAGAAACAACACTATCGTAAGATTAAGCTATGACATTAACAAGAAAGGAGATGCAGTTCCTTTTATTTATGAAAACAAAGATTTTTCTAATCATGCTTTAGGTTTATCGATTATGGCTTTAACGATTAATCAACTAGTTAAAATTAAAGAGAAATCGGCAACTATTATTGCTCCAACAGATGTGGTAATTAGAATGTTGCAGATCAGAAAGATTTTAAATCAAAATAATGATATTGATATTGACTCTTTAATTGAGACTATAGCAGATCAATGGACAAATATGCCTGATGATGAAAATCTTTTTGAATCATTAAAAGATATATGCGAAGCGTATATCAATATGGTTAATAATGGTTTTTCATATAATTTCGTTAAAAGACATACGTTAGATAGATGGCAACTCAATCGTAATGCGTGTGAAGAAAACGGAATTCAAGATGGAGATATCTTGTTATTTAAAGATGGTGTAGATACTAAATATGGCATTAACAGTTTAGATACGTCTTATCTAAACGGAGAATTTAAAGTTTCTGTGCAAGAAACAGTATCTAATGACAGAATTTTTAAAAATTATTATATTCCAAGAAAAGGTCTTAATGTTTATTTAATGAGAGCTCGTAAAATGAATAAAATTTTAGAAGAAATGTTACCATCAATTGAATTAGAGGATATCAGCGTAGGAAAAGAAAGTAAAGAATTATTAGCATAATAAAAGAAGATGTGTGTTATGAAAACATAGCACACATCTTACCCTTATTATATGAACCAACGAGATTATTATAGCATAACAGATAAAAAATTACAAATAGAAAGAGGCTATATTATCATGAGAACTTATACAGATGTAGGAATTATGCGTGGATGGGGAACTTGGAGCAATTTAAAAATAGAAAAAGATAATAAAATTAAAATAAAAGTTCCTCAAAGTCAGGTTAATAAAAAAACAGGTTTATGTAAGAAGTCTGTTAAAAATATACTAAATAAAAGCGTCTTCACAATTGAAGATGCAATTAACTTATATAAAAAAGGTGTAGTAGTAACTACATTATAAAAAGGAGATATTTTATTATGAATATTATTAATTTAACACCACACGATGTCAATCTATTATTAGAAGACGATGTTATTGTATTTAAATCCAAAGGTATCGCTAGAGTTCAACAAAAAGAAGTTCTTGATGAATACTTTGATAGAGTGCCTATTTATAAAAATAAATATGGTAAAATAGAAGGCTTACCAGAAGAAGAAAAAGACGGTATTTATTACATTGTTTCTTTTGTAGTAGCCAGTGCTTTAAAAGATAAACGTAATGATTTATTAATCGTTACTAAAACTGAAAGAAACGAAAAAGGTCAAATCATAGGTTGCTATGGCTTTGCTCGTTTATAAGAATAAAACAAATAAAAGAAAGAAAGAGGAGATATTATTATGAACATTGAAAAATTAGTTTTAAGTACAGCAAAAGGAATTATGACAGTTGGAGAATACGGATTTAAAGGAGCTAAGGTTGTGTGCTCTACTGGTCATACAGTAGCAAATGGCTTACGTACTACTGCCGATGCAATTGATGTAGCAAGTTCTATCGGCGAAAATAAATGCCAAGAAGGTGCTGATTGGTGTAAAATGGCTAAAGAACAGTATAAGAAAAAGATTATTATGATTGTTCAACAAGAAGCCGCTCAACTAGCTTCACAAGGCATTGAACTAACAGAACAGGAAATGAAAAAACTGTTCGATACAACTGTGCAGAAGGTACAATCTAATTCAACAGCTACTAAGCCAGTAATTAAAAAAATGCAATTAGCATAATATATAAGAGGATTACTAATGCAGTTTATCTGTGTTAGTAATCCTCTTATTTTTTCCATATTACAAATATTATTTTACGGTCGCCATGTTCCGTACATGGCTTTTCTGATGACGACGAAAAGAATTACTCACTATAGTCATAGCTTTTACGTATATTTAAAACATCAAATGTATAAAAGTGTTTAAAATTTACGTAAAAGCTGTATAAAAAATAGTATAAAAATACATTGACGTTATTCATACATATAAAAATAAATTATACGTTTTTGCTTTTTAGCAAAAAATATAATAAAATATAGAGAAGAACCTAGTTATTTTACAGTTATATTGTAGTTATTTTACAGTTATTACAGATATATATTTAGTTATTATAGTTATATTAAGTTATTAGTATTATATGGTTTATTGTTTATTATACTAATGTTATATTAGTTGTTATTATTTATTACATAACTGCAAATAAGATTAAATAGTAAATATTTCTCTTTTTCTTTATTTTGCTACCCTTTTTTAGGTTACTGCCTTCTTCTTTTTTTAGCAGTATTCTCTTGTAATTCTTTTTTTGATATTCCGTTTTTAAAAAATGAAGCTATAAAGTCTTCCGCCATGTTCCGTTCATATGAAAAATCGTTATGATATAAGGAAAAAATGGCATTTTATATGATTATTTATATGTTTTCGTTTTTTATAAAATGAAAAAAGTTGAAGAAGTATGTTACCATATCAAAATGCGTATATACACATACAAGCATAAAATTTTTTTTAAAAGAGGTAAAAAATAATGATAAATGTATGTATTACAGGACATCGTCCTAATAAGTTATATGGGTATAATATGAATAACTCTAAATATAACTGTTTAAGAAAAGTTATTTATAATGTGATTGAAAAATTATATTATAAATATAATAAAAGGATTACACTAATAAATGGTGGAGCATTAGGAGTAGATCAAATATTTGCAAGAGAATCTATTAAATTAAAAGATAAATATAATAGCGATATTGATTCTATTATAAAACTAATACTAGTAAAACCTTGTATGAATCAAGATGTTAAATGGGATAATAATAGTAAGAGAGAATATATAGATATTTGTAACAATATGGACGATATAATTTGTATAAGCAAAGAATGTATGCAAAAAAGAAATATATATATGGTAGATAATTCTGATATAGTTATTGTTGTTTTAAATAATAGTAATAATAATAATAATGATAAAAATAATAATAAAAGTGGTACAAGTAATTGTTATAATTATGCTAAAAATAAAAAAGATAAAGATATTATATTAATAGATCCTGTTAGTTTTAATGTTACTATAATAAAGAAAGAGATATTAGTATAAACCTTTACTGTTATAAATAGTATAAACTTAGATTATAATAAGAGGGAACCAAAAGGAATTGGCGCCATAATTTAAAAAGTTAAGGTAATTATTATGAACGAGGATATTTATACGATAGAAAAAAGAAATGAAATGATACAAAAAGCTATTAAATCATATAAATTTAATGAATTAGATTTAAAAATAAATGATTGGTTTGCTATTGAAGATCAAGATAATTATATATTTAGTGTTTATAAGCAAGATAATAAATTATTACTTTTAATGGCTGAACCAGAAGACTTTTTATATCATTTAGATGATGCTATTATAGATAATATTAATATAGGATGGATTGTACAAGATATAGATTTAAAATATTTTTTAGATCTTATGTCTGAAGATTCGTATGTACAAAAACGATTAAGACATAATATATGGTATGCTTTAAAGATGAATGGAAGTCTAGGCGATGCTATTTATCAATTAAGTTATTTATTAAAAGAAAAGAATCCTATTATAAATTTAGCTATTTTTTTTGATATTCTATTTAGGAATAAAGGTTTTAACTATATTAAAATGGAAGAGCTTTTTGCATTAAAAAATATAATAACATTTTTAAAAGGAATGGCGGGGTATTAAGATATGAAAGATATTTATTCAAAAGAAGAAAGAAATAAGATTTTAAATATGGCCATGAAACAATATGAATGTTGTGGAGTAAGTTTAGAATTAGGAGACTATTTTGTTGTTGAAGAATATCCAACAATGATATTTAAAATAGATAATGAATGGGATAAAAAGTTAAGATTGTTTTATACTATTATAACTGAAAAATCTTTTCATGATGATTATTGCCATGAACTTAACTGGTCTACGATTCCAGATGAATGTATTAAAGATATTGTAAATAAAATGACATATAAATCATATAATAGTATTAAAACAAGATGTAAATATTATACTTCTATACAAAAATATATTAATAATAACAATAAACAAGAAGATATAGTTTATAATATAACAAAAGATATGCAGAAAATTTTATCTTCAAATAATTGTTACACTAAAGAGTATAGAATAAAAGAGTTGATTTTATATTGGAATTTATTATGTAAAATTGTTTATAAACAAGATAATAAAGAGATTATAAAAGATATTAAAGATTTAGGATATGTTTGTGCAATTATTTCTAAATAAGAGGACTAATGATTTATGCGTAAAATTTATATACTTAAAAATCATAATAATATATTAGGAGTTTATTCTTCTAGAGAAAAAGCTGAAAGAGCTAAAGAAAAAATTATAGATATAGAAATAAAATATAATAATATATGTGATATGGAATTCCATATTCAAGACTATAAAGTTTTATAAGATTGAAGTACATTAAATTTAATAATATTATGGAGACTTTTTATGAGACATATTTTTACTGAAGATGAACTAAAAAAGCTATGTGCTTTTTGGCAAAATCAATTAAAGCTTAATAATTGGCGTATTGCGATAGGTATAGAACGAAAAACTGCATTCAATAATAGTCAATCTACAGGGGAAATTGAATTCGTATCAGCATTAAATAAGGCTATTATTAAAATACTAGATCCATCAGATTATCCACAATCTCCATTTGAACAAGATATGGAGATATCTTTAGTGCACGAACTTCTCCATTTACATTTTGCTTTATTTGAACCTAAATCAGATGATTCACTAGAGTTTCTTATTATGGAAAGCACTATAGAACAATTAGCTAATATTTTAGTCGAAATGAAAAGAACAAATATACAGGATCAAAAATAAAATGCTAATAATTAAAAAGAATAATATTAATAAACTCAAAAACTATGGTTTTAAAGAAGGAAATTTTTATGATTGGGATGCAGAAAATCATTATATAAAAGATAAAAAATATAAAAGTTTATATTTTAGATTTTGCGCATCTGGTGCAATATTTGTCAGAACAGAAAATATTGATGACAAAGAATATTCATGCTTAGAAATAGTTCATGATAATATGTTTGAAGCAGAAAGTATTGGATTATGTTTACCAGACATATTAATAGACTTAATAAGAGATGGTTTTGTTGAAAAGAGGTGAGAATATGGAGCAAATAAGAGAAGCTAAAAGAATAAGTTCTGAGTCTTATTTTGTACAAGATAAATACTATAATAATAGCTATTTTTTCTTAAATAAAGAAAAAGGAGTATTAGGTATAGTATCTGAATATGGAAATATGGGATATGTATTAGATTGTACATGTGAAGATTTTAAAGATATATTGATAGGCATAGATCCATATTATATGTTATCTAAGTTAAAGAAACCTGTTTTTGATTTAAAAGGTACAGTAAAAAATTTAAGAGAATGGATTTTAGAAACCAGAAAAGAAAATAATTGCACTAAAGAACAAGCTTTGGAAATATGGGAGATGATAGAAGAAATAGAACAAGAAGGTATAGAAGATGAAGGATATATTTTTAAGTTCTTTAACGATAATAGATTATTAATAGAAGAATTTGAATGTGATTTTTTTTGTGATGTAGTAAGTCTTTTAATAGCTAAGAAATGGACAGAACATGATAAGTTCTTTATAAATTATATCTGGAAAAGTTTTATAGATCTATTAAAAGAAGAAAAAGGATTAGTTAATGAATAATGATAATATAAGAAGAACATGTCCTATAGGTTTAATATTTGGACAACAAGTAGCTAAATATGCAAAAGAAAATTATATTGATAAATTGTTATCTCTTAATAAGAGAAGAAGATATAATATTGCTCTTAATAAGTTAAAAGAAAACTATTTAGTTGATACACAAGAGTTATATTTATTATCAGAATTAAAGTCACAGATTTTTAAATATATTAGTGACAACGAAGAACAATTTGATAACATAGAAGCTTATTTAGATAGTGTTTCAAAATTATTCGATAAAGATTTAAATTCATTAGAACTTGATGAAGACATGAAAAAAGTTCAATATATGTTATTTTACTTTGCATATGGCTTAGGAGAAAAAGTATGAAATAAATATTAATACGTTATATAAACAATTAATTTAAATAAAAAGGAGAACAAAATGAAAGATTTAAGTTATTTAAATAAATATCGTATACAAGCAAGTAGAATATTTGGAAGTATGGGTGATGAACATAATGGTGCATTTAGAATAAAAATTAAAGATAAATGGTTTATAGTAATTGCTTCTAATGGTGGCGGTTGGGAACACGTGTCCGTTAGTCCAGAAAAAAGTAAACAAACACCACGTTGGGAAGAAATGTGTAAAATGAAAGAATTATTCTTTGAAGATGATGAAACTGTTATACAATATATTGTTGCTAAAAAAGATAATATCAATGTAAAAGAAAATTGTTTACATTTATGGAAGCCAACTAGTCAAACAGTACCAATGCCACCAAAATGTTTTGTATAAATAAAGAAAGGGAAATACAATGAAAAATAAACATTTATTAAGAAAATTTATGACAGAAAACAATATTGATTTTGATGTGCCTTTTATAGTTAAAAATGGTAACAATGCAATTAAATATAAAATAACAGAAGAAGAAGGAACGTATGGAACTGTACCTAAAATAAGATTTTATAGAAATGAATGGAAAGAAGCAGATTCAAGTTGGCTCATGTTAATTATGTTTTGTGAAGGATATAAGATTATTAAACCAGCATGGAAACCTAAAGATAATGAAAAATTTTGGTATGTTACTAAAAAAGGAAACATTTTTTCTAGATCATATGATTTAGGAGATCCAAATGACACTGCTTTGTTTTTAATAGGAAATTGCTTTAAAAACAATAAAGAAGCAGAAGAGAATAAAGAAAAAATGCTTCTAATATTAAATAGAGATAAACCTTTTATAGATTTAAATCCCTTAAATAAGGAGTAAGAAAATGAGTAACGATAAACAAAATAGATGTCTATTATGTCAATATATGTGGAGAGATGAAACAGAAGAACCTTGTTGTGACTGTGAATATAATTCTATGTTTATTGATAGTGAATGTAATAATTGTAAGCACGATAAATGTCGAATGCCACAAGATTATCCATGTAATATTTGTACTAAATATTCCCATTTTGAGTCTGATGAAGAAATTGGAACAGAATATTATGAAGAAGACGATAATAATGAAAGCATGAGAAAAATCTTATTTAGAGGAAAAATTGCTTTTTGTAACGATATTCTTGGAAATAAAATAGGTAAATGGATTTATGGTTCATTATTAACAGATGATTTATATAACGAAGCTTATATTTTTGACTCTATTACAGGTGATCAAATTCAAGTAGATACAACAACTGTAGGTCAATATACTGGTTTAGAAGATCATGATAAATGTGACATATACGAAGGAGATATTGTAACAGATTTAGCATGTCATAAATACGGCTTAGTATGTTGGAGTAAAGAAGAAGCAAGTTTTATTATTAAATTTAAAGATTATGAAATATGTATGAATGTAGATAATATAAATAGTTTTATCGTAATTGGAAATAAATGGGACAATCCAAATATAGAAATAAATTAAGGATATAAGAAAATAGTATGAAACAAAATTTATTTAGAGGAAAATGTATAGAAGATAATAATACAATATACAAAAAAGGTGATTGGGTTTTTGGTAACTTATTAGATAATTATGGTAATACAAATGAAGTATTTATAAATCCAAAAGGAACAAAAGATATTATTAAGGTAGATCCAAATACAGTAAGTCAATTTGTAGCAAACTCACTTTTAGGAGGCGAAATGTATTTTGAAGGAGATATCTTAGCTAGGGAATTAGATGATGATGTTTTACAAGATATTGCAGATGGGTTCTATCAAGATGAATATGATGATGCCTTAAAAGGCTTAATTATGTATGATGAAGATGATTGTGAATTTTATATTTTATGTGATGCTTATGGATATAATATGATAGATATACATAAGTTTCGTCATTATAGTAATAAATGGGACGATCCTGATTTGGCAGAAAAAATATTAAATAGGTAAGATTATATGGTCAAAAAAGAAGTTAAAAAAATGATTGAAAAAGTTTTAATAGAATAGAATTTTCCTTTGTTAGTAAAAGGTATTGAAAGCATATGTTGGAATGGTGGATGTGATGATGAGGAATGTTCATTTTATAAAAATAAAAAATGTATATTCCCTATTCATCCGGCTGAGTGGTGATAAAAATGAATAATAAAAAATTCTATGTAGTAAAAAGAGGTTTAAATACAGGTATATTCAATACATGGGGAGAATGTGAAAAACAAGTTATTGGCGTTGAAGGAGCTTTATTTAAATCTTTTTGGACAAAAAAAGAAGCAGAAGATTATTTAAAACATGCTTTATCTACAAATACTTTTAACCAAGATGATACTTATTATCTTTATATAGATGGATATTATGAAAATAATAGATATGGCTGGGGCCTTGTAATTTATAAAGATAATAAGTTAGTAGATACTTTTAATGGAGAAAGTATTTCTGAAGACAATACTGGATTGTATGAAATGGCTGGACAAATTCAAGCAGCTATGAAAGCGATTAAATGGGCTGTTGCTAATAATAAAAAAATCACAATTTGCCATACTTATATCGGTTTATCTGAATGGGCCTTAGGTAATTGGAATGCAAATAAAAGACTTGTAAATAAATATATTTTTTTATCTGAACAACATTTAGATATGATTAATTTTAAAAAAGTAAACAAGTATAATAATGGTCCAATTGATTTAGCAACTAAATTAGCAGAACAGGCTTTAAGACTATAATTAAATAGGAGTATCGTAAAAATGTTAACTGATAATCAAATTGAAGCTTTTGAATTTTTAATGAAAAAAGCTAATATAGAATACGGACAAACATATAAAATTGAATGTGATTTATTTAATGGTAGTTTTATAATCGAAAAAAAGAAAAAAGAGATATGTGTAGACTATAAAAACAAAAATGATGAATGGGAAACATATATCCTTACAGAATTTGAAGATGAGCGCATACTGAATTTATTGTTTTATCATAGTAATAATATAAGTTTATCTTTTTGGATTCCGAATAAAGGACAAAGATATTACTATATAGATCAAGAAATAAATAATAGTGAATATTATATTAAAGAGTCTATATGGATGGGATTAAAAGATAAAGCTTTGTTTTTAACTGGAAATCTATTTAAAACATATGAAGATGCTAGAAAAAATATGAATAAAGTAATAGAAGTGTATGAAAGAAATATTGGCGGTTATATAGAGCCATTAGTTTATTTAAATAAAAAATGAGGTAGAAAAATAAGAATGAATAAAAATAATAATTTAAGATTAACATTAAAAAAAATTAATAATAAAGCATATGAAATTAAATCTTTTATGGAATTAATTCCTGGAGACAATATATCTGTATTTGAACCTATTGAACCAGAAGATGTTCTAAATAAAGGATACGTATACGATTCAGGCATCATTACTGATGATAATTATATTGTAAAAATGAAAGAGCTAAGTCCTAGTTATTTAATTGTAATGGATAATTTTTTACTAGAAGAAGTAAAAGAAGTTTACAATACTAATCTAACTGGAAAAAAGTATTTCATTACATCTAAACCATTAGAAAATGTTTTAAATAAAAATTCTTCAAACTTTGTAGGAGATTTTATTGTAAAAGAACGATATTCTCCTATAAAAGGTTTGATTATTGATAATAAAAAGGAATAATAGCTTATGAATATAGGAGATACTATTCGACAAATAAGAAAACGAAATTATTTGTCTCAAAAACAATTAGCTAATAAGATAGGTGTAAAGCGAAGTACAATAAGTATGTGGGAAAATAATAAACGTACTCCAAATGCATTAGCTTTAGCATCTATCTTTAAATTGTCTAAAACATATATAAATAATAATTCAATAAAAGTAGAGATAAAAGATATGAAAATAGATGAAAATACATTAGTTGATATAAAAGGTATTATAGATGGAGTTGTTTTTATTGATTCTTATACAGATATAGAAGATATCAAAAAGAAAGTATATGAAACAATAGAAACAGGTTTAGAATGTACTAATTTAGAAAATGATTTATCATTTATTATTAATTTTATAGATAATAAAGATAATATTCGATTCATAATTAGTATTTATAATACATGTAGGGCAAAAAGATTTAATGTACATAAAATAAGATCGCAGTTAAATGATTTTATTTATGATTTTAACAATAATTTTGATATCATAAATGATATGTATCAAGGTTATTGTATTCAAATAGCTGACATGCATGAGGTATGTATCATAAGTAATGAGGAAACAAAAAATTTATCTTATAAAATTATAAAAAAGGAATATGATTGAAAGGTGATAAAATGATAAAAGATTGTTCTATGTGTGTATATAAAGATAAATCTTATCCAGATCAATATCCTTGTACTGCTTGTGTTGATTATTCTATTTTTACGATACGTCCGTCATGCGACTATTGCGCATGGAATGATAAAGAGAATGTAAATTGTTGGATGTGTGATACTTATGAGGACTTAGAAGATGTTATTTATTTTGAGCCTTCAAAAAAGCTATTGACTAATGAAGAAAAAGAACATTTAAAACATAAAACTAATAAGAAATAAGGAAATAAAAATGACTTGTTTAAAATTAAAAGATAATTATGTGGCTAATTGTATCAGAAAACATATGAGAATTAATGTAAAAAAACAAGATGAATTTTATTATAAATTAGCTAAAATAGCTAAAGAATGTGTTGCATATAATTATATATATGGTATTGATATGGTTTGGGATTTTAAAAAGAATTGTTGGATTACATCTAAAAATAATACACTTGATATGTTTAATACTGCTTGTCAAATAGGAGCAAATTTAATTAATATGAATATTCAAACATTAAAAAAAGCAATTGATATTGTTTTTGAATTAGGAGAAAATAATGAATCTCAACAATTTTATATGCCATCTACTTCAAGAACAATAGTGGCTTTAAAGAAGGAATTTTGATGAATATGATTAATATAATATGTAAATATCAAGAATGGTTAATTGATAATTTGACAATAAAGTTAATAAGTAATAATAAAAAAGAACAAGTATATTCTATAGTTGCTCCTTGTATGAATATGGATAACGATTTTATTGAAATATATATAAAAGTTCTTAATTTTAATAGAATAGTAATAACTGATGATAAAAATTCTATTAGCAGATTAACTATGCAAGGATTAAATGATGAAAATAAGATATTGTTATTAAAAAAAATAGTTATATCAAATGATTTCTGCGTAACAAACGATTTTTGTATAGAAAAAGAAATAGATTATTCTGATAAAGAAATGCTGGGATACTATATACAAAAATTAGTATCTATTATGCTCCAGGCAGAAAGTTTACTTTTATTTTAAAAGAGGATAATTGTTTTATATGATAAAAAATAGAGATATACCAAGAATAGATGATATATGGATCAAGTATGATGGTACAAGATATAAGATTATTGATGTTGCAAAAGATGTTTATAGTAATAAAAATTTAGTTATATGCTATAAAATACCTATTAATGAAAAATATCAAGCTTTGGCTTATAGATTAGGAGATTTTATGCAAGAAATGAACGATGAACGATATGATAATCTATTGAAAGAAAGTTATTTTTGTAAGCAAAATTCTAACTTAAGACCTAAATATAAATTTAATCTAGATCATTGTGGAAGATATATATTCTGCGAAAGTAAAGAAAAAAAACTAGATAAATGTATAGATTGTAAAAGATATGGAGATACTTATATAAAAGTTAAAGAGGTGTAAATATATGCCAAACTGGTGTTGTGGAATTTTAAAAATAAGAGGCACAAAACAAGATGTTGTTAACTTTTTAACAAATGGTTTAATTGCCATAAATTATGAAGGAAATGACGTAAAAAAATTTAAATTTTATATTGATAAATATGGAAATATAACTTATACATCATCTAAAGATCTTAGTTGTTTATATATAGAAGGAATTAGACGAGGTTTTGTATATCCAGATGATTGTAGTTGTAATTATTATAACGAAGAGAAAGATGAAGTAATCGTATGCTTAGATGCTAAGTTCGCATGGACTATTTATACCGAACAGTTGTTAAAAATTTCTAAAAAATATAATATAGATTTAAAAATATATGCTTTTGAAAGAGGTATGGAATTTAATTTAGATATAGAAGTATCTAAAGGAAAAGTAATTAAATCAGAAGTTATTAAATTTGATAATTATATGTGGGATTGTATTGATCCTTTAAGTGGAGGTTGATTTTTAAAAGATATAAAAAGGGAAATGATAAAAATGTCTATAAAAGATATAAATAATGCAATAACAATATTAAGAAATTATTGTAAAGAAAATTATAACGATAATGCTTTTGATAATTGTATAAATTGTAAGCTGCGTGATATAAGATGTAAAGATCCTTGTTTTTATCATGACTATGAGAATAAAAATATAGAACAAAAAGAAGCTATTAATTTACTAAAGAATTGTTTTAAAGATGGAAAATATTGTTCTACATGTATGTTTAGATTTAATTGTGGACAAATTCCTAAGAATTGGTCTAATATCAATCATATAAATCATGTGGTTATTTTATCTAATAATGAAATTGAAAGAATAAAACGATGTAATGATAAGTATTATGGTAAAATTATTATAATAAATAATAAAAAAATAAAAATACTTTTTATTTCTCAAGATAAAAATAATGATATTTATGATGTTATTGTTATGGCTGATGATGTTTTATTAACATCATACTCACATTTTAATTTGATTAGTAATTATAGTATTTTACTGAAAGGGAGTATTTTTTTATATAATGCATGATAAAAAATATGTTATAATATTATCTTATAATGAAATCAAACAAATAAAAGAATATGTATTAAATAATTCTATTTGTTGCATTAAAATACTTTGTATTAAAGATAAAAAAATAACTTTTATGGTTAGCAATTTAAAACGTTATGGATATGAGAATGTTTTTAATACAGGCTTATTTGTTAATGATTTTAATGCAGTAGAACGACCTTCTACCAAAGAAAACTTAGAAGGTGTATATAAAGTATCTCCCTATAGTGTATTATATAAAAGAAAAATAGTAAAAAGGAGCAAATTATTATGGCTATATATTATAAAACAATAGAAATAAATTCGTTGTTAAAAGAATATCTTTATGATGCCTTAATCAATTTATATGATGATAATTTTATAAATGTTAATTTTGATAATGGTTTTAGTATAATGATAAAAAGAAATTACGCTCCAATTTCTATTGGTATAGTTTTATATAATTCATATAAAATTCCTGTCTGTATGGATAATTTTAACAGAATAATGTTACCAAACATATATTCTGTTTGTTTTGAAGGAGATACGTATAATATTGAAATAATAGAAAAAGATTGTTACATTGATTATATCAATATAAATTTATCTAGTGATTTAATATCTATTAAAAACTTACATGATCATAAAATTCATTATAAAGATAATAAAAAGCAATTAGAAGTAGATATTTTTAAATATTCTTCTGAATATGATAATTGTATGAACTGTTATGGAGTGTTAATTAAAAAGAATAATACAATTCGTAGATTATATCCTATTTCCAAAAATAACAATAAAGAATTATATGGTAAATGGATAGCATATAAAGATTTAGATGAATGTGTATATATAGTTAATATACAAAAGAAATAATAATGATTTATATGAATATTTATATTCCACTACTTTTTCTGTATCATGAAATAAAAAACATGAAAGAATGCACTAAGGAAGTTCCTATTAGTGCTTATTATGCAAATGAAAAATCTATTTGTCATAAAGGATATTTGATTATACAGAATAAAAGTTTATTACTTTTGTTCTGTATAAATCTTTTTAATATTGGAACCTCTAATTTGCTGGATAAGTTAAATAATTACTTTTTAATAGAACATAGTAATAAACAATATAAAATATACATTAATGTATGTAACAAAATTATTTTGAATAGAATAGTTCTATCATGGTCTAAAATATGTAAAATCAAATCTACTTTTAATGATAAAAGATTTCTATTTAGATATAGATCTGATAAAAAGTATCCAGATATAGATTTATTCATAAAAAAGAAAAAAATAAGAATTATCATTTTCAGATTTATAATTATCGTCTTTTCCCAATATATAATAATCGTTTTATTCTATGTCAAAAATGGATATCTAGTAGATGCAAGATTATAGATGGTGTTCCTAAAGCATATATGATAGATTTAAAAGGAGAATAGAAATGCCTTGTTTTATGAAACATATAAATATAGATAGTAAAGATATTTTAAATATAATTCCTAAAGATGATGATAAATTTCCATATAATAAATTATTATATATATCTACATTTGAAAATAAATATAAAATAAAAATTTACTTAAAACAAAGAGTACCTGGAGGCTATATAGCATTTAAAATATTTTTATACAATGATAAATTACATGCAATAAAAACATTAGAAACAGAAAATATAGAACAGGGTGAAATTGGGTTTATAATAGATAATGATATTTATGTTATAAATGTAAATGTAATTAATAAAATAAAATATTTTGGAACTATTTTTTTGTCTAAAAAAGATACAAATAAAGATATTATAGAGAAAAAAATAAAACTTCATGATAATAGTAAGTTAGGTTTTATATTATATAATATAACTAATAATGTATATTGTATTGAAAATGCACGTTATATAAATAAAGATTGTGACATAGAAAGTATTCGTTTAGCAGAAAGTTCATATAGTAAAAATATATTTAATGGTTATAGATGCATTCTTTTAAAAAATACAGATTTTAATTATTTATACAACATAACAGTTTATATTTTAACAGAATAAAAATGATGGTTGTCATTTATAAATTTATATCTATTATGTTTTGTAATGTATATAATAGACTTAATAGGAGAATAATAATGTCTTATTTTATTGAATATGCTTCTATAGATAGTAAGTATTTTTATGAAGCATTGAATTTTAAATGTCAATACCCATATTCTAAATCTTTTTATCAAATAAATTTTTCTAATGGATATTTTGCTAAGATCAATTTATCTCAAGAACAATATGACATGATACCTTATTTTACAGTAAACTTATATGATAAACAAGAAACATTAATAGGAACTTATTTTATTATGTCAGATATGCAAGAAATTAATAAAATATCATTTTATAAAAATAATGATTTTTATGTCATATTCATATCAATTACTAATAGACATAAAGTTTTAGGAGTTATTTCTTTACCATCTAAATTTCTAAAAGACAATAAAATATGTTTATTAGAAAAAAAATATACTTTATACAATAATGATAGAGTGTATTTGTCAGTAAAAAATAATGATATAAGAATATATTATAGACTTAATAATCATTATAGTAATATAGACTATATAAAACTAGGTAAAGATTATGAAGATAAAAAAATAGTTAATAGTTGTCAAATGTATTCTTGTTTTAAGAATATAGAATTTACGCATATTTTTGATATAAAAATTTATATTTTAATTAGTTAAAAGGTGTGATGATATGGAAATATTAAAATACTATAAGAACTCACAAATAAAAATTATACTAGAAATAGGTATTGATTATAAAAATCAAATTTATAATTTTACAAGAGAATTAAAATATGATATTGACGAAAGTAAAAGATTAGATAAAGACTATGAAGAGTATTTGTTAAGAATTGTTGATAATATTCTTAATGAAATAAAAACTGAAGCAGCAGAATCTAAAATGAACACGATAGATAAAGTAATTGACTTAATTTGTTTAAAATTTAAACCGATAAGAGAAAACACTTATAAAGAGTTAACATTAATCATATACGAGGTATAAATAGAGTGATAAAACATGAAAGATATGACAGATGAAGAATTAACAGAATATGAAGCATCTATTGATAGGATATTTAAACATACTAATATTAATATTTATGACTTAATAAAGGAGAATAATATTATGGGTTGTAAAGAAACTCACGACATATTCTTAGTTTCTTCAAAAAATAATAGTATTCATTTAGATAAGTTAAAACAATCTATTGAAGTTTTTAAGTATAATAAAGATGAGTTAAGTATTAATAAGATATATGTAAAATTATTAAATCCAAATAAACAATGGGATGAATATTTAGATTATTGTTTAAAACTAATAGATGAAAAAGAAACTTATAATGAAACGTTTAATGAATATTATAAAAACAGAATAGATTTGATGAATTTTACAGATGAACAAAAGAAAATTTATATATTGGAAAATTTTCATAAAGAATATATAGAAGAAAGTATGTTCTTTCCTGAAGATATAACAAAAGAATATGTAGAACATAATTATATTTATTATATAGATATTCATACTTCTGATGATTTACCAGATAAAGAAATAGATTATTTATATTGGTTAGTAATAGGAATATTTTTTAAAGACAATACAATAATTAATAACGTATCTTACTCTATTTAAGGTGATGTTTGTTATGAAATATGTAGTTATAGATTACGATAAGCTTTTACAGCATGGATTTGATAATAGTAAACAAAAGAATCTTTATTTAAAACAAATAGGAGATTATTTTCTAGTAGTCAATACTCATTATTCTGATGAGCTATTTGTTAGTACAAATTATAAATTTAGAGTTTATAATCTATACGATATAATGCAAGAAATTGATAACTTATTAAAAGATTGTGTTATAACTGTATCTAATTGGTTGGAGAAATAGTTTTATGAAATGTTTAAAATTTAGAAAAAGAAAACAAAAAGAATACTTAAAAATACAATCATTCAAAGAACGTCAACATCTAAATATAAGAATGTCTAGAGAGAGGATGATTAATAAAGCTAAAGATTTATTAATGAACGGACTTATTAAAAAAAGAGGTTTGTCTGGATGCGTTGACTATTTAATAGCAGATTTTAAAAAACTTAAAGAAAAGTTGTTACAATCATGAAAGAATATGAAGATGATTTAAAACTATTAGAAGAAGTATTGCAGGATTGTCATATAAAGTATAAAGATGCTAAAGACAGTAAAATAAATGGTAAAAGTATTGACGAATATGCAAAAACAATCAATAGAATAATAATATTAGGAGACAATAATGAACGAATACGGTAACAAAACATATATAATACTTAATCAAGATCTTCTAGAAGAATTTGGATTCGAAGAAGAAGAATATGATAAAGAAGAATGTTGGATAAAAAAAATAGATTTTATGTTATTCTTTTTAGTTAAGAAAAATGATAGTATATTAAGACTAGAAACTGGCGGAACAGATAAATTTGTAAAATATTTACCTGACTTTTATAAAATTATGGATAGTTTAATAAAGAACAATGTTATAAAAGAAGTTAGAAGGTACTGTTAAGTATGAAGAAAAAAACTAATTTAAGTAAAAGATCAATTAAAAGTGCATTTGATACAATTATATTAAATTGTAAAACAAAACATAAAAATTATTGTAAAGGATGCTTATTTAATCAGTTAATAAAACGTCCAGGAGAGTATGATGATTACGAATGGACCGATGAAGATGATAAAAATTATAATAATATAACTTTTTGTGAAGCATTCTTTAAATTAGGCCCTGAATATTGGAATTTAAAAAAGGAACTAGATATTGAAACGGAGTATGATTAAAAGATGGAATATTTTCTAATAGGATTAGGAGCAGCTTTAATGGGAGGAATGACGGTTATAGTAATAAATCAATACTTTCAACAAAAATAGAAAGGAATATAAATAGAATATGTCAAATAAGGAAATATTTTTAAAATCGTTCGCTGATTTATTGCATTCATATAATAAGCTTATAAAACATAGTGCATTTAGTGATACTTTTATTAAAGAAAAAAAAGAACAATATAATAATTATTATTATAAATATTTAAATGACTATGAAAAAATATATGAAAAAATAGAAAAAGATAATCTAGAAAAATACAATATTAAAATTAAAGATATAAAAAAAATAATATATGATCTTAAATTAGAAAAAGAATTACGCATTATTAAAGATAAACATAATAAACCTATAGCAATTGTATATAATTTTAGTTTTTATAATTATAACATGACAATAAAAAATGATAATCTTTATATTAATCGTAAAAGATATAATGTGATAAGTTTAAATTTTTCTAAAAGAAAAATGTATTCTTTTAAAAGAAATAGTTTTCTTATGTGTTCAAAAGAAAAAATTGATCAGAAAAAAAGTTTAAAAAAACTATATAAACTTATTTATCTAATATTAGATATGTATAATCATAGAACATTTGATATCAAATCAAAAGATTATAATAGTTTAGAGATAAGAGCAATAAAGTTCAATAAGTTTATTAAATTTTATACTGAGTATTTTTATAATGTTTTATTTAGTATAAAAAAAGATTTAATATTTAACACTTTTAATAATCATAAACTTTTTAAAATAGAAAAAGAGGATACACCTAGCGATGATAAACAACACTATGTTATAGTATATAAAAATCAATTATATTGTGATAATTGTTCGTTATATAATAAAAATAGAAAAGGCGATTATCGTTTATATGCTAGAGAATTTTTACGAGATTATGTAACTATGGGATTATGACAGCAATGTATAACAATATAATAAATAATGATATAGCTATTTTTATAGATGACTTAACTGAAAAGATTATTGATGCTTATAATATACAAATACCTATTATGAATATGAAAGAAGTTCTTAAAAGTATTGGCGGAAAAATAGCATATAAAAATAACTATTATGAGTTAATAGATGGAAATATAATAAAAACTCATGATAGAAAATTTGATATATTGTTACCTATTTTAAATAAAAATAGCAATAATAACTTTACTATAGCTTGTAATTTAGGACATATATTTTTGCATATGGGATATAGAACGAATTTTTCTTTATGGAATAAGATTGTTGTTAACAAACAATATAAGTTTAAATCTTTAAAGCAAGAAAGACAGGCAGAATATTTTGCGTTATCCTTACTTATGCCCAAAACTATATTTTTAAAAGTTTTTTATAAGTATAGTAACAATAACATGGTAGATATGACAGAAATAGCTAATTATTTTAAAGTATCGATAAATTCAGCAAGAACGAGAGCTTATATGCTAAACTTAATAGATAGTTCATGTTTAAAATAAATATGAAAGGAGATATAGTAGGTGTCATTAAGTTGTAAAAAAAGTTGTATATACAATACTTCACCATATAATATGGTTTGTGGTTATTGTAAACGAGGACCTGGTAGATTTTTTACTGGAGGAGAGTATTATGATTTGTATATAGACAATTATCATTTAGATATCTCTGCACAAAATCACGATATGACAAAAAATAATCGTTTTTTAGTTGGGAATATAGCAAGTGTTTTATTATCTGAAGTAGTTAAAATAAAAATAGAAAAATTTTCTTCTATTAAAGTAGTTATTACTGTGAAATTAAAAGATGCTACATTTGAAACAATTTCCATGTATGATAATTATGATGACGCTAAAGAAGCGTATAATAAAATGATGATAAAGTATTCAGAGGGATAATTCAAATGAATAATAATAATAAAAATATTACACATATTTCTATGTCAAAAGAAGGATTATATAATATCTTAGAAAATTGTAAAAAAGATGATACAGTATATAAAAATACATTTAACATTAACATATCTGAATTAAGAGGGCTACTAGATAAGATTGACAACATAAGTAAAACAAATATGAATAAACATATTTTTACAGATATGATTCGTATATTAAATAATTTATTGATTAATAATAAATCATATAAGTCTAATAGACTATTATTGAACAAACTTAATAAACTAAAGAAAGAATGATGTTATTTGACAAGTATTGAGAAAAAATATCTTAGTATAAAAAATATTTACGATAAAGTTAAAAAAAATCATGATAAACTTAAACAAGCTCCAGAATATTTGTTAGTAGTTATGATAAATGATGATATGTCATATTTAAGTTCTAGTATTTTAAGAAAATCCGAAGAAGATAATGATGATATTCATTATTTTAATATGTTTAATTTAGACCTTAATACGATATTTGATTATGGAGTTTCTATTAGTTTAAATAAATTAAAACAAGATTTTAATTTATTATTGTTTGATTTCAATCTAGATTTTGATAAATTCGCTGATAATTATATCAATATTAGAAGCATAATTAACGAAAAATATGAATGTGATTACATTATATTAGATGATTATAAGATAAGTGTATCTGGTTTATATTTATGTGTTCATAAAAAAATTAGTTCTGACAATTATTATGAAAAAATTAAAATTTATAACACGAATAATAACGATTTCAATAAAGAATTTTTTAATGCGATAATTGACTTTAACTGTGAGAATTATCAAAAAAATAGATTAGTAATTACAAATGGAAAAATGAATATTAATTTATTAGATGGAGGTTCAGGAGATATAGGATATATATGTGATGATAACTTTAAAGTTGATTTTATAGGTATTAAAAATGATGATATGATACATGCTAATAGTCAAACATGTTTTATTAGTGACAAACATTTTATAACAATTAATAAATTTGATAATAATTTACGTACAAAAATTAAAAATGGAATTTGTTTAAATAAGTATGAAAAACAAGAGTTAAATAGGCTATTGTCATTATATAACAATATGGGCTACAATATAAAAGTATAGCAAGGAGAACCAATATGGAAGAAGATAAAATATTATATGTTAAAAAGGTCTCTATGAAAGAAGTTATTTGCGTAGAAGTTGTAAAAACAGATGAGCATGATAAAGCGTATACTGTTACTAATTATTTCACTAAAGATGGAAAACTTATTGGTGAAACTTCATTAAAAGAAGCAGATATTGCGTATAAAAAATTTCTTGAAAAATTAAATAAAAAGTCTGAATAGATAACTATAAAAAATAAACAAAGGAGAGTAAAACAGTATGGGACAGTTTAGTTGGAAAACGAGTGATACAAAAAGAGCTATTACTATTTGGGATTGTGAATATGGAAGTTTTCCTGTTTATTTAGTCACTCCAGATAATGAAAAAATTTTAGAAAGAAATTATGAAGGTTATGGTGTATTTGGCGGATATGATGCATATGAATTACTTGCTAAATGGAATCGTCCTGATTTATGCAATGATGATACAGAACATAATAGACATATCGGCATCGATCTAGATGAATGTTGGAAATGGAACAAATTACATGGTGAAGATTATCCTATGATGAAGTATCCATTAAAATTTTGTGAAGATCCAACTCTTAATTATGAAGATCTTGATCCAGCAGAAGATGATCCTAATCAGGGCTGGGGAGAGCCAGAAGATGATGAAGAATAGCTAATAAAAAGGAAATGGTATATGAAAAACTTATTACAACGAATTGAAGATACAGAAAAAAAATACTATATTAATCATCCAAAAGCAACAGAAACAGATAGCATGGTATACGTATTAAAAACGTTAAAAGATGATAGTACAGACAGTATTCTTACTTGTTATCAGTTTTTAGATAGGATAAAAAATGCAAAAAAAGATATTCAATCTATTAGCACTAATATTAATGATAAAAATAGACAAGAACAATTAATAGATGAAGAGTTTAAAGAACAAATAGAAAGTATTTTATCGGAATATAGTGCATTTGGTTTTGATTATGATACCATTTTTAATCATATGTGCAACTATTAAAAGGAATAATAATTATGAGTAAATGGACACATATTTTAGCAATTATTACTGCTGTGTATACTGATCATGATAATACGATAAAAAGTAGAGGGAGATTAATTAATGTTTTAAATGATAATTTTAAAAAATTACCTATAATTTCTGGTAGCGAACAAAATGCTACTGTATCATTAAATATAAATGATTATTTTAACCCAGATGAATATGATTATTCTTTTTCAATTTCTATATATGGTAGTTTAAGAGATCGTTCTATTAAAGAAACATTGAAAGAATATAATAACTTTTTACAAAAGGTAGATTCTTTTTTTACTGTAACAGATCATATGTATAAAATCGATAATGATCGTTTTAAAACTCTTATATATACATCAAGTAAGAAAAAGAAAAAAATAATCATAGATTCTGAAAACAAAATGTTTAAACGATTAGATGAGATGAAAATTTAATATGAATATTATAGATTTTTTTTTAATAAACAATACTAAATATATAAAGATAGATTTGTCTTATAATGGTAATAGTAAAACAATAAGTATAGAAACTATTCATCTTTATTATTATGAAAAGACTAATTATAGTCATTATGATAATAAACATTTAATTAAAACTATTGATATAATTTATAAGATTGTATGTGAATCAATAACAGAATTGGAAAATATTAACATATTAAATAAAAAATATTCTTATAATCGTAAAAGTTATACTGATAAACTAGAACAGATCATTGGGAATAAAATGAGTATGTTTAAAAATTTAACTTCTTTATATATAAGATATATAGATGAAACATTCTTCGTTAAATCTAATATAATATATAAAGAAGTTAATAATGATAAGCATGCAGACGAGGTGGTTCTTTTTTGGAAATAGTAAAGTACTTTTTATCAAAAAATAATAGGATAGATCACGTAGAAATAGATATTATTGTTTATGAAGTAAATAATGTAATAGAAATTGATGAAATTATTATTAAAGATAAACATAATATAATTTTTAAAGATAATGATATTGAATTAAATATAAGAAAAATATGTGAAGAAGTATTTAATTCATTTAAACAGAGATATGGATATATTCATTATAATTTTAAATTTCAACAATATATGACAACAAATATTTCTTTTCAAATTAGTAAAATATATAGAGTCAATATTTTTTGTTCAATACGCTATATATATGAAATAAACAATTGAGAAAGAATTATACTATAATAATGCAAGAAAGGAAGATTTTAAAATGCCAGACTACACTAAATGTAGAAATATCCAATGTAATAGGAGAAAAAGATGTGCTAGATATATGATGATTTCAGATAAATACTGGCAAACATATGCGTTGTTTAATGCTGATAACGCTAGTAAATGTAATCATTTTATAAGCTTAAAAAATGCTCCATTTGAATGTTATAAAGATATCTCTATTGCCGATAAAATTGTAAAAGGAGTGAATGATAATATTGGATAACGATTGTGTAGAATATATTTGTGTATCATTAATAATTATTTCATTTTTTGTATGCGTAACTATTAGTGATTATTTTAAATATAAATATCAAAACAAAGATGATAAGGAAGATTGATATATATGTTCACGTTGAATAAGATAAAATTTTTTTGTACAAAAAAAGTAAATGACTTATCTAAAAACAGTATAAACTTTAAATTAGAAATGAATGAAGCAATAGAAAAATTTCTTAAAGAAGATTGGGGAGATATATCAAAAGAAGATTTTGTCATGAATGATAAGGCCTTAAAAACTGGTGATAGAATTATTGCAAAATATAAATGTAAAGAATATAAAGATATTTATATTATAGCGGATACTGTATTAAATAATAATGCATATGAACATGCATCAATTTTATTTGTAGATGAATATTAATAGAAAGAGGTAAAAATATGTTTAAGAATAAAAAGAATAATAATCAAAAGAAAACTTGTAGTAATTGTTCAAATGCAGTATATAGTGGAGAAGGTTGTTTTATTTGCTTAGAACTAGATGAACCTGTATGCGTTATAGATGAATGGGTACCAACAAATAATCATTTTAAATGTAAAGGAAAGTGCTATTCAAAATTATGATAGATAACAATATTATTAAATTATTTGATTTAACAAACATAGAGAAAGTAGATGATAATAGTTATATTGGATATTCAAATATGACCAACAAATGGTATGGTTGGAATAACGATGGATGGTGTAAATGTTCAACAAAAAATAAGGCTATATCTTTTGCAAAATCTGAATGTTGGTGAATAATTTATAAAATATATTAAGAAAGGAGAAAGAAAATGAGTGTTAGCTAAAATAAATAAAGGACAATTAGTGTTATTAAACATAAAGAAAAGCTGTTCTGAAATAAAAAAATATTTTAAGGAAAGTAAAATTAATATAAAAAAAGGATATGGATATTTTATAAGTTTATATAGTATAATGGTAAAAGGAGAATATGACAAAAAGAAATATTTTATTATTAAAACAATTATTAACTCTTTTAAGGATTTAGTATCTATTAATCGTAATAATTCCAATAAAGATGTTAATACTAATAATAATTTTAATAAAAAAGAATATACTAGTAATGACTTTGACAAAAAAGAATGTACTAGTAACAACTTTAATAAAGAAAAATGTACTAGTAATAACAATAAACTTTTAATAAAAAATGTATTGTGGGTAAGTAGACATAATATGCTTATTGATGGATATTTAGATTTACAAAAATTATATCCAAATTATGCTATATGCGTTTTTCCATGCCAACCTAGAGTATTAGAAGGAAAAACTGTATACGAATATGCTGAATTATATAATTGTAATATAATTTGTGCAATATTATCAGATAATATTTTTAAAGATATTATTACAGATTTAAGGGCTAATAAATATACTATCTTAAGACCAATTATTACGTCAAAAGAAACTGATGCAAGTGTACGAAAAGGTTTAGGAGTATCTAAACAAAGACAATATGTTTTTCACAATTGGAGAGACATGAAAAATAATATTGATATTAAATTTTAAAAAGGAGTATAATAAAAAAGATGTCCGAATTAAGAATAAATTGGAAGAACTTATTATTAGTTGTTCCATTAAAGAATGGTAGCTTTTTAAATCGAGATTATTTATATAAATATGGCGATATTAACGATATTTATAAAAAATCTTTTTTTGGTCAAAACATTTATATAAAAAAATTTTTTTATAATAATAGTAATCATAATGATATTGATACAACAAAATTATATAACGCTGCTGATTTAGAAGAAATTCTATGGAATATTGGTAATATTGAAATTTCTTTTAAAACACTAAAGAAAATAACAGGTAAAGGATCTATTTTAACTTCTTGTATTAAGAGAATGATTATAATAGATTCTATTATAACAGGCCTAAAGCGATTCGGATTTTATGTAAATGCTGAACCAATCAACTTTTTGCATAATAATATTCCATTTAAAAGGAAATATTATATATCAGATATTCCATGTAATAGTGATAAAAGTATCAATTTAGATGAGGATACATTAAAATACGTAATAAATAATTTTAAAAAAAATTTATCTATTAAGTATGAAAAGATACAGAAGAAAGTTAATACTAATACTAATACTAGTAACACTAATAATAGTAATAACAAAAACAATAAGTTAAATGAAATAAATAATAATTCTATGATTAAGTTATTTGCTGTTTGTATAAGAATGTTAAAAGATAATAATATTAGAATGAACATCAAAGAAGAAATTAAAAAAGAATGCTCTGATGACGAGATAAATTTTGCTATACAAGTTTTAAAAGAAACTTTATCTAAAGAAGATAGTAAAAAGGAAGAGGTTGTTAGTGTAAATAAAAATAGTTTTATTAAAAGATTTTTTAACTTATTTACAAGAAATTAAGTAAAGAGGTAAAGATAATGAAAACGCATTGTTTAGTTTTTTATATCTAGGTTGCTCTCTCTTAGGAGATATTGGATATAAAGCATCTAGATGTTTAACTATTGGAAGAAATTTATATTATCTATTAAAAGTGTCTGATTGTAACTATAATAATAAAAATAAGAATGGGAGATAGTTGTAATAATGAAAAACGCTAAATTTAAAAAAAATGATATAGTAATTCCAAATGTTTCTGAAGAATGTATAGAAAGGTTAAAAGAATTATACAAATTACATCCTAATGATGAAAACTTAAGATCACTTATTAGCAATATAGAATTAACTAATAAGAAAAAGATAAAAATTGTACAAGTTATAACAGTAGAAAAAGATGATGGTATTGAAAATGGATATATAGCACAGTATGGAGATATTGAATGTGTATATCCTGAATATTATTTAACAAAGTGTACCGATGACGAAGATGAAGAAGAAGATTGTGAAAAAGAAATAAGTGATGAAAATCAAATTTTTTCAGTAGAATTTTATAATAATAAAGTTATTATTCACTATAAAGATAAAAGTCATGGAACACAAAATATAAAATATACAAGAGTTTCTGAAGAATCTATTAATGATTTATTTTATAGAACAATATCTTTAATAGCAGATTTATTTAACAGAAATATGGACACTCATGAGTTTGAATTAAAAAATGGAATAAAATATTACCGATTTAATGATGTACAAACATTAAATATTGAAGAATATGTTTTTAGTAATACTAATGTTATTTGTATATTTGATAAAAAAATCGGTAATTATGCAAAAACAAAAGAAGAATTACTTAATAAACAAGAAGAAGTATTGCAAACAATGAAGGAAGTAGGTGTTTAATCAACTTGGACAATATGTCCAAGTTAAAATATTATGATTAAAAGATTAGCTAAAGAATATGCGTATAAAACTTTTTTTAAAAATGTAGGTGCAGATAATTGGCCATCTGATCCAGAAGAATTTTTGAATAAATTTGGGCCTAATACATGGTGCTACTTTTTAAAAGATGGTGTAAAACATATGGAACCAAAAATTATATATGAACATTTAAATGTTATTCATTTAAAAGAAGCAATAGAAGAGCAAACTGAGTTGAATTTATTAATGTTTAGAAAGGAATAAGCTATGAATATTAGTGAAGATACTAAAAAAAAGATTAAAGAAAAAGCACTGTGTATGGCTTTTTCGGATTATTTTTGTAATGTAAATGATGAAGGTTGGCCAGATGATCCAATAGATTTTTTGCAAAGAGCTAATAGTGATTATCATAGTGATATTACAATTAGTGGAGATGAGCCTAATTATGATGATCCAGAAGCTGAGTATATGGTAGTTGCTGATTATGTAAATAATATGATAACACCATTACAATTGTTAGAAATGGTTCAAGATAGAGCATATAGTATTGAAACTAATTTCTATAATTTATTAATTAATATTGGAAGGGCGAAATAAAACAATGGAATCAAGACATGAAAGTATTTTTATCGATAACTTAACACAAGAAGAAAAAGAAAAAATTGAAAAAGTCATTAAAGAAGTAAAACCTGATGTATATATTTTTGATCAAAGTAATAGTATGACATTAAACTTTGATGATGAATTTTTAAGACATGAAGTTGAATTCTATAGAGAAAAATATACTGAATCACAAAAGAAAGAAGCAATGGCTTTTATTTTATCTAAATTTGAAGATGCTTGTGTTGACGGAGAATTTGAAGGAGCTACCGATAGCATGGTAGCTTTTATTGAAGAAAAATTAGAAGAATTTGATAATATTAATAAAAATGCTTTTAAGGAATGATATTGAATGTTAATTTCTGCATCTATTTCAGATAAAAATAAGTATCAATTAGTTAAAGAAACTATTCAAAAGATTGATCCTAAAGCAATAATCTATGAAGAAGATAATAATATTATTGATATTTTTGATGAAGAGTGTATCAATGATGAAATATTTAATGTTTGTGATTTTAAAGGATACAAACTATTAGAAGAAGATATAACAAATATTCGTAAGCAAGTTTGTAATACTGTTTTTCCTTCTTCATGGAACAATTTTTATAAAGTAGTTAATAAAGCTGTAGAAGATTATTTTGAAAATAAAAATAATAATTAAAAGGAGAATAGTTAAATGTTTATAGGATTATACGCATCAGATCAAGAAAAAGAAAAAGCTATTAAAGAAGCTATCAAAAAGATCGATCCTAATACTGAAATTTTAGATAGCGATAATTGTTTAGAATTTACATGGGATCAAGAATATCTAAAAGAATCTATTAGATACAAACTAGGTAATATAGATGAAAATGAAATGAAATCTGTATTGAAGTATATCATAGATGATTTTTTGAAAAGCGATTTTCCAGCAATGAATGAAGAAGTAGAAGTATTTATAGATGAGTCTATTCAAAACTACAAAGACTCAAGAGATTGTGAATAATACTTTTGTTATTTAACTTGGACAATTTGTCTAAGTTGATATATATATTTTTTTATTAATTTCAAGGAGGACTATATTATGGCAATTAATTTAGTGAAAGGTCAGAAAGTAGATTTGACAAAAGGAAATGCAGGTTTAAAAAATCTATTAGTTGGTTTAGGTTGGGACGTATCCAGCAGAGAGGGAGAACGTTTTGATTTAGATGCATCAGCTTTTTTATTGAATGATGATAATAAAGCTGTAGATTATGTGTACTTTAATCAACAAAAATCTTCTAATGGTGCAATTGTATTATCAGGAGATAATCTAACAGGTCAAGGTAGTGGAGATGATGAAACATTAACTGTTTCCTTAGAAAAAGTTCCTAATAATGTAGAACAAATTGCTATCTCTGTAAATATTTATGAAGCAGACTCCCGTAGACAAAATTTTGGTATGGTTAATAATGCTTATGTACGTATCATTGATAAAGATACTAATAAGGAATTATGTAAATATGACTTAGATGAAGATTATTCTATTGAAACTGGTATTATTTTTGGACGTATCTATAGACATAATGGTGAATGGAAATTTGCTGCTGTTGGAGATGGTTATGTAGGTGGGTTAAGAACTATTTGCGATAGATATGGAATCTAATAATAGAGGATTGATAAAATAATGACAATTAGTTTACAAAAAGGCGAAACTATAGCTTTAAAAAAAAATGATAACAAACTAAAAAAGATTAAAGTATGTTTAGGATGGGATCCTAAAAAGAATAAAGGATTCTTTTCATCATTATTTAATAGATCTGAATTTGATTTAGATGCATCAGCATTTTTATTAAATGACGATAATATTAATGAAATCATTTATTATGGTCACTTAAAAAATACTAATAGGTCTGTAACACATAGCGGAGATAATTTAACAGGCGAAGGTAAAATCTTAGATAAAGAACAAATTCATATTAATTTAAATGAATTACCGAATGATATTAACACTATAGTGTTTACTGTTAATATCTATATGGCTGATGAAAGAAATCAACATTTTGGTAAAGTAGAAAATAGTTTTATTAGAATTGAAAATAAAACAAACAAAAAAGAATTTTGCAGATATGAGTTATCAGGTAAAGGCTTTGACAATTATAAAAGCATGATTTTTGGACTGTTAAAGAAAGTTGATGATGAGTGGAAATTTAAAGCTTGTGGCGAAGGTTCTTGCTATGGATCTACTATTCCAGAATTAAAAGGAATTGTTAGCAACTATATTAAAAAAAATAATTAATAATAAACAGGGAGAGATTAATTATGGCAATTAGTTTACAAAAAGGACAAAAAATTAGTTTAGACAAAGGTTTAACTTTAGCAAAAATTGGGCTAGGTTGGGATGTAAATAAATATGATGGACAAGCTAGTTTTGATTTAGATGCTTCTGCATTTTTATTAGGAGCAAACGGTAAAACAAGAAAAGATTCTGATTTTGTATTTTATAATCAACCAAAATCAGAAAATGATGCTGTTATTTATGGTGGAGATAATAGAACTGGATCTGGTAATGGAGACGATGAAACTATTATCATTGATTTTAGTAAAATTCCAACTGACGTAGAAAAAGTTGCTATTACTGTAACAATTTATAATGCTAAAAATTTAAAACAAAATTTTGGCATGGTTGATAATGCTTATGTTAGATTATGTAAATTAAGCTCTATTGACGGTCCAGAAGAAGAAGTTCTTCGTTATGATTTAGGAGAAGATTTCTCTATTGAAACAGCAGTTGTGTTTGCAGAATTATATAAACATAATGGACAATGGAAGTTTGCTGCTGTTGGATCTGGATATGAAGGTGGATTAGCTGCTCTTGGTAGAGCTTATGGATTAGATGTAGAAGAAGAACAGTAATATTTGTAATTTATAAATTAATAGGGCGATAACATTATCGCCCTTATATATTTATGATAAACGAGGTATTTAAATTGAATAATAGTTTAAAAGGATTATCAGATAACGAAGTAATTGAGTCTAGACAAAGATATGGAACTAATTTTATAAAAGAAGCTGAACCATTAAGTTTTTGGCAACACTTTTTAGAAGGTTTCCAAGATCCAATGATTAAAATTTTATGTATTATTAGCATTATTATGTTAATCATGTATTATTTTGGTTATAGTGATTGGTATGAACCTGTTGGTACTATCATAGCTGTAATATTAGTTAATTTTGTTACTGCTAAAACAGGAACAGATAATGATAAAGCATATAAGAATTTAAAAGATAGTCAGAAAAAAGATACTGCAAAAATAATTCGTAATGGCAAATTAAATGAAATTGTAGTAGATGACATTGTAGTAGGAGATATTATTTTATTACAAAACGGAGATAAAATTTTAGCAGATGGTATTTTAGTTGACGGAAAAATTTCTGTAGATAATAGCTCTTTAAATGGAGAAGCTGAAGAATGTAAAAAAACAGCAGCTCCAGAAGGATATGAACTTATTAAAGAAATTACAGGAGATACTTTTGTAGATAAGCATAGTTTATTTAGAAATTCTGTTGTAATTAATGGTGAAGGCTATATGGAAGTTAGGGCTGTAGGTGAAAAAACTATGGCTGGAAAAATGGCTGAAGACATGAAAGAAAAAGAACCAGATAGTCCTTTACAAGTTAAATTAAGTAAATTAGCACATCAAATTTCCAATTTTGGATATGTAGGTTCTATTGTAATTGCTTTAGCTTATTTAGCGCATTATATTGTATTAGCAGGAGGAATTTCTGCATATTTAAATAATGATTTAGGCACAATTTTAGTAGGAATTGTTAATGCAATAGCTATTGCTATTACTATTATTGTATGTGCAGTACCAGAAGGATTACCGTTAGTAATTGCTTTGGTATTAATGCAAAATACTGGAAAATTATATAAAGCCAATGTTTTAGTACGTAAAGCAATTGGCATAGAAACAGCAGGTAGTTTAAATATTTTATTTTCTGATAAAACAGGAACTATTACTAAAGGTAAATTAGAAGTAGTAAAAGTTTTAGATGGAAATGGAAATAATATCGAATTAAATAAAACAGGATATGTGCTCAAAAATTTATATAAAAGTATTGCCAACAATAGCGCTTCTGAATTTGATGCTAACGGAAATGTTATTGGCGGTAATATGACAGATAAAGCTTTATTAAACTTTATTAATAACAATGAGTATCAAAAAAATAAATTAAATATAATTAATAAACAAGAATTTAATAGTACTAATAAATTTAGTCAAATTAGCTATATGGAAAATGGTCAATTAATTACAGAATATAAGGGAGCTCCAGAAGTATTATTAGCACATGCAAAAAAATATATGACAAATGATGGTAAAATTTTACCATTAAATTTAGATAAACTAAATGCCAAAATTGATGATTTAGCTAATAATGCAATGCGTGTACTATGTTTTGGATATAGTAAACAATCTCTAAAAGAAAACATTATTAATGATGATACCATTATTACATCATTAGTAGCTATTAGAGATGATGTACGTCCAGAAGCTAAAGAAGCTATTAAGGAAGTACAAAATGCAGGTATTCAAGTAGTAATGATCACAGGAGATAGAAAAGAAACAGCTGTAGCTATTGCAAAAGATGCAGGTTTATATTGTGAACAAAATAGTGATATTGCATTAACTTCTAAAGAATTAAACAATATGTCTGATAATGAAATTAAACAAATTTTACCTAAGCTAAAAGTAATAGCTAGAGCCTTACCTACAGATAAAAGTAGAATGGTTAAAATTTGTCAATCAGTTAATTTAGTTGTAGGTATGACTGGAGATGGAACAAATGATGCTCCAGCTTTAAAAGCAGCCGATGTAGGATTTGCTATGGGTTCAGGTACAGATGTTGCTAAAGAAGCTAGTAAATTAGTTATTTTAGATGACAATTTTAATTCTATTAAAAATGCAATTTGGTATGGAAGAACTTTGTATAACAATATTCTTAAATTCTGTAAAATGCAATTAACTATTAATGTTGCAGCAGTAATTGTTTCTGCTATTTGTCCTTTTATTGGAATTGAAGCACCATTAAAAGTAACACATTTATTATGGATTAATTTATGTATGGACGCATTAGCTTCTCTTATGTTTGCAGGAGAACCTGCTTTAAGAAAGTATATGAAAGCTAAACCAAGAAAACGAGATGAAAATATTATTTCAAAAGAAATGGCTATACAAATTGGAGTTATGGGCGTGTGGTTAACATTGATTAGTATTTTATGGTTTAAACTTCCATTTGTTGCTACATTCTTTAATACAGAAAATGAATTTTATACTGGATTTTTCTGCATGTTTGTATTTGCTTTTATGGTAAATGCGTTTAATGTTAGAACAAAATCACTTAATGTGTTTGAACATATTAAAGAAAATCCTGCTTTTATTAAGATTTGGTCATTAATAATGATTATTCAAATTGTATTAGTATCAATCGGTGGTATTGTAGGCGAGATTTTTAGTTGTACAAGCTTTAATTTGAGTGGTTGGATTATGGTAACATTATTTGCTTTAACTATGTATCCAGTAGATATGATTAGAAAATTACTTTTTAATAAATAAAAATAAGAGGCACTAAAATGTGTCTCTTTAAAGGAGTTAATACATTGGATAAAAAAATACTTGATCCATGCTGTGGTAGCAGAATGTGGCATTTTAATAAAAATAATCCAAATGTTTTATTTATGGACAATAGAAAACTTGATACAGAATTATGTGATGGACGAAAATTAGTTATTAGTCCAGATATTTGTAGTGACTTTACTAAAATGCCTTTTGATAATGAAAGTTTTTATTTGATTGTATTTGATCCACCACATTTAAAATATGCAGGAGATACTAGTTTTTTAGCTCAAAAATATGGCAAATTACCAAAAGATTGGAAGCCATTAATAAGTGATGGTTTCAATGAATGCTGGAGAGTTCTGAAGAAAAATGGAACAATCGTTTTTAAGTGGAACGAAGAACAAATTTCAACTAGTGAAGTTTTAAAAGTTATTTCAAAAAAACCTCTTGTTGGACAACGTAGAGGAAAGACTATTTTTTTAATATTTTTTAAAGATTAATTTATATAAGGAGTTATTAATATGGGAACAAGTTCATATTCAGTAAATGATTGGAATAATTATGTAAGAAGCACAAGACTAGATACAGCTGTTAGTGCACAGCAAATTTATCGTTCTAGTTATGCTTTACCGGAATTTAATCCTAAAAATATTAAAGTAAGAGAATCTTGTGATTCAAAAGAATTTCCAATTACTACACCTATTATTATCGGTTTAGATGTTACAGGAAGCATGGATCCAGTTTTAATGACAATATCTAAAAGTTTAAACGATTTAATGTTAAAAATATTAAATAATGAATCTATTCCAGGACCTCATTTAATGTTTATGGGAATTGGAGATGCATGTTATGATTCAGCTCCATTACAAGTAACCCAGTTTGAGTCAGACATAAAAATTGCTGAACAAATGAATAAAATATGGTTTGAACAAGGTGGAGGAGGTAATGGATTTGAATCTTATGATTTAGCATGGTATTTTGCAAGATATTACACTAGAACAGACTCGTTGATTAAAAGAAATCAAAAAGGTATTCTATTTACAATTGGAGATGATAATCCAATTAATGAGGTACATTATAGACTTATTTGTAATACTTTTGGAATTTATCCAGATTTTATTAAGATGCCAATTAAAGATTTATTGAAAAAAGTTGAAGAACAATATGACGTATATCATTTAATTATTAAAGAAGGTACTTCATATTCTAAAGACGTTTTTCATAATTGGAAAAATCTGTTACATGAAAGAGCTATTGTTGTAGATAATGTAAAAAATTTATCTGATATTATTTATAACACTATAGCAATGAATAGAAATAATTTATCAAATAATAGTAGTGTTTATTCAGAATTTGACCTATAAAGAATAAAGATAAAAAACAGCAAGGATATATCGTTTTTATATATTCTTGCTGTTTAAAGAGGTATATTAATGGTAAAAAATATAAAAATTGTTATAGGAGCTAATTTTGGAGATGAAGGTAAAGGATTGTTCACAGATTATATATGTAAACAATATATATCTAAAACTCCTATTGTTATAAGAGATAATGGTGGTTGTCAATCTGGCCATACAGTTGTAAGAGATGGAAAAAGAATTGTTTTTAGTCATTTTGGCAGTGGATCTTTATTAGGAGTTCCTACTTTTTTAACTTCGAATTTTATTATAAATCCAATCTTTTTTGCTGATGAATGGAATAAAATATATAGATTATGTCCAAATTTAAAAGTTTTTGTAGATGCTAATACTAAAGTGTCTACGCCATATGATGTATTAATTAATCAAATAAAGGAAATATATAGAAATCAAAATGCACATGGTAGCACAGGTAAAGGTATTTATGAAACCATAAATAGATATGAAGAAGTAAAACAATCTTATTATTTAAAAGATTTATATAAACTTTCTTATAATGAGATTAAGGATTATCTATTACAGATTAGCAATTATCTTTATAAAAAGAATAAAGTTTATTTTGAACATAATCAAAATAAAGAGATTGAATCATTAATAGAGATATATAATAACAATGATTTAATAGACTCTTATATTAATGATTTTATTTTTATGAAAGATCATATTGAATTAACAAACTATTACGAAATAGTAAGTAAATATGAAACTCATATTTTTGAGATGAGTCAAGGTCTATTATTAGACAAAGAATCACATTTATATATGCCACATTGTACACCGTCTAACACAGGATCAAAAAATCCGTTAAATAATATTATAAATAATTTAACAGATTTTAATGATGTAGAGATAGAATTAATATATGTATCTCGTTCTTATATGACCAGACATGGTGCTGGTGAGTTTTTTTCTGAATGTGATATGAAAGATATTAACAAGGCTTTAAAAGACCTCACAAACGCTCCTAATCGTTTTCAGGGTAATTTAAGATATGGATTCTTTGACGCAAAAGAAACATTAAGAAGTATTTTTAGTGATTATAATTATTTTATACAAGCATTTAAAAAAAAAGTTACATTAAGTATTTGTATAACTCATTTAAATGAAACGTTAAATAATTTAATCATAGGTAAAAATCTTTATATTGAACCAGAATCATTATTTAAATATTTGTTTAATAAAAGATATTATTCGATAGGAGAAGATAATAATAAAGATATTATTTGTTTAGAATAAATGGAAATAGTTAAATTTTTTATCTTAAAAAAACTTAATAAGATAAATAGAAAAATTAAAATAAATGAACAAATATTTCAATCTAAATATGCATATTATAGAATAGCCTATAAAAGCATTTTATTACCTATTAAATGTTATGTTGATGATAATATACAATTAATGTTCAAAAGAAGACAATCAAATAGAATTGATTTGTTATTGTTTTATTATTTAATACGAAAAGGGAAAACAATATGGAAATAGTAAAATATTATAAACAAAAACATTTTTATGATAATAAAGAAAAAGTAGCCACAACATCAAGCAATAATCTATATAATCTATATAATCATAATCATACTATTGATTTATTATATAGAACTCTTGGTATTGGTACGATGGCAGATACAGATATTGAATCTTTACGTAAACAGATGATGGAACATAGATCTTATTTTACAGATATGTATGACGATTGGAGTTAAAATTTTGTGGTGATTGTTCTCTAGGGCTATTTAACGAACTATCTATTCCAAATTTTATAGCTTGCTTAGCATAAATTACTCCATATAAGGTAAGTAAACTATCTAAATCAAAATTTGTGTTCCAATATCCATTACTTAAAAGAAGTATTAAGAATATAATAACAAATATTATAGTACAAGTAGAACTATTTCTTAATACTTCTTTTAGTTTTAACATTATAGGAGTATCTCCTATGACACTATCTAATTTAGTTATATTATCTATACTAGAATTAGTTACGTAACTTATTTTATTAGTTTTTTTAGTTAGTTTAATCATGTTAAAACTCTCCTCTTTATTTTTTTATTCTTTTTCTTTATTTTTATATTACTATATGTTTTCTGCCTTTTATTGTAATTCTCTTTTTGTATTTTATTTATTGTAAAAATATATAGCATCAGTTTTAAGAGACTTTCACATAAAGAAATACACAAACATACATACAAGTTAAAAAAACTTCTTAAAATGACTGCTATGAAGTAACAGGAGGCATTTATGAATTTAATAGAGCCTAAATTTAAATTGTTGGTATATGATAAAAAACAATTTAAGGATAAAGACGAGGCAAATAATAATATAGCGTTAATAAAAAATAGAATATTGGATTATCCAAAAGAATGTTCTATTAAAGAAATAGCTTATTATTGTACTAATGGATATCCTATATGCTTTTCTTATGGAATCAGAAATAATAGATCTAGTAGTAAAGCTTATAGAGATAATAATTGGAGAGAACAACAATTAATAGCTATTGACATAGATAATAAAGATAGGCAAAGATATACAACAATAGATGAAGCTATATGCTTATGTAAAAATAATGGTATTACACCATCTATTGTTTATACTACTTTATCTAGTACTGATATAATTAATAAATATAGAATTATCTTTGCTTTAAGAGACTCTATTAAAGATAAAGACTTATATTTAGATATTTTAAATTCACTAGCCAACATTCTATCTGTTAAAGGAAAAACTATAATAGATACTGCATGTAAAGACTTATCTCGTATCTTCTATCCAGGTAAAAAAATAGAATACTATGATGAGAATGCTATTTTAGATATAGATTCAATTCTGTCTTTTAATAAGAAGAACTATATTACTATTAAAAAAGAAAGTAACAATTTAAGACAAAAAGATAATAATAGTATTAAAAGATCTACTATTTTAAACTATGATTTAGATACTAATATGGTTTTAAATGCATTATTAGAGACAACAAAAATAGTCAAAATGGAAAATGAAATGGTCATGAGCCCAATAATGACAAGGGTTAGAGACCAATTGACTAAACTCGGACTGCTAAAGCCTTTATACTATAGGATTAAGCAGTCACCATTTAGCGTAAACCTCTCTAAGCCAATAACGACAAGGGTTCCAGGGTTCTTATTTTCCATTTTGCGCACTATCCCAATGGATAAATTGCTCAATAAGCCTTTAAATACAAGCCTTCCGTGCTTTTTTCATAATGATAGTCATCCTTCAGCTAGAATTGAAAGAGATAATACTGGTAGATACATTTATCATTGCTATGCTTGTCAAATAAAATATGATATAATTGATTTATTATGTAAGCTTGCTAATGTAAGCATTTTAGACGTTAGAAATTTTTTATGCATATTATGTAATATAGAATATGAAACAGAATGGCAATCTAAAATGTCTTATCGTATAATGCAAATGCAAAATTATATATATGATAAAAGTTTTAAAGAGAAGTATCCTTTGTTAGATAAAACATTAACTAGAAAAAATCTTTTTCCAGTTTATTTAATGATGTTAGATTGTGCAAGAACTTATCTGTTTGATAAATATGTTTCTGGTACTAACAATCCAATCTTTTATTTAACTAAAAAACAATTAGTAAAAAGATTTCATAAGTATTATGATTGTAAAAAGAATGAACAAAGTCTATATAAAGGAATTAAGTATCTTGCTAGAATAGGATTAATAAAGATATTAAAAGATTCTGATATACCTAAAAGTATTTTGGATTGTTTAAACAAAATAAAAAGGGATAATATGCATAATAGACGTATAGAATGTTATTCTATACCAGATTTTAATAGTGATATATTTTATAATGCAGAAAAACAAATACAAAGTGATAAAGATAACTGTGTAAGAATGTCTCATTATTGCAGAACAGAAGCTGTATTAGAAGATAAAAAGTTAGCTAATAACATTTATGTTCAAGATATAGATAGTGAAATAAATCATAAAATAAATAAATTTTATGTTGCTTACAAAGCTAGAGCATTAAGGCTATTAAAAACAAAAAAGTTCTTTTTAGAAAAGAACTTATTATCATACATGAAACAATATACTAGTATACAAAAAGAAAAATATAGTAATTATTGTTTGCCAAAACTTATTAAAGAGTTAAAGCTAAAAAAAGTATCTTTCTCTAAAAAAATAGAGAAACAATATAATATAACTAATAAGTATATAACAAGACACAATATGCATTATGGAGTAACAAAACTATATATAGAAAGAGAGAATGAATTATGATAATCACTGATTACACAGAAGAAACCCAAACTTATTGGCGTACAGAAAGTGGAAATACTGCTATTTTACCATCTGTTAATAATTTTAGGATAATACAAGATGATAATAATAAAGCAATTTTACATTTAACATGGGACGCACTGGATATTCCTAATTTTAGTCATTATCAAATTAGATGTTCTAAAGAATGGAAGCTTGACAAAACAGATAAACATTCTAAAGTTATTGATAATATTAAAACTACTTCTATAGATTTTTATTTAACTGACTATAGAAATGGGATTGCTGATGTAACATTTTGGATTGCTGCATATGACTTAGAAAAAAATCGTTCACAAACACCAACTATGATGAAAGGTATTTTTAAGTTATCTCCTGATCCAGTAAATAATTTAAAAGTAGAACAAGACATAGAAATAAAAGATAAAATAAATATTAGTTGGAACTATGACAATGTTAATAATAATTCTTTAGAAAGATTTTTAATAACTATCAAAGAAGAAGATTGTCCTGTAGAAAATACTTATGTAAGTAAAGAAGATAGAAGTTATAATATGTATTATGCTAATCATAATGGCTTATTAGAAGTAACAGTTGCTCCTCAAAATAAAGATGGAGCTATATTACAAAAACCTATTAAAAATCTCTACATGATTAACTTAAACCCTGAACCTGTTAAATCATTAAATGTAGAAAAAGATGAATATGGTTTAGTTCATATAACTTATGAGGATCCAATAGAAAATCATATTTCTGATAATGAATTTGATTTTGAAGTCATTATCAGAAAAGAAGATAATATTGTTCATAACTTAAAAGCAACAAAAAATAATGATAATCAAAATTTAAAAGATGCATTTTTGAATAATGATAATACGTCATTAGACTCTGTAGTCCTTTTAAATGAAAAAAGTAATCATCAGGGTACTGTTATATATCAAGAAGTACAAAAAGCTCTAGAAAAGGTTATAGCGCTTCCTGAAGATGGTGTATACAGAATAGATGTAATTGCTCATAAACATGGCTGGTATGTTGATAAAAATGGAGTAAAAAAAACATATAATTATACTAGTGACAAATCATCTATTTTTATCGTAGTTTCGCCAGAAGACTCCTTCCTCTTAAGTAGGGGATGAATGGCGATGGATTTCGCAGGTTCGATGCCTGCAAAATCCATCCTATGTCTTTTCCATCTTAGCCTTTTCACTTCGTCTACGGTATAATGGTAGATAACAGAGGAGGTGAATCCTAGATGTACTTGACGCAATCAAATGTCATCCGCGGCTTGTCGAAACAAGACTATACGATGCTCCGGGAAATGTGCCAATACATTTGTTCCTGATGCTAACGAACTATCTAATTTTAGAAGAGACTATCCATGCAATATGAGAATATGTCCATACTGTAAAAAAAAACAAATTTTAACGTCTCAATATTATTTGCTTGATATTATCAATTATTTTAAAAAAAATATTTCTGATGTACGGTTCTTAACTGTTAAATTATCTATTAAAACTCCAAAAGATAAGATAGAAGATAATATAAATTTATTAAATTCATCTTTTAGACATATTGTTAGTTTATCTAGACGAAAAGCATTAAGAAAAAAGATGAAAGAATTTGTTAATAAATGCTATCTTGGATATTATAAAACTTTAGAAGTAACTTATAATGAGAAAGATAAGCAATACTATATAATATTAAGAAGCGTATTCGCTATAAAACAAAATTATATATATGAAGATAGATATTATATTGATACCAATAAATGGAAAAAATGTTTTCAATTTGAATTAAAAGATAATATCATATCAGATCTTAAAATTGATTATACCAATAAAAATAATGATATAACATATGATTTCTTAGAAGAATATACTAAATGTGCTTTTGATTTAACACCAATTATGAGAATGGAAGAAAAAAAAGAAATAGTAGATGTGTTAAGAACATATATTAATATTTTACATCGACGACATAAATTTGTGTCTACAGGAGGTATTTTTCGTATAAATTAAAACTAAAGGATAATTAATATGTCTTTAAAATATAAAAAAGAGTTATATAATAATTTAAAAAAATTAGAACCAATTTTACAAACAAAAGACGAAAAAGAAGCATTAAATATATTAAAAACATACACTAATGCTTTATATCAACAGCATAAATTTATTTCTACAGGTGGTATATTTAGTATTAACTTTAATAAACTATAAATTCAATATATAATAATTAGAATAAGGTGATATTAATGGATGAAGAATATAGTCAATTTGATGAGGATTATGAGTATTATACTACTCCATTTAGAAATTATGTTAATGAAAATAAAAAAGAAACATTAGATATTATTACTTGTGAAGGCCCATACGATACAATAGAAGAAGCTGTTAATCAAGGTATAGATTTTGAAATGACAGATATAGATCATTGTGAAACATGGAATATCATAAAAGTAGAACGTGATACAAATAAGATTGTTTCTACACGAGTATGCATTATAAGTGTAGACATCTATATTGACGATGAAAATGAAATTTAACTAAAGCTAAGATACCTGAAAAATGTGCAATGGGCGATGCTTTAGCAGTAGTTTACAATCTAAATAAAGGAGAATAAATATGGTTGAATTTGTTAGTTATAACGGTAAATACCCTAATTTGTGTGGTGGATTATTAATTATAAAAGTAAATGGTAAAAAGCATGAGCTTAGATTTTGCTTATCTAGTGGTGGTAATTGTTATATAGATAATAATAACGAAGAAATTGTAACTCAGGGAGATTGGAAAATACATAAACGTATGCTTGAATTCTATTATCCAGAGCTTATGCCATTCAAAAAAGAAATTGAAGACGTAATTAATAAAAATATAGAAAAAGGTTGCTGTGGCGGTTGTCTTTAAAAATAGGAAAGAAACGTAAAAATGAAAATATTAAAAGTTTATATTTATAAAAATATTGGAGAGACTACAGAATTAGAAATTGAAGTAGATAATAATATTACAGAAGACGAGGCAGAAGAAATATCAAAAGATGTATTCTTTAACGAATGTAGTTTTGATTGGGAATTAGTAGATGCAAATAATATTAACAGATAAAGAAACAGAAAAAGCTTTTGAACTTTTAGATGAGCTATTAGAAGAATATAATATTCCAAATAAAAAATCAGAAGACGGTATTGCTAGAATTGATGGCTTAACCGTTGAGGAATATTTTAAGACAAATCCATTATTTGATGAAGATAGGGAGAAATAAAAAATAGAATGAATAAACATATAACAACAACATATCTTTTATCAATAGATAAAGAAATAAATTTAGAACAATCAAAAGTATTTAATCTTTTCAAAAATAATGCATTTAAACAAAAAAAAATAAACGATATTTCTTTTACGTTATTAAATAAAGATAAAACATTATCTGGTTACATTAATCAATGTTTAAAAAGAAATAGAAAACTTAATCCATTAAGCTATTTTAATCGTTACTGTTTAGATTGTTTACCGTATTCTATATTAAATTTAACAGATGAGCAAAAAAAGATAATTGCTATACACTCTTATAATATTGAAAATGTATATAGTTATTATGATTTTTTTCCGAATGAATTAGATTTAACTTTAATTGAAGAAAGCTATTTATATTTATTAAAAATAACAAGTGCTTATACAGATTATGTTTTAATAGAAGAATCTATTTTTAATATATTAGATAATATATTAAAAAAGAATAAAGCAGAATATACATTCTTATCTTCTAAACATGTAATGATATAGTTAAAATTAATAAAAAATAATATGTAAATAAATATTTTAAATTAAATCCATTATTTGATAAAGATAAGGAGAAATAAAAATGTCTATAAACTATGGAACTAAATATCTTTTATCCATTAATCATAAAATTGATATGGAAAAAATTGAACAATTAGATGTATTTAATGTTTTTAGAAAACCTAAAGAGAATTGTGTAGAGCAAGATATATCATCTTTAATTCTATTAAATAAAAATAAAACATTATCTGGATATCTTGATTCATGTGAGAAAATAATTGATGGTCCCAATGCATTAGATTATTTTAAAGATATTTATGAAGAAATTTTACCAGAATCAATTGATTTATTAAAATTAACATATAATCAAAAACGAATTATAAGCATAAATGATTATTGTGTAAATGATTTATATAATAAATATCAATTCTTTCCTAAAGAATTGAGTTTATCATTAATTGAAAATAGCTATATATATCTTTTAGATATAGAACATTCTAATAGTGATACAATAGTAGAGGATACTTTTGATGTTTTAAATACTGTTTTAGAAGATGATAATAGTGTTTATACAATCTTATCTCAAAAAAATTATTGTTACTAATGGAGCATCATGATGAAAGCAAAAATAGAAAAAGTAGAAAATTATATAAAAGAATGTAGATCTAAGTTAATAGGAGCAAAAAATATAAATAATTTATCTTTAAATTTTAATCTTAAACTTATTAACGAACAAGTAGAACAGCAAAGTTTATGTAACATAAAAAAGTTAAACAATGATTTAAATGTTCTAATACAAAAGTTATCTTTAATAGATGATAAAATAAAATTGTATGACGATCTATTAGTACAAATAGAAGATATCTATGGAAAAATTAATAATTATAATAGCATAATGAGAATATCACAAGAAGCATATGATATTTATAAACATATTGAAAATATATCTGATAATGGTATATTAATAAGTGAAACCAATAAAGATATTTTTAGTGATCTTAAACTATCAAAATATCTTATAAAAAAGAATATAAAATTACTACAAGAATATGATTTTATAAGAGTAACAAAATATAACTATTTAACTATATATGTTTTAAACAAATAAAAGAAAAGAGTTGAAAAAATGTTAGCTGATAAAATTATTGTAATAGTATGCTTTTTTTATTTAGTAATTGTATTAGGTTCATATGTTCGTATTAAAATAGATAATAATTTAAATAAGTATACTTATTTAGCAGTTTTATTTATGCCAATTTTATGTATTGTTTTTATGATTAAAAGATTACCTATTATTGTATCGCTTATAGGTAGAGAAATTTATACAAAAACAAAAAAATAAATATATATTTACTATATTAGATAAAGGAGGAGACAATGGACTTAATAGATATATTGAAGTGCACATTATTAGTAATAGGAATAGTAATATTAGCACCTATTGTATTTTCTATACTATTTCCTATAATGAGTATTTTTTTATTCATCTTTTCAATATTTGTGATACTTATATTATTCCCTATTTTAATAGCAATAGTATATGAAAATCCATGGATAATAATTTTGTTGTTTATAATTGTTATAATGTTATATTAATAATAAATGGAGAGTTTTATATGCAAATAGAATATAAAATAAGATAATTATTAATTTTCCTACTAAAATACACTGGAAAAATAGTTCTCAATTATCGTTTATAGATAAAGGATTAGATGCTTTAATTTTAGCTATCTATAAATACGATATTAAAAGCATATCAATTCCAATGTTAGGCTGTGGATTAGGACAATTAAAAAAAAGAAGATGTTCATTCACTTATTATAAATAAACTATCTAAAGCTTTAAAAGATAAGCAGATAATAGTTAGAATTTATTTAAAAAAAGAGGTTATATTATGAAAAAAATGTATATTAAAAGAAAATATCACATTAATGAAGTTAAGTTTATTCCATGGACAGATTATTTGAATGAAACATTAGAAAAAGATTGTAATATTATTAATAAACTTAAAGATCAAACAAAAGTTTTGTGTTCAATTGCTAGTTTAATTTGTGCTAAATAAAATTAATATTATAAAGGGAGAAAATAACATGGAAAATTTTGTATTGAATGATAAAATTGTTTTTACTGTAAGAGAGTATAATAACGAGAGAGTTTTACCATTTTTTGCTGTAGATATTTTACATGGAAAAGAATCAGGTACAACATATAGAAACTTTCAAAGGAATAAAAAACATTTTTTAGAAGGAATAGATTATTATTATTTTAGTGGAAACAAAGGTAAAAAACTATTAGAAGAAAGATATAATACTTTAAGAGATTTACCAAAGAGTAATAATTTTAAATTTCATCTATTAACTTTTAAAGGATATTTAAATATATGTAAATGCTTCTATGATGATTTATCATGGGATATTCAAAAAAGATTAGTAGATTATTTTTATTACAGCATTAAAAATAACTTTAACACTCTTTATGATGGTCTTAGAGCATTAATAGATAAGTTAGAACAACAAGATAACAAAATGAGCATCTTAGAAATTAAACAAGAAGAAAATAATAGACTAATAGAAGATATTACTTGTAAAATGATTACTCCTATAGCAGAAGGAGCCATTACTCCAATGGAATTAGCTCAGCAATTAGAAATCTATAGTAAAACAGGAAATCCACATACAGCATTAATATGTGATATATGTAATTTTTTAAATATTAAAGTTAAATATAAGGTGATTATTCCACAGGAAACAGAATATACTCAATTTAGGTTAGAAACTCAAGGTAACGTTCAAGTTGTTCAATGTTATCTAAAACTACCTGCTCAAGATTTAATAAAGAAATGGTGGTATGAACATAAAGAAGATTATAAAACTATAGAGTATTATAAAGTTAATACAAAAACACATATGAAAGGAGATGTTAAAGACATTTATTATTTGATTGGAAAAAGTAAAAGATATATTTTATTATCGCAAGCAGCATAAGGAAAGGTGATTAAATGTTTGAAGCGAGCAAAGATTTCACAAAGAAGATAACATCTATTATGTTAGCTATTACTGTAGCATCAGGATTATCTGTAACAGCAACAAATTATTTTAATGCAAAAGAAATCGAACAAAAAAATTTAGAAATTGAAGCATTAAAACAAGAAATAGAAAAAACTTCTTTAGAAGTTAATGAACGCAACAAAGAAAACGATATTAAAGCAAGAGAACTAGAAGTTCTTAATCAAGACAATAATAAATTAAAAGAAGAGTTAAAAAGAGCCAGAGAAGAAATATCTAGAGGATCTAGAACAATGGATTTTACCATAACAGCATATAATGTGTCTCCAGAACAATGTGGAAAATATGAAGGAGAAGAAGGATATGGTTTAACAGCAACTGGATTCGATTTATCTGGACATACTGTATGGAGTGCACGAGTTATTGCTGTAGATCCAAACGTAATTCCTTTAGGTAGCAAGGTTCAAATATCATTTAACGATCCATGTATGAAAAAATATGATGGCATTTATACAGCCATGGATACTGGTAGCAGTATTAAAGGTAATAAAATAGATTTATTTTTAGGAGACTCTCGAAATGAATCTATAAAATTTGGTGTTCAACAAGCCAAAGTAAGATTATTATAAAATAATTATTATTATTTAAAAATAATACTTGATTTCTATTAAATAAAGTGCTATTCTATATGTAGTGCATATGAAGATACTAATATCTTTGGATATAAAGATGTTAATATTTGTTTATACTAGTACAAACTTTTATAATATAGTAATACAAATAAAAGATCTTTATGTACTACATTTTATCCTTTATCAGAGTTATTTTTTATTCTTGTTTTCTATTTTTTTCATAACTCTGATAAAGGATAAAATATAACTATATATAGAACTAGATATTGTTGATGGCATTAAAAAAATCCCTAATGAGACTAATCTATTTTTGTTAACATATTGAAAAAATCATTTTCATTGCCAATGTGTATAAGATTAACTTTACTGCCAAGTCCAATAATAAGGCTTCTATAAATTTCACAATAGCTAAAATTATTAAGGCTTTCATAATTGAGGTTGCATTAAAATGTGGATTATTTATAAGCTTTTTATTCCTTATTAATATTAACAATATCTAGCTCTATATGTAGTTATATTATAATATTTCTATGTAGCAAAACTTTATAGTAATGTAGTTTTATAGGATATGCGTTTAATACAAATGTCTTAATTTTTTAGTTACTAAATGCGAGCGTAAAGCCTCTAAATTTATTTATGGGGATATAAGTTCACTATTTAAAACTATTTATATGGTTTTAGTTAGATCATTTTCTTTTTATAAGAAATGTATACTATGATCTAATTTTTCGGCACAGTTATCGTATCTAATGTCAGTAAAAAAACGATAGGAAGTCAACACAAACGAATAAAGAAAAATCTGAGATTGATTTTTATTAGGCAGAGATATAAATAATAAAATTGTGGATTTATATTTTATATCTCTGTTAGCATGGGCCCATAGCTCAGCGGTAGAGCCCCCGGCTCATAACCGGTTTGTCCCTGGTTCGAATCCAGGTGGGCCCACCAAAAAAATATAAGTGTTAGATGTTAAAATTAGTATAAAAACATTATACTAATTTGGAGAAGTACTCAAGCGGATTAAGAGAACTGTCTTGAAAACAGTAAGGTGATAGTGATATCATGCGTGGGTTCGAATCCTACCTTCTCCGCCACATGGCCCCTTAGCTCATCTAGGCTAGAGCGTTTGATTCATATTCAAAAAGTAGTTGGTTCAAATCCAGCAGGGGCTACCATTAATAATGTCTAGTCGTATAATTAGGTAGTACTTAGGACTGTTAATCCGAAAGGTGCAGGTTCGATCCCTGCCTAGACAGCCATATGTTCTATTAAAGGTAAAAGTCTTTAATAGAGCTCTAAACGCATATATTGTAAAAATAAAAATAAGAAATAGTTATATTATACTTATATTTTATTTTTACAATTAAATTAATTAAATGAGCACTTACAGCAATTTACAAGAATATATTTAAATGGGATCAAATATATATTATGTGCTCAGTTAAATGAACGCTTACAGCAATAAAATTATATAATAACTATGATAAGCATCTATAAGACCGAAAAATCAATATACACTATGCGTTCAGAATATAACCTCTTTATGGGCATATACAGCAAAGATTATACATAACAATTAATTTATATCATATGTCCAGAATATTTATCAAAGCCGTAGTGTAAAAAACTACGGCTAATTTAATATAAAAGGAGATTTTATAGTGGATTTTTTTGATAGAATGAAAAATAATATAATGACTAAAACAACAAATGGAGCATTATGTTATTCTACAACAGGAAATTATTTAGTAGATATAAATTTTGGTGTTTCTAAATTTAGAAATATGTTAAATAATAAAGAAAGCCTATGGGAAATGTTTTATCCAGCATTAATGCAAAATCCAAGATATGCATTAAAATGGCTTTTATATTTAAGAGACATTAGATATGGCATAGGAGAAAGAGATGCCTTTAGAGACTTATTATATCATTTAATAGTTAATACAAAAGTAGATTCATATTTTATTAAAACTTGTAATATACAAGAATATGGTAGATATGATGATTTGATAGATATTTATTTCAGATTATATGATAATAAAAAATTATCTAAAACAAAACGTATAAATAGTATTAAAGATATTATAATTAATATAATAAAAGAACAACTTAACTTAGATTTGAATAATAGTAAAAATAATCTTTCAGTTTCACTATTAGCCAAATGGATGCCAACAGAATCTACATCTAGCCTTAAAAATAGACGTAGAGCAAAAATCTTAATGAATAAGTTAAAATATAGTCCAAAAAAATATAGAAAGATTTTAGTTTTATTAAGAAAGAAAATTGATATAGTTGAAGCTAAAATGTCAACTAATAATTGGGATAAAATTATTTACGAAAATGTTCCTTCTAAAGCTAATCTTTTATATTCTAGAGCTTTTATCAATCATGATTCAGAAAGAAGATTAAAATATATAGAAGATCTTTCTAATAATAAAATTAAAATAAATTCAAAAGCCTTATTCTTGCATGAAATAGTTAGTAAATATAAAAAAGAATATGAAAGAAATGAAGTTCTTGAATCTATGTGGAAAAATATACCAAAACCAGATAATTTTTCTGATACATTAGTAGTAAGAGATGGTTCTGGATCTATGCGTCAATGCTTACCTAATAGTACATCTACTATTTTAGATGTAGCTAATGCTCTAACAATTTATTGTAGTGAAAACAATAAAACATTTAAAAATAAGTTTATAACATTTTCACAAAGAGCTGAAATAGTAGATTTAACATCTTATACTAATTTGTATGAGAAATTAAAAAAACTAGACGGGTATTATGATTATAGCAATACAGATATAGCTAATGTCTTTAATTTGATATTAAAAACAGCTATAAAAGAAAAATTATCAAAAGAAGATTTGCCTAAAAACATTTTAATAATTTCAGATATGCAATTTGATGAAGTAAACAGTTACGATATTGACTCTTTATTTGAAATTATTAATAAAAAGTATAAAAAAGCAGGATATGAAATGCCTAAACTGATCTTTTGGAATGTAAATTCTTATTATGATAATACAATTCCAATGAAAAATAATAAGAATGGTTTAATATTATTATCTGGATATTCCACTTCTTTAATGCAAATGGTATGTTCTACAGAGCTAGATCCATTTAAAGCTTTAAAAGAAATACTAAATAATGAACGTTATTCTATTATAAATACAATAACAAATAAAAAGATTAAAGAATACTTACAATCTTGATTAATAATATAGCAGTAAAAGCGTATAGTTTTTGCTGCTATATTAATTTTATAGATAAAAGGAGTAATGATATGGAAAAATATATCCAAACAGAAGAACTTGATGAATTTCGTTACTTAAATCCATTATGGCTTAAAGAATTAGCAACAGGATTGACTGAAGGAGCTAAAAAATATCCTAACGAAACATGGAAAAATATTCCTGCCAAAGAACATGCTTTTAGAGCTATGAGACATTTAAATGAATTTCAAATTGATAATAATGTAGAAGATTTAATGCATGCGTCTATGAGATGTATGTTAGCTTTTAGTGTATTAAATCAAAAATCAAATGAGGAAAAAAATGAATAAAAGAACAAGACAGTTGCAACGTACTATGGAAAAGAGAAATAGATATTCAAAAGAACAAATATGGAATTTGAATATCTATTTAACAGATCATATTTATTGTGCATTAAAACAGTTTAAAAATCAAAGAATGTATAGCTATCCAGCACAATTCAATTCTGAAAAAGAATGGATAGAAATATTAGATAAGATGATATGGTCCCTAGAAGAAATAAAAAATGATTATCCAAATGATCCTTTATATAATTATAAATATTGTATTCCTATAGATGGTAAAAATATTTATTCGCAAGAAGAAAGAGATAAAATGGAAAAAGAATCTGATATTTATTATAAAAAAATAGACGAAGGATTACATCTATTCGCTAAATTTTTACAGGATTTATGGATTTAATTTTCTCTTTTTTCTTTCCTTTTATTTATTTATCTGCTAGCTCTAAATTTTCTGCCTTTTATTGTAATTCTCTTTTTGTATTTTATTTTTTTGATAAATTAAAGAGGTGTATATATTATGGATAAAAAAAATAATATTCAAACAAGTTTCTCGTATTATGAAAAAATAATTTTAGATAGGCATTTAAGATTTGCTAGTGAAATTGCTTTTGATTTAAAAAAAGATTTTGAGATAACGACATTGACAGGAAAACCTGCAACATTATTTGTTTCTGCTTATTTAAATAGTAGATTAAGAGAAAAGAACTTACCATCGTTATATTATCATGGTAAAGAAGGAATGATTCAGGTTTTTCAAAATGAATCAGATATTGCAGATTCTTTTTGGAAAATGCAATTTAATCCAAGAAGAAAAAGCATGAAAGGAACAAATAAAGATATTGTTGTATTAAAAATTAATAATAAGAATTATAAACTACTTGTTCCAAGGATTAAAACAAATAATACAATAGAAAAAGAGGAGAGATACGTAGCATGAGTTTAGTACCTACAGTACTGGAAAAAGAAGGAAATTCTGAAAGAGCAATGGATCTATATTCTAGACTTTTAAAAGATAGAATCATTATGGTTACCGGTCCCATTGAACCAAATATGGCAAATATTATAAAAGCCCAATTACTTTTTTTAGAATCTGAAGATCCAAATAGCGACATTATTATGTATATTGATAGTCCAGGAGGAGAAGTAGCAACAGGAATGGGAATCTATGATACTATGCAGTATGTTAAACCAGATATTAGAACTATATGCGTTGGAATGGCTGCTAGTATGGGTTCTTTAATTTTAATGGGAGGAACAAAAGGTAAACGCTCAGCACTACCTAACGCTGAAATCATGATTCATCAACCATCTGGCGGTGCTAAAGGAAAAGCTACAGATGTTGAAGCTAATTTAGAACATTTATTAAAAACAAAAATTAAATTGCATAACATTTATGCCGAATTAACAGGACAAGATATAGAAAAAATAAAAGCAGATATGGAAAAAGATTATTGGCTCACTCCATTAGAAGCAAAAGAATATGGACTAATCGATACAGTACTAGATAAAAGATAAATATAATAGAGGTAATTTATGAATAAGGTAAATGACAAAATGCAAAAATGTTCATTTTGTGGAGCAATGGCTTCAGAAAATGATGATAATGTATTAATTCAATCAGAAAACGAAAATTCATTTATTTGTATTGATTGTATTGATACTATAAGTTTGAAAATGCAAAAATTTAAAAAAAAGAAAGCTGCTATTATGTCTAAAAAAAATTTAGAAATGTCTTCTTTAACTCCTAAAAGAATAAAACAATTCTTAGATGATTACATCATAGGACAAGAAGAAGCTAAAAAGATTATATCTGTAGCAGTTTATAATCATTACAAATCCATTTCTATTAAAGAAAGAGATCCAGAAATAGAATTAGAAAAATCTAATATTATCATGCTTGGCCCTTCTGGTTGTGGTAAAACAGCAGTAGTTAAAGCATTATCAAAAATGCTTAATGTTCCATTTGCAATAGCAGATGCTTCTACTTTAACAGCGGCTGGATATGTTGGATCCGATGTAGAAGTTGTATTACAAAGATTGTTGTCAGCAGCTGATAATAACGCAGAAGAAGCGCAAAAAGGTATAGTTTATATAGACGAAATTGATAAAATCTCTAGAAAAGGAGAAAATTTATCAACAACAGCAGATCCAGGACATGAAGAAGTTCAACAAGCACTTTTAAAAATAATTGAAGGCTCCATTGTAGATGTTCCTCAAAAAGGTAATAGAAAACATCCACAGGGAGAAAATATAAAAATGGATACTAGTAATATTTTATTCATTGTAGGAGGTGCATTTGAAGGAATTGAAAAAATAGTTGCCAAAAGACAGAAAAAAGGTAAAACAAAAATAGGTTTTGGATCAGAATTAAAAGATGATGAAAAAACTTATAATGAATTAGTTAATAATGTTAAAGTAGAAGATCTTAAAAAGTTTGGTATGATTCCAGAATTATTAGGAAGATTACCTATTATTTGTACAATGAAAGAATTAGATGAAAATGCATTAATTAAAATTTTAACTGAACCTAAAAATGCATTAATAAAACAATATAAAAGATTATTGCAAGAAGACGGAGTAGAATTAAATGTTTCTGATTTAGCATTAAAAGCTATCGCTAATAGAGCTAAAGAAAGAAAAACTGGAGCACGAAGTCTTAGAAGTATTTTAGAAGAAATTTTAAATCCTACAATGTTTGATTTACCAGAAAAAGAAGTAAATCAAATTACATTAGATATTAATAATAATGATTTTGTAGTCAACTATAATAAATAAAAAAAGAGGTAAAAAATATGAAAAAAATTACAAATCTTTTTAGAGAAATGATTAATGCAGCGCTTGATTCTGCTGATAAAATTACAGGAACTGATATGTATTATAAAAAAGCAGTTATTTATTCTGAATTAGCTAAAGCATTAGCTTTAACAGAACAAGTTGATTATAGTTCAGAAACAACAGAAAATGTAAACGAAGAAGAAACAGTTGCTAAAGGTTCTGAAGATAAAGCAAGAGATCCTAATTATGATAGTACTACAGGTACAATTAATAAGTTAAAAACAAAAGAATCTAAAGACTCTTTGAAAAAGAAAACAACATCAAAAACTAATGATGTAAAAGAAGAAAAAGAAGAAAAAGAAGAAGTAAAAAAAAACGAAGAGTTAACTGATGAATGGAATGATTATTCTCGTAATCTTTTTAAAGAAGAATTAGAAAAAATTTCTGAACATAAAGATTTTCTAGGAGAAAAACTATTGAATGGATTTGTATCTGAATACACTGAAGGAATTTTTAAAACAGTAGATGAAGGTATTAATCCGTTAAATGTAAAAGGTTTCTGTGCATATTTAGATAGTTTTAAAGATTATATTGATATCTTAAAATATATCAATAACAATTATGACAATGGTATTGAACAATGTGTAGTTAATGCATATAGTGGAAAAATTAATAAATTAGAAGATGTTCCAGTAGATCAATTTGTTGACTTTGTTAAAATTTGTCAATCATATATTGGTGAAAACGAGAGTAGCCAAAATTGAGTTAAAAGATATAGAACCAGTAAAATTTGAATATCCATTTTAATATATTTAATATAAAAAAGAAAAGAGGAAATTAATATGACAAATCCAAATAATTTATGTATTTTTACAGGAGTTATTCCTACATCAGACAAAATTCGTTATGAATATTATAAAGATGAAAGTTATTCTCGTATGAATGGTTTTTTAAATGTTCGTCGTAACTGGAAAAAGAAAGATGATGAATATTATGCTAATGATTTAATTAAATTTGTAGCATTTGGACCTTCTGCTAATTATTTAAACGAATACGTAGAAAGAGGAAATACTATTCAGCTTGTCGGTTCCATTGAAAAAGAAGATGATTATGAAAAAGATGGGGAAAAACGTTATGGACAATTATATTTAAAAGTTGATAGTGTTTCTAAAATTAGAACTGGAGATGATGGTAAAAACACTACAACTCAAACTCCTAAATTATCTATGAGTAGTGCAACTAATAAACCTAAATTATCATCTTTTAATACAAAAAGTACATTTAATCTTTCTGGTTTTAAGAAACCACTTTTTTGATAAAATAAAAAAAAGGAAAAAAACATGACAGAAGAACAATTAAATGATATTGAAAAAAAATTATTAGATGAAATTGATAAACCACTAAAATTAGAAAAAGAGATTAAAGAGCTATCAAGTAAGATAGCTCAAGATCTTCTTTTAAAACAAAAAGTAAGAATAAGTTTTAATGACAAAGATTATTATATAGTATATAAACTAATAAACAATAAAATAATTTATATACTAGCAGCTGATACTGTAAAATATAAATTATTAAATAATAAATATAAACCATATATAGCTTCAGCAGAAATAATGCAAAATGTAACAGAATATGAATCTGTTAGAGGCGTAATAGAAGCACTATTAAAAAGAATGGTTGATATTATTGAGCCAGAAGAAATTGAATAAGGAGCTGATAAAATGTCAGATCAAGCACATATAGGAATTTTACGTTTTCCAGACAATGTAAGAAAGCGTAGAGGTATGTATTTATCAACTCCTGAACATTGTCTATTTGAGATCGTAGACAATAGTGTTGATGAGTTTGTTGCTGGTAGATGTAAAAATATTGCTATTCATTTTAGCAATAATACCTTTACCGTTGAAGATGATGGCGGAGGTATTCCTATAACTGAATGCAAAGATCCAGAATTTAAAGGTTTATCTGAAGCACAAGTAGCAATGTCTACATTACATGCAGGAGGAAAATTTGGCGAAGAAAAAGGCTATAGTACAAATACTGGTGGATTAAACGGAGTAGGTGCAAGTTGTGTAAATGCTGTTTCGTCAAATTTCAATCTAACTATTTGGAATGGAGAAAAAGAATTTTTAACTAAATTTGAAAAAGGTATTGCTACATTAAATACTAGTATAGTTGGAGATGCTAACGGAAAAACTGGCACTTCAATTACTTTTACTTTAGATGAAGAAATTTGGGGTAAAAAAGAATCACTTTATGATCTTAATTTAATAGATAAACGATTAAAACAATTAGCTTTTTTAAATCCAGGTTTAACTTTATTTTTTATAGTAGAAGATACTAATGGACATATTGTAAAAAATAAAAAATATTGTTATCCAAATGGGATACAAGCATATGTTGATGATTTATCTTATGCAAAAGATGTATTAATTAAAACTGTTAATATTAATAATAACAATAATAATGATAAGATTAATATTTCTTTCACCTATACAGATACTTATAGTTGCATTATGAAATCATTTGTTAACAATATCGCTACAGATGATGGAGGCGTACATGAGTTAGGTTTTAAAGAAGGTATATATAAAGCTATTGTCAAATATGCTATAGAAAATAATTTTATAAAAGATAAACAAATTATTCCAGAAGATACAAGAGAAGGTTTAATAAGCATAATAAATTTATCTATTAAAGATCCTGTTTTTGATGGACAAAATAAAAGAAAATTAATTTCTCAAAACATCAGAGCAACAATAAGAGAAATTGTAAGCGATTTCTTTTATGATTATTTATCTAAAAATAATAAAACAGCTAAAATATTAATGGATAAGTTTTTATTAGCTGCTAAAGTTAGATTAGCAACAAAAAAGGCTAAAGATGCTGCTAGAGGATTAAAAGCTATTACTAATGATTCTAGTGGAATTCCTGGCAAATTAGCAGATTGTTCTTCTAGAAATCCTGAGGAATGCGAATTATTTCTAGTTGAAGGAGATAGTGCCGGAGGAAGTGCAAAACAAGGTAGAGATAGAAAAACTCAAGCTATTTTACCTGTATTTGGTAAAGTACTAAATACAGAGAAAGTTACTCCTGATAAAGTATATAGTAATATAAAATTTCAAGATATTATTAAAGCTTTAAAGACTGGAATAGGAGATTCTTTTGATATTAGTAAATTAAGATATCATAAAGTCATTCTATTTTCAGATGCAGATTAATTTTAAAATATTTTTTTTATAAATATTATTTCCGTAAACCTTTTTTGGAATTACAAAAAAATATGAATAAAATTAGTCGTCCTCACAGGAATGTGAGAGATAATGAGCTACTTAACCTGTAATTGCAGGGTGTCTTACAAATAGTAAGGCTAACGGTTGGAGTTGAATAAGAACGCTAATATGACGATTATTAGCATAACCATGTGCGAAGACGCTCCTATTAACAGAACCTACGGTCTTAATAATAAGTTAAGATAGCAGGGGATACCGTGCAAAGCTTAATTTATATAATTAAGTGTGTGTAACGACTATCAGGGTTGCGCCTGTTAGCAATGAGATGAAATGCTTATTGCGAAAGAGTAGCTATCCAGAACGGATAAAAATATAGTCTAGTCCCAAAAGAAATATCTCGAAAGAGAGGGTACAATCGGTTGATGGAGGACATATTCAATGTTTACACATGACTTTCTTCTATCGTTATATGAGACCATTAATTGAAAATGGATTTTTATATGCTGCTTGTCCGCCATTATTTAAAGTATTCAAAAAAACAGGGAAAAAAGAAGAAGTACATTATTTATATACAAAAGAAGAATTAGATTCTTTCAATACTGAAGGATATACTGTACAACGCTACAAAGGGTTAGTTCATTTAATAACAAGCCCTTACCATCTTTTCCTCTAATCAGAGGGGTTATTGAAATAAATAGCTAACGAGAGCCGTCCTAAAATCTTAGGAATGTCTCGTGGGAAAAAAATAGACTATATAAATAAGTAATGAGGTAAAATAAAAAATGGCACAAAATATTATATCTGGCGTTTATAAAATAACTAATATTAAAACAAATAAATTTTATATTGGAGCTTCTCTTAATATATATAAAAGTTGGGATAGACATAAAACTCAATATAAAAATAAATTTTCAAGAAAATACAATAAAAAATTATATGTTGATATGAGATTATATGGTATAGAAAATTTTCAATTTGAAATATTAGAAATTTGTTCAATAGATAATGTATTTCATAGAAAAAAATATTTTATTGAAAAATATAACGCTTATAATGCTGGTTATAATGAAAAAGAAGCAATAGTAAGTTTACAAACACTATAAATATTAAGTATAAAAATATAAAATTAAAAAGTCTATTTTAATCCTGTACAGACTATCTCCGTTGTTGGAGAGTACAGTTGTTATTGATACACAACTGGAAACAGATGGCACGATGAAGACAATTAGTTAGCGGTCTGAGTGAAGAAATAGTCGATACTTTTGGTAACAAAAGATAAATATGTAGGAGAAATGAACCCAGAGCAATTATGGGAAACAACTATGAATCCTGAAACAAGAAAATTAATCAAAATTACAATTAATGATGCTGAAGAAGCAGAAAAAGCTTTAACTTTATGTATGGGAAAAGATACTATACAAAGAAAAGAATTTATTCTTAACAGAAACTTATTAGAGGAGGAACAAGTAGAATGAGTAATGTGTCTTGCGTAGATTTTGCTCCTTATCTAATTGGTAATTTTAACTTGTATGCAGGTGATGTAATTAAAGAAAGAGCACTACCTGATATAAGAGATGGTTTGAAACCTGTTCAACGTAGAATATTGTATGCAATGTATTGTTTAGGACTATATTCTAACTCACAGTATAAAAAATGTGCCAGAACAGTAGGAGAAACATTAGGTAAATTTCATCCTCATGGAGATCAAAGTGTTTATGATGCTTTAGTTAATATGGCTCAATTTTTTACTAAAAGATATCCATTAGTAAATGGACATGGTAATATGGGTTCTATTGATGGAGATGGCGCAGCGGCAATGAGATATACAGAAGCTAAGCTATCTTCAATAGGAGAATTATTGCTTAAGGATATAAATAAAGATACTGTAGACTATATTTCAAACTATGATGAATCAGAAGAAGAACCGTCTGTGTTACCTGGATTATTTCCACAATTATTATGTAATGGATCTACTGGTATAGCTGTAGGAATGGCATGTAGTTTTGCTCCTCATTTTGCAAATGATGTATATAAAGCTTGTGATAAAATAATTGAGGACTGTATTAATAACCAAGAAACTGATATAGATAGCTTAATAGATATCATTAAAGCACCAGATTTTCCTACTGGCGGAATTATAGTAAATCCTACAGAAGTAAGAAAAGCTTATAAAACAGGCAAAGGTAAGGTAGTTATTAGAAGTAAATATATTATTGAAACTAATAAAGATAAAAATAATATTGTTTTTACTGAAATACCTTATAAAGTAAATAAAAGTAGTTTAGTTATTCAAATTGATAATTTAAGAAAAACTAAACTACCATCTATTAAAGAGGTTAGAGATGAATCTGATAAAGATGGTATTAGAATTGTTGTTGAATTAAAAAAAGGAACAAATGTAGAATGGATAATTCAAAATTTGTTTAAAGATACTATGGCAGAATCTTCTTTTTCTATTAATCATACAGCAATAATTGATGGAAAACCTCACGAAAATATTGATTTAAAAACTTTAATAGAATCTTTTGTACTACATTCTATTAATATTATTGAACGTAAATGTAACTATGATTTAATTAAATCTACTAATAGAAAAAATATAGTAGATGGAATATTAATTGCATTATCTAATATCGATAGAATTATAGATATAATTAGAACAGAAGATGATGATAAAAATATTATTAACATTTTTAATGAAGAATTTGGATTAAATGAAGTTCAAACTAAAAATATTATTAATACTAAGTTAGGAGTATTAAAAAAGGCATCTATTGAAAAGTTAGAAATAGAACAAGAAGAATTAAATAATACTATAAACAAATTAAATGATATATTAAATAATAAAATTCTTCTTTTAATAGAAACTCAAAAATCTCTTAAGGAAATATCATCTATATTTGATAAAGATGAAAGAAAAACTACTGTTCAAAAAGTAGATACTAATAATACTGTTACTGAAAGAGAACTTGTTAAAGATGAAAATGTAGTTATAACTTTAACTAATAATGGAATAATTAAATCTGTAAAAGAAACAGATTATAATGTTCAAAAACGTAATGGCACAGGAGCTAATACATTAACAAAAGTAGAAGACAAAATACAATATGTAATGAATCTTTCTACTAAAGATGATATTTTATTATTTACAAATACAGGATATTGTTATATTTTACCAGCATATTCTATACCTATTAGTAAGAAAAATTTACAAGGTAAATATTTAAACAATTATATCGATTTAGAAGAAAAAACTAAAATATTAAATGTTATAGCATCAACTAAGAATGATAGAAATAAACATATTATATTAGTAACTAAAAAAGGGCTGTTAAAACTTATGACAGCTGATACTATCAAAACAAAACGTGATAGATTAAAAGTTATTACGTTAAATGATGATGATGAAATTGCTTCTGTTTTATTTATAGATAAAACAAATCAAATATCATTATTTACATCAAAAGGTTGTTCTATAACGATTAATATTAATGATATTAAGCCTATTGGTAGAACTGGTATGGGTGTAAAAGGTATTAGATTAAAAGAAGATGATTATGTGGTTAGTGCTGCTATCTATGATAAAGATAAAACTTTTTTAATATCTTCTAAAAATGGAATGATAAAAAGATGTTATTTTCATGAACTAAGAGCGCAAAATAGAGGTGGATCTGGTGTATCAGTTTGTAAATTAAATACTAACGATAATGTAGCTAGTGTTGTATCATTATTGGATAATAATGATATTTTATTGACCACTCAAGAAGGTAAAACTATTAGAATAAAATCTGATTCTGTTCCAATCCTTGGAAAACAAGCAAAAGGTGTAAAAGGAATTAAATTATCAAGTACAGATTCTGTAATAAGCATCAATTTACTTGAAAAAGATATAGGAGAAAATGTATATGAATAATAATTTAGAAAATGCATTTAGACAAGGTTTTATTCAATTTTTAGCTGGATATATAGATAAAGCAAGTTCTTCTAATGCAATAAAAGAAATGAAAGTTTTTAAACAAAAATTAGTTGCTGCTACATTAGAAGAACTTGTTAAAATATCTAATAATGATTGGTTTATTGCTAAGCCTATATTTAAATGTGCTCTTTATTTAATAGATAAAAGAATAGAATCTTTTAAAAACTTTATGAAGGTAACAAGTAATGAATCCTTAAAAGAAGAAATGGAAAAAGAACTTATTAACTATAATATAGCAAAAAAATCACTAACTAATTTAATTAATACTATACAAAAACACTAAGGAGAATAATGCAATATGATAGTAAACAAAGTAGAGACAACAAGAGTTTTTAATATTAATTTTAAAAATGATGAATTTAATAGCTTAATTGATGAAATTAATAAAATTTATACTAAAGTTCCGCCCGATCAAATTCCTACAATTCTTGCTTTAAAAGATTCATTAGTATATAGCAATAAAGAATAGAAGGAGATAATATGGCTAGTTTACTTCTTAGAGAGCAAATACCTATTACTAAAAAAATAGATATCTTAGATAAGATATCTGAAAAAATGAATAAAAAATATGGTAAAGTTATTATGGGACGTATTGGTGACGTACCAGAAATAATGGATAGATTAACCATAAAGTATATTCCTACACCTTCTTTAGAATTAAATGAAGCTACAGGTGGCGGATTTCCTAGACGTAGATGTACGATTATAGCTGGAGCTGAAGATAGTGGTAAAACTTCTTTAGCATTAGAAACTATAGCACTTAATATGAAAAAAGATCCTAATTTTATTGCTGTTTGGTTAGAATCAGAAGCTTCATTAGAAAAAAAATATATTGTTAATACATTTGGAATAGATCCAAATCGATTCTTTTATATGGATGTAGATAATAATTTAGGAGCAGAAGGAACATTAGATATTTTACATGATATTCTAAGAACAGGAACTGCTGACATGTGTGTAATAAATAGTTTAAGATGCTTAGTTCCAGAAAAAGAACAAGAATCATCACTAAAAGACATTACTATAGCTCTTCAAGCACGTATGAATGCTAGAATGACTAGAAAATTTTTAACATTAATAGCAGAATATGAAATAGCTTTTGTAATTATTCAACATCTGGCAACAGATATTGGAAGCATGAGTAGAGATTAACGGAATATAATAAATAAATGTGTTATAGAAATATTTTTTATGTAATAACTATTATAATGGTCTCATAACCTCGTGAACCTAGACATCTAGGGTGTCTTAATATAATAAATTAAGGCTAACGGTAAAAGTTAAATAAGGTAAACACAAATTACACGAATACGCTTTCTAAGAGAGCCTACGGTCTATAAAATATAGATAGCAGGTAATACCGTGCCAAGCATATTATTTTATATTTGATAATATGAAGGTGTAACGACTATCGAAAAGTGTTATAATTAATATAATGAACTGAGTAGAGTAGATGATAAGTGAAACTCTTATCGTCGAAGTGCGAGGCACAATGAAGGGTTTTGCTCGCCTGGAGTGAAGAGATAGTCTAAATACGAATTATAGAAATATTAACAGTATTTGCCAATGGTTGTAGCTGGAGGACATGCTATAAAATATTGGTCGTCTTTAACATTAGATTTAAGAAAACGTTCTGTTTCTGATAGTGATCCTATTGGAAAAGAAGATGGTGTTAAGATTGGAGTAAAAATATTAAAAAATCATTGCACACCAGATAAATTTGCTTATGTTAAATTTGTATATTATGCTATTTTTGGAGAAGGTATTGAACAATATCTATCCACTTTAGATAAGGCATGCAGACAAGGGATTGCTGAGTGTAAAGGAGCATGGATATATTGGTATGATAGTGATGGTAATGTAAAAGAAAAATGGAATGGAAAAATGTCATATCGAAATTATATGATAGAAAATCCAGAAATATTTAAGTCTTTTACAGAAGCTGTCTCTCCAGAAATTAAAGCTATGTCTGGTGAAGAAATTGAAGACATTAAACAACTAGAGAAGACAGTAGAGGATAAAATGTTATATGATGATAGTATGCCTTTAAAAAATAAGAAAAAAGAATCAAAAGAAAATACGGTTGCATAATTAAATTAAATAATAAGCAGTATAATAAACAATGTTATACTGCTTATTATTTATAAAAGGTTGTGATATTATTAATGAATGTGAATATGGATATATAGATTGTGCTAATCAAAATATAAAGTGTTCTACTTGTTTTGTTAATGGTCAAAATTATAAAGCAACTAAGATTAAAACATATAAACTAAATAAAAAAAGATCTAAACAAGACAAAAGAATGGGAAGTGAATTTGAGTATAAAAATCATAAAAATAATGTTAATATTTTAAAGAACGATATTGTTTCATCTATGACATTAAATAGTGGAGCTACAGTTCTTGAAAAAGGTGATGAACAAATATCTGGCATTATAAACGTAATGGAAGAATTAAAAACACAAATGCCGGATAGAGCAAAAGGAACTAAAACTTTTACTATAAAAAGACAATGGCTAGATAAATTAAATAAGGAAGCCAAAATGGAAAATAAAGAATTTTGGTATTTAAAATTTAGTTTTAATGAAGATGAAGCTAATCATTCTAGCAGTAATATTTTTGTAATAACAGAACAAGATATTATTATGAGTATGATTAAAACTATGGTAGAAGATAGAAAAATAGCCAAAAACGCAAATGCCAAAATTGAATTAGCAAATAAAAGAGCTGCTTTTATAGAAGCAGAAAATATAAAATTAAAAGCAGAAATAAATCTACTAAAAGCACAAATAAAATATAACAAAGAAAATAATTTTGTCTAGACTTCTAAAAATAATAATAGTAAAATAATAAGGAGGTTAAGATATACATTGTGTCGGAAGAAGTTAAGAAAAAAATATATAATTTAGTAAAAGATAATTGTCCTGATGATTATAATCCTATAGATTATGTATTAGATATAATTAAACCATTAGCTGTAAAAAAGATTAACAATTGTATAAAAGATTGTAACACTTGTGCTATTTGTGATAATAAAACTAAAACAGTTTTTAATGGTAATGGTACAGAACCTATATTAATTATTGGAGAAACAGCACTAAGTACACAACCTTTTTTATCAGCTCCATTTAATTCATCTAGAGAAGGTAATTTACTTATATACGCATTAGAACAATTAAAAGTTGATACTAGTAAAATAATGTGGACTAATACCGTTAATTGTTTTCCTTATCATAAAAATATATCTGGAACCAAGATAAAAAGACCTCCTATGTTAAAAGAAGTAGAAGAATGCTCTGTATTTTTAGATTATATAATTAGATCTTTTCAACCTAAAATGATAATTATTTTAGGAAATATAGCACTAAATACTTTTATGAAAGACACTATATTGAATGTAAGAGGTCAAAAAATAGAAATTAAAGGTATTCCTGCTTTTGCTACCTATAGTCCATCTTATTTAATAGATATAGAGTCATTGGATTTTATAGATGACTTAAAAAATACTTTTATAGATGATTTAAAAAAAGCTTTTACATGGTTTAATTTAAAATATCCAGATGATAATATTTTTAATAACTAGAAAGGAATTATATATAAATGAGTAGTTTATTAGATAAAATTAAAATGCAAACAACAGCACCAACATTAAAATTAAATACAAAAAGTTCATTGAAATTAAATACAAAAAATTCGTTTATTCTAGATAAAACAACGTTAAATTTAGATGAAAAAAATAAAACAAACTCTCCATTAAAATTAAATTCTAATACAAAAGAAGATGATGAAAACAATAAACAAGTATGTACAAATGAAAAAGATTTAAACAAAGTAGAAGATGTATTAAATAAAGATATTACAAATACAGAAGAAAATACAGAAGATGTTAAAAATAAAAATGAAGAAGTAGTAACAACAGAAGAAGAAACAGAAGTAGAAGAAAAGCCTAAAAAAAGAAGAAAAAGAAAAAGTTCTACATCATCAGATCAAGAATCTAATTCAATTACTAAATGTAAATTTGAAGATGTTAACATTGATGTATTTGATACTAAATATTCATTTGAAGAAGCGGCTACTATTATTCAATCTAAATTTGTAAATGATGGATGGCTTGATTTCAGAACAGAAGTGTTAAAAGATTTAGAAGAAATTAAAATAGACAGCGATTTAAATCCTGGAGCTATTAAAGTAGTAATAGAACAATTAGCAATTTTATATGACAAAATTGCTATTCCGTTACAAGAAGCAAATGATGTAATTACATGTATTTCTGATAAAGACGTTGGTATTGGAACAATTTATAAAGCATATGCAGCTTCAACTATTGAAAAATCTAATGCAGATATTAGAAGTGCAGCAGGATATAAGGTTTTAGAAAAAGTTAATTATAATGGTAATGAAGTCAATCTTTTAGTAGTTTTAATGGCTGCTAAATTAAGATATAATTTCTTAAACAGTGTTAAAAACATTATTGATTTTAAAAGAAATTTATTAATTACTATTAGTAGTTCAAACAAAATAGAAGCTAGTTTAATTTAAGGAAGTAATATTATGGCTAACTATTGTTATACTCAATATACTATATTTGGTCCGTATGATATATGTAAAAAATGTTTAAATAAAATACAGTCATGGATATTAGATGATTCTCAAAATGATTGGAGTTTATATGGTATTTCAAAAAAAGCCAATATTAAACTTGATAACTACAAAGGAGAAATAGATTATATTTCTAAAGATGTAGAAGAAAATGATGAATATAGTAATTTCATGATAGAACTACAAACCGCATGGATTCCAAGACATGATATTATTAAATTAATTTTAAATAAATATTTCCCAGATTTAGAATATCGTTATTTGTCAGAAGAACCATACAATAAAATTTTTGAAAGTAATGATGTTAATCAAGACTTTTATGATGTAGAATATTTAATTTCATCGATTAATGATGAATATAATTATTTAAATGAAAATATTTGCGGATATTATACTAAAAATGAATTAGAAGATTTATTATTTAAAGATAATATAACATCTGAAATATTCAATGATTCTTTAGATATTTTAAAAAAAATGTACAAAGTAAATATCCAATATATAAAGTATATTTCAGAAGGGAATAATAAAATTGCTAACTAATTTAGGAATTGAAGACAAAATTAAAGATTTCATAGGAGAACAAATACCTAACGATATAATCAAACAAAGAGATGGCGGTACATCTAACGGTAAAAAAATTATGTTAGATTATATTAGTGGTTCAACCTGTATAGATAAATTAAATAGTATTTTTGAATATGGATGGGATTGGGAAGTAACCGAACATTTTATTCAAAAATCTGTTGATTATCAAAACAAATATATGAAAGAAAGAGAAATGAGTCCTGAACCACAGCCACCTGTTGCTCATGTATTTGGAATTTTAACAGTTCATCTCAGAGATGATAAAACTGGTCAATTTTATGACATAAAAAAAACAGGCTGTGGTTCTAAAGTTATAATTGGTAAAGCAAATGATCAAAAAGATATCTTTAAAGCAGCTAGTACAGACGCTTTAAAAAAAGCTGCTTCATTAATAGGAGTAGGTTTAGATCTATATAGAGATGCAAATGAACAATATTATTTTGAACTTCTTTTAAGTAGAGATAAACAAAATAATTTTTTAAGAAACTATTCTGATGAAGAAAAAAAACTTTATTTTGATTCTGTTAATTATCTTCAGGAACTAACAGAATCAAATAATGATATTGATGGAGACAGTATGTTATCTTTATTGATGACTTGGTCTAATAATAAATATAATGATTTCAATACGATTCCGCCAAAAGAACTTAATAGTTTTGTAACTCATATAAAACAAGGTATAGGAGATGATAAATAGTGGCAATCTTTTTTAAAGATAAACATTTATCTTGTCCTAAATGTAATAATACTGTTTTACAGAGAATAGAACAATATAGATATTCTTATACAAAAGAAAAGAATAAACTCTTAGAAGAACCTTATGGATACGCATTATATTGTTCTAAATGTAATACATTAGTTAAAGAGCATATCATGCATGAAACTCATGCACCAACAATTATAGAATTATAAAAAGAGGTTATATATGAAAATTTATAATGCAAAATGGACTAGCACTTCCGCTGGTCCATCTCCTTACAATAATTATCGTACAGAAATTTTTTTATATGGTTGTAATAGAGCGATTATGGGAGAACCATGTAAAAACTGCTTTAATCCTGCTTTATGGGATTCTAGTAAATGCATGAAAGAATATTCGCCATTAGAAGCTGCTACTCAAATTATTAAATATTCTCCTAATAAATATGTAACATTTGTCGGTGGAGAACCATTAGATCAAGCAGAAGAATTAGGAGAAGTATGTTCAATTTTAAAGAAATTTAATTATCATATAATTGTTTTTAGCAGTTATGCATTAAATGACCAAAGTAATTCTTATAAATTTAATCATATTTTACCTTATGTTGATATTATAATCGATGGTAAATACGATGAAAATGAACGAATTTATAGAGAAGATTTTGGAGATGGTTTTACAGATGCAATAGGATCTGGAAATCAAATTGTTTGGGATATTAATCAACAATCTAAAGAAATTAAAGGTTTTTATGCACGAGATTTAAGTGGAATTTATGTATCAAAAAATAATAGTTTAAAATTCATTACTAAAAACAATCAAGTTGTAGAACAAACATATCAGTATAATAAAAAAATAGCTTGTTAATGAGAGGAATATTATATGATTAATTTATTAAATGATTTTAATAGTTTAAAAAATGATGATTCTAAAGATATATTATATAGTGTTGAATCTTCAAAAATGAATGATGGAGTTGCTATAGTAGATAATTATACTTTAAATGATTTATTATATAGTACAAGCTATTACAATGTTATTTATATTTTAAACAATAAAAAGAGTTTTGATTTAAACTATAAATTTATAAGAGATAAAGATGAAAATTGTATATATGTATGCACTAATCTTTTTGAACATACTGGATATAGTACAATGGATTCAACAAAATTCTATAAAAAAATAATAGATTATTTGTTGATAGAAGATCAAGTTTTTAATTATGATAATAAAATAAATTCTTTTAAAGAAGCATATTATGACTTAAAAGAAAAATTGTTTAAATCAAATTATATTTCTGAGGACACATTATTAAATGGAATTGGATTCATAAAAAAGAATAATAATATTATTGCTACTGTTGATTCTATTTATATTAATAAAGAAGAAAAGAACTATTGTATTGATATGAAAGATATAGTAGGCAATTTAAATAATTTAGAATCAGAAGATAATATACTATTAGAATTTCATCAAAAAAAAGATAAAAAGAAAATTCTTTTTAATAATATTAGAGTTATAAAAGATGAAGAAAACGATAATTTTATGATTATTCAATATCAAACATGCGGTATGGAAGATGATAATGATAATATATCATATGTCTCAAAACAAGATTGTTGCAATGATGATATTTTTATAGAAGAAAGAACAAAGTTCTTTACTGTAAATGATACTTTTTCAAGTATAGATTTTGATGATTTAATTTTATAAAGAGGTGCAGGATAATAAATGAGAGAATGTATGACTGATTTGATAAATTCTATTAAATCAAGAAAACCATGTATCTGGATAAAAACACAAGAAGAAAGTTTAACAATAAAAGATATAAGACAAATATCAATGATTAATCTTCCTAAAGCAAACATAGTAATTTGGTCCCAAACAGAAGGTGCAACTATTTATAATAGTGTAGACAATTCGTCTTCTGGTAAGAGTATAAAAAAATTAGCTAATATAGACAACTTATTTTCCTTTATAAAGTTAAATACTTATGGAGGAACAGATAATAATGATAAAGTAGTTAAACCAGAACCTAACATTTTTATTTTAAGAGATTATAATAATCTTTTTAATGATCCTAAATCTATTAGATTTATTAGAGATTTAAAAGAATATCATAAACAAAAAGAAGCATACAATCCAATTATTATATTATCTCAAATAGACAATATACCTACTCAATTAACTAGATTATTTAAACTAATTGATTACGGACTTCCTAACAGGAATGAAATATTATCTTGTATAAATGAAACTATTAACAACATAAAAGCTGTTTCTTTAAAACAAAATAAACAATGTAAAATTCCAACACAAGAAGAGTTAAATAATTTAGTTAATAGTTGTTTAGGATTAACAATACAAGAAATTCAAGAGACTGTAATAGAAAGTTTTATAAAGTTTAAAGAAGCTAATTTAGATTTTATAACTCAGAAGAAAATTGAATCTATACAGAAATCTGGTGTATTAGATTATAAAATACCTAATACTACATTAGAAGATATTGGCGGTAATGAAGTAATTAAACAATGGCTTTTAGAAATGAAAGAATTGTTTTCTGATGAAGCTAAAGAATTTGGATTAAAAAAACCTAAAGGATATTTAAGCGTAGGTGTTCCAGGTGCAGGTAAAACATGTTTAGCTGAAGCTTTTGCAGGTACAATGCATATGCCATTGTTAAGTTTAAGTATGGGAAGAATTATGTCTAGGTTTGTTGGGGAATCAGAACGAAAAATTATGCAAGCTTTAGATGTAGCTAAAGCGTCTGCCCCTTGTGTCTTATTGATTGATGAAGTAGAAAAAGCATTAGGCGGTATTAATTCTTCTAATAATACAGATGGCGGTGTAACCGCTAGAGTATTTATGGAGATATTAAAATTTTTAAATGACAACGACTATGGTGTATACATCATCATGACTAGTAATGATGTTAGTCAATTGCCTCCAGAATTAACAAGACAAGGACGTTTAGATGCTAAATGGTTCTTTGATTTTCCAAAAGAAAACGAAAGAAAAGAAATATTTAAAATTCATTTTTCTAAATATAATAAAGAAATTAATTCTGATTTACTAGATTTAGCCGTATCTAAAACTAATGATTTTACTGGTGCAGAGATCCAAGAAATCGTAAAAAATACTATACGAAAATCTTTTATTCGTTTTAAAAAAGATAATAATGATGAATTAAAAGAAGAAGATATAACTTCAGCTATTAATGAAATTATACCTATTTCTAAAACATCTAAAGAAAGTATTTTAGCATTAAAATCATATTGTTCTAATAGATTTAGATCAGTTAATGAAGAAAATGATTATGATGATGACGATGAATGTTTATCTGCACAATATCAATTATAAAAAATAAAAGTTATAGGAAACATATATATGATAATTAAATATAAACCAACAAATAAACCTATAACGATAAATAGGTCTACTTATAAAAAAATAAAAGAACAAATACAAAATGAAACAGATAGCATAGAATTACAAATTGAAAATTTGTATGCTGCATTACAAAATACAATAATATACTCCGATGAAGCTGAATATATTATAAAAGATGTACTAATTCCAATTATAAAAACTAAAAAAAATTTTTTAGAGAATAATAATGTTAATAGTTTAAGTCTAGAAGAAAAAAATTATAGACGCAATCTTTTAAGAAAGATAATGAATAAATATGGTATAGAGGAGAAATAAAAATTGTTAGACTGTAAATTAATTAATCATAGTTTTAATCCAGAAAATATTGTTGCTATGTCAGCTAAGTTATGCTATAGCGACAAAACTATTAATCAATTACTAAACGAAATGCCAGAAGTTAATAGTACAAAAAATTTTATTAAAAAATTAAAAGAAATGGGGCATTTATCTCCATTTGAACATATTACTTTTACATTTGCTATTGAAGGTATTTCAAGAACATTATCTCATCAATTGGTACGTCATCGTATTGCTTCTTATTCTCAACAATCTCAGCGTTATGTAAGTGAACATGATTTTGAATATATTTTACCGCCATCAATCGCTGAAAATGATGAAGCTAAGGCAAAATTTGAAAATCTAATGCATACAATTCGCCAAACTTATGATGAATTAGTAGCTATGGATGTTCCTAAAGAAGATGCTCGTTATGTTTTAACTAATGCTACAGAAACAAAAATTATAGCAACATTTAATGCTCGTTCTTTAATGAACTTTTTTAAATTACGATGTTGTACAAGAGCACAATGGGAAATTCGTAAATTAGCTAATTTAATGTTAAAAGAAGTAAGCAAAGTAGCTCCAAACATATTTGACGATGCAGGAGCTACATGTAAAAAAGGATATTGCTTAGAGGGTAAAATGTCTTGTGGATTAGCTCCGACATTACAATCTTTAATAAAAAAGGATTAATAGCTAATGAGTTATGATATTTATATATATAATCCAAAAACTAAAAAAATTATAAGTTCAGATTATGCTGGATATATAGATAGTAACGATTACGATAAATTACTATATTTAAATTTAACTTATAACTATAGCAGCATTCTTCAAAAAATATTTGATAATAAAGATGGAATATATATTTTAAATAATAAAAAAGTATCTCGAACAATTGATAAGATACAAAATGCTATTAATAAACTAAATAATCAAATGAATAAAGATTATTGGGATGTATCTGAAGGAAATGTTAAATTCGCTTTACTCAAACTTTATCAAATTGCCTTATTAGGACAAGATGGAGTTTGGAAAATAATATAAATAATTTAAAGGAGGCAACTTAATATGAGTTGTTGGAGAAAATATCAATCAAAGGCTTTAAAAAATGTAGAAAGAAGATTTTTAAAAGAAGCATGTGAAGAATTAGGTTTTTCATTAGACTTTAACGTTAATGAAATTGCTGCGTATGGTAATTCTGCAAATGTTACATGTGCATTAAAGCAAAATTCAAATATTCTTCCGTTAGGATTTATATTAAAAGAAAATGAAAATGGTGATACAGAATTAACATTAGAGGGAGATTTCTGGGGAACTGGATTAAATGAATCTAGCTTTTTAAATAAGTTAGCTCAAACTTATCAAAAAATTAGAATTCAGACAGAATTAGAAGAAAAAGGATTCTCTATTGAATCTATTTCAACTAATGAAAAAGAAGAAATTGAACTGGTAGCTTGTTGTTAGTTATATATATAGATAGAGCAAGAATTTTTACTTGCTCTATCTATATATATAGGAGAATAAAAATATGTATTTAAAATATCCTGCATTAATCATAAAAATAAAAGATATGTTTAAAGGACAATATGGAAGATATATTGTTTCTTTAATAGATTACAAAGAATGTTTTTCTTCTGCTTCTACTTTAGAAGAAGCATTTAAAAATGCAAATGAAATGTTAATTTTTACTACTGTATGGGAAGAAAGAAAAACACCATCTGATATTTATACATTAGATTTAAGAAGTACTATAAGATCTTTTTTATCTGATGCAAATATACCAATTGAATGTGTAGATTTTAAAAACAGTATTTTAACAGTATTAAATATAAATACAGATGATTATACTGAATCATTTAAAACAGTTAAGAACAATATTATTTGTGAAGTTATTGATAAAGAGAAAATTAATAATAAAATTATTAGATGTCCTAACTGTGGAGCTAGTTATGATAACTTAGAAATAGTATTATCTTCTCCATTACAATTTAAAATGAAGTTAAATGGAGAAATTTTATACGATGATTTTAGTACAGGATATGTTACAGCTGAAAATGCTAGATTAAATGTAGTTTCTGATTTGAATTGTTATTGCAGATCATGCGGTACTTATTGTATTCCTTGTTTTGATAAAAAAGAAAGTCCTACTAAAGTAGTTAAGTTAGAAAGAGTAAATTATGATGAGTAATAACTATTTAAAATGTCATAAATATTGAATAGATGTTACTTATATTGCTATATATTCTTTTAGTATGTTTTATAAAAATAAATAGTGAAAGGAAAAGATTATAAATGAAAAAAGTAAAATTTATTATTGATAATGAAGGAAATTTTACAGCTGAAACATTAGAAGGTTTTTCTGGTACTAGTTGTGAAAATACTTTAGATGAAATTGTTGCATCTATTGGCGGAGCAAAATTAATAGATGAACACGATAAAGATGATAAATATAAAAATGATGATATTGAACAATTTATTTCATCTTTATAAATTTTATTAAAATTTATGGGGCATATTGCCCCTTTTGTATTTATATAGAAAAGAGGCAATATGTTATGACAAATAAACAATTAATATTAAGTGAATTAAATGAACAACAAATTGGTCCAGTAGTTGATTACAATGGAGCAATGGCTATTATTGCAGGTCCTGGAAGTGGAAAAACTAAAACAGTAATTAGTCGTTGTGCATATATGATAGAAGATGGCATTGATCCAAATAAAATTGTATTATTTACTTTTACTAAAAAAGCAGCAAATGAAATTAAAGAAAGATTATATAATAAAATTGGCGATATTTCTAATATGGTTACTGTAAGTACGTATCATAGTTTTTGTGGTAAAATATTAAGAAAATATGCTGATAGATTGGGATGGAAAAAGAATTTTTCTATTTATGATGATAACGATAAAAATAGAATTATTGAGCTTATATTAAAACGTAATAATAATGATCGAATTAAGGCTAGACAACTTAATAGTAGTTTTTCTAGATTTAAAGAAAAAATGATTTCACCTTCTTTAGCAAAAGATAATGCTACTAATAAATATGAGCAAATGATTGCGGAATATTATGAAGAATATGCCAAAGAATTAAAAAATAATAATGCTTTTGACTTCGATGATTTAATTTACTTTGTTATTAGATTATGTGAACAATATGAAGATATTTTAAGTAGTATTAATCAAAGATTTGAATATATTATAGCCGATGAAAGTCAAGACAGTTCTCCTAGAGATTTAAAATTAATTTTATTTCTAGGTGGAATTAATATGAATATTTGTTTAGTAGGCGATGATGATCAAAGTATTTATTCTTTTAGAGGAGTAAATATTGATTCTTATTATAAATTTATTGATAACTATAATTTGAAAAAATATATTTTAGGAAGAAATTATCGTTCTACAAAAACAATAGTGGATGCAGCTCAGTCTGTAATAGCTAAAAACAATAATAGATTAGAAAAATATCTTTATACAGAAAATAATAATGGCAATAAAATTGCTTATATTTCACTTCAAGATAATGAATCTGAAGCAGAATATGTAAGTAGAACAATTAAAGCACTTATAAATAATACTAACCATTCATATAAAGATATTGCGATTTTATATAGAGTATCTTTTTTATCTAGAATAATTGAAAAAACTTTATTTAAAAACGGAATACCATATACTATTTCAAATGGCTGTGCTTTTTATAATCGTATAGAAATTAAAGATATTATTGGCTATTTAAAATACGTAGCTAATCCTCAAGATTTAGTTGCATTAGAAAGAATTATTAATATCCCAAAACGTGGTATTGGCGATGTTAGCTTAGATAAAATTATGCAATCTTGTCAAGATTATATTATGTGTGATAAAATGGGGCTAGATGCACTTAAGAATATTAAGCTAAAAGGGAAGGCTCAGAAGGGATTAAACAATTTTATATCAATCATTGAGCAAATAAGATGTGATTTAAGCAATGGCATTTCTTTAGATAAAATTATAAATAAAATCATAAAATTAACTAAATATGAAGAATATTTACTTGATTTAAGCGAAGAAGAGCTAGATGATAGAATTAATAATTTAGAAGAATTAAAAAAATTATCACTCAAATATCAAACGTTAGACGAATTCTTGGAAGCTATTGCCTTATATGAAGAAGATACTAAAACAAATGAAGAAAACGATACGCCCGATAAGGTTTCTTTAATGACTATGCATGCTTCTAAAGGTTTAGAGTTTCCTATTGTTATAATTGTTGGAGCAAATCAAAACATAATTCCATATCAAAAATCTCTTAAAGAAAATAACGTAGCTGAAGAACGCAGATTGTTCTATGTAGCTATGACTAGAGCAAAAGAAGAGCTATTTATTACTAGACCAAAAAAAATAATAACTGGTTATCAACAAGTAAGCTTTTTACAGTCTCAATTTGTAAATGAAATTAATCCGTCCTTTATAGAAAGAAGATAATTAAGTGCATGGAAAGGAGTTATTTTTATGCACGAATTACCATCTAATCAAATAAAGGATTATATACATTCTGATTCGGTAATAGAAAAAAGAATTTTAAAAGAAAAAGAGTTTTTGAGTGAAAACAAGGAGTATATACAGATAATAATTTCTAACATAAAAAACAATAAAGAAGGAGTATCGTTAAGAGTAAAACAATTAGCTAAAAAATATAATTTGAAAATTTTAGATTCATATAAATTTGCTCATATTATAAAAAGAAATACAAATTTTATTTTACATCAAAGAGCTGAATATAGCGCATCAAAAACATACATTGATATTAAATTTGTAGAAAATATTTCTAGAGAAGAAATTATAGATAATAGACTTCCAATATATAAATTTGATTCTTCACCAGACAATAATTTCATAAAGGAAATTTTAATGGAAAATACTAGCATAAATGTAGATGATTTTTTAAGTATCTATCGTTATTTATTAAAATCTAAATGTGGAGAAAAATGGGTTAATTTATTTTTAACAGCAAATATAATTATTAGATCTTTTGTTGATACGAATAAAGCTTTAGATATACTACAACTATTAATGGATAAAAAATTATTGATAGTATTACAAACCAACACAACTTATTTCAGATTAACAAATAATGATAAAGATATACAAAAATTTATAGATGAATTCTATGCTAATAATAATGAAGATAATGAAAAGAAGATGGTTATAACAGAAAATCAAGCAAATGATGACTTAAATAATAAAAATAAGCCTATCTTAATAGAAAATGAAAATAAAATAGATAACGCTGTTAATAATCTAAGTATATCTACTACTAACGAGAATAAAATAAATAATAATGCTAATAGTGATCCCAATCATGAATTCAATATTTTAAAAAGTAATATAAATAATTATTTTAGTATGTTGCATAATCAAGTTAACTCTTGTTTACAACAACAACGCCAAGAATTAAATCAAGGTTTTACTGTTGTAGATAAACTAATTGAAGAAAATAACAGAATTAATGATGAGTTAAAGAAGCAACAACAAATTATTATAGAACTTCAGGCTCAAAATAAAAAACTAGATGATTATTATTATGAGTTGTCTAATCATGCAGCTGAAGTTTTAGAAATTTTAATGGGACAATTAAGCAACATATTAGACCAGTTTAGCATGCTACCTAGACATAAAATTAATCAAGAATATTCAGTTACTAGAATAAAAGGGAAAATGCTTAATACAATTGGTCAAAGTGTAAATGAAATAACTAATTTTATTGAAGAAAAAAAAGATATCCCAAATGAAATAAAATAAGGAAGAGTTTTATGCAAATAATAACGTATAAAAAGATAGAAAATAATGAATACGATTATGCTATAAAATTTAATAGAACTAGACGTACTATTAAATTTTTTAATGAATTTGCACAAATTCTCGCTCATCCTAGTAAAAAAACATATGATGCTCAAAACAAGTGCTGGCTAGTAACTAGTACTTGTTTTGAGGAATTTGAAGCCTTAGATAAAAAAATTTTTCCTAATAAAAATAATAAATTAAAAAATATAATAAAAATATCTTCAGAAGATTTTAATGTAGTTCAAGATTTTACTAATATTGGACATATGATGAAATTACAGCCTTTTGATTATCAAAAAAAAGCTATTAAGTTAGCACTTGATAAACAAAATGCTATTATTATAGGAGGTTGTGGTTGCGGTAAAACTCCTATAGGGATAGGTATTTATTTAGAAGCTAGATTACAAAATATAGTTTCTAATCAAGGAATGATAGTAGCTAAAGCTTCATTGAAAAAACAATGGCTAATGGAAATTAAAAAATTTTCTAACTTAAAAGCACAAATTGTTTATACTAGAGCAGAATCTATTAGTATCAAAAAGAGCATAATTCGTAACAAAAATAAACTATTGAAAAAAGAATTAGATATTGAAAAACAAAATATCATAAAAAATGAACTAGATGTTCTTAATAATACAGATTTTTTTGAACATCAGTTTGAAAATGATATAGATTTATTTATCTTGAATTATGAAACATTATTAAATAATGAAATAGTAACAAAATTAGAATCTATAAAATTAGATTTTGTATATGCAGATGAAATTCATTATATTAAAAATGATACTTCAAAACGAGCAGAAGCTTTATGTAAATTTAACAATGTTAAATTAAAATATGGTGCTACAGCAACTCCAATTCAAAGAGATCCTAGAGATATATACAGTTTATTTAAATTTATAAATCCGAATGTATTTCCTAGCAAATCTCAATTTAATAGATTTTATATTAAATGGGGAGGATACGGTAGACCTATTGGCGCAATTAATGAAGAAAATTTAAATCAAAAAATTAGTCCATATATGATAATCATTCCTCAGGAAGAGATTGGAGCTCAGTTACCAGAAGTAGTTGTATTGCAAAAATATTGTGAATTAACACCTGAACAACAAGAGATAAATAATAAATTGTTATCTGAATTAGAAGAACTTCATGAGAAAGAAAAGGTATTACAACAAAATCCAGAAGAAAATAAAGAAGAATTAGCTAAAATAGAAGCTAATATAATGATGCGTCAAACATTTGCACAGGAATTAGCTGATTCAGAAGAATTACTATCTTTAAGTGATTCTTTATCTGCTAAAAATTATATTAGCAATACAGAAAGTAATAAGATGAATCTTTTAATAGATCTATTAGAAGAGATTTTAAATTCTGGAGAAAAAGTGTGCATTTTTAGTAGATTTACTAAAATGCAGGATATTATTACTAATCGTATATCAAAAGAAAAATCTAATATCTTTAAGGATATTGAAATAGCATATATTAATGGCTCTTTAAATACGAATGCAAGATACGATGAAGTTTATAACAAATTTAGAGATAATGAAAATTGTAAAATATTATGTTGTTCAGATGCTGGAGCTGAGGGTATAAATTTAAGTTGGTGTAGGTATGTAATAGAAGTAGATTTAGCTAATAGCTATGCTATACAACAACAACGTCATGGTAGAGTTAAAAGAGCAGATTCAACTCATAAAACTGTGTTTGTATATCAATTAATATGTGAAAACAGTTATGATGAAATAGCTCAAAAAATAGTAAATAAAAAAGAGTACTATGATAAAACTATTATTAATGGAATAAAAATTGAATAAAATATATTAAATGTGCTTATATATTTATATATAGGCACATTTAATATTAAAGGAGAAAATAGTTATGAGTGTATATGATTATGATAGTTTAAAGCAACATATTGGACATAATATTGTATGCGTATCTTATGGTAATGATAGAAATGTATCGCTCGAATGTGAAGATTGCAATGAAGTTTTATTAAGTTATGATAAAGAAGAAAAAAAAGATTTTTTAGTAATTTGTCCAGAATGTCAAGAAATGTTTGATGTCGAAGAATGGAATCTATCAACATTCAATAATAACTATGATGAAAATTATAATGCTTTAGCATTAGATGAAAATGGTGATCTTATGCTAGGATTAGAAAATGAATACTATATTTGTCCTAATTGTGGTGAATCTATTAAAGGATCAAGATTGGAGTAAAAAAATGAAATATATTGTAACAATTGAAGAAACATGTTCACAGGATTTTGTAGTAGAAGCAGACAACATAGAGGAAGCTAAAGACATTGCGATTGAAAAATATAATTCAGGAGATTTTATTTTAGATGATCCATGTCTTACTGAAAAATTAATGTCTGTTAGAAACGATTCTAACGAAGAAGAATGTACTAATTGGTTTGAGTTCTAAAGGAGTAAAAATATGAATACCTTAAAAGAACAAATGTTAGATAAAATAAAAACTGCTGATCATGCATATTATGCTTTAGATAATCCTATAATGACAGATGCAGAATATGATAGTCTTAGGGCAAAATTTATTAAAACATATGGTATTAGAGATTTAAATTATGTTCCAGGAGAAGTGTCTAATGATTTTATTCCTTTTAAACATCAAGTTCCAGTAATAAGTTTAAGCAAAATAAAAAGAACTGATACGGATAAATTTTTAAAAGAAATTAAAAAATTATGGCCAGTAGTATACGAACCTAAGATTGATGGGTTAACAGTCGTTGCTTATCCTAATAAAGATGGATCTTGTAAGTTTGTAACAAGAGGTAATGGTAAAATTGGAGAAATTTTACCTAATTTTATATCAAAATATATGGGAACAAATGTTAATAATACTGGTTATCCTATTAGAGGAGAAGTGTATCTAGGATATAATGAATTTAAAGAAATAAATTATGATAGAAAAATAAAAGGAGAAACTTTATTTAAAAATCCTAGAAATGCATCAGCTGGAATTTTAAGAAATAAAGAGTGTAGTCCTTATATAAATAAATTAAATTATTTATGTTATGATATTTTAGGTCAAGATATTTCTGAAAAAGATAAATTAGATTTAATAGAATCTAAATCAAAATTCACAACTGTACCATATTTTGAAGGAGATAATCCAAATGATATAAATGATATGGTTGAAGATTTCTATGTTAATCATGTAGATGGTAACATTCCTATTGATGGAGTAGTAATAAAATCTAATCTAAACAAAAGTTTAGAAAAATTTGGTTTTACGAATCATCATCCAAATAATGCTTTTGCATGGAAAGATATAGGCGAAAAATCTATAACTAAAATTTTAGATGTTAAATGGAACGTAGGTCGTTCTAAGATAACTCCAGTTGCTATTCTAGAGCCTGTAGAGTTAAATGGCTCTACTATTTCTAAAGTATCTATTCATAATTTAAATATAATAAAAAAATTAAATTTACATTATAACGATACTGTAGAGATAGAAAAAGTAAATGAAGTTATTCCTCAAATTACTAGAGTAATCAATCGTGAAGAAAATTCTACTCCTATTAATAAAATACTTTATTGTCCATGCTGTAATAGTATCTTAGAAGAACAAAATGGTCAATTATATTGTACAAATAAGAATTGTGATGATAGATTGATTAGAGAAATAGAATATTTATCTTCAAAAGAAATGTTTGACATAAAAGGACTTTCTAATAAAACAATAAAAAAGATTATACAAGCTAATCTTATAAAAGATGGTCCTATGTCTATTTTTAATTTAAAAACATCAGACCTTATTTCTTTAGAGGGATTAGGCCCTAAATCTGCCACTAAATTAATTCAGGAAATAAATAATGTTTTATCTGTAGATATTCCTTTATCTACTTTTATAGCTGCAACATGTATTAATGGAATAGGAAAAGATGTTGGTAAAATATTAGCCACAAAATATAGGACTATAGATAAAATTATAAATGCTTGTAAAACTAAAGAAGATTTTACTACATTATATGGTATTGGTTCAGAAACAAATATTATATTACATTCACAAGATTTTATTGACAAACTAGTATATTTATTAAAATGGTTAACTCCTAAAGAATATAACAAACAAATTAATGCTAATAGTAAATTGTTTGTTATTACTGGAACATTGACTAAACCTAGAAATTATTATAAACAATTGATAGAAAAGCATGGTCACAAAGTAATAGATAGTATATCTAAAAAAGTAAACTATTTATTAGTTGGTGAAAATGCTGGAAGTAAATTAGATAAAGCTATAAAAAATAATATAAAAATAATAAATGAAGATACATTATTTAGTATTTTAAAGAAAGGTTGATATGTTATATGAGTCAGTTTGAAACAACAAAAGATTTATTAGATTATATAGATAGTATTGATGAATTAGAGTATGCTAATGATAAAAATACAGATCATTTTAAAATATCTAGTATTGATCAAGCTAATTATTATGTAAAAAAATATAAAGAATTAGAAGAAGAATATAATAACATTAATCAAAGCGCAAAAGATTGTTTAGAAGAATATTCTTTCAAAGTAGATAAATGGAGAGAGAATAGTATTAATCCTATTATAAATAAAATGGATTATTATAAAAACTTATTAGAAGAATATGCTCATAATCAATTAGACAATTCTAAAAAGAAAAGTTTAAAACTAATAGAAGGTATTATTTCTTTTAGAGCACAGCAACCTATTATTAATTATGATGAAGAAACTATGATTAATTATTTAAAAGAACATAATAACAATTGTTTAAGAACTACATTTAAAGTAGATAAGAAAGAATTAAAAAGTCTAGGACAAATTAAAGATAATAATTTTTATTTTAATGATCAATTATTAGACTTTGTTAATGTAGAAAATAAAGAACCCACTTTTTCTATTAAATAATATTAATTATTATTTAAAAATTAATATTGAAAAGAATAATAAGCTATGATATTATAAGAAATAAGGTCAAGTTATTATGTTTTCTAGCAATTTTAAAGATAAGATTAAACAAAAAATAAATTTGTTGGAACTAATAAAAGAGTATACAGATTTAAAGCCAGCTGGAGACAATATATGGCAAGGAAGATGTCCTCATCCTGATCATGATGATACAACACCATCTTTTCGTGTATGGAAAAATAATGATAATACATGGAGTTGGGCATGTATGGGATGTCATGTTGGAAAAAAGGATACAAAAGATAATAAATATAGAAATTATGGTTCTGATTGTTTTGCTTTTGTACAATGGATGTCGGATCATAAAAATAGTAAACATATTTATAGTTTTACTGAATCTATTATGATCTTAGCTGATAAATATAATATTCCATATTGTTCTGATGATAAAAATAATAAAATTGCTTCTTTATTAGAAAAAAATTATATTAAAGCAAAATGTTTTAATATAAATTTATCTAATCAAACTAAAAAATATTTATATAACAGAGGATTAGATGATTATGATATACAAAAATGGTGTATAGGATCTAATCTATTTAAAAGTGGTTTTAGAATTACTTTTCCTTTGTTTGATTCTAAAAAAAATGTATTAGGTTTTTCTTCAAGATTGATATCTAAACAAAATAATTATAGTAAATATATTAACTCAAAAGAATCAGAATGCTTTCATAAAAGATCTTTTTTGTATGGAATTCATTTATTAGATGAATCTTGTGATGAAATAAGAATAACAGAAGGTGTATTTGATGTTATTTTGAGTAATAAATATAATACAAAGAATGTTGTTGCTACTTTAGGTACTGCATTTACTAAAGAGCATGTAAGCATTATCAAACATTTAAATAAAAAACCAGTATTTTGTTTGGACGGAGATAAAGCAGGACAAAGAGCCACTTATAATGCTGTTAAATTACTAGCTGAAGAAGGTATATATTCTAAAATATGTATCTTACCAAATAATATGGATTTAGCGGACTTGGCCAATCAAAAAAAGAATGATTTAGAAAAATATATTCAAGATAATTCATTATTATATTTTCAATTTTTATTAAAAGATTGTTCTAAATTATTTGATTCTAAATTAAATGAATTAAGATTAAATTTTCTTCCTAAGATATTAGATGTTGCTAAAAGTGTTAACACTAAAGAAGAAAAAATAATTTTTAATAATTTTATACAAGAAAGGTTTGGAATAAAACAAATATGTTGATTTGTCAATCTTGTTTAAAATCAGAAGTTTGCTATATTAATATCTTTTTTTCATCAAAATTAAAACATATAAAATTAGATGTAAAAAATTGTTCAGAGTATAAGGCTAATGTTTTTGCTACTAATAAAAACAAAAAAGAATTAACACATTATACTCCTAAAACAGAATATAAAAGATTAAATTCAGCAGATGTAAATAAGCATTTAAGTAATAATGATGTTACGGTTGTATGCGATAAATGCAAAAAAAATATACTGTTTGAAGATTGCATAGAAACTATAGATCATAGAACTTTATGTGAAGAATGTTTTGATAATGAAGAACCAACAAGATTAGATTAATATATATAATAAAGGAGTCAAAAAAATGACAAAAACAGAACTAATTACTAGAATATCCGATGAACTAGGACTAACAAAAAAGGAAGCAGAAAAGAATTTTAATGGAATTTTTTCTGTTATCAAAGATGTTCTTTTAGAAGATGGTACAATTCAGATTAATGGATTTGGTGCTTTTTCTATTAAAGAAAGAAGCGCTAGAAATTGTTATAATTTCAGAACTAAAGAAAGTATGCTTGTTCCAGCATTTAAAACAATTTCTTTTAAACAAAGTAGAACATTAAAAGATTTAATAAATAAATAGTATATTACTGATGCGTATATGGATTTTTATTTTATCCCATATACGCATCAGTAATATAAAATAAAATGAGAGAACATATGAGATCAACAGAGTTAAAAAAAAGATATAAAGATGAAAAAGTATATGTAATTCCAAATAAATATTTATTTAAAGTACCAAATGGATTTACAGATATATCTAAATATAATAAAAAACAGATAAATAATTTTATGTCTATTTTTGAGAATAAAGGTTTTTTTATTCCTAGATATGATGCTGAATATAATGATGCTATGCAACAAATCATACCTTATACTATTATTTTAAATAAGAATGAGTCAAAAATGTATGTATCTTATAGAATAGATGGAGATCCTAGATTAAATAATGTATATTCTTTAGGATTTGGAGGGCATATAAATATTGAAGACATATATAGTTTAAATAATGACAACTATTATTCTTTAATAGAAAGTGCTGCTAATAGAGAAATACAAGAAGAAATTTATATACATAACAATTCCATTAATAAAACTTTAATAGGATTTGTTAGAGATATAATTAGTGAAACTAAAGAACATTTTGGTATTATATATGCATTAAAATTTAATAATAAAATTTCTATAAAAGAGACGAATAAGCTCAAAGGAAAATGGATGTCAATGGCAAAGATTGTAGACAATTATTATCAATTTGAAGCTTGGTCTCGTTATATAATAGATCATCTCTTTGTTCTACATAAAAATAATAAAAAATTATTAGAATAGAGGAGTTTTATATGCACTATAAAATTATGAAACGTTCTGGAACAATGGAAAATTTTAATATAAACAAAATCATAAATACCATTACAAAATCAAATAAAGATGTTAAAAATAAAATTAACAAAGAAGAAATATGTGAGTTAGCTAATAATATTTTTAAACAGTTAACAAAAAAAAGTAATTTATTAACGGTAGAAGATGTTCAAAAATCTATTGAAGAAAATTTAATACAAAAAGGTTTCTTTGAAGTAGCTAAATCATATATAACTTATCAAAAAGTTCATATAGAAAGAAAAAAGGCTGCTCAAAAATTAATGAAATCATATACTGATTTATTATTTGCTGATGCAAAAGACATGGATTTAAAAAGAGATAATGCAAACATAAATGGAAACGCCCCAATGGGTATAATGCTTAAACTTGGTGCAGAAGGAGCAAAAACGTGGGCAGATAAATATGCATTACCTTCTAAATTTGCTGAAGCAGATAATCTTAACTACATTCATATTCATGATAAAGATTTTTCTTATATTTGTTGGAATTGTATGAATATAGACTTATTAAAGTTATTGCATAACGGTTTCTCAACTGGACATGGCTTTATTAGAGAGCCACAATCTATTCGTTCTTATGCAGCTTTAGCTTGCATCGCTATTCAATCAAATCAAAATGATATGCTTGGCGGACAAGCAATTAATGCTTTTGATTATGCAATGGCTGAAGGTGTAAGGAAATCTTTTAAAAAAATAGTGATAGAAACAATATATGATTTTTGTTATGGATATATTCCTAATGTAAATATAGATTTTACTACTTTTAAGGATAAAATAAAAAAAGAATGTGATAAGTATACTATAAGATATACAGAAAAGTTAAAGAATGAGAAGTATTATTTTGATTTTAATTCTATTAATAGTATTTATTATGTATTAAATTCTATATTAGATACAGATATTGATTGTGCATATCCAGATAGAATATATAATATTGCATGTAGAAAAATAGAAGAAGAAACAAAGCAAGCTATGGAAGCAGTAATACATAATTTTAACTCTCTACATAGTAGAGCTGGTGGGCAAGTTCCGTTTAGTTCTATTAATTTTGGTACAGATATTTCTCCTGAAGGAAGACTAGTAACAAAAGAAATTTTAAATGCTACTTATGATGGATTAGGAAATGGAGAGACTCCTATATTTCCTATTTCTATATTCAAACTAAAAAGAGGAGTAAATTATGATACTACAGATCCTAACTATGATTTATTTAAATTAGCATGTAAGGTTTCTGCTAAACGATTATTCCCTAATTTTGTTAATATAGATGCTTCTTATAACTTAAAATATTATCAAGAAGGAAATTATAATAGTGAGATAGCTACAATGGGTTGTAGAACAAGAGTTATTTCAGACATAAATGGTGATGATATTACTGGTGGCAGAGGTAACTTTAGTTTTACTACTATTAATTTGCCTAAATTAGCATTAGAAGCTAAACAAGATATAGATAAATTTTGGGAGTTATTGGATAAATATATTATATTATCTCATGACTATTTATTATATAGATATAACATTATAGTTAAAAAGTATGTATATAATTTTCCTTTTGCTGTAGGTCAAAAAATAGCTGTAGGATCAGAAAATTTAAAACAAGAAGATACGTTAGAAGAAGTATTAAAACATTGTTCATTATCAATTGGTTTCTGTGGTTTAGCAGAATGCTTAGTTGCTCTTACTGGCAAACATCATGGAGAATCTATTGAATCTCAAAATTTAGGTATTGAAATTATTAAATATATAAGAAAAAAAACAGATCAATATACTAAAGATGAACATTTAAATTGGAGTACTTTTTCTACTCCGGCTGAATCAACAGCAGGATTATTTCAAAAATCTAATCAAAAAGAATATGGAATAATAAAAGGCGTAACTGATAAAAATTATATGACTAATTCTTTTCACATACCTGTATATTACAAGATTAATGCTTATCAGAAAATTCAACTTGAAGCTCCTTATCATGAATTATGTAATGCAGGACATATAAGTTATGTTGAAATGGATGGAGATCCTACAAAAAATTTAACAGCTTTTGAATCTATAGTTAGATGTATGCATGATTCTAATATGGGATATTTTTCTATCAACCATCCTGTGGACCGTGATCCTATTTGTGGTTATACAGGAATTATAGAAAATGAATGTCCTCATTGCCACAGAAAAGAGGAAGAACATAAACATTTAGCTTTAAAAAAGTATAGTGATGATTAAATAAGGAGAATATATATGAATAGTTTTTATGATGATTTATTAAAAATGCGTTCAAATAACGATTTAGTAAATATGGCCCCACATGAAATTAGAATAATTGATGAACAAGAAAGAGATAGTATTTTTAGATATGAACAAGAAATAAAACAAGAAAAAGATAAATTAAATAATGAATCAAGACAATATTCTTTTAATGGTTCTAATTGTATTTTTTTCTTAGATGGTTTTATGAATAACAATATTACCAATATACATTATGCTCAAGCATCAAAGCATTTGTTAAAAAATCAAACATATATTTTTAATAATTATATAGATGGATATAATGCAATAGAGTATCCTGTATCTATTAAATTATATGGACAATGTGTAGATGAAAAAAATGAATCAATAAATAAGTATTCATATATATTTATTATGGGTTTAGATTTTACAGCTTTTGATACTATATACTGTAAAGCTTTTAAGAACCTAAACAAATTAATAAGTTATAATTGTATAGACGGTTATATGCCTGTATGTCCTCTTTTTTCAGATTTATATATGGCTCAACCGATAGAAACAAAACAAGTATTTTATAATAAAAATAATATATATAATAATCAAGAAAAGCTTATTAAATTTAAAATGTCTGTACTGAATAAAACTATTATTGTCAATGAAAATATATATACAACTATTAAAAACTTAGGCCATGAAAGTAATTTTTCTTTATTTGAAGGAATCATTTTAACAATACTTAAACAAGAACATAACAATAAGAAGTAAAATGTAATGAGTAATAATCCTAAAAAAACGTTTGTTGATATGAGTAAATTTTGGAAAACTATAAATGAACATAATAAACAGAAAGGTGCTGTAAGTAAAATGCAAATAAGATCAAATTTTAAAATGTCTGCTAAAGAACAAGAGTATTATTTAAATGCTTTGAAAGAAAAAGAAGGTACACTTGATAACATTTCTGAAGTTTACTTTTCTTTAAATAAAAACAATAATGATATAGATGTAGATTATACTATTAAAGAGCCAAAATTTGAACGTATTAGACGTATTACAGGCTATTTAACAGGTGATTTAAATAGATGGAATAATGCTAAACAAACTGAAGAACATGATAGAGTAAAACATATTTAATAATTAAGACACCTTATTGGTGTCTTTTAATTTATTATATCAAAAGAGGAGAATTGTTAATGAAATTTTTTAAACAAAAAAATATTGAAGTAATCACTATTGAGGGAACTATTAAAGCTTATGGAAAAAATGGATTTTCTAAGAAAAAAAATACTATTGAATTATTAGATGAATTAAATAATATAGCTAACAATGAAAAGATAGATGGTGTTTTATTGCGATTAGATAGTCCTGGAGGCGCTGCTGGAACTTCTGAAGAGATTTATCAAGCAGTTAAGCATATTGCATCTAAAAAACCAGTTATAGCTTCTATTGGTAATACAGGATGTTCTGGCGCTTATTTAATAGCTTGTGGTGCTAACGAAATTATAGCATCTAATATGTCAATTGTTGGATCAATTGGAGCTATAATGACTATCCCAAATGTTAGTAAATTAAAAGATAAAATTGGTATTGATGTAACAACTATTAAATCGGGAAACATGAAAGATATTTGCAACGTTTTTAAAGATATGAATGAAGAAGAAAGAAAACTAGTTCAAGATCTTGTATCTGAATGTCATCAAAATTTTATTAATATTGTAAAAGAAGCTAGAAAGGATAAAATGTCTGATAATGTTGATGAAGTATTAGACGGTAGAGTATTATCTAGTAGAACAGCTTTACAATACGGTTTAATTGATAAAATTGGGACATATGATGATGCTATTGAGCTATTGTGTAAAAAACTATCAACAGACAGAAGTAAAATTAATATTAAATATGAAAAACAAAAAACTAATATTATTAGCAAATTGATTCAAACATCTGCTTCTGGTTTTATTGATTGTTTATTAAGTAATAGTCTTGACAATATTAATTGTCTACAAAAGTTTAAACTTTAATAAAAAGTTTATTAATAAAAAAATATAGTTTTAATCAAATAAAAGAAGTAATTAGTAAAAACTAGTTTCTTCTTTTATTTTTATTATGCTAAAAAAATATAGATTAATATAAGGTGAAATAAAAAATATGTTAAATATAGAATTAAAAAGATTTAAAAAAAAAGTAGAAAAAGAAATTGATGAAGCTTTAGTAATTGAATGTAATATTAAAGTGGCAAATCCCAACAAACTAGTGGAAACTATTTTAAACTTGTGCAAGGAATATCATGAAAAAGAAAAAGAATTAGAAATAAAATAAAAGGACGTGTATGTTAATGTTATATTATCCACATCATGTTCATGTTGCTAATGGAAGCGTAGGAGATTCTATACTAAGAATAAAAGATTACGTTAAAAAAGGAAAAGAGTATGGACTCGATTCCTTAACAATTACAGATCATGGAAGTTTAAGTGCCATGTTTGATTTTATCTCTGAATGTAGTCAAAACAATATTAAACCAATAATAGGTATGGAAGTTTATGAAACAGAAGATGCTTCAATTAAAGATAAAGAACATAATACTAGATATCATCTTGTTTTATTAGCAAAAACAGAAGAAGGAATATCTAATTTATTAATGATTCATAATATAGCATCTACAGAAGGATTTTATTATAAACCACGAGTAGATTATGATATTTTAAAAAAATACGGTAAAGGCATTATCGCTTTAAGTGCATGTGTTGCAGGCAGAATTCCAAATGCAATCTTGCATAATGATTTAAAAAAAGCAATTCAAATAATACAACAATATAAAAAAATTTTTGATGATTTTTATTTAGAAATACAGCCGGGAAAATTTGATGAACAAATTATAGTAAATGATGCATTAGTTAAATTATCTAAGTTAACTAACACTGAATTAATAGTAACTAATGATATTCACTATTTAAATAAAGAAGATTCAATAGCTCACAATGCTCATGTGTTACTAGGAAGAAAACAAGAAACATTATTTTTAGAGAATAAAATGATATATCCAGATGATTGTTATTGGTTTATGGATGGAAAAAGTATATTTGAATCATTTAAAAGAACAAAGTTTGTATCTGACGATATAATAAATAAAGCAATAGAAAATACTATTAAAGTATCAAAAAAATGTTCATATAAAGTAGATAATAATATATATATGCCAAAATATACTGAAGACAATCAAGACGAATTGTTGTATAATTTATGTTATAAAAGATTAAATAATATTATTCAAAATAAAACTAATCCTTTTATATATGTAAAAAGATTAGAAAAAGAATTAAATGTTATTAACAATTTAGGTTTTAGTGGATACTTTTTAATAGTTAGAGATTATATAAATTGGGCAAAAAAAAATGATATAGCAGTAGGTCCTGGACGTGGTTCAGCAGCTGGAAGTTTAGTTAGTTATTTATTGGGAATATCTAAACCAGATCCAATAAAATATAATTTATTATTTGAACGTTTTTTAGATGCTAATAGAGCCGCTATTCCTGACATAGATGTAGATTTTTCTCCATCTAAAAGAGATAATATGTTTAAATATATAGTAAATAAATATGGATATGATCATTGTGCTTTAGTAGGTACATTTCAAATTAGAAAAGCCAGAAAATCAATTAAAGATGCTGGAAGATTATTAGGTATAGAACCTAAGATATGCAATGAAATTTCTCAAAACGTACCAACTGTATACTATGGTGATAATGACGAAAAAATGATAGATTTAGATATAAAAACTAGTTTAAGAGTTAATAAAACTTTATCTGACTATGAAAAACAATATCCAGACTTATTTAAATTAGCTATAAGTATAGAAGATTTACCTTCTTCTGTTGGCGTTCATGCTGCTGGTGCAATTATTAGTCCGATTTCTTTAACAAATAAAATACCGCTAATAAAACCTAATAAAGAAGGTATTTTAGCTACGTCACTAAATCTAGATGGAGCAGAAAAAAGTTTTGTAAAATTTGATTTTTTAGGATTATCATATATAGAAATAATTCATAATACAGAAAAAGAAATAGGAACTTTTTTTGATTTTGAAAATGATAAATTATTAAACGATAAAAAAGTATGGAATATGATTAGTTCAAAACATACAACAGGTATCTTTCAAATATCTAGTAAAGTTTATAAGGACAGAATGTTTAGGTTAAAACCAAAAACAATACAAGAATTAGCCGCTTGTTTAGCATTAATTAGAGGACCTTGTATATCCACAAAACTAGATGAAAAATATATGCGTATACTAGAAGGAAAAGATAAAATAGAATATATTTGTGATGAATATAATAATCCAACAGAAGATACTTTAGGAATACCTGTATTTCAAGAACAAATTATGAATATTTTTGTTAATTTTGGTTTTGATTTAAGTACAGGTTATAAATTTATTAAAGCTGCTGCTAAGAAAAAAATAGATAAACTAAAAGAATATAAAGAAGAGTTTATACTAAAAGCTAAACAAAAAAATATAAGTACTGTTAAAGCAGAAAAGATATTTCATATATTAGAAAAGAGTGGAGAATATAGTTTTAATAGAGCACATGCTGTATCATATGCTTTTATATCTTATTGTTCTGCTTATTTAAAATGCCATTATCCATTATATTACATGAAAAATATCTTAAGTAATGCTTTTGTTAAAGTAAAAAATGATAAAAATAAAGAATTGTATAAGGATATACTAGAAGAATGTAGATTTTTAGGAATTAAATTTTTACCGCCAGATATTAATAAATCTGATTGGGAGTTTTCTGTAGAAGATAATAAAATCAGAATAGGATTATGCGCTATTAAGGGATTAGGCGAAAAAGCTTTTAATCATTTAAAAGAACTACGACCTTTTAAGAGTTTTGATGATTTATTAGAACGTACAGAAGCTAAATCTTTTAATAAAAATTGCATCAATGTATCTATTTTTTCTGGCATATTAGATTCTTTATTAAAAGATGATAAAACAAGATTAGATTTATTTTATAAAAAGAATAGCGATATAGGTTATGCTAAAATAGCTGGAAAAGAATTATCTATTAATTATCTCATGGATCCAAATAATTATGAAGCTATAGAAAAACTTTTATTAGGAGAAAACTTTATTTATAGTATATCTAATAATTTAGAAAGTATAAATTGGTTATCAATGAAAGAAAAACAAACATTTAAAATAGATAATGTATTTATCCAAAAAGTGACTAAACCTAAATTAGATAAAAATGGTACATTATTATTAACTACTGGTAATGGAACCATTTCATGTAAAATAATGAACAATACTTATAAAAGAAACTCTAAAATAATTAATGGTATTAGAAAAAATAAAATGTATAAAATAATAGCAATTAAAAATAATAATGATTGTTATCTACAAGAAATAGAAAAATGTGCATAATATTAATATAATAGGAGAAATTAATATGCTTTATTGTTATTATTATTTAAGAGATAGTATAAGTAGATTAGAATATTTAGAAAAAGTTTTTAAAAAACAAATAGAAAATCCTAAAAAAGATTTTAAATTTACATTGCATACGGCCAATATAAAAGAGACATATTGTGATATTTGTTATGCTTTACAAGAATATTGCGTTATGGATAGTTATTATTATAATAAAGCAATTCCTTTTTTATCATTATTGGAAATAGTAAAAAAGGAACTATTAAATGCAAAAGATGTAAAGGAGTTTTACAATGTTGTACAAACTTGTAATCAAATTACTAAAAGCATTATTCTTAAAGATTTTGAAGACGCTTATGAAGGAGATTATAGCGAAAATTATGCAGAAAGTAGAACAAAAGAATACGATTGTTTTAAAAAGGAAATATTTGAATCAATACGTAATGGAATAAGTAGTCAAAATAGAAGTATTAAAGTATTACATTTAAATGCTAAAATTGGATTAAGCAGTGATAATTTTAAACAATGTTTTTTTGAAGATTGTTATGAACTTTATGGTGTAGATATCAAAGAAAGTATTGATACAATATATAAATATAATTATAAAAGAATAATATATGGTCCTTTAACTGGTTCAATTATTAGTAATGGAACATTTGATTTTGTATTTTATTCTACTAATTTTTCTAAAGAAAAGAAAGATTATTATAACTTTAATACAAAAAGAGAAGAAAAAGAGCATTTAACAAGAGCAATTCAATATTTAAGAAAAGATGGATATTTATTGTTAAATATTCCTAAATTTAAATTGTATAAAGATTTATGTTTATTATTAGTAAAAAACTTCTATGATATTAAAGTTATTAATCCAAATAATACTAATAGATTATATGATGTTTATATATTGGCTAAAAAAAGAGCTAATAAGGAAGAAGAAATTGATCAACAACTTTATAATAATCTTAGATATAATATAGATTCAATTACAGTAAATTTATCTTCTACAATGGATTTAAGCATAGTGTTACCTAGAAACGAAATAGATTTAAAACAGTTTAGAGGTAGTATTATTGGAAAATCTGAATTGATGTCTTTGTATAAAAAATCAACTGCAACTAAAATGTTTTGGGAACAACAAAATGAAAACATGTCAAACAATAATAATAAAATTCCATTATTGCCTTTTAATGCTGGACAATTAGGACTAGTTTTAACATCTGGTTTTTTAGATGGAGTCATAGTAGAAGATAACGAACATTGTCATGTAGTAAAAGGTAGAACTGTTAAAAGAACCGAGAATAATGACAACATTGAAGCTATTAATGAAACAATAGAAGTTACAGAAATTACATCAAATAGAGTAGAAATAAATGCTTTTTTGCCAGATGGAACTTTTAAAAAATTAGCGTAAAGGAGTTGTATTTTATTGTATTTTGAAATAGATGATATAAAAGATATGCATGCAAATATAGTTTCTGCTTCGTATAATTCAGGAGTATGTTATGCTTCTATTTTTGGATATATTCAACAAACAAAAAATATGTTGAAACTATTAAAGAAAAAAAAATGTACTTTTAATGTACACGGTAGATATTTTACTAGTTATCCAGATGATTATAATATTTATACTACTAAAGTTCCTGACAGTGACTTTAATCATACTATTATTTTTAAAAAAGATAAGGTGTATGTAGATAGTAGTGGTGTAGAAAACTATAGTGGTTATATATATAGAGAAATAAGTAAAGAGAATTTATCATTATATCCTGGATATGATAATGATGCTTATAGAGATATTGATAGTTTTGTTTTCCCAGAAGACTTATTAAATAGTATTTTTAATAAAATTTATAACAACTCTTCTTTACCTATATTAAAAGAATGGACAGAATATATTACTTATCAATTATTTAAAAAGCGTTATATTTCAACACTTAATTTTGAAATGGAACAAGAAAGTAATGATGATTATACTTTAATCGGATATGTAATAAATGTGCCTATTCCATCTTTAATAGAAATCATATCTTCTGGTTTAAAAAATCATGATATTTATATAGATAAAAATTTATCACTTACTCCTTCAGATTCAATGAAAGCTATTGAAGGTTTAGATGGATATTTGAATACGTTCTCTGATGTATTAGCAGAAAAAGTACAAAATAGTTTTATTCCTAGATTCATACCAAATCAAAATAATTATAGTCAAGAATTGTTAGACTTTATAGATTATGTTTCTTATAAGAGAAAGATAAAATTATATCCTGCACAAAAAGATGTAATTCAAGCTGTTAGTAATTGTTTGGACGATAAAAATGCTGCTTTTATTATTGGAAGCTGTGGAACTGGTAAAACTGTTATGGGCACAGGAGTTGTAATGGTAAACAATAAAAATAAAAAGAAAATGACAAATATAATAATGTGTCCAGCTCATTTAGTAAACAAATGGAAAAAAGAAATAGAACTATCTGCTCCATTATCAGAAGCATATATTATTTCTAATCTTAAAGATTTATTAGCAATTGTTCCAAAGATTAAGCAGAAAAAATATAAAAAAAATATATGGTTAATATTAAGTAAGGAATCTGCTAAATTTGGATACGAAGAAAGGCCTTCTGCTATATGGTCTTATGCAAAAAAAGGATATATATGTCCAGAATGTGGCAAACCATTATTTAATTATAAGTATGAAGGAAGAGGCAGAAATCGTGTAAGAAAAATAGAATTCTTTAACGAATCAAGTTTTTTAAAGCATACATTTGAGAATAATGTTTGTATGAATAAAATAAAAAAATTTAATAACATTAAAGGCGCCTATGAAGAAGTTGAATGTAGTACTAAATTATGGGAACCATGTATAAAAGATTCTTTGTTTGATTGGGTTAAATTAGGTAAACAAGGCTGGGTAGAGAAAAAGCTAATTAATCAATTAAAGAATAAATTAGATAATAAAAATATGCTTAGTAGAAATGAACGTGAATTATTAAAGGCTATTAATGATACATTAGATAATGAATATCCGATTCAAAAAGCACCTAAAAAATATCCTATTGCTAAATATATAAGAAAATATTTAAAAAATTATATTGATTATTTTATAGCAGATGAAATGCATCAGTTAAAGGGAGCTGATAGTGCACAAGGAGAAGCTTTCGGTGATTTAGCATTTGCAGCTAATAAAGTTATAGGATTAACAGGAACATTATTGAACGGATATGCTTCTGGTTTATTTTATATTTTATATAGAACTTTTCCAAAATTAATGAAGAAAGAAGATTTTCTATATACAGATGATGATAAATTTACTACTGAATATGGTGTTATTAAAAAAACTAGTAAATATAAATGGGAAAACGGTATACAAAAAGATAAATTTGGAGTAACAAAAGTGAAAGCATTACCAGGAGTATCTCCATTAGTATTTACTAAATTTTTGTTAGAAAATGCTGCATTCATTAGTCAAGAAGATATTTCTAGTGGATTACCAGCTTATACAGAAATTCCTGTTCCTATAGAAATGGATGACGATTTAAGAAGTGCTTATAATTCATTAGAAACAGAAGTTCAAGGCAATATAAAAGGCGGTTCTAATCTTAAAATAATGGGACAGTTAATACAAACATTATCTATATACCCAGATATGCCTTATAATGTATCAAATGTAATTCATCCAGATACAGGAGATGTAATTATTGAACCAGCTTCATTAGATAGTTCGGTGTTAAGAAATAAAGAAGCACGTTTATTAGAATTAGTTAAAAGAAAAAAAGAAGCCGGAGAAAAAGTATTAGTTTATTATCATTGGACTAATAAAACAGATTTAGATACAAAATTACCTGCTTTACTAGAATCAGAAGGTATCAAAACAGCTGTATTAAAATCATCTGTAAAAGCAGAAATTAGAGAAGAATGGATTAAAAAACAATTAAATGAAAACATTGATGTTTTAATATGTAATCCAACTCTAATAGAAACCGGATTAGATTTATTAGATTTTACTACTATCATTTATTATCAAATGGGATATAATTTATATACTATGCGTCAAGCATCTAGAAGAAGTTGGAGATTATCTCAAACTAAAGATGTAGAAGTTTATTTCTTATATTACAAAAAGACCATACAAGAACAAGCATTATCGTTAATGGCAACTAAACTACAAGCTTCTATGGCAATAGAAGGAAAATTTAGTGAAGAAGGATTAAATGCTTTGTCTAATAATGAAGATATTTTTAGTCAAATTGCGTCCAGTGTAGCGGAAGGAATAAAAGATACTGTAGATATAAATGTATTCAAAAAGATATCTGTAAATAGTACTATCGAGCCTAAAAAAGAATATCAAAAAAATACAAGTTATAATGATATGAATAAAATATCTTATTCATGTTTTATAGATCCTAAGAAAATCAATAAAAAGAAAATAATCAGCAAGATTGATGGTTTAGAATTAAAAATTCTAAATAATCCTATTTTATTATTTAAAGCAGGATAAAATGTCCTGCTTTAAATAAAGGAGATATATAGTATATGAATGTATTAGATTATTATAAACAAATTGTTTTATTAAAAAAAGAAATTTTGAATGCATTAGTTACATTTGAACGTTCAACGTCTATTAGCTCTCTTAATAAAAAATTGAGAACCTTTTTTGTTCATACAAATTATAATAATTTAAATATTATATCTGTTAGAGTTAGGATTAAAGATGTTAACTCATTAGAGATAATATTTAAAACAGATAGAAATCAAAATATTAATATATTATATAATAAAAAAGATTTATTAAGAGGATAATGAAAAATGAATTATGTAGTAATGAGATTAAAAGATTCATATAGTTTAGATTCATATAATGAAATAAGACCATACTTAAAAAAAGAATATATGTATATTGGTGATAACTATAATGAAGCACTTAAAAACTTTAACGATTTAGTTACTATAGCGATAGATGATATAAAAAGAGATGAATGTAAGAAATTTAACAATATATCTATAAAATTAATGCAATGTAAATACGATAAAAATAATGGTATTACCTTATTAGATAATAAAGATTTTGTCTTATTAGAATATAAGTCTTATCCAGCGTATAATCGTATGATTAATGATTTATTCTATGGAAAGGATAATTTATCTTATAATTGGCAAGAAATACCAGAAAATGGGCTATACTGGCCAACTAAAATATAATTTTTTAAGCTATTAATATCAAATATTAATAGCTATACATAGAGGTGCTAATATAAATGTTACAACTTAAAAGAATAACTTGTCCTACAGACTTTATGAAATGTAAAGCTTCTGGAGAAATATTAATGTATGGAGATTTTTATTATCAAGATATGGATGATCCTTCTATTGTAATAGGTGCTAGATATTATAATAATATGAAAAAACAACGTAAAGAAAATCAATTTGATTACACAATATTAAATAATGCAAAAAGCCAAAAAGAATATCAAGATCAGTTACAAAAAGCAGAACAAGAATATTTACAATCTACTATGTTAAATATGCCAATCTTAGGACAAGAAGCAGAAAATTATCAAAAGGAGTATGACAATAAATAATGGCAGATATTTCATCAGATAATTTTTCACCAGATAAATACATAGAAGTCATAGGGAGTATAGCGGCTACTAGATGTCAAAATGACATATCTCCACAATTACCAGCTTCAGTATGTGTAGCACAAGCTATTAAAGAATGTGGATTTGATCCAAATACTATTTTCTTTAAACAATCAGATGGAAAAATTAATTATAATATATTTAATGTAGTAGGTCCAAATAGTAGTGGAAGTAGATTTGCATATTGTTCAAATTTTGAAGAAGCTGTTGATTTATATTATAGAAATATGCACGAAAGTGGGTATTATGATAATGCAATATCATTTTTAAAACCCAAAATAACTGATAGTACAACTGAAGATAAAATGAATTATCTTCAAACTTTAATTCCTATTTACGCTCCATCTAGCGAAAATAACGTACCTAAGTATATAGAAGATGTTATAAATCATATTAATACATATGATTTATTTAAGTATGATAATCCAGAACTTGCTGGACAAAAAATAGATGAAGCATGGATAAGTAAAATGGCTCTTGCGGCTGGATCTGGATCTTTAAGTGGAACAGGATTATCTTCAGATAGTGGTTTTAAAAGAATTAGTCACGGGAAAATGGTAACAATTATTAAACTTCCAGAAAATAAAACTTTTGCTGAACCTATTTATCCTGATCTTATAACAGTATCTGATACGGTTCCACAATGGATTATAGATGTTGCCGTTCAAAAACAAAATACAAAAATAGAGAATAATAATAAAGAAGATAATAATTCAAACAATAAAATAACAGACACTAAAAAATAGTGTCTGTTAAAAAATAATCTTAAGCAAATATTAATGCAAGTACAATGATTAAAACAATTAAACATCCACAACCTCCCATAGAAGCTGCTTCAAATGCACCTCCTATAAGCGATATTGCAAGCCATACTATTACTAATCCAAGAAGAAAATCCATAATCTTTTTTCCTTTATTCGTTATTTTTTATTTTATCGATTATTGTTTTAAGAATAGTAACTATGACGTATTTGCGTTTATTTTATAAATATTTTTGTTATTAATTATTTGCATTTTAATACCTTCTTTCAAATATAAATACAATATTAGTATACTATTTCAAATAAAAAAACAAGGAGAAATTATTTTTTGAGTACAGATAATACAAATTTAACAGACAAAGAAATAGAAGAGTTAAAAAAAGAACATCCAGATTGGATAATTAATGGAAAATTATATTTAGATCCAGATGAAAGAGCAAAAGCTAAAGCAGAATACGATAAATTAGCAGAGGAAGCTAAGAAAAAGCAAGAAGAAGAAGATAAAAAAAGAAAAGAAGATCTGCTACGATATGAAACAACTAGAGGTGTAGTAATCGGTAGTGATGCTTCTGTTGAGTTAAACAATGAAAATTTAAAAGAATTAGTTGGCGGTATAGATTTAAATGCTGCGTTAGGTAATGCAGAAGAAATAAAAAAAAGACAGCACTTATTAGATCCTACGAACTATTACACAGAAATTAAAACACCAAATCCAGGGAAACCGCCAAATAATGAAGATCCTTTTCCTGTAGATTTGAAAATAGAAGAATTAGAAGTACATAAGCCAGACATAAAAATATATAGACTAGATACTCCTGTAGAGGGGCAAGTAGCAGCTGAAGCTGCTATGAAAGTATCAGATACGGCAGAAAAAAGAATTATAAAATTAGAAAATATGATGGCTACTTTAACAAGATATTTGTTCAGACTTGGTTCTCGTATGCAAATAAATTGTGTATATTATGGAGGACAAACAACTTTTGAAAAATATAAATGTATCAGATGTTTAAATGATAATAGAATTCAAGATGGACAAAATGTCCAAATTGACCAATGTCTTAATTGTACTAGATACGAACCTGTTTTTGGGCAATGTTATGAATTATTAAATGATTTAGGAGCAAATGTCGCTTCTATATTAGATGATAATCAAATGAGTTATACAAATATGGAAAGTTATATAGAACAAAATCGTTCAGAAAATTATCATACAGAAACAGAAAAAGCTAGTATAGATTTATCTACTGTTACAACTAAGATTGAAAAATCTTATAATGATAAAGATTTTAAAACAAGATGGGGAAATGGCATTCAAATGAAATGGGATTTAGTTCCAAAAGAGCAACAAAAACCTCACATAAATTGGAGACAATCTATCAATGATGATGGTTCTCATCTTAAAAGACTTGCTTCATTTCCTCAAAATGAATCTAATATGGGGGCAAATATAGTGAATAATAGTGCATATCAAAATGTATTTAAGAAGAACAAAGAAGAAATGGATAAGAGTTGTAATACTAAATTATCTAATTGGATTTCAACTGGACAAAAAAGTAGTGAAAGTATTAATGATGAACTGATTAATAAAATAAAAGGTGGTTGGGCACAAGAAATTAGAACTGCTATAAATGGACAAAAAGGATTAGATGCATTAGCAATAGCTTGCTGTGCATTTATTTCTCAAAATGATATTAATTCTATAATATCTAAGTTGGTAGATATTAAAGGTGTTACTGGAGTTGATAATCCAGCATTAAATATATCTGCTTATATGGCTGGTATAAACGCTATAATGGGATATAATGATATTCCTAGAATAGATAAAGTCGTTAAACCTAGCGATGATGATGATAAAAATAAAAGTACATCTGGAACAACAGAGACATATCATTTAAATTGGGATAATAGAGATACTTGGTATTGGACAGAATTTGCTGAACCATTATCTATTAATGCAAAAGCAAATAATAATGGAGATATAAATACAATAATGTCGTTCTTTCCTCAAGTTTGTTATTTATATTGTGCTTTATTGCCTTATTGTAAAACGTCAGAGTATGATGGCGATTGGGCAGCTTTTCCATTTACAGATGAAGAAATATCTCAAGGTTTATACTTTACTTCAAAATTTGGTTATCGAGGAGAAAAAATGCATCATGGAATAGATTTAGAATGTGCACATGGAACTCCTATACATGCTATTCAAGATGGTATAGTCATAGATCCTAGTGGTTGGGGATCAGTAGATTGTAATGCTGTTATTATAGATCATGGTAATGGTATATATAGTAAATATTTACATTGTGCATCACACGCTGTAAATGTAGGAGCTACTGTAGCTAAAGGCGATGTTGTTGCCTATGTTGGCGGATGGGGCAATGGACATGATGGAACATATACTCCACATTTACATTTAGAAATAGGACCAGAATCATTAGCTGGAAGTAGTCAAAATCCAATTGATTATTATCCATTCCTTTCTGGATATGAACCAGAAAGAGGTAACCATTATTATGATTTAAAAAACAAACAAATGTATTAATAAAAAATAAAACTGCACCTAAGAAATATTTAGGTGCAGTTTTTATAAGTGAGGTTATAATATGTTATTAAAAATAAAAAATTTAAGAATAATAAATAAAGCTAACATAAAAATAAATGGTATAACAGTTATAACAGGAGATAATTGTACTGGAAAATCTACTATATGTAAAACTTTATTTACGATATTTGATACATTATATGATACTAAAAAAGAAATAAATAATTTATGTTATAAAAAGATTTTAAAAAAAAATTTTTCTGATGTATTTAATAATCAAATAAATTCTTTATCTGATTTAAATTCAATAGCAAATATTGTATTAACTATTAAAAATAAAAAAACAATAATCAAATTTAGTAACAATAAGTGCATAAAATTAAAAATACCACGTGAAACTTTTCATAATGCTTTTTATATAAATCATTCATCTGTTAAAGATTTATTATTAGATTTACTTGCTAAAGATAACATTTTAACAGATGAAAAACATTCTTCATTTATTCAAAAAATATATACTATTTTAGACAATATAATTAATAGTAATACTATACTTCAAAATAATAAATATAATAATTCTATTTATATTGATAACTTACCTATTAGTTTAAAGATGTTTATTATTTTAAAATTATTATTAAAACAACATGTCTTAAAGAAGAAAGACATACTTATATTAGATAAACCAGAAGCTTATCTTAATCCTAAGTGGCAAATACAGTATGCACAAATTATTATATTGTTACAAAAAATTTTTGATTTAAACATTATTATAACAACGCATAGTGCAGATTTTTTAACTGCTATTGAATATTATGCTAAGAAATACAAAAACATTAATAAATGTAAATTTTATTTAGCTAAAAATAAAGATAATTTTAATACTTTTATAGATGTAACAAAAAAGACAGAAGAAATTTATAAACAATTATTTGCACCAAAATTCTATTTAGATAAATTGAGTTATGAGTTAACAAGAGATAAGTAGATAATAAATTAAAATAATGAAATTTTATATGCTTATTATATAAAAATAAAAACTGTATCTAAAAAACAAGCTTAGGTACAGTTTTTATAAGTGAGGTTTTAAATTTATATATTTTTCATTAAGCATTATTGATTATTTCTTTTATCCATTGTTCATATTTTTTTATAACACATGTGTATAAATTATTCTCTAATAATTTCATATTGACTACAGTTTTTAATATTTCTGCTTTATGTACTGTAGCTGCTTTATGTGCTCTAATATAAGAAATTTTACGTAATTTTAATTTAGGATATTGTTTAGGATCTATTTTTATATCATATTCCGTATCAATATTAGAACTTATGCTAACTGAAGAAATGGGTAATATTGTATAGTCATTATTTCTAGGCCCCGCAATTATAAGTGCAGGACGATATTTAAATCTATGTTGTTTCTTTAATATGTCATAATATTGAGTTTGTACTATGCATATGCTACCTATCATAAAAATAGTTCCTCCGGAGAATCTGCAAATTCATCATAATACATATCGTATATATGATCGTATGGTCTAACTTTCTCTGCGTCTTTTTTTATGTCTTCCAATTTCATTATTTTATGACCATTTTCTCCAGCATTTAAACCTATTCTAGAATTTTTCCACGATATTTCTTGATGAGACATCTCGCTTAATTTCCAAGAAGCATATTTTCCATAAGTAAGAATAACGTTTTTTATTATATACATTGAATCTGGCGAAATTTCTTTTGTAGTAGCATTTATACCTGTATCGTTTGTAAATACACTTCTTACTTTTTGAGATACTGGTCCATATTTCCATCCTTTTAGTGGGCTTTTAAATAGTGGTTCACCAGTAATAGCAAAAGATTCTCTTTGTGCAAAATATAATAATTTTTGTAATTTCATTTCATCTATTTTTGTAGCTGTTATTTTAAAATATTCATCAAATATAAATTGAGCCACGTCTAATATTCTTTCCATAATAATAACTCCTTTCTTTTTTCTCTATTTATATTATATCATTTTATGACTATATTGAAAATAAAGAGAGAATACAATAGCACTCTCTCTTTATTGATAATGATTTGACATGGTCTATATTATAGAGAAACATGCTAAATCTTATTATGTATATTATTTTATTATATATGTATTTATTCTTTTTTTGTAGTTGTTTCCTCTATTGTTTTATTCAATGCAGTTTCAAACAACCACATTCCAGCATCAAACACTAATGGTAAAAATACAGCATCTCTGAATTTACACCAACCAGATTCTTTTTCAGATGACACTTTAAGTTCTTCTTTGTATTTTTTAATAAAATCTTTAGCTCGTGGCAAGAATGTTTCTGATAACCACTTTAATATATTTTCTTTTGCAGTATCAGTAACATATTCTTTAACGTCTAATTCATCTAAAATTTCCTGAATAACATTCATTGTATATTTTCTCCTTAGTTTTTAACAGCCGACTTCTAATTGATAATCTGTTATTGCTCTAGCAATCGCTCTGGCAAATTCATCTGTGGCATTTTCTAATAGGTAAGCATCTTCATTATTATCTATAAAAGCTGTTTCTATCAGTACTGCCGGCATAGATGTATGTTTTAATACAATTAATCCAGGATATTCTTTAACGCCTCTATCAACTGTATTTAGCGAATTAACAATTTGATTTTGAATACAAGTAGCTAATAGTTCAGCATCTCCGCCAAAACTATAAATTTCTTGTTCCGTTCCTCTAGCTTTTCCTGAACCAGAAGCATTGCAATGTATAGAAACAAAGATATCTGCATTCCAATCGTTAGCTTCTTGTACAACAGCTACGTTTCTGTCAGAATAGCTACTATCAAAATACAAATTATCTGATTGACGAATTTTGGTTTCTATACCAACTGCATTTAGGTATTTTACTACCAATTCACCTATTTTCGAAGCAATATTTGCTTCTCTTAACCCATTAACAGGGTTTACAGCACCCGGATCATATACTAAGTCATGTCCGGGGTTTATGTATACTTTCATATGTATAACACCTCATTTAAAAATTTTTTTCAAATATATATTACTGTTCAAATGAGGTTATTTATTCTTTATAAAGAAAGGGAAATAAAAAATGGCTAAATATTTTAAAAAAATATATCTTAATTCTTTTATTATCAATAACATTGAGTCTATTTGTTCATCATTATCGGAAGATATTCTATATGAAGCTGTAGAATTTGATAATGGTTATGAAGCAGATTTGCATTTTGATTTTATTCAACTAGATAAGAAATCTACAATACAATTTTATTTTAAACTTTATGATGAAACTAATTGTTTTATTGACGATGGAAATGTTATTTATCATTCGCCCTTAGGTAAGTATTATCTGGAAGATGATGATGATAATACTTATGTAATAGAAGTCATGGAAAAATCTATAACTAATATTAATAAAGTAAATATAATATTATCTAAAAATAAAATAGAAATTTTTAATAAACATAAAATCATTAAAAATTCACTAACGTTTGAAAATACTTACTTAGAATATAAGAATAACAACCATATTACAATAGCTGAATTCTCTGATGGAAATAAAATATCTTGTAATGTATTAACAAATATTAACAATATTGTACATGAGTTTTTTCCATCTTCTGGGAACGATAAAGAATTATATCAAAAATGGTATATTATTGATTCTGAGATACAAGAACATGATATACATGTTATTGATATTAAAAAAGAGTAATTTTTTTGGCACTCCTTTTTTTCTTTTTTTTCGGAGTGCCAATTTTATTTTAAGCAGCAATTCTTTTAGCTTTATTTATGATTAAGATAGTTTCTCCATCTTTTTTACCATTTTGTTTTTGTCCTTCTACATATATCTTTTTAGTTAAATTAGTATCAAAACAAGAAACATATCTACTATATTTATTAGAATATACAGTAGCATTTATTTTACAATTATTAATTTCTAATTCAATAAACGCCATTAGTCTACCTTTTTTATCAACTATTTCTTTAGTACTTAATAACGTAGCTTCATTACTTACTTTTTCTTCTAAACAAATATTATCCCACCAAGATTTATATGTTATAGAGTATCCTAATGTATCGTGTTCAAATTGCATACAGACAAATTCATTATAAGAATTTGGATCATATCTTTCATCTTTTTCTTTTCTTAAATCATAAAACTTATTAATTAAGTTATATCTATTAGAATCTTCAAAATCAAAGGCTCCTGATTTTATTAAATTTATAGCCACTCTTTTATTGAAAGATTTTTTTGGTATTTTATTTAAAGCATCTTCTAAATTCTTATAAGGTCTGTTTTGTATTATATCAATTAAAGAAGATTCTCCTACGCCTTTAACTGAACTTATTCCATATAAGATATTATTTTGGTTAGGAGTAAAAGATTTTTGAGATAAATTTATGTCAGGAGTAGAAATTTTTATATTCATACTTTGTTCGCATATAGACATATATTTTTTCCTTTTATCTTCATTAGACATAGATAATACAGCAGACATAAATTGTACTGGATAATATTTTTTTAACCATGCAGTCATAATTGAAATATAACTATATGTTGCTGCATGTGATTTATTAAAACAATAATTAGCAAAACCCATTATATAATCAAAGTATTGTTTCATTTCTTCTACTGAATATCCATTAGCTAAAGCGCCTTTTATTTCATCTCCATATGTTCCTTTAGGATCATACCATGGAGCATTATCATTACTTTCCCAACCTTCAGGCCCTTCACAATTTTTTTTACCGTAAATATGACATCTAATAAGCATTGGAAATAGCTTTATTTTTTTCTTTGCTATTATTCTTCTAGTAATGCTATCAGCCTGTCCATCATTAAAGCCAGATACTTGTTTAGATATTGCCATTAATTGTTCTTGATATAAGATAGTACCATATGTTTCTTTTAAAATATTATCTATCCCTTTCAATGGAAATTTAATATTTTCTATACCATTTTTTACATTAGCATACTCTTTATCCATACCAACACTAATAGGGCCTGGTCTTGCTATTGCGTTAATAGCTACAATATCGTTAAATTCAGTAGGCTTTATTTCATCTATAATCTTTTTCATGAGATTAGACTCTATTTGAAACATAGCGTCTGTATTCTTGTCAGATATATATTCATATAGTTGTGAATCTGTTATATCAACACAATCATATAAATTTTCTATAGATAGTTCTTTATTAATGAGTTTTAATGTATCTTGAATAATACTAATAGTTTTAAGCCCAAGAATATCATATTTTATAAAATTATATTCTTCTAATTGAGGTCCTGTATATAATGTTATAGTTACTCCAGTATTTTTATCTAATCTTGTAGGGACATAATCATTTACATCACAAGGAGTCACTAATATTCCTGAAGCATGAACTCCAAAATTTCTAGGAATTCCTTCAAAAGCTCTTGCTAGTCTAAACAATTCTTTATTTTGTTTTTCTAATTTATTAAATTCTATCCATTGTTTTTCTTCATTATCGTTACCATCTTTTAAGCTATCATAATCTTTAAATGTTGGAGTAGTTTTATCTATATTTATTTCATCAATTTTTTTACATATTTGATTATTAACTAAATCAAATGGCATATCTAATACTCTTCCAACATCTTTTAAACCGCTTTTAACTCCCATAGTAGTATATGTCCCTATATGAGCAACTTTTTCTTTTCCATAATATTCTTCAAGATGAACTATAACATTATCTCTATTATTATAATCAAAATCTATATCTATATCTGGCGGAGCTGTTCTGTCTTTAGTTAAGAATCTAGAAAACAATAAATTATATTTAATAGGATCTATGTTATTTGTTATCCCTATAGAAAACAATACTAAGCTTCCAGCTGCTGAACCACGTCCAGGACCTATTGGACAATCATGTGTTTTAGCCCAGTTAGTATATTCATATACAGCTATTATATATGGAGCAAATCCTTTATTAATTATAATATCTAATTCAAAAGCTAATCTTTTTTCATATATTCTAGTATCAAGCTCTTTATTATTACTTAAATATTTATATAATCCATTCCATGCTAATAATCTTAAATATTGTTCAGGAGTTAAATTATGAGGTACTTTTACATCAGAAAATAATGGTTTGTCACTACCTAGTTTTATATTATTATCTATTCTATTAGCAATTACATTAGTATTATTTAATGCTTCCATATAAAAATCTATATAACTATTATTATATTGATTATTATATTCTTCATTAATAGTTTTTAATTGATTATTAAAACTAGATATCATTTCTTCTTTTGATTTTATCCAAAAATCATTAGAATATTTCATTCTATTAGTATCATTTTTTTTCTTATTTGTGCCTATGCATAACAAAGTATCATGATCTTCATAGTCTGAATAATTTGTCCAGTGAACGTCATTAGTAGCTACAGGATTAATATTATGTTTTTTACATAATTCCATATATTTTAAATTCACTAATCTTTGTTCTGGTATATTAAGAGGCTGTATTTCTAAATAAAATCTATCTTTAAATATATCTTTCCATTCTAGTATCAGTTGTTCTGCTTCTTCTATTCTATTGTTTATTAATAGTTGTGCCATTGGAGAGCCAATACAAGCACTTTGGCATATAATGCCTTCACTATATTTTCTTAATAAAGTATTATCACATAGAAATCGCCCATTAAAAGTACATAGTCTAGATGCTTCAGACTGTAGTTTAACTAAATTATGCCATCCAATTTGATTTATAGCTAACAAAATAATATGATATTGTTTTGTATCATACATATAATCTTTAATAGTTTCTAGATAATCTTTTTTCTTGTGTTTAGTTTCTAAATAATTATCTGGTAAGACACCTGCTTCAATGGCTCTATTTAAAGCATCAGCTTGTCTTTCTTCTAATGTTTTAGAACATTCTTTTATGTCCCATGTATAATAACCTTCTAATCCTAATATTGGTTTTATATTGTTATTAATACATTCTGCTTGAAATTCTGGTATACCTGCCAAGCTATTATGATCAGTAATAGCGCATGCAGACATTCCTAGCTCTTTTATTCTTGATACAGCTTTTTTAATAGGATTATATCCATCTAAAAAACTATATGATGTATGAAAATGCAAATGAACAAAATCCATAAAATTTACTAACCTCTTTCGTTTTTACTATTTATCTAGCCAATCAAAAATTTTATTCTTAATTTTTAATTTTAAACTTAAAAAGATACTTCTTTTAAAACTAGAACCGGCACAATATTGTCCACAATCTAACATATTATTGCTACATATATCACAAAGTAGATTTATATTGTATTTTTCTTTCAAATACTCGTTCGCTTCTTTTTTATCGTATACATCTTTATGCTTTTCATTATAATACTTAACTATATTCATATTTTTACTCCTTTGTTTCATTTATTAATCTACTTTTATGTTGAGTATTGGGATCTCTTGTTTCATTACTTATAATAATTTTATAATCTTTTATTTTATATAAAGGAACAAATAAGCTTGTTCCTTTTGTAGTATTTTTTTTAGTATAATCATTTTTTATATTAGTTACGAATTCTGACATTATTTTCTCCTTTTTTTATATCTATGATAATAAAAGTAGCTTTATTAGCATTATTACCAAATCCATAATCTAATCTACCTATTACGTCTACTTGTTTAGGAGAACTAATATTTGTATACATTTCTCCAATGCCCCATCCCCAATAATCTCTAACTACATTATTTCTGTCCTTAAATGTAAAACAAATATTGTTACTATTATTAGATGATGTTTTTGTTTTTATTACGTCTAACATTCGTAAACAAAAAATAGGAGATTTAAAATTATTTTTATCATATGGTATACTATTTATTTCATATAAGTTATTATTATTAATATCTATTAAATTTATATAAGAATCTACATCTATACTATCTTCTATTTCTACAATAGAATCATCAATAGTTAAGTTTAAAGATGATTTTAAATTATTAATTTGATTTTCTTTAAAAGATAATCCAGCTGCTTCAGCATGTCCGCCACAATCTATAATGTTGTTGCTTTCTTTTTCTTTTAATAATAGTTCATACATATTTAAACCAGATACACTTCTTACTGATCCTTTATATATACCATCTTTATCTTTTGTTACTACTATTGCAGGTTTATTATATTTTTCTGTTAACTTACCTGCTATAATACCTGCTATTCCTGAATTATATTTAGAGGAATCAAATATACATACTTTATCATTATTATAATTAACAGAATCTGCTTCTTTTATAGCTTTTTTGACTAAGCTTTTTCTCTGTTCATCTAATTCAATAATATATAAACAAATATCATCAATAGTAACATCGTCATATTTATCTTTTATCATATCATCAAAAAAGAAAAGAGCTTCTGCTATATCTAATCTATCCATACGACTACAGCTATTAATTTTAGGTGCAATATTCCAAGCTAAATCTTTACTAGTTATTGTTTTTAAACCTAATTTATTTGCTAAAAATTTTAAACTACTGCTATAGTTTTTATCATTTAATATCTTTAAACCTTTACTTATTATTGCCATATTTTCTTTAGTAATTGGCATTACATCAGCTACTGTTGCTAATGCTATATACGGAAGATAATGTTCTATTAAATTAAGTTTATTTAATTTTTCTGCTATTAAATAACATATTTTCCAAGCAATAGCAGCTCCACATAAATGTTTTCCATTACTATTTTTATTAATAAAAGCATCACAAATAATAGTTTCTGGCAATATATTAGATGGTTCATGGTGATCTGTAATAATTACATTAATATTATTTTGTTTTAATAATTTTACTTCTTCTATTTTAGTAATTCCATTATCAACTGTAATAACAGTAACATTATTTTGTTTATTTTTATAATGATCTATTAACTTTTGACAAAAATCAATAGATAATCCATATCCTTCTGATCTATTAGGATAATATATTTCTATTTTATTATTACATATACTTCTTAAAAAGTCAGTCATTACATATCCAGAAGTTAAACCGTCAACATCATAATCAGCAAAAATATATATATCATTATTAGAATTGATATTATTTATTATTTCTTGAGCTACATTATCAGCTCCATATATTAAATTAGGATCTTCAAATAATTTATCTGGACAATTAAGAATATCGTTAGCATCTTTTAAATTAATATTTCTATTAATTAATACTTTAGATAATAATGTTCCAACATTTAATTTTTTACTGTAAGTACAAGCTAATAAAGGATTTGTTTTTAAAATATTCCAATTCATAGTTAACTCCTTTTAATTGTTTGAATATTCTGATTACTTATATTATATTACTTATTAATCAAATAGTCAAATAAAAAAAGTTCCTAAAAAGGAACTTTAATTAAAAAGGTATTTCTTCATTTGGTGGTGTATCTGATCCAAATACTCTTGACAAATCTGATTGCGTAGAAGATGATTTTACTCTTAACTTTTCTAATTCTTGTTCATTTTTGTTATGTCCAATCATTTTATTAATAACATCTACATCTTTATGATCATGCCATGCATTCCAAAAATTTGTATTTAAACCTTTTTTAAAAGGCCCTATATATGTTCTATGCTGGAAGTATTTATATTCTCTTAATACTTGTTTAAAAGTATATTTACTTAATGAAGCTAATATACACCATCTACATATAGATTTATAAAGTTCATAATCAGGTAATATTTTTACGTCTTTACCATCAACAAAGCTAAAAATGTTATATAGCTTACCGTCTATATCTTCTTGATGTTCTTCAATTATTTTTTGTGCATTTGAAAGTGTATCGAAAAAGTGATTCATTAATTCGGTTGGATTTACTTTTGAAGCTTCTTCAATAATATTAACAATATTATCTGCAATTTTTCTTTCTGTAGATTCTAGAGCTTCTAAAGTCATCATCATATTGCTAATATATGGATAATCATCTATAAGCTCATTAAAAATTAATAAAATATTGTCATCTACATCTATTTCATTTTTTAATTTTTTTAAAAAGAGTTTATGAATACTTTCATAAACAAAACATTCTTCTACTGGACCAAACTCTTCTCCTATTTGTGTTCCTATACATACTCCATATCGATTATAGCAATCATATGAAGTTAAATCTTCTCCACTAAAGTCTTCAGGACAATCATAACAAGCGTCTTCATGACCACAATCTTTTGTAGGATCTATAAATTCATCTCCATCTCCATAAAAAATATCATGATATGCTTCACTAATATCGGACATATTTTTCTCTCCTTTTTTCTTTTTCTTTTATTATACTCTTTTTAATACAAAAAAAGAAATGGGTTTTTCTTTTTTTCCCATTTCTTTTTTTGTATATATGTATTTTTTATTAATGATAAAAAAGTGCTTTTTTACCACTTTTTCTGCTACGTTTAATATCTTTTATATTGATACTAAGTTCTTTAGCTAATTTATACGTAGCTTGTCTTCTTTTTTGATTACATGTGTTAATATGTATACAATATAGTTCAGAAATTTGTCTATCTGAATAATCTTCTAAGTAATATTTTATAAGTATTTTTCTTTCTAAAGGAGATAAACGTTGGAATTGAGATGAACATGTAATTCCATTAATCCATGTCGTATCTGGCATTCCCATACTATTTTCATACATTTTATCTTCTAAACATTCTTCTATTGGCTCTTCTACTGTTTGCATGTAATCTTCATATCTAATGTTTTTATATTGAACATTAGCAGGATTTTTAATATATTTTTTTATATGTCTACTAACTTCATAACAGAAACAATTGTATAAGTAAGCACAAAAATTTCTTCCCATTGGCATATACCTTTTTGCTAATACTAATAACAACATTTGTAAGTCAATCAATATTTCTTCAGTTGATAATTGGCCATATGTTTCAGTAATAAAGTTAATCTTTTTATATATTTCGTGCCTAGTTTTAGAGCTTTGACGATCTAATTTTAATGCTCTTTTTAAACTTTTATCACCAATAAAATTTAATGCAAAACGTTTAATATCTTTATCGTTAAAATCTAATTGATTATCTTTTATTAGCTTAATATATTTTCTAAATAACGGATTAAACTTTATTGTTAATAATGTTGCTGCACTTTTTGATTCTTCTATTTCTTTTTGTGTAGCATCACTAAAAAACTGTTTTTTATATGTAAGAACAAGATTTTCTATTTCTATATATTCATGTATTTTTTCCGGAAAACCCTGTTCTGTTTCTTGTTCTTTTTCTACTGCCAAAGAATATTTATCCTGCCCTTCTTAATAAATTCTTTTTGGCGTCTCTTTTTTCTTTTTGTATTATGTCTAAATCTATCCATCTTTTATGCTTATCTGACCATTGTACGCATAAAAAGTTATACATAGGATATACATATCCAAACATTTTTTCTTTTATTTTAAAAATATCTGTTTTTAATCCTTTTACATCTACTACTGTTAAGTTATCATTAATATCAGTAACTGTAAAATCAGCAATATATTCTATAGCTTGAATTTTTTTACCAACGTTATTTACATATCCTTTTTGTAATAGATATTTAACTTGTCGTTGAAATGATTTTATATATCCTTGTTTTAACAAATATTGTAAATAGATATAATATCTAGCTTCCATAAGAGAGTCAAATTCTATTCCATCTACCATAGCTTTACAAGAGCCATATTTAGTTCTTGTAATAGCTGTAGGTAAAGTAAAATTACTAATAATATTATTTTTAATAGCTTCAGAAAATATCATGTGATAATTTAAAAGAGTTTTTGATCCATATTCTATATTGTCTACAATATATGTTTTTTTTGTTCTTTTAATCATGAATAAAACCTCTTTCTTTCTAATATCAATTGTGTATTTTTGCTAATATATCTCTTTCTTCTATTAATAAATAAGATTCATCATTATCAGTAATATTTGTACCAGCAAATTTAGAAAATATAACTAAATCATCTTTTTTTACCATTAAAGAAGCTCTAGTACCGTTTTCGAGCATATGACCTTCTCCAACTGCGATAACTTTTCCTATTTGCTGATTTTGATCTTTGTTAGAAGGTAAATAAATACCTGCTTTAGTAGTAGTTTCCATTTTTTTTGGTTTAATTAAAACTCTACTTCCGATAGGTTCAATCATTATTTTTTTCCTCCTTTTTTGGAGCCTTTTTTCTTGCCGCCACCACATTTAGCCATCTTTACATCACCTTCTTTCGGAGTAACGTTATTAACCTTTTCATTTTTATTATTACTTAATACTTTTGGTTTATTACCAACATATTCTTTTATTTCTAACATTTAATATACTACCTTTCTTTTTTGTTAGTATTATCATTAATACCAAGCTCGACAAAAATTAACAAATTCACAACTAGGGCACAAAACACTTTCTCTTGGATAATATATATTGTTTTTTATACTAAATACAACATTTTTAATTGTCTTTTCTAATCTATTAAAATCAATATCATTTCTATCAGTAAAATAATCTTTATTGGTTTTTATATGATGAACTCTAATTTTTAATTTTTGATTTGTTATTTTCCAATAAGCAAAACAATCTAATGTGTACTTAATTTTAATATCCAACAATGTCTGTTTAGGATTTTTATTATTAAAATCAGTTACTAATAAATATGGAACATTATTTGAGTTAATTGCTATAGTAGATATTTCTCCTTTAAAGTTAATCAAATAATTATTATCTTTAATAGAATATTCATATGGACTATTAATATCTGCTATTATTAATCTTTCATTACTTGCCCATCTAAATAATTTAATTAATAGACTAACTCCTTCTAAACATTGTTGAGAAGAAAGATTATAGTTTAAACATAAATTATCCCATTTGTTTTTAATAGTATCTAATGATAACACCTTTCCATTAATTAAGTTTAAATAGAAATTATTACTTACTCTATTTAATAAGTTGTTTAAAGCAATATTATTTTTATGTATTAACATTTTTTTATTGTTAACAGAATCATAAATTATTGGACATTTTAAAAAATCTAACAACTGTACTTCATTTAAATTAACTATATCCACTTTTTATTCTGGTATTTTTTTATTGTTATGTAATTCTTCTATATACCAACAACTCCAAGCAAATAATTCTGTAGGAGTTCCTGGTACTGGTTTGCATTGAGGTACAGGTGTATCTTCGCCCAATTGACATTCTATAGTTTGAAAGATTGATCCTATATAGTTATCTGGTATATTATATTTACGTGCTATAGGAACCAATTTTTCTCTGGCCATAAATAAACTTGTAACAGTTCCATCAAAAAATAAATTATGTAATAGTCCTGCTACTCGTAACACTTCAACAAAACTTTGTTCAACTGTTTTATTTATTTGTTTCTTTTTAATTAACATTTTTTCTAATAAATCAATTACTAAATTAGATTGTAAAAGTTTATTAGTGTCTCCAAATTTCAATAGTGATTCTTTAACAAATTCTCTTAAACTATCAATTTTTATATTTTCTATATGTTTACCTGCATCACCGTTAAGTATTGCTTGTAACTCATCTGTTGTCATTTATCAAATCTCCTATATTTATTGTCGTTTTAGTAAGCATTTTAGCTATTAAGTCATCTTTATGTTTTTTTGTATTACAAACATTGTTCTTTAAATTATTACCACATAATTTTATACATTTATAATAAGATGGATCATAAGATCTACACCCATAACATATAGGGCACATGTGATAATCAGCACATTGTATTTGATATCCAATTACATCTTGAGGTTTTTTAGATTTTATTTTAATCACCTTTTCAATTTTATAATACTGTTACAATCATTTTTATCGATAAAATTAAACTAAAAATGATTGTAACAGTATCAACATTAATTATTTTCTATAAAAGTAAAATTATCGTCATATTGATGATTAATAATTTTTGTTATTTTACCTATTACATCTTCAGACAAAGCTCCGCATTCTAAAAAAGAAATTAACATTTTAGGAGCTTGTTTAGCAATCCAATCCACAATAAAATCATTATCTATTTCATTAAAATTAGATATACCACTTTCTTCACTGTATGCATGAACAATTTCATGTCTTAATACTTTTTGTTTTTGAATACATATATCTTTTTCTTCTGATTTATCTATTGCATCATTTTCATAATTATTTATTGCTATTTGTTTAGTGTTTACATAACAAAGTCCAGCTGTTTCATCATTAAGCCTTGGTAATTTTTCTTCATTAGTAATAACAATATTATAATCAGTTCCTAAAACATTAACTTGCTTTGCACAATTAAACAAATCTTAAAACCAACTTTCTTATTATATTTATTTAGAAGAAAATCTTAAATTGTTAAATCTTTTCATTTCTTCTTCTGTACACTCAATCACTTTAGAATAATTAGAAATAAGATGATAATAAGTTATCCCTTTAAAACTAGATTTTTTATTCTTAGCCCATTGTAATTCTATTATAGGTAAAAACTCATCACAATTTGGTTGTGTATAATATATAGAAGCATTTTGACCATTTCTACTAACATCATTATGTAATAAAAATACTACAGAAGCGTCATATATATATCTTCCAGATTCTTTTACATCAGAAATGTCAGCTCTTCTTTTATCTATTTTTCTTAAATGGATTGTTCCAAATATTGGTGCTTTTATTTCAGTTTTAGCCCATCTTTTTATTTCTTGAGCTATATATTCATTTTTTTCTTTATCAGTTTTAAATTTTTGACTAGGAAAATTTAAATCAAATAAAGAATCTATACCTATTATTAGATTAGTTTTTGGATCATATCCTTTTAAATATTCTTTAAGTTTTTTACAATAATCTAATATTTTTTCTCCACAATCTAGTTTTTCAGAGTCTTCTAATTTAAATCTTGTATTTAACTCTTTTAAGGTTTTTAATCCATGTTCTCTTTTATCAAGCATTTCCTGATAAATACTACTTCCTTCTTCGCATAGATCAATTTTTTCTTTATATCTAGAAGGCTTAGATGCAATAGAAATAGGTATTAACTCTAACATAGATATTAATCTAGGTATCATTTCTTGTTTAGTATCATCTAATGCAAAATATACTCCAAATAAATTATTATCTGGATTAGTACAATAATCCCATAATAAATTACTCATAAAAGCACTTTTTCCCATATTAGATTCTGCTGCAAAAAGATATAATCCATCTTCTAATCCTTCCATTTTTTCATCAAAAATAGGAAAATTAGGACAGCTATAACCTTTTCCTTTATTCCAACTATATTTATCAAAACTATCATAATCATTTAATGATGATTTGTAATAATCTTCTACAGTTACAATATAAGGATTTTCTTTTTCTATTTCATCTATTTTATAATTATTATTAAGCATATTTAATCTCCTTAACAACAAAATTTACAAGTATTTACACACATATCTAAATCTTTTATAGCACTACAACCATAATGCTTATTATTTAGATACATTTGTTTTGCACTAACAAATGTGCTTAATAATTCTCTATCTGGGATAGGAGGATTATTATTTTGATTCCATTTAGTTAACATATCAATAATACTACTTTCATCTCTTCCAGTTTGTATTAAACCTGAAGCTAATACTATAGCCGTATTATTTCTTTTGCCTTCTCCAATACTTGTATTTAATATATTAGTTATACATGGTAAAAGTTCTTTATCGTTTATAACATTATTTGTTTTATTAACATGATAATTGATATGCTTAATAGGAGAAAATAAATATTCAAATGCTTTTTTAGCTTTTTGTATTGTTTTTATTTCTTTATTAATTTCTACTATTATTTCTTTGTTATGATCTTTTGCTAATTCTAATATAGAAATAAAATCATTATCCATTAAGAAATCAAGATTTATTTTAATTTTCCTTAATCCACTTTTACTATTAATAGAATTAGGTAAACGAAATAATCTTTTTCTATCATAAATCTTATTATCTAATCTGGTAAGATTATACTCTTTTGCAATCAACTTAACAAGCTTTTTATATTTTATATTTAAATCAATATCATTTGTTATACCAAATACTTCTGGTGGAATTAAAACATGAAAACCTTTATTACCAGAAAAATATATCTCCATATAATCTAATGGAATGCCAAATTCTCTATTTAATAAAGATATTAATTGATATACTTCTCTTCTTACATCTTTATAATTTGCTTCTATGTTAACATCATCAAAGTCAAAATATAAAGGTCCTAATAAACCACAATTTTCAATATCATCATTTTCGTATGAATATATAGAGCAATATATATCAGTATTATTATATTCATTAATTAGGTCAATTATAGATGGTACATCATTATTATATATATACATATTTCTTCTAAAAAATCCATTTTTAGCTCCACCAAATTCAACTATTCGAGCCATTTATTACTCCTCCAGATTATTTTATCTGCACCGATCAATTTAGCTTCTTTCTTCCATTTTCTAAGAAGATTAATAGCTTCAATACTACACTCATCAATACTTATTAAATTACTTATATTAGTTCTATTTTTAAAACTAATATCAATCATTAAAAGAATTAAATCTAATACTAGTATATCTTTTATAGGTTTATATTTGTTTATAAGAAAATTTAATATACTAATATCTTTATTATGATTAAACAATTCTTTTATACTATTTTTATTATAATAATATTGTAATAAATCTTCTATTTTATATACTATTTTAATCTCTTTATAGAATGGATATGATTGTATTTTACCAGTTTTTATATCTAGTACGGGAGGTTTAGAGATTATTTGTAATTCTTTATGAAAATAAAATTTATTTTGTTCTATTAAAGAATTGTCCCATAGATTTGATATTAAGGTATCTGGCCGTAAACATTCTTTGTCTTTTGCTTTTAATAAAGCTAGTATAATTTTTTCTTCTGTTATATTACAATCTAATAGATAATTAATAGTATCTTGTGTAATATTTATTTTTTTTTCATCATCAGGAAGATATCCTAATCCATTAGTATAGAAAAAGCTCAAATAATCTATCATATGCATCGCCCCTTCTTATATAAGATCACCCTAATATAATTATTATAATATTCTAAATAAATAATGTCAATTAACAAATAATAATTATCTTTTAGATATTTCCTTAAAGGTAATGCTATATATGCTTTTATCTATAGGAAGTGATACCCAAAATTCTTTAACATTTCTATTTAATAAGTTCTGGGTTAATCCTTTAGAAGTACTGATTTCATAAGATAATACTCCTGATGTATAATTCATATATAATTTAATATTCTCATCTGTACATGTACTTTCATATCTGCCATTTTGTGAATGAACAATAATATCTTCAGATATCCAGTCTATATATTTGTCTTTAGTAACTTTAAAGATTATATTTGAATTAGGATTATAATTTCCATTTAAAAAATAAATATGTTTAAAACCAAATGGATACAAATTAGAAGTATTTATATAATTTATATGTATATTAAATTTTATTTTCCATAAATCTATTGTATCTTCTAACAAAAATCTACTGCTTCCAACTGATTGTATTGTATTAGCTATAACAATACTTGGAGATTCAGAATTAGTATAATGATCTTGTATTGTATATATTTCTATAGAGTTTATATCAAAACTGCCAGAAATATATGGCAATATTTCTATTGTATTAAATTTAGTACTACCTAATAAATCATTAGGATTAATCTCTATTTCTATACTTATATCTGGAGATTCATATTCATTGAATACAATACGTTTATCAGCTATAGAATCATGTTTTAACATATTAGTATATTCTAATTTTGTAATATTATTTATTGTTACATTCATATTATTTTTAAAAATTTTTCCAGTTATACTATTTAAATTAAAAATATCTATAGGAGTTTTTAAAAAAGAAGGATGTATTGCATTTCCATAAACATCATATGTTCCATATAAATCTATTCTCTTTAATACAATAGTATTATTGTCATTCGACATTTTATTAAACGATTCTTCGATAGAATAAAGTTCGTTATTGTTATATTCTTGTATATTTTTAATTACAGTTAATCTATTTTCTATTTCCTTTTGTATTGTATCTATATTATTTTTAATTTCAGATACACTACTTTGAGTATTTTCTAATATATCCATTAAATCTTTAGATGTGGCTTTTTTTATCATTAATCATACAACCTTTCTTTTATGGATAACAATCTATCTAATTCATTATCTTCTGTTGTTAATTCATTAAAAATATCATTTAATTCTTTTTGTTTTAATAACAATTGAGATAAAGAAGTATCGTTAAATTCTTTTTGTAATCTTTTTATTTCATTATTTAATTGAAAAATATTTAATATAAACTTATCGTATTCATATGGGCCACGATAACGAATATTATATAATATCATACTCATATATTTTCAAACCTCGTCTAATACGTTTAATTCTTTTAATGCTATAGTGTTTATTGTTAATAGATTATCATCTAACAAGTCGCTAATAATTACTTTAACGTTATTATAATCTGTAGTTTTTGTATTTAAATATTCTAGTATGTAAAAACTATTTATATCATCTGCATTTGGATAGTATAATTTATTATCTGTTATAATACCATTTTCTTTAGTTGCGTATATAACTCCATCTGTGAAAAAGTTAAAAGAAAAAGAACCATAATACTCTATTACTATTTTTTGTTCTTTTTCAGGATTGTCTATACAATTATTATTAAAATTAGTACTAATTGGTTTAGTAGAAAAATCAAATTCTATATAAGAACTGTTTAAGACATAAAATACTATTTTTCCAGCTCCTGTTAATGTAAGACCTATATCTATTGTTTTTTTATAAAAAGTTTTATTATTACCCAATATAGAAGATATACAATTTTTACCGCCATAAATTACATACTTATTATTTTTATCTGGAACAAAATTTTCTAATGACATTTCATATAAAGATACTTTATTACAATTTTCTGGTAATGTATAAGAATATGTATTTTTATCAATATCTCCAGGAACTATAAAAAAGTCTTTATTATAATCATATGGCGAACAATTATATTTATCATCAAAATTAAACACTACTTGTTCGCTAGATACATTTTCTGCCTTAAATATACATGCTACTTTTGATGCATTATGTAAAGTTATTTTTCCTAAGTCTATAATAGCTATTCCGTTATTATAAGTTATATTGAAACCATTAGATTGAAAAAATACTGTATTGCCTAAGCTAGTAGAATCTAATTCCTCTTTTGTTTTATATTCGTACATTCTAGCTAAATCTTCCAATTCAAGTAAATGAGTTTCTGCATATGATTTAATATTTTCATATTCATTAACAGACATCTTGTATGTTAATGAATATAGAATCAATAAATCATTATATATTCTTAATAAATCTTCATTAAATTTATCTACATCAAAAACATCTGTTTCAGAGACACTAATATATTGAAAAATAGCTAATTTAGTATCTATATCATCTATTTTATTTTGAATTAGAATATTATTAGGAAATATTCCGCTGCTACTTAATTCTTCTATTATTTTTTGTTTATAATAATTAATTTTGTTAATTTGATCTAAATAATAACTCATTTTTTATATGCCTTTCCATAACAAATTTTTAAATTTGAAATATATGGTGTACTTGTTCCATCTGAAGTGTTTATAGTTATTGTTAATTTAGCTGTTTTTATGCTTTCTTTTATATATTCTACATATAAATCTGAAGACGTTATATCTGAAAATCTAATAACCTTTGTTCCTTCTCTATTAGAATTAATAGGAACAATATTATAATCTATTCCATTAACAGATAATGTATATTTTATGTATTCTTCGTTATCTGGAAAAAATGATGGTATATATTCAGAAGCAAATATTGCTATACTTTCTACTGGATCACCAACCAACTCTTGTGTTTGCATAGTAGCTGTTGTATATTTACCAGATAAAATATTTAATGAATTAATTTTTATAACGTGTCTTTTTACTTCTGGTAAACTAATAATTTTATCTATTGGTTTTTCAGCAATTGTTGTATCTAATGTAGTAAAAGCTATACTATCATCGCTAGTGTTATTAGATTTAAATGTTATTTTTAGATATTGAGTCGTAGGGAAACATATTATTCCTGTTCCATAAACATAATTACTATCATTATAAATTTCGGTTAAATCATTTATTTTAATTTCATCATTCCAACACGACATATAAGTATTACCATTGTCATTAGAATATAAAATATCTTTTATAGCAATAGAATCTATGTCTGTTTTTACTTTCATAGAGCCTATCTTTTTATTAGAATATAAACTTATTGTACATAGAGCCTCTTCAGAATCAAAATTTACATCTTTAGGATATTCTTTTAAGTTACTATTATCTGTAGTTAATCTAGAATATTCATAAGCTGTAGATATATGTTCATCTATCATATATTCTCTATTAGATGTATCTATTAATTCTTGTAAGAAAATATTATCTTTATATACATATTTATTACCTTCAAATCCATTACCTTGAACATCTATTATTTTTATAGCATCGTTTATTGTATCAATTGAATTGTTATAGGCGTAAAATGTATAGTTATCGTAGTAGGAAAAATTTCCTGAAAAATATTTATAATTCAATGTTTTAACAGAAACAAATTCATTATAATTTCCACAAATTATATTTAAATCTTTTATTCTATTTTCTTCTATTAATAGTTCTTCTTGAACAGCTTCTAATCTAGTATTAATATTATCCATTAATGTTTCATATTTATCGGCTATAGCTACAAATTCTTTATCTAATGCAAGTAAATCTACAGTTATATCAGATAGTGAATTATTAATAGAAGAAATATCTGGTTCAGATTCAGCATATATTTCTAAATTTTTAAATATAGGTACGTCTATATTGTTTGAAATAATTTCGTTAGCTTTATCTATTCTGTTGTCTGTTAATAATTGATCTATATAAGCATCTTTAATAGTTTTTATTCCTATATATTCCAAATTTTGCTCCCTCCATATTTAAGAATAGTCATTGCTATAATATTAGCAGGAATATCATTATCGTTATAAATTCTTTGTATTAGTTTTACTTTAATATTATCTTGAGTTGGATTATAAATTTGATGTTGAATTGCTGGTGTATATTCTATTGTGTACACATTAGAATTAAAATCTAAGCTATTTATATCATCTAAAGATAAAGATGTTGCTTCGTTATTTTTATAAATAATAATTTCTTTTGTTTTATTAATAGTGAATCTAGTATCTAGATTATAAAATAGTTTTTCTTTTACACGTTCTGTTTCTATAGGTAAAATAGGATATTCTTTAATACCGTCTATTATGTAAAATTCAATATTAGAAATATCTTGATTAGATATGACTGATAATTTAATATAACTACAACTATCTATTTTTATGTTCTTTGAAATAAAACCACATGTTTTATCGTTTAATATATATTTAGGATTAATATTGTCTATACCAAAATAATACTCTACTTTTGTAACTATATTTGTATTATCTTTATCAATACCGTTATATCCACTAAAAGAATTTATTGTAGTTCTTTTTTGTATTTTTTCTAATTCATTATCTTGATAAAAGCCATCAGCAGATAATACATTTTTAGTTAAATTTTCTTGAGGAGTAAATTTAAATCCTCTTTCTCCATAAGATTGAAGTAACCCATCTGAATTAACCTGTATTATAGTATCATTATCTATCTCTCCACTACCATTATTATATTTGTATGTAATAGACATATTTTATTATTCTCCTTTAAGATATATTATTAAGTTGATTTTTATTAGTAATTTCTTTGTTTATACTTATTTTTTCTTCATATTCTTTATTATATTTATTAAGTTCATTAATAGATTTTACTTGTTCTTCATTAGAAATAATATTCTTTAATAAAATATCATTTGTTTTTCTTAAATAAGATGAATTTAATAATTCATTATATGAATCATTATTAGTGTTTAATTCAGATGTGTTAGTATATTTATATTTACTACAATTAATCTTTAATTCAATTCCTTTTATTTCTTTTACGTTGAAATATGTATTTGCTTCTACTTCTATCTTACTAGAATCTGTTAATATTAATAGACATTGTTTTATATCACAATTAACTAAAGAAATATCAATAAAATTACAAAAATAATTTTTATTAAACAATATATTATATGTTTCTGTTATACCATTATATTGAGGTTCATTTAATAAATAATAAGAGCTAGATGCATTATTATCTATTAGATTTGATTGACTATTGTTATAATAGCAGCTTGAATCATTATAAAAGGTTACTGTAGATAATGGAATGTTTTCTATAGTAACTGATGATTGTTTTAATATAGTGTCTTCAACTATCATATTTTTTATAATAGAACCATCTCTATCTTTTATTACGTCCTCAGATGCTTCAAATGGAACATTGTATGAAATATATTCAACGTCTGAAAATTGGTCTCTTAAATTTTCGATAATTTTTAGTTTTTCTTTGAATTGTTTTTCCTTTAATCTTATTTGTTCTATTATGTAATTTTTACAATACTTATTTAAATCTTCAATTATTCTTATTTTCTCGTATAAATTATTTAATTTATCTTCTATTGCTTTCATAGATTCATTAAAGGAATTTGAATCCATCTTTTCTGTTAATGTGTTTGGATACTTATTGTTGCTATCTTTTAAATATGTAATAGCTTCGTCAAAATTATTAGCTGTATTTATCATAATAAAATTTATCTCCTCTAAAAAAATAACCGTCTATATAGACGGTTAAATTATTATGGTAACCTATCTAAACTAACAACTAGATTATGTATACGTCCAGTTATATGTTTAGATACTGCATTTGCACTACTTTCCCAATAAATTTGTAATTCAAAATTATTAAATGTATTTTTATCTCTTGACTCATTAGCGTTGTCTAGATCAACTTCATATATTAACCTATCAGATATGCTATCTTCTTTTTTATATTTATCTGGCATTATTGTAATAAGATCCATATTGTATCTTTGTTTATCTGTATATGTATATGTACATTCTTCAGGATCCCATGTTTTTAAGTTAGCTTTTAGTGTAATTGTATAGTTTATTGGGTATATTATAGAATTTGGTTCAGCATAAACACCTTTATCTATAGTTACTCTTTCATCATCTACATTTAAAACTTTTCGTATTTCTGTACCAATAGCTATATTTTTATCTCTACAATGATCGAAACCTCTAGTATCATCGTTACTTTCGCCTTCTACAACTATTACTCCATTGTCTTCTATACAATTATCATTTTCTTTGCTATAAGTAGTACCATTGCTACCAACAGTAAAAATACCTTCTCTTTGAATTCTAAGGGTTAATCTTGCTTTTGTTATTTCTATTGGCTCATGTGTTTCAAAACAAGCAGTATAAATACCATTAGAATATGGTACATATGATTGATCAATTGCTTCTCTTAATGTTATTCCATAATATAAATCACTAGCATTTATTACATCATTGGTAGTTAATGCAAGTTCATTAGATGTATCTTCTTTTTCTGTGTATTCATACGTTATATTATTAAGCTGTAAGTCTCCAAAAGTTCCATCAACTTGTTTATGCTGTAAAAAAACTAATTCATAATAATTTTGTTCATCAGCACTTAAAGCTTTAACTATAAAACAATATCTAATTTTATGATCTGTAGTATCTACATCTTTTAATAAAGGAAAATTATTTCCATCATAAAAATTAAAACTTGCAATATGTTCTCCTAATCTAGCATCTACAACTAATGGTTGAGATTTTGCAATTAAAATATCATCTTCTTCTGCTTTAATAGGATTCTTCCAATTTTGAATATTTCTTTCATCGATTACATAACACATAAGTGCTCCAGGATCACCAAATTTTTTAACTTGAATATCTATTTTTGATAAAAAGTTTTTTTGTTTTGGCGCTGGAACTCTAAAGGTATATCCAAATCCTGTATTATTAGATATAATTTTTTTTCTAGAACGATAAGTGTCATCGTCAAGACAGCTATAAATTTCTTTATTACCTGGATGTTCTGAAATAATTTCACCAAAAGAATATGTACCATTTATAAGATTACCTTTAGACTTATATATTTCACATTTATCTTTATATATATTAAAACCAGAGGCAGGAGTAAAATGTAATGTTCTAAAGTCAGGTTCTTTACGATCTATAGTAGCTACTGTAGTACTATCATCATCTAAATTTTTTAACAAAATCTTGTCTTCTACATCAAATTTATCATATAAATCGTCTTTAACTATTATACTGTACTGATCAGATGAGTTTTCTATAGATTTAGCTACTGCATCATATATATGTTCTGGACAAGATGTTTTAAAAGAATCATAATATCCAGCATAAGTATTATATTTAGTAACTATGCCAGATTTTGCTAATTCATCTCTTAATTGATACAATTCGTCTCTTAATTCTTTTATTTCATTATTATACGTAGACTTAATTCTAGTATTATCTTTAATAATTCCATTACCTTCTGTTGCTGTTAAAAAATATGTATCTGGATGATCATTTAAATTTAAAGCATTACGAACTGTTGTTCTATCATCTTTATCAACAGCAACAGCAATTTGTTCTGCATCTACTCCTGCAACTTGTTCTACATCTGTAGCTTTATCGTTTTTTGTTACAAAATTTTTAGCTATATTTAGATACTCTGCTATACTATCCATATCTAATAGAGAAGTACCTACTTTTGTTAAATCGCTCATTCGTTAATTCCTTTCTTTTATCTCCAATCAAATAAAATATTACGTGTTTTCTTTTCATACGGTTTTCCATGTTTGTTTTCGTATTCTAATTTCTTATCAGGATTGCCTTCAAAATATGTATATAAAGGATCATTTATAATTCTATCTATAACATCAATGTTAGTTATTTCTGTTTTGTTATTAGTAGGATCTTCTATATCACGTCTTACGCCTAAACTTATAACACCACGATTTTTATCTACTTCATAACCAAAACTTCTTCTTAATCCAACAAATAATCCATCAATAAATATCATAATTTCATCATTAGGTTCTAATATTTCTATTGGTAATTCATATTTTGAAATAGAAATATCAGAAATAGTATCTGCGTCTAATTTAATAAAGTTTTCTCTTCTATCAACATCTTGTTTTACTTCTATTAATATCTTATCCGCCATGCTATGTTTAACTTGGACAACTTGTCCATGTTCATTTAAAACAGATTCTATTGGATAATTGTTAGGATTTCCTATTAACATATCATTTTTATCATTTACTAAAAAAGTATAGTTATCCAATATAGTAAATGCATCTTGTGGTTGTCTTATTCCATTAATATAGAATAAAACTCTTCCAGGATATAATGGTTTTGTAGTTTTATATACGTTTATTGTGTTTGGAACTACATTCTTTTCGGATAAAATTTCTCTTGTTGCTACAGTTGTAGCTCCTTTTTCTGGACGTTCAATTACATAAGTAACTACTCCAGTAACAGGCTCTGGTAACTCAAATCCAGTTCCATCTAAAAATTCTATTACATCATACTGACGAATACCATTAACCCAAACAGAAAGTGATCCAATATTTGGTATATAAGAATCTTTTATGTTAAATACTTTTTGATTTTCTACATATGGAGTATCATCTATATTAGAAATAGATGGTAAGTTTCTAATTACTAAAGTTTCTCCTATAGCATTTGCGTAGTTAAAGGCAAATGTACGTATATCATCATCTTTAGATATAGGAACATTAAATTTAATAGATCTAACAGTATTTTCATAACTATAAGAAAAAGTTTGTACTTCTTTTATTTCTTTAGTATTTAATGGTAACCATGCATCTGTTGGATCATCATAATAACAATATTCTATTCTATTGCCATTTATATCTAAGAAACATTTTATTTCATTTTGTAAAGCTTGTGGTTTTATTTGTTCTTTAGAATATATTGTATCTATTATTGTCGCATTATTAATTAAATGACCATTAATATAAACTAAGGATTCGCTTAAATGACCTACAGGAAGTGCTGGAGTTAATTTAGATTCATCATAGAAATAATTATATTTATCTCTTAATAAAATATAATCTTGTCCAATTGATAATCCATCTACATTAATAAAACCTTCTGCATAATTTATATTTAAATCTTCTTTTTTTATTAAAAGACCATCTATGTATAATATTAATCCATCTCCTTCATCTACTTTTGTATTATCAAAAGTAATAATAGGAGTTCCATATGTATCTGTTTTATTTACATATCCAGTATCTAAATTCATGTCATAATTATTTATAGAATCAAATAGCTCTACTATGGCCCATGTCATGTTTGTTAGGCCATTTTTAACATAAATATAGTTGCCATCTATTTCTACATCATTAAGTTGAGGATGTATTGCTTCTCCATTTAAATATATTAAAGGTTTTTTGTAAGGAGTTAAAACCTTTATAATTGCTCTATTTTGTATATCAACTTTTCTTACAAATCCATACTCTCGTTTGATAGCATGAATCATAGAAACATCGTCTATATTATCAGTATTTTCATTTATAGTTATAGTTTTTGATATATTATCTTCTGTAAAACTTGTTTCTTCTAAATTAAATCCATCTGTAAATACAGTAATTGGACCAGCATAATCTTGAATATAATATGAACTAGTTTCATCATTATTAGATACTTTATTCAATGTACCTGTGGATTTAAACCAACTGAATTCATATGATATAGCTAATACATAATCATAATTTTGAGATTGTTGATAGCTTAATATTATACCATCACTCATTTTTATGTATCCGCCATCATCTTTTTCATATTCTGGAAGTAGTAAATCTCCATAAATACTATCGCCATGAAAACCATAAAATTCTGTTTGATATGCTGTAGTATAAATTTTAGAACTTTCTTTATCTATTTTAAATAAGCGTTTTTTTATCTTAGTTAATTTCCCTGGATTAATATGTATTAATGAAGGTTTTTTTATGTTTAACGTCTGACTAGGATATGATATACATATTTTTGTTATTTCTTTATATGAAAAATCTAATGATTCATTTAAGAATATTCTATCTACATCTATATTTGGTACTAATATTTTTGTATCTCCATATAGATATAATCTACGAGGATCTATCTCTTCCATAGCTGGCATTACATCTGGAGTCCAACCAGTTTCCATATACTTACTATTATTATCGTAATCTATTTTTCCTTGTAAATATTGGTCTAATAATGCATCTGCTTTTGCTGCTGTTAATTTGCTATAATTTGGAACTCCTGGATAATAACCATCTTTACTCCAACAAGATACATCTACTCCTCTATATCTTAAGTATAAATTGTTATCTTCTGAATTAAAATTAAAACTCCAATTTCCAATAGAAACATCATTTACTATTTCATTATCATTATTAACTTCTGTTGATAAATTATTAGCTATTATGTATGCTTCTATTAAATTTTTATCAACTACCCACTCTGCCACTAATATATCATTAAATGTTATAATTAAGTTATCTAAACTATCGCTAAAAATTTTCCATTCATTTAGTGTGATACAATCTCCAAGTGGTTCAATAATTACAAGCTGTTCATTGTCTATTTGCGATGATAATTTTTTATTAAATTGATTTATGATTCTATTTTCGTATTTAATAATTAAATTACTATCTATATCGCTAAATATTTTCCATTTATTTATTCGTAAAATAGTACGTCCTATTTCATCAAGATATTTTTCATCTATATCTTCAGATATATCATCATTAGATATAATATCTTCTCTAGTTAACAATGGACTTATTAATAAAAAATTTTCAAATATAGATAAATTAAATTGAGAACCATCTTGTTCTAACGCTTTAACTGGTTTCCATTCGGATCCGTTAAAGTACATTAATACATCATTATATAACCATAATTGTCCTAATACAGGATTACTTGGCGGTAAAATATTTGTAATTTGATCTACTATTTGAAATTTTTTCTGGAAAATAATATTCCATGTATTTGTAGCTTTATTATAGCTTTTTAATTCATTTTTACTTCTATCTAACCATAAGGAACCGTCTAATTTAGCTTCAGGAACAGAATGCTTATCTTCTGGAACGTCCAATAAATGTTTGGTTGATTCATACATTTTATGTAGTTCCTCATTAAAAATCTGTTCACTTTGCCTTCCGACATTAAATTTTCTGTCGTAAGGAAGCATATGCCACACCTCCATTTTTATTATCTATATTTTTATTACCAATAAAAACTTCTTTATATTATTTATAAAAAAATAAAACCGCTAAAAAGCGGTTAATTCTTTCTGTATACTATATGGTGCCATTTGTTGCCATGTTTTTATGTTGTTGCCTACTTGTTGCCATACTATATAAATAATACGATAAAATATAAATATAATAAACGCTTATATCAATTAATAAGTTTATCTATCATTATTTTACGCATATAATATTATGAAGTATGAACCCTACGAAAATTAGATCTTTTCGTCAACAAAAAAAATTAACTCAAGAGCAATTAGCTTTAGGAGCTGAAATTAATCCAGTCTTCTTGGGTCATTTGGAACGTAATTTAAAGAGTCCAACAATTACAACATTAGAGAAAATAACAAGAGCTCTAGGAATTACTATGTCTGAATTGTTCTTAGATGTGCCTAACAATGATAGTGAAATCGAAGTTAGACAAGCAAGCATTCAGCATATTAATTATCTCTTAAAAGATTTGTCCAACGAAGAATTGGATAAAATCACAGGCATTTTAAAAGAAATAATTGACTGGAAAAAAATGTAATGACGTTTTTAAGTACCTATAATTTTTATTATAGGTACTTTTTATATTATGTAAAAAATAAATGTAAGAAATATATAAGTGGTTGAGGTTCAGTTATTATAATAGCATATTTTTTATAATTGCAATAGATATTTTTAAGGATTAATTAAGTTTATTGAAGGTTTGCTATTTTAAAGGTATAATATAGATATGCTTTTAATTGTATATGTATGATTTTAAAAAATATCCCATTTCTTCTATCGGGATTATGAATTTTATATAAATTAATTAAGCAAAATCTGCAAATATAATATATTAATTTTATTTTGAATAAAGGAGATATTATTTTGAATTTACAAGAGAAAAATATTTATTGTGGTTTCAGATTGGATAAAATATCCCATATATCTGAAATTTCATCTAATGCATATGAATTTTATCATGAAAAAAGTGGCGCAAAATTATTATTTATAGAAAATAATGATGATAATAAAGTATTTTCTATAACTTTCCGCACTACTCCTACTGATGATACTGGTGTAGCTCATATTGTAGAACATTCCACACTTTGTGGTTCTCGTAAATTTCCTACTAAAGAGCCATTTGTAGAATTAGTAAAGGGTTCTTTAAATACTTTTTTAAATGCAATGACATTTCCAGATAAAACTATGTATCCTATAGCTAGCAGAAATGAAAAGGATTTCCGCAATCTTATGGACGTTTATCTTGATGCAGTATTTTATCCAAATATGCGTACAACACCTGAAATCTTAATGCAAGAAGGTTGGCATTATGAAATTGATAATGTAGATGCTCCATTAGCTTATAGTGGTGTAGTTTATAATGAAATGAAAGGTGCATTATCATCTCCAGATGGATTATTAGAAAGAAAAATTTTAAATAATCTTTATCCTGACACAACATATCAATATGAATCTGGTGGAGACCCTGTAGCTATTCCAGATTTAACACAGGAAATGTTTATTGACTTCCATAGTCATTATTATCACCCTGCTAATAGTTATATCTATCTTTATGGGGATATGGATATGATGTCAACTTTATCTTTCTTAGATGAAGAATATCTCAGCAATTTTAATAAAATTGAAATTGACTCCCATATTGATGTACAAAAACCATTTATAGCTCGTAAATTGATTAAAGATATTTATCCTATAGCTCCAGGTGAAGCAAAAGAAAATAAAACATTTTTAAGCATGAATTATTCTATTGCAACTTCTTTGGAAAAAGAAAAGATGTTGGCATTTACTGTATTAGAACATGCTTTATTAAAAAGTGAAGCTGCGCCACTTCGCAATGCTTTGATTAAAGCTGGTCTTGGTAGTGATGTAATTTCTTCATTTGATAATGGTATTTTACAGCCAATGTTTAGCATTATCGTCAATGGTTCTGAGGCTAATAAAGTTGATGAATTTACAAAAGTTGTAACTGATACTTTAAATGATATTGTAAAAAATGGCATTGATGATGAATTATTACAGGCTTCTATTAATAGTATGGAATTTAAGCTTCGTGAGGCTGATTTTGGTCAATATCCAAAAGGATTGATTTATAATATTAACCTTATGAATAGCTGGTTATATGATGGTGATGCTACTGTGTATCTCCATTATGAAGAAGCTTTGAAAACTGTAAAACAGTGGGCAAAAGAAGGTAAGTTTGAAGCATTAATTCAAGAATATTTATTGGATAATACTCATAGTCATATTTTGATTTTAGAACCAGATGAAAATGTAATCACTAAACAAGAAAAAGATTTAGCTGATAAATTAGCACAGAAAAAAGCTTCTATGAGTAAAGAAGATATTGAAAAAATTATTGCGGATACTCAAAAATTAAAAGAGCGTCAACGTTCTGTGGATAAACCAGAGGATTTAGAAAAAATTCCATTATTGAAAATTGAAGATATCACTAAACAATGTGATAAATTAATTATTGCTGAAGATGAAATAGCAGATACAAAAGTTTTAAGACATGATATTGATACGAATGGAATTTGTTATTTAAGAATGTTATTTGATATAAGCAATATAGCTTATGAAGATATAAATTATCTATTCTTATTGGAAGAATTCATTGGTAGAACTGCTACAAAAAATTACACATATGAAGCATTGGCTAATGCTGTAAACTTGCATACTGGTGGAATGAGATTTGCTGTAGCTACGTATGATAAAGAGGGCGATGTTGACTCTTATATGCCAAAATTTGTATTTAAAGCTAAAGTTTTGGTAGATAAGATGCCAGAATTGATAAAATTACTACAAGAAATAATTTTCAATAGTTCCTTTACTTCTAAAGAACGTATTAAAGATTTGGCAATGCAATGTCGCAGTGATTTTGAAATGTCAATATTGCGTTCGGGTCATCAGTTAGTTCTTGATGAATTGATGGCATACTTTACACCAAAAGAACGCTATGATAATTTTGGTGACTTAAAATTCTATGCATTTATTAAGAATTTCTTAAATGATTTTGATAATGAATTTAATAAAATGCAAACAGCTTTTGCTAAAATTTTACCAATGATATTTAATAAGGCTAATTTATTGACAAGTATTACTGTATCTAAAAATGATTATAAAAAAGTAATATCTGCAATTAAGCCTTTATTAGAAGTATTGCCAAATGAAACTTATCCAAAACAAGAAATACCATTTGCAGTAGAAAAGAAAAATGAAGGTTTTATCACATCTTCTCAGGTACAATATGTTGCCAAAGGTGCTAATTTCATACGCTTAGGATATAAATATACAGGAGCTATGAAGGTATTAGAAACTATTATGCGTTATGAATATTTGTGGACTAATATTCGTGTTCTTGGCGGAGCTTATGGTGCATTTGTAAAATTCCGTCGTGATGGCAATATGTATTTTGGTTCTTATCGTGATCCTAATTTAGTAGAAACTTTAAATGTATATGATAAAACAGCAGAGTTTTTACGTAATTTTAATGTCAGTGATAGAGAAATGACAAAATATATTATCGGTACAATTAGTAATATTGATATGCCACTTACTCCTGCATTAAAAGGTGAATTAGCTTCTTCTGCGTATATTGCTGAAATGACAGACGAAATGCGTCAGCAACAGCGTGATGAAATTTTAGCTACAACTCAAGAAGATATTAGAGCTTTAGCCGATTTAGTAGATGCTTGCATGAAGGAAAATGCTATCTGTGTTTTAGGTGGAAGCAATAAAGTAAACGAAGCTAAAGATGTATTTAAAACAGTAACTATTATTTTATAATCTAAAAAAAGAAGACTCTCATAGTAATATGAGAGCCTTTTTTTATATATTTTCATTAAATTTATATCCTATTCCCCAAATTGTAATAATGTATCCTGGTAAATCTGCTTGAGGTTCAACTTTTTTACGTAGTTTACGGATAAATGCCATTATATTATTATCTGAAAGCAGAAAATCTTCTTCCCAAACAGCTTGATATATTTGTTCTTTATTGACATACTCCCCATGCCTAAAGGCAGGAGATTCTTGGATACAAACGATACTTGCCTACTAAAATAGCAGGTCTTACTATATCTCTCCAAAGAAGGTTGATGCCCCAACCTT